CTGTCTTTGATGCTAAGTTATCAATATTATTCTGAAGTTCTGTCTTTGCTTCCTTCAGACTATTATTAACAGCAACAATATCAGCTTCTTCTTTAGCAGCAAGTTCGGCTAATTTATTCTCAAATTCTGATCTAAATACTTCTAAGTCTGCCTCAGTATTAGTTTGTAATTCAGAAATTTTATTTTCTAGTACGGTTCTTGTTTGATCAATTAATGCCTGTGTAGCATTAGAAATAGGTTTATCCTTATCTGCTGTATTATCTACATTACCCAGACCTACTTGATCTTTAGTAACCTTGTGAGGATTCTTATAGTCTGTTAAGTGTCTATTGAAATCATCATTAGTTGCTTTAGAATCTAGAGTTTCCTTAAGATTAGGAATATCCTCTATACCTAATTCAACAATTCCGATCTGACCATTTACAGACTTAACTGAATCTACATTATCAATTTTAACCCATCTACCATTACTATTAATTACCCAATCACCTGGATCAAAATCATATCCAAATTGAGAGCCTTTATTAATAGCTATATAGTAATGACCATTGGAATCAAAATCGTTAAGTTCAAGTTTAGGAACATTATTAACTGCATCCCAAACTCCTTGATATTTAACATTTCCAAGAACTGAATCTGGAAGTTGTGATTCCGGAACTTTACCATCTTCTCCAAGAGTAGCAACACCCTTAGGAACACCCATTTCAGAGCGTTTTATCTGAGCGTCATTAGTAACATTTCCAAGACCGATATCATTTCTATCTAAAGATGGATTTGTGGAAATTTTATAACCATTTACAGTATAGTTATCGATTGTCTCTTTAACTTCTGCAATCTTATCATCTACATCTTTATTGATAGTTTCACTAATTCCATCAAGTTTAGCTTTATCTTCTTTTGACATTACTCCATTTGATTCTGGAGTAGCTGTTGGAAGATTTTCTGTAGCTAATTCAGTGAAGTCATTAGAAGTGATATCATAACTCCAGTTTCTACCATCCAAGAAATATCCACCATTGAAAGTGAAAGTTCTCCAGTTACCATCTAAGTTAATAAACTTAACTTTTATACCTGGAACTTTCTTTTCAGCTGGAAGGAAAGCATCTAATTTAGCAGCAGCATATTGGATGTGCCACTGATCTCCATTTTCTCCCTTACCTTCACCTGGAAATATTTCATTGATATTATAGACTACATCAGATTCAAGTTCTACTCTATCAGTTAATTCACCAACTGCTTCATCAATAGCATCCTGAACACCACTAAGTTTAAGACCTGTTTCTTCGATTGTAAAAAATCCTTCAGACTCAGGATCACGAAGAACACCAATAGTAGGATCGTTATGAGTACCTTCTACTATGATTCCTTTTCCCTCAGTAGCTGTTACACTATCTACTTTTCTTTCCTCTAATGAATCTACGAGTTCTTTAAGTTCTTTTCCTTTTTCAGCAGATAAAACTTGCTCTTTAGGATCACCACCTTCGAATGAATCTACGATGTTTTCCTTCTTTACGTAAGTCTTTTCTGCATCTTCTATTTTAAGATAGGGAGCAAGTTCAATAGATAAATCATATTCACCGATCTTTTCCCATTCTTTTATTTCTTTCCCTTCTTCGTCAACCTTAATAGTTATTATATATTCAGTATAACTCTGAAGTTCTCCGATATTATTTTCTTTTCTAAGAAGATAAATTTTATTTGTCTCTGCTTCCTCCAAAGAAGGTAGCTCATCCACCATTCTGAAAAGTGATGTATCTATAGTGCAAGAAATTACATTATCCTCACTGATACTAATCCCTTCTCCGGCTATCAATTTATCTTGCTTAGTCTTTAATATCTCTTCCAGTGCTTCATCTGTAATTACTCCAGATAAGTATGGTTTCCATCCTCCAGCTTCATTTCTTTTTTCCCAATTAACAAGCTGATAAACTTCTTTGGCATCAATTACATACCACAATTGTCCAAGAGAATCATTACCAGAATTATCCCCTGTATCAGAAAGAATACAGTCGGGAATTTTATACAATGCTGAAAGAGAAGATACTGTTTTGTGTCCACTAACTTCTATAGCTCTAACAATTCCATATGCACTAGGATTGTTGGACACTAATCTATCTGCAAAATTTAACGCCATTGTACTATTTATTTAAATTCTAACTCAACATCAGTAAAAGCACCTGGATTATTAGTAACATAAACTATATAATCTATTACTACACCAGCACCATTAGTGATTTCTAATTCTACTTTGTTAAATGCCTTAATTACACGAATTCCATCCTGATAAATACTATCTAACTCACCAAGAACTTTAGGATAAGCAAAAATAGCATATTCATCCATTTCTGTAGAAAAATGTTCTAGAGTCTTTTTAGGATGTTCAGTAATTAATTCAGATGTTTTCAGAGATTTAATATCATACTCTACTAAGTCTTTTCCCTTAGTAGATACACCATAGAATAATCTATGTGCGAATGTTACTGATCTAGTATCTTCTGTATAATCATAAACGCCAGTACTTCTAACAACATCTTCTCCTCTAACCATAAAACCAGTCTTAGGAGCTTCAAGTTTAATAGAAATAGTAGCATCTTCTGTATAATAAGGACTAGTTACTATATCAGAACTAACATCAGTACCTGTAAGAGTATCCCAGAATGAACCCTTAACAACTCCAGTAGGATCTTTCTTTCCATCTTCACTTGTCCATGTATAAACTCCTTTGAAAACAGCCTTATATCCATTTTCAATTACAGGATTATATTTATTTGGACTTGGAGTAATTGTTATAGGTTCGAATGCATTATTATAGAAATCCCAAGTTCCATTAATCTTAGGTTCTACAAGTTCTAAGTTTGTATTAAAAAGCTCATCTATTTTTTCTACTACCTCAATAAAAGTAGATTCTGTAAATTCTCTTTCAACTGAGAATTCAGATGTAAAACTATTCAGGATAATCTTTTCTGAATAATATTTCCCTGAATAAATCCACTCTAGAACTAATACATTTTTACACTGAGTTTCACACTCTATAATACTAGATTGAATAGATACAGGAACTATCGCTTTCCCAGAATCTACTCTTAAAGACGCAATTGAAATCTGATCTTTAATCTTTTCAGTAAGCTTAACAAAATTCTCTGCTCCACCAAAAATTTCTGCTATTTCTTCAGATGTACTTTCTGATGTTAACTCAGAAGTCATACTTGGGAATAACAATACTTTACTATCGATCAGTTTATTTATTTCTTCCTCCGATAATGCGAAGAAAGTTCCTTTAGTCCAAGCCTGTCTAGATCCTTTGATGAAAGCTATCGAAGTATCACTAATTTTTCCGGCTTCTAGATCTGCATTAAATTCCTCAAGAGTTTCATATTCAAGGAGAAAATCACCCCAAAAATTATCAACTCTAGGAACTCTAAGATCTACAACTACACCATCAGAATTTTTGACCCATATACTTTCCTCTCCGGCATGAAGACCTAAACCTAATTCACCTACTTCAAGCTGTTCTGGAGTAGGCATCTTTCCCTGTTCTACCGAATTTTTAAGAATAATTACGGTTGGTTCAGGAAGTTGATTTTTTACAATTATATCACTCATTGTCTTAGACATTTTGTACACTCCGGAACATCATTATTAGTTCTCCATTCCGTATTGTTTACTTCTTTATAATTATAGTAAGAATAACTTTCATCTTCTGGATAAACACCAGAACTCCAAGATTCGTAATCCGCTGTAGTCTGTCCTCTTCCACATTCATTATTACAAGGGCAGTCATTAGATTCGGGTTGAGCTAGAAGATTTTGATACTGGAATAAAATTCTAACTAACATAGCAGTCAAAACATTACTCCATGCATAAATAAATCTATCCTCATTGTATGGAATCTCAGAACCTTCAACGTATATTTCACCATTATCAATTCCAAGTTCACATCTAAGTTCATCTACAGCATAAAATACAATCTTAGCTTCACCATGATCTCGAATATCAAAAAACTCTTGAATATAAGTTTTGACATCTGATCCTTCTGGAAGTAAAGTTAATCTATCTGATATATATTTTAAGATATATGTGATATACGGAGCTAATTCACATCTCATGGAATAATCTATCTTAGCTATCCCTAGACATGATTTAATATTTTGAAGAGCTTGTTTATATGTGATGTATCCGTTTTTATCGTTCCATCTCATTATTATTTCACTTCAAAAATAGTAACTCCGTTTATTACCATCTTAACCAAAGTTTTTCTCTCTGGATCTAAGAATAGGTATAATCTATCCTTTTCAAATTGAAGGATATCCAAGGTATTTGTTACAATATCAACACCTTTACAAGAATCAGACTGCATTACACGATCTGATACAGAAAATTGAATACCTTTTGTAGTATTACCGTAACAATCTGACTGACAACTAGTATTAGTAATTCTAATACCATCTCCTTCTAAAATCTCAGAAGAACTAAGAGCGTTAGTATAAAGATCTGATAAAGCACTCTCGATCTTATTTAAATTAGCCGCATTAACAGGAGTTTTATTATCAATCCATGTAGTTTTTATATAACTATTTTTCATAATTTATGTTATTATTTAAACTTACCACTCTCCTCCGTCAATAATGTTGTAAGGAGATTTCCAATTATCTTCATTAGCCCAATTAGATTCATCAGCATCTGGTCCTTTATAAATATATTCTGAATATGCACCTTCACTACCAAGAAATCTAATTTTCAATCCGCTACGTCGTCTTGCTTCAGGTACTAATCTAATTGCTCCCGAAAGAGTTAATTTTCTTTCATAATTATTTATTTCAGCATTAGCATTACAAAAATCTTTTAAGTTTTCATTTATATAACTAACTGCAGCATTAACAGTATTATTTATACTATTGATATCAGCACTAGTTAATGAATCCCCAGGATTTTTATTACTAACATCAGTTCTATCAAGCAAGTCCATAATATTTTTCTTATTTTAATTTCATTAAATCTAAGAGATAATCATTAAATATATCTCCTCCTGGAATATTACTCTGCTTAAATTTTAGAGCCCCCGGATTAAGAGGTTTACCAAGTCTTCCAACAAAAGGAGCTGTATTTCTAGCAGAACGTCCGGAGATCACTTTTATATCTTTCGGGCTTCTTACTTTTTTCATTTAGAATGTTCCTCCATAGATTTTATTAATACGAATTCCATCAACCTTCTCATCATAAATCAAATTATTATTATCCAATTTTACATCAGCGGTTAATGTTTTCTTAGATTCAGTAGGACCAGGACTCATTGTAAAATCGATGGTATTAGAATCTTCAAATATAATTCCAAGTCCATCTGCAGTAGTTCCACCAGTTTTTATCCACTGTCCTCCGATCATTGTATAAGTAATGGAAGTAGTACCGTCATAAGAAGTCAGGATTACTACATCTCCATTCTTAGGTTTTTCACCAAACAACGCAATCAAGATACACTCCTGATCTGATTGTTCCTCTGACTGTTTTTTTGCTGTAAATATTCTAGGACCTTGACTTAATTCCATAGTATCTGAAACAATGTCAAAATCACCTAAGTCTGCACTCTTAAAAATTACTAAAAGAATACAAACATCTTCAACTTCATTATAATATCTTACAGCAACTAATTCAGCATATTGTCTAGATGCACATGAGAGAGCCTTAAGTGCTTCATCTCGATTGGCATAAATACATTCAAATCTTGTTAACTGTGATTGTGCCATTTTTATTATCTTTTATCTAGTATATCACCATTGAAGTTTACATCTATATCTGTAATTTCATTTGTATCGGTATTAATATCCTCTACATTTGCTCCAACGATTCTCACTATACGATTAGTTATTATATTTCCCTTTTCATCGATAAAAGCTATTCCATTTGACATATCTTTTATCCAAGAAGCTTCAGTATCAACTCCATATCCACAAATTGATTGATTAGATAAGAAAGTTCCACATACAGCTTTAAACTTACTAATAACATTAAGCTCGATAATTTCCAAATCTTTCCAAGTAAATATTTTCCCTGGATACTCGGTTAATTCGATCACTGTTATAGTTTTTCCATCAAGAGATATTCTAAAATAAATATCTTTAATAGTTAATAGATCATTACTTCCTCCACCTGAGAAACAACCAAAGAAATTACTAACAGGTAATGAACTAACTTTTACCTTAGCACCGATCAACTGTTCATATTCCCAAATTCCAGAAGGACCTACAATTCTTGAGTTTCTACAACTATTCAACATTTTATCCTTTGCCTTTAGCTAGAGAATCTACATAGTTATTCCAGTATATATCGGCATCAACACCATTATTTTTCTGATGTCCCTTTACCCACTTATACTCAATTCTTCTTTGTAAACCCTGTTTAATTATTTCTTTATCAATATCACCTTTAATTCGAGCAATGTATGGTTCTTTTACTTTCCAATTACCAGTCATCCATTCTCGAACACCAAGATAATCTGCATGGACTACTACAATATCATTCGGACCCCAAGAACCACGAAATTCATATAAAGCATGTAAAACTGCTACTAACTCCGCACTAGGATTGCTACACTTCTGAGCTCCAAAAGATAAATTCATATATTCAGGAGTTAATTCAATTGAGAATTTATTAAGCATAGTTCCCATTCCAGGTCCGGTAGGGTCAATAAGAACTCCTCCGATACCAAGTCTTCCATTATTTTGTTTGTCTAGGTGAGATCCGTCAGTATAAATATCAAACTGTTTCATCTCATCAATTTTAAATATCTAAATTTTCATCCAAAGAACGATATTCGAAGGGATCAAGTTCTAATCCAAATTCTTCAAGGCACCATTCTCTAAATTCTTTCGTACCAATTACACTTATCTCTCCAAGAACATTCAAAAGCTCCTCTCCTTCAATTTTAGATAGACTTTTATCTAAGTGACAAATTAACCTTGTCATAAGATATCCAAAATGACTTAAAGATCCATCTACATCACTATCATAACACTCCAAGACTCTAAACCCTGAATGAGTATTAAAACTTGAAAATAGATCAATCCATTTTTCTGGAATATGAATCGAAGAACCATTATAGAGATAATAAATAACATCTTCTGTAGGTGTAATTCTTAGGATAACATAATCTAAAACCTTATGATCACTAAGTCCTTTTAGAACGATTTTCTTAGATTTGCCTTCTCGTATATAAGATAATTTGTAAAACTCGGTAAATACTTCTTTAAACCAGGCATCTTTCATAATAGTGTATATAAATTAATTAAAGCCAATCCTGAAAGAATTATTGTATTATTATCTTCCATCACTAAATATCCCGTTTTATCACATTGACTTCTATAACTTAAAAGATCAAGAAACTCGGATAAATCTTGTTTCAGGTAAAATGTAATTGATATAATTCCTTCTCCTATCGCAAAAGAACATATTATTGAGTAAGGATGTATGTCAAGTCTATCTAATTTAGCTACTATGTCTTCCTGGATTTCAATTTCTCTAGGATTACTTCTCATAGTATTATTTCTGTTATATGACTGTTTAATATTCCCATACTGTTAATTAGGTTAGATAAGATAGATCTGTGACATATTTTATCATCAGAACCATAACCCATTAATATAACTCCTCTTGCATTACTAAGTTCAGCCAAGTAATTAAGTTTATCAATAACCTCTACAAAATTTACATTCGACATCTCAATAATATATCTCTTAGAAAATTCTGTAAAATCAATAAGCCCGTCTCTCTTTGCTCTAAATAATTCTGTACTTGGAGCTAAATTTCTAAAATGTACTGCCGTTCCATTATACTTACCAATTAATTCTGAATTACTAATATTTCTTATTATAAAAATAGGTAAATATCCATTCTCTGTAAATATTTTTAATGTTACCGGAGATACAAATGATGTTTTAACTTGTAATTGGTATCCCATTTTTTTTCTTAGTTTTATTAATAACTTTAAAATTTATTTATTGTCCTCCAAATTTTTTATTAGATGTCTTAAATCCTGACTTCCCTGAAAAACTAGAAGACTTTTTCCCACTAAAACGTCTATCTGCTTGATAAGATTTATTAAAACCATTACTATCAAACCCACTTTCTTGTTTCTTAGGTTTGATAGGAGATGTAGTAGAGCCGCCAAACTTCTGACTACTAATCATAAATCCTGAAGGAGCTGTTTGTAGACGTTTAAGGAGATTTACATTACTCTCTATCATCGACTTTACTGTATGACTGTCGAAGTGATAAGATATTTCTGGATAATTCAATATGTCGCCCTGAATTAATCCAGCTGATGTTAAGAATACAGAAAGATTAACGAACGCTTCAGTCAGGTTACTAGATATCAAAAGAGTATCTGTCGTAGGTTCGTAGATCTTATATTCTTGTGTAGACTGATCATAATTAATAACTACTTCTACCATGACTTTTTAATTACTTATGGCAAGAGCACCTAGGATTACTGCTACACAACCTAAAGCACCTGCCCATAATTTACGTTTTCTTTTTTCTTTCTTTAAGCTATTTTCTAAAGCTTGTATAGAGTTAACATAATAATCATCTTTTTTCCTCATCATCATAGACTGGTAAGATATAATTGAGTCTAGATTCGCTGCCTTAATCGAATCCTCTTTTATTATATCTCCTTGAAGTTTTATGATTTTTTCGGAAGACTCAAGATCTACTATTATGCTATTAATTGTTTTCAGATTTTCAGGAGATATAACTATCATTGTATCCCCGCGATGCTCTATTATCTCTTGTGAATATCCTTTAGTGATAAAAAATAGAGATAATAAGAGACAATAGATTATTTTTTTCATAAGAAATAATAAGTATGTATGAAAATTATTTAAGTCTTTCTATAAAAATATCCAAGAAATTTTCAATATCTTCTTTATAATGATATTTCCAAAAATAATTATCTGGTACTGAAAGCATGAAAGGAATCTCTATTGGAATAGATTTTGGATACTTAAATATATAATAATCTTCTATATTAATATCATTTATACACTTCCACCAAGATATTTTTTCACTGTCAGGAGGTAAGTTATCAGGAAAAATTAACTTATCATAATTAATAATATTATATTCACATTTAGGAATAAGAAGATAAATAGATCTATGGTTTGAAGATTCTTGATATACTCCTACTATAATATTATCCATTATCATTATTAGGAATAAATTTATTTAATCTTCTCTAAAGGATTTTCTCCTATTTCTAGATCAATACGATTAACTATTAATTCATATTTTGGTTGATTCTTTGAAAAATATCGCCACAGAACATCATCATAATAATCTAAATAATTATCTCCTTTTCTTATTTCATAGATATAATAAGGATGACTAACTTCATTTTCATATACAGATATTGGATAATATAGATCTTGTTCTACTATCTTTACATATTCATTAGTATCTAATATATAATCTAAATCATATATTACTTGTACTTTATCAATCTGTCTTATCCCTAATTTTCTCTCTATTTTTTGAAGTTTAATATCATCTACAATATCCAATCCATCATAAAAAAATTCAGAATCAATTTTAATAATATAATAATTTTTTAAACAGATATTTTTAAAATCTCTAATATTATCTACAATCGTATATAATTCGGAATTAGTTTCAATATTAAAATTATCTTTTTTTAATAAATAAAAAATATTACATTTTAAATTAATTCGATTACAAGAAGATAATCCAATAATTTCTTCACTAAAAGCTGTTGTAAATAAAGTTGCTGATCTTAAGAAAACATCTTGTGGTAATATTTCAATAACTTTTATAATATTCATAATTACATAGTTTTTGTTTTCTTAAATCCTTTTAATCGTTTCGAGATTGAATCTTTAATGGCTTTATTTCTACCAATCTTATACGTTTTTAGACTTAAATCCAATTCTTCTTTTGCATTTTTTAATTCATCTTTACTTGCACCAGCAGCTTTTAATAATTTTAATGCCTTTTTAGAAGCATTTTTCTCTTCTTGAACTACTATACTCCCTTGATATAAAGTCTTTAATCCATTTCTAATCCCAACTCTTTTATTTTTATTACTATAAGACCCTCTAATATCATTATTTTTATCTGATATTATCTTATCTAATCCTTTACCAGTTGAATTTTTTGAATGTCCAATTTCATGAGCTAATGATGCTTGTCCACTGGAAGGAGGAAAATTTATTACATGATCACTACTCATAAAAGCTTTTCCCAACTTTCTATCAAATTTATCATTAGATCTTGTCAAATCTATTTTCTCTTTAGTAGAAACATCACTTGACTTCTTCTCCCAAGATTTTGTTTTATCAAATCGTTTTCTAAAAAATTTTTCACTACTTGATAATTTTTTCTTTCCATTTAGTATTTTAATATTAGATTTCTTAGCATCTTTTCCAATATTTTTTAATACCTCAGGATTTCTATCCTTAGCAACAGACTTAAGAGATTCATTTATTTTCTTTAATTTTTCACTATCTAATTTAGATGAATCATCTAATTTTTTAGCAATTAATTTACCAACTTTCTTTATTCCAGAAATAGCTGCTGATTTTAATCCATATTCCTTCTGTTCTACTTTCCAACCTTCAGAATATAATTTCTCAACTAAATCTCTACCAGTAAAAGTAAATTGTTTTTGAGAATATCTTTTTATGATCATAATTCAACAATTTAAAATTGAAAAATAAAAAACTTAGAGAACTTGACAGTAATCGTGCTTTTTATCAACACGAAAGTAAGTTCTCTAAGTTCTATTTTCTTTAATACTTACTGTCAAATTCTCTAAGTTTAAGTCTAAGAAATTCTACCGCTTCTGTTGTCGGTAATTCCCTAATACTATCTACTTTATCAGTTCGAGTAGATTCTATCCTATGAATCTTTTCTCTGAGATAACTGATAATACTATCCCTTGATATTATCTCTACTTCAAGGGAATCAATTTTATTTTTTTCAGGTTGTATAATTTCTGGAGGAGGTAATATAGTTTCCCCCTTAGATTTATCTTGAGAGGAGTGGGAGTAATATAATACCCCCAATCCAAACCCAAGTAATAACAGTAATGAAATTAAAACAGCCTTCTTAATCGTTTCCAACATCTTCTGTTACGAATATTCCTACACGATATTCCAATTCGCCTTCCTTTTTATAATTAATATATTGATGGAATATTCGATAGTCTCCGGAAGCCTCTTTTTGAATCAAATGAGCATCCCAACCATGTGTAGAAGTTAATTTATCTATCAAGTCTTGCAACCTGGAAATCTTAGGTGCATACTCTTTAAGGATATCTAAATCTTGAGACGGATTCATCAAGTTCTTCATTCTCTCCAATTCTGCCTTAGACTCCTCCTCTCCCATAATATCCTCTGAAAGATTTGTAATTTTATATTGTTTAGGTCCGGTAGTACATGTAACAGTATTTAAGAACTGACCTGCTACCTTCTTAGATTTAATCTCTGCCAAAGTCGCACTATAACCTTCACTTCCGGAAATAATGTTCTTGATATCTTCTAAGACCTTCAAAGACGTAGTTATTCCTAAACTTACAAATACACCTACAGGCTTTACAAATGTCTCTCCATCTACTGAATTAACATAGAAAGTCTTAAATGATGGTTGATAAAATACTTCAACCAATGAATGGACTTTGTCTCTATTTATGTTTCCATTATTAATAGTTGCCATTGTTTTTAAAATTTTTCACTTTGAAATATTTAAATTCTTGATTATAATTACTATATCCATAATTAAATCCGTACATGGTATAGTTAGACATCTTAAGTTCTTGTTCATGCCATTCTTCCAAGTAATCTTCAAAGTCTGATATTAAGATCAAGATAGCTTCAGGTCCATAATTCTGTCTGAAATATTCCATACCTCTAGCCATTCTTGTTCCACCTCCCATAGAGATTCTTGGAACACCCTTTCTCGGGTCGATATCTTTAATATGATCTCCAAGCTGTGTAGACCATGAAATAATATTATACTTTAATCCACGTCCAATCTTTTTCATTTTATTGGCAATAGTATTCAAAATTCTATCAACCAATCGTGTATCCATAGATCCCGAAACATCAATTAAAAATACAATAGTTGGTTCATTAGACATGGTTACCTTTCTTCTAATAGTTGGAGCAATAACAGAACGATTAATACCACGATTATAAAGATACATAAGATCTTTCTTTGTATCAACTTTAACCACTCTAGATTTATAATTTAACATTACTTCATCTAGAGCCATATCTACTTCGTCTGTCTTATCCACAAGTCTCGTTGCATCTGGAGCTCCACTAGAACCACATCCAACGCCACCTCCTGAACGAATTTGTCCAAGCTCACGTTTTTTATCGGCATCGTCTCTAGAGTCTGTTCTGTGATCTTTATGAGTTCCACCCTCATCTTTACCGTTACTGTTCAAATCACCTGAACCAGAATCTCTCTTTCCTTTATATGGACAATCTTTTGGATCACCTTTACCTTGCTGATTACCTTGTCCAGATCCCGAACCACTACCAGAACTATCAGTCATACCCATTTCCTGCATAAGATCAGAAAGACCTTGCATTCCACCACCACTTTGCTGATTACCTTGTCCAGATCCTGAACCATTACCTTGAAGTGCATCTTGAATATCTTGATTTGTAACTTGGGATGTATCACCGTTTCCACCTTTTTTAATAGAAACCAACATCTTAACAAACTGATCCAAGTGTTGAACAATTAGCATCAAATATTCGGGGTAACTAAGTTCACTCGGGAAAGGGTTACCTTCGGATATATAATATCTTTCTGGAACAATGAGTTTAATTTTAGCCTCATTTTCCATCTTCTTTATCATATCATCAAGAGCCTGTTTTGCTTCTTCATTATCAGTGTGATCTCTATTATATTTCAAGAGCTCAAGTTGATAATTAGGAAGAACTGATGAGATATCTGATTCCATCTCCTCTACATCTTCAGTACTTAGGATTTTAGAATTTACTTCCATATCCATAGCAATATTATGAAGACTGTGATTAAGAACTGGATCATCTATTACTCTCTCAATCAACTTCTCTGCAAAATCAATTCCACACTCTTTATTAATTCGATCAATCAATTCACCTCGATAATCTCTGAAGGTATTACAAATCTGAGTATCAAGCTCTTCATGAATACCATCAAGATGTCCTAAGTAAATATGTCCGTACTCATGCATAAGAATACGAAAATCAGTACGTGGAATCTTAATCTCTGAGCAGACAATTTTATAGATAACATTTCCTGAGATATCATCTTTATATTTAAAACAATATCCAAGTTCAGGATTATCAGGATTAAATGGTTTTTCTGTATTAACCATTAACATATTCCCGAATCTACTATAAGTATTGTCAATGAATCTTTTAATAAATTCTAACTCTGTCTGATTTCTCATAATTTTAAATTTTGATATTTTTCTAATAAATTAACCTTAGAGATCCACATGATCATTACATATTTTTCTCTAAGGTTAACACTCATATAATAGTATAATTATTTAAAACTTCTAATATCAGGAACCATACTTCCCATGCTCGGATCTTCCTGAAGAATAATCTTACGAATTGATCTGAGTTTAAATCCAGAAGTTCTAAGGTCTTCTTGAGTATTCTTCAACAATGCCAAAGTATCATCCTTATAACCCTTAGAAGAATCTGTAATCAGACTTTGAATAGAAGTCATAAGATCTGAAATTGTATTCCAATAAGATACATATCCGATGAATGTCTCTACTGGTACTTTATCCAAGAATTTATCAGTAGTAGATACTTTAATCTTGGTAATAGAAGAACCAGAATCCTTACTCAATTTAAACAATTTCTCGATGCAAGCTGGATCAATCGGACGTTCGATTTGTTCTAAGTCCTTATCTGATTTAAGTTCTGATAACTTATTGATTATTGCTTGCATTTCAGGAACTTCTAGCTTTTTCTTTCCATCTATGATTTCGTTGAAGAACTTAGTATACTTAGGAAGTTTATCATTCTTCATCTTTTCAATATCATTAACGATATTAACCATAGTATCATAGAAGTCCTTAGAAATCGGCGTCTTAATCAAATTCTTTGTTTTTGGATCTCGAGAAATACCAATACCACAAAGACCATCGATCATATTACGATAGTTATCTGAAGTAATACCACTCTTACCAAAACACTTGAAACTTGCAATTGTAACGTCTCTAAGATAATTCAAAGTTCGGAAAGTTGTAAATCCATAAAGCTTAGTCTCATTTTCGGCATCAGCATAGATACCATTAAGTTCTGTAATTGCTAAGTCTACAGGTTTACCACCAGAAGTCATCAATGCTCGAGCAGTTTGTTTAATACCACGTTCGATATACTCGCCAATCTTATTATATTGATCAGCCGGAATTTCTACTTCCTGAGCATCAAGTTTTTTCATCGTATCTCTAAGACTTCCCATGAAATCTTTAACCTTACCTTCTGATGATGCAATAGCTCCGTCATATTTACAAAGGAATGTATCCAGGTCTGTATGATCCGGAGTAATGTTGTAAATCATAAAACGATTCATTAACGGAGGTAGCATTTGCATAGAATTCGAAAGATTCTGTGCATAATTACCTGCAGAAACAATCAATGTATTCTCTGGAAGTCTTTCTGAACCCACTTTACGCTCAAATACTAAATGCAATAAACTAGCCTGTACGTATTCATTTGCTGTAGTGATCTCATCCAAAAATAACAGTGATTTACCTCCTTTTTCTGCAACTTTTAAGATTTCAGTATACCAAGAAGGTCTAAGATGTCTAGTTGTTGGGTTTTCTTGATCACTCGTAGCCACATCATATCCCATAACTTCTTCTGCAGTTGTACTATTACCTCTAAGAAGGACTAGGTGATAATCTCGAACTTCTGCAAACATTTCTACTGAAGTTGATTTACCAAGACCTGGATTAGACATAATAAGTACTGGTACTCTTGAAATCTCACTAACTTTCAATGCTGTAAAAATTGAAATGTTAATGTTGTCATTTTTTGATTTTGCCATTTTTCTAGCTTTTTAATTTGTTTATTTTTCTTTATAACTTTAATCATTGAGGGGAGGTTTCTATATAATATCCCCTCATTTATTAGATTTTGAGGGTTTCTGAAGTGCTATTTATTATACTTCAAAATTAAAAAGAACACTAGATTAATCTATATTTTTATAAATTTTTCTAATGTTCTTCTCAATTGTAAGGCTTTAACCTCTCTTAAATAGCAAAATTCACTTTTTTAGGTAATCTTGAATTATCTTATAATCTACTGAGAGAGTTGAAAATAATTGTTTAGCTTCAGATAGTATTTTCTGGAGTATAGGTTTAATAAATTCATCTTCAAACAATCCTGAATAAGCTTGATCATAGAATACAACACTTTTACCTCCATCCGATAAGAAAAATGTAGTAATTCTCTTAGCAATAATTCTAGGTGTTGTTCTTTTTAGTGAATTATAATATCCTCCCAGAACTAAATACTTATCTTCTATTTTAAATTCAAGATCTGTTATATATTTAATTCTACTTTTAATATTATTCATTATGTAATACATGTTTTAACTTTTCCTCTAAGTCATCACATCGTTTCTCGGTTTCCTCTAGCTTTTTCTTTAGGTCTTCAATTTCTTTCAAAAACCAAGGATTATCCATAGTTTCCTCTAGACAACCTTGAAGATATCTAATAACTAGCTTTAAATCCTCTTGAAGGTCAGTATCTTTAGAATGCAATATTTCTTCTAAGATAGCTTTTGAATTTATTTTTATACTACTATCCAAAACTGCTTTAGTATGATCAACATAAAAAACTTCTCCGGTAGGCATTAATAACGGATTTGAAATTGTACCTTTACTACTACTCATGATTTCTAAACATATATAATTCATTAATATCTAAACATTTATATATAGTATCCTCAAGACTTGATGTGATTGAAGTATGAAAATGTCCAAAGAACCAATACTTACATCTTACTCCTCTAAATACCTGATCTAAGTATTTTCGATTTTCTAAGTCTCTGAGGTAAACATCTTCTGCCTCTTCTTCGTGACGTGTAATAATTGGTTCAAAACATAGTGGAGCAGTATGAGAAGCTATTATATCAACCCTCCCTGGAAGATCTTTAATAGGCTTCTTAATTATATCTTCTGTCTCCCACCATACTCTTTTAGACGAACCAACTTTCTCCATCAATCCATTATAATTCATTCTCCATTTATAATCTACTGAAGTTGCTCCCCCGATCGGATATATTGTTTTCCCCGAGAGTTCTACTACTTCATGATCCTGGAGAAATTTAATTCTGGGGAAATCATTTATTAATCCTCCATTCCAATACTCTAGGTTATCATGATTTCCTCTTATAAAATAATATGTTATATTATTTTTCTCTAGTTTAGTATTAATTCTTTCAAACTCCTGATTATAATACCCTGGCTTAGAAAAACCTAATCCTACATCTCCAAGAAAAATAATATTAGCATCTTTAAGTTTATAACGTTGAGTTATAATCCATGTAATTTCTCGAAAACTTCCATGAATATCTGCACAAAAGTATAAATCTCTTTCTTGTTCATTTTTCATAATTTCTTTTAGGATGGAAAGCTTTGATTCTCTTTCCATCAATTATAAGGTTTTGCATTTTTAAGAGAAGCAAAAAGAAAGAACCACACTCATCGCATAGTTCTTTCATAATAGTTTTAACCCTAATAACTTTTATCTTTTTTCAGGGTGATCTTGATTTTTGATTCATTATTACTTTGTTTTAGTTCTCACATAGTTTTAATCCACATTAGTAAGGAATTCAAGGGAGAAGAAAAAAGAGAAGGAAGCATTAAGCTCCCTTTTTCTCCCTTGCTACGATGACATTATATTCATCATCAACTTCTAAAAAATCCCAACCTTCTGGAATCTTAACCAACTTCTTAGTCTCGAACTCATTCATCATTTTTTGCATCTCCGGTTTGATAGATTTTACACTATCAATATGAGACATCAAACAACCTTTAAGTCCGTCCTGAAGTTTCATTAGGTTCTCAATAAATTCTATGAAATTATCTATGTTTTTTCTTATAGTTTCTCTAATGGGATTTTCGTTTTCTCTTGATTTTTTAAGTACCTCGTCCATTTTTGTAACTGATATCATAAAAAATTGTCCAAGGCTTCTCAAACTTTCCAATCTATTATCTAGTAGATTGTAGTAATATTCACATGCAAAAATATGTTCTGGACTACCCTCATCTAGCTCCATATTAATTTTTTGCAATCTCGTGAGATGTTCTTCACAAAATTGTTCATGCTCACGATTAAATTCCTTTGCGATTAGATCTAATTCATCTAACCAAAATTTTAACTTTTCCATAATCTCTCTTTTAAGTTTATTTCTACATATATAAGGCTTTGAAAGATTATTATATGGAAAAAGCTAAAATCTCTTCCAAAACAAGACAACTAACAATGCAATCGGTAAGAAAGGCATAAAATTAACAATAGTCTGTCTCATCTTCCTATATTCATCTTCAGGAAGTATATTTTTTATATTATCTAGAGTATGAATAAAGAATAATCCGATAAATATTGCAATAAGAAAATAATAGAATAAAAATGTTATCATAATTGATTATTTATTATTTTTAAGTTATTATATGTTCCTTGGTATTCTGGTTTTACTCCTATAATATCAAATCCTTTTACTCTTTTCTTCGTACCATCTTCTGAAATTTCATTAACTTTTGCTTCTTTCGTAATAAAATATGCATCTAAATCAGTTGCTTTAGGAGTAGCTGTATAAGAAATAGAAGAGTATAAAAATCTTAATCTTTCTTTAGCTTCTGCAGAACTTATTCTATCTCCAATACTAAAATTTGAAAATATTGTATTTATTAAAAGTTCTTTACTAAATGTTACTATACCTAATTCTCTTCTGACTAGAGTTGCTTTATATCCTAAAGCTCTAAATTTCTGAGGTCCAATTGCTATATAATGAGATTTAACATCATCTTCCTCTGATATCTGAGCTAATACTAAATCTATAACCTCTTTGGATAAATTAGATTCACATAATAATCTAGCTTTCTCAAAATATGTTCCTAATTGTTCATACTGATATAAGAAATTAGACACCTCTTGATTAATAATATCATTTGTATCTAAAACAGAATGTACACTAGAGAATACTGTAAATCTATCTTTATAATCATACTGCTGTATTCTAAAAGCCCTAATCTCATTTACTAATACTAAATTATTAAATACAGGAATTAGACTTGATCCTTGATGTTCATTTACTGCTATATAATTATTTTTATAATTATAAGATTTAGTATTTTCCTGATATGTCTTAGCTAAATTATATTTAACATCATCTAAAGCTGTACTAAATGCAGATAATAAATCGTTAGTAGCCTTCTTTTTTCTTTCAAGTTCTTTATCAAACTCCTCTTGACTAACCTTTCTATAATCGCATATTGACCTATAATAAAATACAGCATCATTTTTCCAGGGATTCTCAAATAATCTCTGACGACCTAGGATTTGTGGGAGATCATCAGAAATATCTACAGCTAAAGTATCTATATTACTATCGCTAAATATAAAACTTCTAGCACATGTAGAATAAAAATCGGCTCCTAGATATACAGTCCTTGTACAGAAGGTGAACATTTTAGGTTTTACTCCTTTTAATGGTACTTCTCCTATTACAAACCTCTTTCCTAGTTTTTTCTGTATACGTTTAAGATTTCCCTCTGTTTTACTACATAGAATATTTACTTCTTCAGGTTGGAGATCACACTTTTTTATAATACTAACTATATGATTAACAGAGTTTACATAGAATACTGCCTCATCTGATATTATCTCTCTAGGATATCCATTAATCATCCTAATAGCTCTCTCAAAATTACCATCCTTGTAGGATTGAATAATTTCTGGTAACTTAGTCCCCACACTCATCATAGATAACACCTTTAGATTCGGTCTAATTATTCGACTAGGATCTTCTTTTCCCCAATTCATATCTATGTATGGGAGACCATTAAATTCATCTAACATATTTAAATATTCCTCTAACATAGGGGTTGCTGATACAAATAATGCACTATGAGATTGTTTAAGATAATAAAGAAATCCTAATTCGGTATCTGACTTAAATCTAGCATCATGTAGGATTGTCTGAAATTCATCTATTACAGTGTAGAATGATTGAAATATTCCAAGACTCTCTAGGATATCCTTTACAATTCTATATGAATCGTATGTTACTAGAATCTTATAAGGTTTATCATAAGACTTTCGGAAATTAATATAATCTTTAATTTCTCTCATTAATCGATTATAAATATCATTTTTATCCTCTCCAGTACACTCTTTTAATTTTTCCATAAATGATCTAGATTTATCTAGTTTAGAGAGATCTTTATCAACCTCTATTTCTTTTTCTAATTCATTCACAACTAGATAAACTTCAAATTCATGTTGATCTTTTTTATTCTTAAGTAACATTTTTCTAGGAGAACAAAGTATTACATTCTCAGGACCATTAATACAGTATTCAGTGAAACCACAACCTGGAAGTTGCTTATTTATTATACACTTTACAGGTAGTTTATAAAATCTAAATAAACTATCCATTTCTGAAATATATCTAATACCTCTAGGTACTATGATATCAGGTAATTTATTGATCATAAATATTAAATATTTTGATTGTTATTTTTAATTCAATACAGAATCCAGTTTTAATAAATTGTCTTTTTAAATTGAAGACACAGGAGGATCCCTTTTTCATTAATTAGAGTTTAAAAGGATAATACATGCGTTTTGTCACTTTAGATATCATAAAAATATAAAATAGTAAATAAATCTAAATCTGAAAAAAAAAGGACACTTTTTAATATTAAAATAAGATCCGCCTCTTGAAGGCGGAAATATGAATAAAAATCCATATACTTAAATTTAAATAATCGGAGAAAAACCTATTATCATTCCCATATATCTTATTCAAAGTTTCTTCCTTAGATCCCCTCAGCGGTAGCGATCGGAGGGGATAGATAACGGGAAGCTCCTTTGTCTTCGAACTTTAAGGACAATTTTGCTCTCTATAGTCCTTTAGATTCTAATATATGAAAGAAAAACCCCAGGCACATTTTGCCCAGGGTGTATTTGATTAATTAATAACCAAATTGAAAATAGCTATCAAAGCCTTCAGTAATATTTTTACTAAGACTGAAGCTACTAGGGATATCACTAAGATACTCCCAGCTATCCATACTACAGCGAATAGTATGAATAGTGTTATGTTAAAAATCTCAATGTTCATAATAAATATTTAATTGAGTTTTAGTTAAAAATATTAGAGAATAGAACTATTATATCCAATTTCTTTCAATACTTTAGGATTCTATAGTTTAATTTCTATTCTCTCATATATAAGGCTTTTAGCATTTTTGAGACGGTTAGGAGAAAAGGGTGGTATATGTGCTATCCTTTTCTTTTTCTTCAAGAACAGAAAATAAAAAGGATACAAGCTTTTATTACACTTATATCCTTTATTTTTATGACGTTAACAAAAATCTTCAGTGATGGTGAATCTTAGACCGTCACTATAAAATTCCCCGTATTTATTTGGGTTATATTTTTTTAGTTCGGAAGGTATTGATCGAGAGTAGCTAAAATATGGACTAACTTCATCTGGATTATCATTATAGTAGCTCTCTAAGTCATATCCTTTATCCAAGAACTCTTTTAATTCACTCTCCCAAAATTCCTCGGCCGTATACTCAACGCCATATTCATTTTTTATTATGACATTATTTTTCGCGAAGAACTTATTTATACCTTCGCGAGTAAGTTCATAATATTTTCCGAGATTGGCGTTGAATAAAAACTTCCACCCGGCCGATCTTTTACCTAGGTGTATTTCTTTTGTTATATCCTTTAAAAGATCGGCTGCTTCACTAAATTTGTTTTCGTCAATTAATTTTTTTGCTTTTTCTTTATCCCTTTTTTTCACTGGGATTATTGCATAGAAATTTGTTCCCATAATATATTTTATTAATAATACATATATAAGAAAGTCAAGGGAGAAAAAGAAGTAGAAGAACTTTTTATCGTCCTTCTACCTTTTTTAAATTTCAATAGCCAATAAAACCTATACTAGCTAATGAATCTCTTTGTCTTTCATTCAGCAATCCAAGGTTATTTTTATTAAACTGTAAGATCGCACATTTAGAGATTTTTTGAGATTCATAATCCCCATTCTCTAACGTCTCTTCTAAAAACTCTAGATTCGTCATTGAACTAGGTTTTTGTCTTAGCAGGAAGATGAGATTATTTACTTTTTCATCCCATTCTTCCAAGCTTTGTTTTTCTCTGAACTTTTCTTTGTATTGTTCATTCTTTTCTGCGAAACTCTGGAACATATCAAATATTTCCGGAGATTTCTCAAGTACCAAACCTACAAATTTTCCAATGTTTTCTAAGGCTCGGTTTGCTCTTTTTTCTGCCAACTCATCCAATTTTTCTTGAGCGGCTATTGATGACGTTACTGTACTTGTTACGTCAATCTTCATTTTTACTTCTCCTATCTTTGGAATAGGGAAGGTTGTTTCAAAATTTGATGTAGCATGTCCTGTAATTTCTGGTTTAACTAATTCTGCCATTACTTTACTGTTTACTACGTTCAATTCATTCATTTTGTTAATTCTTTTCATAATTTTTATTTTAAAAATTAAACTCCTTAAGCTTTTTGTCATGCTTAAGGAGTATTTACTTTTATTATCTCATATATAAGGCTTTTAGCATTTTTGAGATGGAAAATATTTTTTAATACAGAATCCAGTTGAAAAAGAAAATAATTAACTATTATAAATCTAGAGAACTTGATCAGGATTCTAACCTGAGACTCTAAGATAAAACAAATTATCTTAGTGTTTTGACCCGCTAAACTATCTTATCTATAGATTCAGTTAATTATTTTCTTGTGTTGTTGTGTCGTTTAAAGTTGTTTAATTTTGCACCTCATAAACGTAGAAGTTCTGAAGAGATTAGTGAGATTTAAACCTTACATGATTTTTCAGTTCTTCACAAGCTCAAGCTATACATTACGCATTTCTTGAGACGCCTATGATGTCTTTTTTGTTATTGTGTCTTCTAATACATTTATAAGATTTTCCCGGTTTCTCAGACGGTCGAATTTTTGGACGGTTGATTTTCTTATATGTGTAAATAGTAAAATAAATTAAGAAAAATGACACAGAAAGAAGTTTACAATTATTTTGAAAAGAATTATCCAGATATAGATCTGTATGAAACTAAAAAAAGGAAGTTTCTTTGGAGGATATGATGGAATGGATCAACTAGAACTTTTTGAAACTAACCTAGTAGTGTTTTGTGTAGAAAAAGTTAAAGGAAGGTATGTACCCAAACAAAAAATATTTTCCTTTGTAAACAGTACAGAGGAAGAACTAAAAGAATTTCTGGAAAAATATCTTTAAGAAATAAAAAGAGAGGTTTAACTTGACTTTTAATTAGTCAAGACCTCTCTTTATTTTTTTATTCTGTATATTCTATTATATGTATCTCAGGAGTATAATTTTCTCTAGTTTGTTGAGATACATTCATAAATTTTATTCCAGACACTTCACCTCTTTCCGGGTAATGTATGTGACCAAACACATGATACCTTGGATTGATCTCTAATACTCTTTGTGATAATGCTAGATTCCCAGGTTCATCTTTTCCATACCATCTTTGAGACTGTTTTATACATTTAAGTTGATATATCCTAGGGGCTTCATGAGTTACCAAAATATCTATCCCTCCTGGAATTTCTAAGATATCAGTATTTCCAGGTTTATGTGGGAAAGCGTGTAACCATAAAGAAGTTCTAGGATTTCCATATATCTTTACTGATTCTCCAGTAATTCCAGAAATATATTCATACCCTTCATCAACCAGAACTTTAGTAGAGTATCCAAATATCTTTCTAAGCGTGAGGAAGTCATCATAGTGTCTCTCAATCCAGTAGTCATGATTTCCAGGAACTATTATAATTTCTTGAAGATCCGGAAATATTTTCTTATTCATGAATATATTCTGATAATTATATTCAAGCCACTCTTCTTGATACATAACTTCATCAGTGGGACACAGATCTCCAGCAATAATTAGAAGTTCAATCTCTGGGTAACATTTTGTCTGTAAATCATAAACATAACCGTGAATATCTGATAAACAACCTATTTTTATCATTCTTTCTTTTCCTCCAACATAAACTTCATAATTTCTATAACATCGTCTCCTGTAGTTATATTAAGTTCATTTTTCAAGCGTATATATGCATCATATCCCATAGTATCGTCATCTTTATAATTAAATTCAACAGGTCTGATCTCTCCTGTTACATATAATATTACTTTACAGGGTCTTCCAGGATTAAAAAATGACTTCTTTGGTTCTGAACGTTGAAATACTACTCCATATATAGCAGATTTTCTAAGTAATGATTCTCGAATTCTCATACCACCTCTTCTTTTATAAATTCTACTTTATGAGTACCTCCTTGTTGTGAAGGTAATATTAAGAGTCCACCATTCTCTAAGGCTTTTCCAAGAGGTGATCTAGAAGTAAACCATTCTCCCAGGGGTTTAAGTTTTCCCTTGAGTGTTCTAATCTCCTTTTCGAGTTCTTGATACTTTTTATTTTTCTTGTTATACTCAGATTGTTTTGACTCTAGTTCTTGAATCTCTTTTAGAATTGGTTTGACTTTTTCTTCGTAATCTTCTTGTGAGATTAAGTTTTTAGTCTGATTCATTCCTTCTTTTACATACGTTACCTTGAATGTTTCTTTAATTAAATCTTTCATAATATTTCTTTTAATAAATCTTTACCAAATATTAATTTAACTTTAGATACTACACTATATAATTTCGCTTCAGATACTACTGTATTGTTCGGTTCTTTATAATATATAATATTATTTTCGAAGTCAAGTTTATATACTTTCCTTAAGTAAAATTTTCCAGAGATACTGATAACAACTTGATCATTTGATTCTAAAGAATCAATATCTAGGACTAATTCTGTTGCTATTATCATATTCTTGTAAAATTCTTCTTGACCTTTCTTATCCCCAATAGGGTGGAAAAATAAATAATCTCTTTTGTCGTTCTTATATTTGATTAATTCTTGATAATATTTTTCTTGGCGAGTAACACATTCTGAAAGTTTATATACTTTCATAGATTGTAAGATGATATCAACTTCAGAAACTTCATCTATCCAAACATCACGAACAAAAATTAAATCTTTTCTTCGTTTTACTAGCCATACATAAAATAATATATACCATATTATTACTATAACACCAACAAAACCTAAAAATAGTAATTTGTCATTTTCTATCATAATTTTTTATATTTTTATTATACATTAATAAGGAAAATAGAGTCAAAAATTACTCCATTTCAAAATCCTTAAAGCCTTATATATGAAGATAAATAGATATCTTACTAGAGAGAATTAATTGATATATAACAATATCAGTTAGTTCTCTTTGGTTTTTAGAGACAATAACGATAAATATATATATAAAGAATATGGGAAAGAGATATGTAGTAAAATTTGGCGCTCAATTATTAGAAAGCGATTTTGATGGAATACAGACTATAGTACCGTTTAAGAAATTACCAGTATACACAGAAGAATATGTTTTTCTGACAGAAGAAGCAGCCAGGAAATTTTCGAATTCTGAGAGAAGTGCAGTAATACAAGCTAAAATTACAGAATGGCTAGTTTCACGTGAAGGATTAGACTGGGAGTTTAAACAGGAACAACAAGGTACATGGTGTTCAAAATGTGTAATCTTTCTGAGAAGAGTACAACCAGAGAATCATTTTTAAGATTCTCTTAGAGACAATTAAACTAACAAAAGTGCAACGTCCGAAGCAATTAGAGGACAGAAAACAATTAAGAAAATGAAAAACTTAAAAGAAATTTGGTCAGGAATTCGTTTAGATGCAGAATTGATCAAACAAAATTACAATGCAGAACTCTTGGGTATAGGAGTTCATGGAATGACTAGATTGGCAGTAAAACTTGAAGATGCTGATCTCGAATTCATACAAGGCTCGCTTAAAGAGCTCTATATATCAGAGAACGATAAAGATTATACAGTTAGATCTTTCGTTCGATTTACAGAAAAGAATGAAGAAGGAAAATACGGAACTTATTATATGGTGAAAATTGAACACCTTAGAGATAGTGACAACTTTCGGTTTACATTACAAACGGGAGGTCCGGATCCAAATAAAAAGAAAAGACTTGGAGTGGATATGTTTGAATGTACATCAACCGAAATGAAGAATATAAGATCCTGGAAAAGTGTTTTATCAGGGTTTTCTTGTTTAGTATAATTCTTTTTCCATTCTTGGCCGGGGATATAAAGTCTCCGGCTTTTTTAAAAACCAATCAAAAAGAGATTTATTAACAATTTAAAAGAAAGGAATTAAAATTATGATTACAATGAACATGAACAGTGATGAAATCTTTAAAGAATTGAAAAGAGATTATCAGACTATATTAGATGTAGTTAATAGAGAGGTAGATAAAAATAAACATAAAATATTAAAGATTTATCAACGAACGAAATCTCCAGTTCCGTTTAAGGAGACGAAAATTATTAATGTATCAAGAAATCAATATCGGGCAATTATTAAAGCATGGCCTGATAAAGGAGGATTTTCAAACGGGACTACCATTTATACTATTGTAGATAATGGAATAACTGGAAAAAAGAATGCTATATTATTCCCATCACTTGATGTTAATTTGAGGAGTATTGTAATATTCGAAGCACATTTTATGAGAAGGTATCGCGAAAGATATCTAAAAATAGATAATATTAACTTTGAAAAGATTGTAGATATTTATCTAAGATCTAATCCTGCAATAATTACAACAATAATTTCTGAAGTTCAAAAAGAGGGAGAATGGAATTTAGAAGGAAAATTGAATGATGGAGTTGCCTTAGGAATTTTTCAGAAAGATACAGAATTTTTCCGTTTTATTACATATGTTAGTAATGAAATGTTAAGAGAAAATCAGATACATTTAACTGATGATTCTCCAACAGGACAAATACTTCAAATGTATCAAAAATTAAAACAGGAGGATAGATTTGCTTGGAGTAATGCTGTTTTATCAGCAGGAGGTCTTGAAGGAGTAAATGAATATTTTTAATGGAGGGGATTAATCCCCTTCTTTTTTTTCTTAAAATATTATATATGAAATAAAAATATAATTTATTTTTTGTGATAAGTAAATTTTTTTTTATTTTCCGTATATAATTTCCTTAAAGCCTTATATATGTAATAAACTTAAAAAAGAAATTATGGAAGAATATGAAGAATCGTTTAACTTCGGAGAAACAATTGTAGAAGTAGCAAAAGAGAAGCAAAGGACTATGAGTGATGAAGAATATCAAGAGTGGCTTTGTCAGTTAAGTGATGAATTTGCTTTTTTAGATTGAATTTGGAATAGGTTTAGTGGTGATGAAACTACTAAACCTTTAATTTTCTTATATATGTAGTAATAAAAATAAAATTATAAATGTTAACATTAGAATAAATTTATAATAAGTATTTAACAATGGATCGTATAGAAGACGATCCAATAATAGAAAAATTATTTAACGATTTTTCTCCAAAAAGTGAGGAATTTCTTTCAGCAGAATATATAAATACTGTAATTAATAATCCTTTAATTAATAAACAAGAACTTAAGAAATTATATAAACCGGGAATACCAATTATTCCCATTGATAGGTTTGATTTTTCTATTGTGGATTATTCACCTGTTTTTCTTACACGAGAATTAGAAATTACTGAAGATTTAGGGAAATTAATATTTTCTGAAGTTATCGAAAATAATCCAGATACTTATACTTATAAACAGAAAATTGGTGAGTATGAGTGGGAGTATACGATAGATCGCTCTGTACCTTATTATAAAGTTATCTATAATTGTGAAGTTCGTAATAAATATAAAGAATATTATGATGATTATATGAGAACTCAGAAGATATACATATATTATCTTCCTTCTTTTAATATTTTTAATAATAAGCCAATTGTTAGGGAAGTATATAAGGATCACTATAATAGAGAATTTAAAGATTCTAAAGGAAAACGTATAATACTAAATTGTAGTAATTGTGTAGCGTTTTCAGAGAAGATGCTAGAAGAACAATTTAATGTTTTTAAACGTATTGGAATTAGAAATATGTCAAATAGAATTACAAAAATGGAAAATAATATAAAGTCTATAGAAAAAAGATTAGAAGAACTTGTTAAGAGTAAAGATGAGCTCTTAGAGAAATTTTTCTATGAAGAGGAAAGATTGAATGAATTATTTAAATTATAATAAAGAATATGGAAAAGTACTTAGAATTATCAGATGTTATGTTAGTTCCTGATAATCTTAACTCAGGATGGACTAACTCTGGAAAACTTGATTATTTTGTTTTAGATGATCAGGAAGTTACGGGAGTGCCAAAAAGTTTACCTATTTTTACAAGTCCGATGGAAGCTATTGTTGGAGTTGATAATTGGAAAGTATGGCAAGATTCTGGAATTAAGCCTATCCTCCCTAGAACTGTTGAACTTGGAACTAGACTTGAAGCGTGTGGATTTATCTTCTGTGCGTTTAGTCTTCAGGAGGTAAGAGAAAATTTTATAAATATAGATCAAAGAGGTTCAACTCAACAATTTCATATCTGCATCGACTCTGGAAATGGTCATGATGTAGCTCTTATGGAAATTGGACAGAGATTAAAACAGCTCTACGGAAAACAGGTTATCTTGATGGGTGGAAATATAGCTAACCCTAAGACTTACGAAGTGTATAGTGGCGCCGGATTTGATTATGTACGTGTCGGAATATCATCTGGATCTTTAGTTGATCAAGATAAGTATGGGTTTCATTATCCTATGGCATCTATTCTCGGCGCAATTAATTCACTTCGAAAATCAGGAAAAGGTAGACTTCGGGATGTTAAAGTTATTGCAGATGGTGGTATTACTTGTCACTCGGATATCCTAAAAGCTATTGCCCTTGGTGCTGATTATGTAATGATTGGTCGTGAGTTTGCTAAGATCTTGGAAGCATCTGGAACAATTTATAAAAGAACAGTAAAGTCAGATCAGGATATTATCGAAGAAGTTCAGGAGTTAGGAGGTTTAGTTAATATGTCTCCTATCGAATTATCTGAGTTAGATTTAGTTAGACAATACTTCGGAAATACTACCCCTGAGATGCAAGCACTTCGAGCAGGTTATTCAGATGTAAATTCTTGGAGATCGTCAGGAGAAAAGCCCAGAGTAAAAGTATCAGATTCGGAATGGACTTGGGTAGAGATTGGAACTACTTTAAAGGATTGGATACAGGGTCTAAAGGAGTGTATTAATTATGGATTTATGATGTCAAACGCTAAGTCTTGGAAGGAATTTAGAGATAATACTTTAGTTATTAGAGTAAGATGAGTTCAGGTGAAGAGAAAATAGATAAAGATGTATGGGGAGAATATTTGAAATTAGGTTCTCCAGTTCCGATAATAGCTATTCGAATTCTTGAAAAATATTCGTTAGTAAGTTATAATTGGGATGATTGGAATGATTTTTATACTGATCTTAAAGAACAAATTATTTGGATGAATAATAAATACTTTCAAGATAATCTCCTTAATCCTCCTAAGATAATTTACAAAGAAGCACAACTTATAAAAACTATTAAAGAATCAGTTGAGTTTTATTTCTTTAAAGGACGTAGAATTTATACTGCATCTGAATTAAATATTATCGAATTGATATCTCATTGTGGAAGTAGAGGTATTATGTCTGGAGATATGTGGGAATTTTACAGAAAGGAGTGTATGCCTGTTAAGTTTGATGACCTAACTCACTTTGTTAAATGAAGACATATCTTTTTGTAAAAGAAATATCTGATTTTGATAAATTAGGAAATCCTATATTTTTCAGAGAATTTATGACAATTATTGCATCCTCCGAGAATGAAGCTTGGGAAAAATTTGAAGAACAACTAAGACCTAGATCTCCGAAAAGAAAGAATTATGAACAAGAATTCAAAAGATGGAAAATAACAGAGGAAGATATATTTTAATATTAAAATTGGATATACTTATTTTTACGAGTGAAATGAGCGATTGGTTTCCAATAACACTTAATAATTCTGGAGAGATTACAGATGAAAAACTTAAGGAGATTAAAGAATTTTTTCTATGTAGATGGAAATATAAATATCCACCTATTTTAAAACAAAAAGATTTTATCAAAGAACTTAGGAATACTATATCTGAATCTCGAGTGTTTTATGTTCCTTGGGGAGTTACAACAGAAATAGTTATATCTAATTGGATTGATTATTTTTATCATAATAAACCAATTTCTCCTGAGATTGAAAAGATTTTTATTAACTCAAAACCTATAGAAAATTTATGGCAACTTTTTTGATAGACTTCGATGGCACTTGTGTTCCTAATCTTCCTGAACCCGGTTTTTCAGAGGTTGATACAGGAGCTGAAAGGGTTTTAAAAAGGATAGTTTCTGCTGGACATAGATTGATTCTTTGGACTTGTCGGAATAATTCTAGAAATAATCCATATAATTATATTGGAGGAAAATTTAGAACTGAAACATCATTAGAAGAAGCTGAGAGATGGTTTCGAGAAAGAGAAATTCCACTGTATTGTGTAAATGATAATCCAGAGGAAGAAGGTGTAATAGGATATGCAAGAAAAGTTTTAGGAGATTTCTTGATAGATGATACAGCTCTTGGAATACCTCTTAGATGGGGTGAAGCCGAGTATGTAAATTTCGATACTGGAGAAATAAAAACTATATATACCTCTTGTGTTGATTGGGAGGCTATTGAAACAATTTTAGAAAGAATGGGAATGTTATAGGAGTTATGGAAGTTTATAAAGTAGAAATAGAGGCGCCGGATATTGATTTTTGTTGGTATTTTATATTTGCTAAATCTAAGGAATCAGCTATTAAAATTTATGAAGAATATTCAAAATTTATTATATTACCGGCGCAAGGTACTGATATTCTAAAACTTGGGGAATATAGAGCCTTCCTAAAGAAATTTGGAAGGTTAATAAGACTCCCTGGAATAACTTCATCGTCAAAGATAGAAGGAATAAAAGTTGATTTAACTGATAGATCCTTTTCTTGGAAAAAGTCTTAAAACCTTACTTTTGAGATAAACCAATAAAATCCAAGAATCATGGAAAAAGAATTAAAACAAAAACAAGGAATTAATTATGTCAGAGAAGATGGAATCTTAAGAATTGGGGTTAAACTTGTAATATCTCCAGAAATTATCGGTTTTCCTGAAATTGAAAGAGAAAAGGAGTACAAAGTTACTAATGTTGAAAAAGTTATAAAATTGGATTCTCCTAAGCCAATTTATTACATAACTCTTGATGGGTTAGGTGAAAGAGTATATACAGATGGAATTTTTTCAATTGTCCCAACAAATTTCAATGTTTATAGATGGAAAGGATATTACATCTTAGCACTCTCTGAAGAACAAGCTCAAAGAATCTGGAATACGTGGATAGATAACTTAGAGATTGTAGCAGCTGATGGAAGACCTAAGATGTATAAGTTTGTAAATAACTTACAAAATCGAGGAGATCAAGAATTATTTCCTAGAATCATCCGACGATTACATTCAGAATATTCATTTCCTTGTATCGTTGAAGACTTAGAATTCGAAAAAGAGCCTGTTTATGTTTATAAATTTCCAGGTTAAAACCAAAAGAAGACTGTGAGAAATCCGGTCTTCTTCTTTTTGCTCTTTACAGCGATTCAGAATCTTAATTAATGGTAAACATATAGATGTGTTTTGTTTGTTAGTATTAGTTTTTAAAGTTTAATAGAAGTCCCTAGTCTGTGAAGATTGGGGATTTTTCTTTTTCTAGGCTTCAAAATCTTATAATTGAATAAAAACATTTAATTATTATAAATTATGGAAAATAAAACAATTAAAGATTTTAGAAGTTTTTATAAATCTCAGAATCCTTTTAAGATGACTAGTTTTGATGATAAACTTCATAAAATGTCAGAAGCTAGAGGAGGTTATATCAATCCATATATTCTTGAGGAGTCTGAAAGAAATATGTCTCAGCTAGATATTTTTTCTAAGCTTATGAGTAAACGTCAAATTTTCTTTGGTACAGATGTAAATTCAGATAGTGCAAATATAGTAGTTTCTCAATTATTATATCTAGATTCTGTAGAAAATGCAGATATTACTATGTATGTGAATAGTCCTGGGGGTAGTTGTAGTTCTGGTGCGGGAATTATTGATTCTATGGAATTTATTGATTCTGATGTTAGAACAATAAATACTGGATTATGTGCGTCTTATGGTGCTATGATTCTAATGTGTGGAACTAAAGGTAAACGTTCAGCACTTAGAAGATCTAGAACAATGATTCATCAACCACTCATAGGTCAACTATCTGGGCAAACTACAGATATTATTATTGAAGCTAAGGAGATGGAACGTCTAAGAAAAGAACTTTATGAAACTATTGTAGAGCAGACAGGTCAAACCTATGAAACTGTTGCAGATGCTTGTGAGAGAGATAATTGGATGACTGCACAAGAAGCATTAGATTTTGGAATTATTGACGAAGTTATCAGAAAGAAATAGAAATAGTAATCAAGAGAGTTGTTTGGAATTTCCAGGCAGCTCTTTTTATTTTTTATTATGGAAGAGAATAATATAATAAATATCCTATCAGATCCTGAGGTTTCATTGGATCAAAAATTTTATGAATACTGTAAGTTCTATCAAGAGTATATTACAACACCTTTTAATGATTCTCTTGAGCCTGTAGTTTCTGATGCAGTTCAGGAATTTTATCCAGAGTTTCATATTTTTCGAACTGTTTTTTGTTTAACGGGAGGAAAGTTTGATTATAAGATCTCTTTCACCAGACTTAAGGAGATATATAGATATTTTTCAAGTAAATATTCTTTTGGTGGTAGAGAAATAGAAACGGAGGTCAAAACATTCAAACATGATTTTACAAGAAACCTAGAAAAGAGTTTTAAAACTCTTTTGAGTAATCCTTTTATAAGTGATGGGAATGATGCAAGAGTAAATATCTCCGGGTTAGATAGCTTTTATAAAGAAAGTCTACCTTATGGACATAATTACACTACTTTTGAAAATAATGATGAATTTCCTTTACCACCTGAGAGAGATTGGAGGATCAAGGTTTTAGATATTTCGCTGTTTTCTTCCGGCCGTTTTGTAATTACTCCATATTTAACGAATTATATTATACATGATAATGAAGGATAATGAGTTTTTATTAAAAGTCTTATGTTCTGGATTAGATTTAAATAAAAAGTTTAGACAATATTGTAAGGTTCGATGGGAAAATAATACGGCCGAACTTATAACAGCGAATCCTAAGATAATTGAAGAGTTTTATCCTGAATTTTCTGAGCTATATGATTATTTCTTTAGTTTAGGAGAAGTAAAAGAACCGACACATCCAATTAATGAGAAATATCTTAATGTTTCGAGGATGCTATCATTAAAGAAAGACCTAGAAGAATTAGTTATGCCTTTTGGATTTATTTCAGGAAGTTCGATTTCTAAAAAGTTTATAGAGATTGTTAATATATCTAAATCATCTATAATAACTAACTTTTATACTAAAGATTATTTAATAACATCCTTTAGAAAAGCTTGGAAAGAAGTTGGAGTTAATAGGAATGAATTTTGGGAAGGTGATTTATTTTATATGTCAGGTGGTAAAATATGTTTAGTATTAGTAGATCTAGATAATAATAGATATATAGCAGTTAGTAGTAATTATGATTAGTTATATTTCAATTTATACTTCGGATGTAAAAAAAGGATTACAGTTGTATGAAAAATGTTTGAAAGTAAATCCAGAAAAACCACCTTTGTATGGAAAAGACCTAGAAATTTTAATTCCTTGGGCTGATTGGAATAATTATACTAATATTCTTTTTCCAACTCTCGGAGAACTTAGGTCTCTTGAAATTAAAGAGTATTTATGGGAGACAGATCAGAAATTAGAAATTTTATCTTCTAAAGCAATGGAAGGATTATATAAATCTAAGTATTTTGATCTCTTAGGTAATTTTATTGGAGTAAATCAACAGAATGAGTTTTGGTTTTTTGATGGAAATAATAGATTAAGAGATGTTTTTTCTATTCGTTTCAGTGATATTGGTACTGGTATCGTTATGGGTTATTCTTTAATAAATTATTTTGAATTAGGTTACGCTGTAGAAAAAGAAATATTTTATAGAAGATTTATAAATAGTGATCCGAAAAGATTTGAATCCCTTAATAATGTAATTAAAAATATATAAAAAATTATGAACGAACAAGAAATGGACTTTAGAATAAATTGTATTTTAGCTAGAGCTAGAAACATAATTTATTATAGAAGAATTGATAATCGTCCTAGATGTCAATATATTCACACAGTACGAGGACTTAGACAAGATACTAGAACTTTATCTCTAAGTCTTCCTGATACTGAAAAATATAAAGATATTAAGGAATTATTTGGAAGGATAGTAAGAACAATTCCTCCAAAAGTAAAATCGGAAGAGTGTGAGGAGGTTATTATGAAGGTAGCAGAGATCCTTATGACTCCCGAAGAAATTCAGCAACTTCCAGTATTACCAATTTCAGAAGAACAAGTTTTCGATGAGTGAAAGTACTAATATTGAACAACTTAAAACTTTACTCTCGATTTTAAATAATGAGGGTTGGTGTATTCAAACTAAATTCGAAGCTTTTATTGGTTATCCTAGAAAATCTGAGATCTTAGATATTATTGATGATTCACCTTATTCTAGTTTTATAGATATTTTTTATCAGTATGGAGAAGAGTTGTGTAGAAGCATTAATTATGATGTTTTATATGCAGCCTATGATCTTAAGAGAACTTTAGGGTCAAAAGAGTATAAGGAATATGTTAAATCTATACGGAAATGTATTGAAGTTATAGTAACTGACTATAAAATTAGTAATATTGTTGCTTCCGTTAATCCTGTATTAAAAGACCCTCGTGAAAATTTACAAGGTTATTATGGAACTATAAGAATATCTTCAGTTGATAAAATATTCTTAAATGGGATGAAACCTCAACTTGGGATCGGTTTTTCTGATTATATTGATTTCCTTAAAGTAATATTTCGGAAAGATTGGAAGTTTGTAATAGATGGTAATAAAGATAAATTATTCATATATAAAAGAACAGTATGACTAGTAGTAAAAGAAAAAAAGAAAGACGTCATCAAAGATATCTTAGAAACGTTAGGAAAGAAGTAGAGTATAAAAAAGAAGCTTGGGAATCTGGAAAATTAATTGAAGAAAATCATAACCAAGGACCATATTCTGCTGGTTATAGTATTGAACTTGGAGATAGATTGTATAATATTATTCAGTCTTACAAGGAACAAGCTTATCAAAATCCAGAGTGTCCAGGTGGAGATAATGATTTTATGTTGAAGAAATTTAGAATGTATAGAATGAAAATTCGAGATTTCATTTTACATTACAATCCTGACATCCCAAAGACTAATGCATATGAATATTTGAAATCAGCAATAGAAGCTTATTGGGATCGACCAGAAAAACTACTTTTACTATTATGATAACATTAGAAAAATTAATTTTTACAAAAGAATTGATTATCTCAGTATCAATTGAAAAATCAATTGTTTTAGAAGAAAGATATCGATTTTATCCAGAATATACAAAAAAGTTCCTTGGGTTTATCAAATGTCGTCAAAAGAATTATATGAGAGATATGATTTACTCACAAGAATCTAGAAAATATGAAAATATTGAACCGGGACAATCTATAAGACTTCCAAATTCAGTATTTTATTGTGGTGTTAAGGATGGAATAATAGGAGAAGATATGTATTCTGATGGATCTTATAAAGTATATAGACTTCCATATATTATAATTTACTATAAAATCGATATGTATGGGAATAATATAAGAAGAAAAGAATATACATTTAAAACAGAAAAAGAATTAAATGAGTTTCTTAATCTATTATATGAAAAGGGTCTACTTACTGATAAGGATTTATTTTATGATAGAACTTCAAGTAAATTAATAAAAAATGTTAAATTATGATGAAAATAGGAAGATTATTTAACGACTTACCCTCAATTAAAGATTATAGAGTTACAAAGATAGAAATAAATCCAGAATCATTAAAACTTGAAGATCATAAGTTCTACTTTGTTTATGAAGAAAAGTACACAACAGAGAAAAAAGTTTTTGGATTCTTTAAGAAAACAGAAACACATTCTAAGATGCATAATAATGTAGTGGTTACTGGAGGAAGTTCGGACACCGAAATAGTAAAGAATTTTAATTATCTTAAATGTATTCCAGGAAAAACAATTCTTGATCTTTACAGTTATACTAATATTTCAGGAGAATGTTTGATTTCAGAGTCTCAAAATCAGGATGGTTCATATGATTTAGTAAGACTTCCATATGTCAAATTAACTTTTACATATATCGGAGATAAGTCTCAATATTATCATATAACAAATATAGTTTCATTTAGTAACAGTGATGATATAACAAAGCTTTTGAAAGATTTAGTAGATGATAATTTAATATCTGATGAATTATTTCAAGATAAAGAGACTACAGGGTTAATTACAGATGTTTATAAATATATTAAAAATTATATAAGAAATGGTAAATGATGATATTCTTATAAAATTCGCCAGAAAAAGAGGTTTTTCTAAGACTTGGCCAGATCAAGTTAATAAAATGAAGTCCAGAATGACAGAAATGAAACTTGGATTTCCAGGAATAGGAAATGATCATCTTAGTCTTATGGAATATCAAAATCTAAAACCTGGTGAGATATTTATATATGATCCTTATGTAGAATCAGGTGCAATTGGAGATGAAGCTCCTTTGATGTTAAAGATTTTAGATAATGGATTGTGTTATATAGAAGGTATTGGAGTTGGTTTAGATAGTCAAAGAGATCCAGAACGTATAAAGTTTAGATGGAGAGATACAATTCAGCTTCCACCACTTCCACCGGAATTTTTAGTATTTAGAGTAGATCCAAGACCAACTTTAAATGGAGGTCCAGGGTATTACTATTTTTACAAATCTTATCGAGATTTTAGATACTAATGGAAAATAAAAGAATTACTAAGATTTTCGAAAATATATGTAAAGAGCTAGGGAAAGGGTCATTTCAATATTATTCTACAGTTGTTAAGACTCATTATCTACAACTAACTGGAGTAAGAATTCCAACAGTATTCTTAATTCGTTCTGATGAGATAGGACCTGATGCTTCTAAAGTACCTATGTATATAATTAGAACTGAACCAGAAGGTGAACTTCCAACTGAAGAACTTATCACTATATCCTATGAAGATATTGAGAATTATATATATCGTTACTTAGCAGCATTATGATAAATCTGAAGAATATAGTTAAAGAAATATCAGATGTTTTTGGAGATCCTTTGTACGTTGCTAATGATTATCCTGATCAAATAACTTTAGTATATTCATCTATGGTTTTATTTGAACTGAAAAGAGAATCTTCAGATATTATCGAATATACTATAATTTATTTAGGTACCGGTGAATATAAAATGAAGAAAATAAAAACAACAACTGAAAAGGTGATCCTAGATTCGATTCTTAATTCAGTTGCTGAAGGACTATAAAAATAATAAGAGAGGTCTTGACTAATTAAAAGTCAAGTTAAATCCTCTCTTATTTTCTTTTTTATCCCATTACAATAGATGTATGAGCTACTTCTTTTTCTTTATACTTTACTGTATTTTCTACAAATGTTTCCAACTCTTTCCGATAAGCATTTTCTGCTTTTAGTATCATTCTTCCTCGTTGAATTCCTTCTGAATAAACTAAACGTTTAGCTTTAGATTCAGCGATACGTCTTCCTTTTGTCTCATCGAATTTATCATCTTTGTGACAACGGGCAACTGTTATAACTTCGAAAGGTTCTAAGAATCTCTCTTCCCCTTCCCATGTAAATCGGAAATTGTTTTGACCAGACTTTCTATCGTCTAATTTTGCAGTCATAACACAAGTTACTATTCTTCTTTTTTCGCTCACATAAAACTTTGTAGATAAAAATCTTACTTTCATAATTGTTTAATTTTTTTATTAATACATTTATAAGGAACTCGGGGTTAGTACTTTAAAGTAAACTCTCCATGTCATTTTCCATTTTACAAATTTCCATACTCTAAGTTTCACTCCAAATTTCTTAGCTCTTCTGATATAATGTTGTATTATTTTTCTTTCATCATAGACCCTACATCCATAACGTTCTTTTGCTAAGTTTTTATTACTTATTATTCCTCGTTTATCCCCGAAAGTCATGATTAATCCTCTATTACAAATCTTAATTGCATTATCAAAACATTTCATTGGAGTATTAAATGGATCTAGATCTACAACGTCAAATTCATATTCTTTCTCATATAATACCTTAACAAGATCTTCAGCAGGAAAATGTAATTTAGCTGGATAATCTTTATTTATATCATTTGTTAATACTACTCTTCTTTTTTCATACTTTGTCCAAAATGGCTTACTCCCCGAATAAGCGTCTAAGATAGTCATTACTCTATCTTCTTTTTCAAGATATTTTAAGAATTTATCGTTAAGATTATATTTTTCTTCTATATGACCCTTATTATAAGTTCCATTTTCTGTTCTAAACTTAACACATCTATTTCTAACGGATGTTTCAGTTCTAGATATAGATTTAGCGATTAATCCATAAGGTATTCCTAGGTCATTAAGTTTCATAATATATGATAACTCAGAGTGGGTGTATTTATCATTTCTTTTCCTCTTCTCAAATAATACTGGAAGTTCTTTGATAGATTTCCCACTAATTTTACCTTCTTTTAGATTTTTTAATACTTCATTTTCGAAAATTTGTTCTAATCTTTCCATTCTTTTAGGTTTTTATTTCAAGTATAAGATTCTCAGGCCAAAAAAAAATAAGCCCGATCTTCGCAGACCAGACTTATTGACTAAAGCAATTTTCATTAACAATAATTTCCATATATAAGGTTTTTAAGGGAAATGTACATAAGAAAGATATAAAACTCTAATAGCCTTAACTATGATCAAAGAAAATTAAAATGAGAATAAAAAATTTAAGATTAAAAAATTTTTTCGCATGTAAAGAAGAAATATCAATAGGATTTTCTCCGACTGGACTTACAGAGTTAATAAGCAGTGATGTTGATTATAAAGTAGATATATCCTTAGATGAATTTCTCAAAGGAATTGGTAAATTTTTACTGAAAAAAGTTAGTAAAGTAGATTTTAGACCATATGATCCTATAGAACCTATTGAGATGTCTATAACTCTTTGTTCTGAAGATTATGATATAGGATATAGTGTTATCTTTACGTTAGATGAGTTTATATCTGAATCCCTTGTTGTAGATCAAAAATTAGCTGTATATGTAGATCAATATGAAATAAGTATAGGAGCAGGATTTAAAGGAACTGGGGAGGATGAAGAAATTTTATTAAATTTATATGAAGTTTATAAATCAACAAAATTTATTACTTCTTTTATTTCTAATTTATCCTATGACTATCCTAATATATCTTATGGAATAGGTAAGTTTTTTGAAAAAGATTTAATAATAGCTGATTCAGGTGAAGGACTTAAATGGGGTATTGATCCATTTATTGAAAAACTCATGAAATATCCTGAATCAGTTCAAGAGAAAGTAAGAAATATTATTCCTGATTTAGGTTTTGGAATAAATAAAATAACTGAAGACTGGAGGATAATAACAGATCATGATCCAACTGGATTATTAAGTATAATTGATCATGGATCAGGATTTAGAATTCTTATGTATATGCTTCCTATAATATTTAGTATTATAGAGGATCCTGAAGAAAGGTGTTTATTTATAACATCAATGTCGGGTCTTCATCCAACTCTTAAAAGGGGTTTGATAGAAAATATTAGATGTGAACTAGGAAATAAAAACTCACAAATATTATATAGATTATGAAATTATTAGAAAAAGGAAACAGAATTACATTGTTTGAAGGTGGTATTGTAGTAGATGAAAATTTATTAAAATATAAAAATCTAGTAAAAGATACAACCGAAAAAGTAACTTTAAGTTCAAAGGAAGACCTTAAGGAATCTGAAGTAAATATAAATTTTAATAGAATAGTAAATACAGATCCTGATTCAATAACTCCAGGACAATTTCTTTTCTTAGAAGGTGAGAAAGAAATAGAAGCTACAGATAAAATTCTAAAAGGTTTATCTAGAGTTAAGGAATTTCTTGGAGACTCAAATGCTAGGAAATTTAATATATCAATTTCAGAAAAGCTATTAAAAATTCTGAAGGAAAATAATTCTTTAATCTCAGGTAGAATTCGGAATCAAATTTTCGTAAATAATAATGATGATTCTGTTAAATATGTTAATACTAATATGAATTCTTCGGGGAATAAGAAAGAGAAGAAAGGTTTCTTAGAAAAATTATTTGGAAAGAGAAAAAAGACAATTACTGAGGATAAGATAGAGGAACCGAAAAAGCTGTATGAAATAAATGTAATAGAATTGTTTGATCAAGTTAAGATATTAGCTGGAAAAGAAAAAGAGTTTAAAGAACGTACTGAAGCTTATATGAGCTTAATTCATAAAGCTACTGTATTAAATCAACAAGCTCAACTCGAAAAATTAATTTCAGAATTAGTTATACATATTTATGAATCAGTTCTAGCAGTTTCTGGAATTAATCATTATATTACAATGTCGGATCTAGTAACTCTTCAGAAAAAATGTGAAAAACAACTTGATATTGATTATATTAAGAATTTCACAAGAGTAATTCCAGATTCAGTTGCTGAAAAGAAAGTACTGGCAGATAATTTACAAGTATTTGATAACTACGTAATTCTGTACTATGATCCTACCGGAAAATCATTCAGTTTAACAGAATATGAAAAAGCTGAAGAGGAGAGAATTAAAAAGGATCCAATTCTATTTGGTGTTATTAAAGATTCGGATAAATTATATTATATTGATTCCTGGATAGATGATCTTTGTGATTTAACATGGGATCAAGTAGTAGAGAAATTAAGTGAAGATAAAACACTATGATTGAAGATAAAGAATCTTTGCAGAAAAGTTATAATATGTTTTTTGATGAACTTCCAGAGGATGTTAAAGAAGTTCTTGGAGAAATGGGTTTATCTGAAAAGACAGCTATGCCAGAACTTTTGAAGTGGCATAAGAGATACTTACGTCTTAGTGCTCTTTACAGTTCTATGAAAGAATCTAAACTGCCCTTAATGAATGGAACTTATATGCTTGTGTCGAAACGATTAGCATTTGTAAGATCCATTTGGGGTATTTATTATGATATCTTGGATGGCATCTCTCATAATGATCCTACTTTGTCAAAAGAGTTATTAAGATTAAAACAAGAAAAGAGAAAAAATGAGTTGTAGATTACTTGAAAAATACTTTGCAGAAAAACATGGAAGTAGTATTGACAAGAGTTTTAGAGGAATACCTATTGGAATGAGTCTATATGATTCATTGAATTTCGTGTATGGATCCCTTAGAATATCTACTTATGACAGTTCTTGTTTGATTATAATTAATGATAGTCGAGTTGATGAAGAAGAGAGATCTTTTATTTGGAGTAGAGTTTCACATAAATCTGTTGGTGAACTTATAACTAGTGGAATTTATGAAGGTGATATTTTAATCCATGAAGATTATCCAAAGTATCTTTTCGAACTTCAATATATTAATGGAGGATGGAAACCTTGTGTAATTTATGGAAGTGAAGGGACCCCAGAGTTAAGTGGTTTTCCAAGAGATCTTAGAGAATATAGTGTTCATTCATGGAAGTATGAACATTATCTTTGGTACGCAGATTATTCCTTAATGGGAGTTAAGAAACCTCGGGAAGATCTTATTTTCTTAGGATCTATTGAAAAAGATACTGATAATCTTTATTTAACCCCAGGAGATGATGGAATATTCAGAAACTCTTTAAATATATTTTATGAATCTGATATGGGTGATTATGGAAAAATAATTATTACAGAAACCATTTTTGCAGAAAACTTTCATACCTGTACTTATCCAGAAAAGACTATTAAAGATGCAATAGAATGGAATCCAGTAGTTGGAGATTTGCTTAGAAAAAGAAAATTAATAAGTTTTTAAAAAGCCTATGGAATATTTATTTATGACTGTTGTAATACTGTTATTAATATCAGTATTTATATTTATTAAAGTTAAAAGACGATTGAAAAAAGATAAGCCGAATATATTTTTCGTCTTACCTTCGATTATGGCTATATTTATTGTATTTTTTACATTTACTTTAAATAAGCCAGTAGATACAAAACTAGTTGAATACTCAGCTAGGTATATAAAACATTACAGTAATTGGATAGAAAAAGTAGATGGAAAAGATGTTACTCATGAAGATGTTTATTACCTAGTTTATGATGATTTTGATACTGGTGAAGAAGTAGAGATTGAAATTTCGAAAAATACTTTTATGTATTTTCAAGGATTATGGAAAAACAAGGAAGATATCATACATCCACAGAATAAGAGTTGGCATATATGTAGATCTAAGTGGAATAGTAATCCTGAAACTGCATTAATATTCTCAAAACCTACTAGTTACTATAATTATATGAATAATATTTTACCGATCTATAAGTTATATGATGTAGATATATCAGAAGCTTTGAAGAAAAGATTATTTATAAGATATAATATTGGTAGGATCGTAAATTCAGATAATATTTTAGAACCTAGACAAAATTTCGTATATGGTATCAATATTCCTGATTCTCTAGAAAGAAAAATTGGCTATATATGTTCCCTAGATCCTATGTTCAGACCTATTCTTTTAGTTTGGCAAAATAGCTATAAGAATAAAACAGAACTTCAAAGATCATTCTGGTCTGGAGGAAAAGAAAATGAAGCAATATTTTGTATAGGTATTGATGAAAATGATACTATAACTTGGTCTGGATCTTTTAGTTGGGATAGAGATAAAAAGTTTGAAAAATATATTTTGGAAAAATCTCTTAAGCCTGGAACAAAGTTAAACATAGAAAATTATTCAGATTGTTTACTTAGTGGATATCAAAAAAATTATTGGAATCATATTGAATTGGATTCTTATAATTTCATTCAAATATCTTTTATAAATTTAATTACTATAATTATATCTGGATTTATAGTAATTCTTAATCTAGCAACTATTATAAAAGTATATAAAAAAGCTGAACAACAATAAAATATTACTACCTTGGAGAAAATAAATCTTCCAGGGTAGTTTATTTTCCTTATATGTGATAAAAACAATAAACAATTATGAAGAAAATTGATTACGAAAAAGCAGTCGAATTATTAAAAGAAGTAGTTCAAGATTGTAAATTCAAAGAAAAAATCTATCTAGTTGGTGGATGTGTTAGGGATTTAGTTTTAGGAAAAACTCCAAAAGATATAGATCTTTGTATTGATTATCCAGAAGGAACAGATCTCTTTATAGATTTCCTAAAAACAAAGCCTGAATGTTCTGGTTTCGTTACTTATAATAGATTTAAAACTGGGAAATTTTCATTAGACATAGGAGCCAATGAAAAGATAGATATAGAGTGTGTTGTACCTAGAGTTGAAACTTATAATCAAGGACCGAGAAAACCAGATACAGTACAACAAACTAATATCACAGAGGATGCTTTTAGACGTGATTTTTGTTGTAATGCATTATATAAAAACCTATTAACTGGAGAGGTATTAGATCCAACAGGAAAAGGTTTAGATGATTGTAAGAATAGAATCTTAAGAACGCCTCTTGATCCTGAACAGACTTTTAAAGATGATCCTCTTAGAATGTTAAGAGCAATCAGATTTGCTTGTACTAAGATGTTCACTATTTTTGAGGAAACATACTCTAAGATTGATAATATTCCAGAATATTCATCTCTTAGTATGGAAAGGATTAGAGATGAGTTTACTAAGATTTTAATGTCAAAAAATGCAGTATGGGGAATTCGAGAACTAATTGGAAGATGTCTTATGTGGAGAATTTCTAAGATTTTTCAATTAAATATTGGTTTCGTACAGAATAATAAATATCATGATAAGACTTGGGGTGAACATTCTCTTGCTGTATTAGATCATGTAATTCAAGGTGGAGCGGATCTTGAACTTAGATTAGCAGCTCTTTTTCATGATGTTTCTAAGCCAATATGTTATCAAGTAAAAGAAGATGGATCATTTTCATTTCACGAACATGATAAAGAGTCAGCAAAAGAAACAAGAGAAATCCTGATTAATCTTAAATACCCAGGAGAAGTAATTGATAAAGTTGTTTTCCTAGTTGAGAATCATATGTGTATTAAACAACTCTATGATTATTCTCGAGGACTATATACAGGAAAACCAAAGAAAACTCGTCAACTTATCAGACTTCTAGGAGATAACTTGATAGATGAGATGAAGTTAATTGAAGCTGATAATATGAATCATCGACCTTGTTGGAATATGCCTGGTCAAACTGAATCATTTCTCTCTGAGGTAGAAAGAATAAAAAATCTCCAACCTACTACGAATTTTACAGTTCCAATTACAGGAGAATGTATAATGACAGAATTTAGATTAGCCTCTGGAAAAATAATTGGAGAAATAAAACAAATTCTTCAAGATTATTTTGATGAAGATCCGAGACTATCTACGCCGGCCGATTTATTAGAGAAGTATAAAGAGGAATTTAGCGGTGAGTGTTTATGGTTTGTTAAAGAAGGAGATAAGTATTTATGTTTTTCTAAAGAACCAAAGAAAAGTGAATATGGATATTGGAACACTCCTGAGTATGAAAAACTTGAGGTAGATCCATCTGAAGTGGTTATAACAGATATATCCACCGCTTCTGATCACTTTATATATATTCCGGCCGTATTTTGTCCCAGAGTATGGAGAAAGAAAGCTAGACAGTTAAGGGCACGAGAAATCATGAAAGAAGTAATAAATAAAGTATTCGAACTACCTCAAGAATTCAGAGAAGATTTTAAAAACTTAGAATTGAGATTAGATAATGCCCCAGATGTATATGCTAGGGTGAAGTGGAACGATAATACTATAGAAGAATGGATGTAAAAGTTTATCAATGTGTTATACAAAATGTATTCACAGTATATTATACAGTACTTACAGAATCAAATTCTACAGAAAAAATTACAATACCTTATGTAGATTATGGTAGATTCGAAGTGTTTGCAGAACCTGGATTTAGTTTTGAAATTGTACAGGACGAAGTAAAATTAAAACCATACTTAGAAAAATTCGAAAAAGAAAGACCAATACAATTAATGGATTTCTCTAAAGTAGGATTAGTTTTAGCATCCTCAATTGACCGTCCAAAAATTTCAAATCTTAATTCTATGTCAAAAAGACTTTATAAAGATCCAATGATACAACTTTCATTTATAATGGAAGTAGAATCGTTGAATAAACAACCAGGAACCCGATTAATCAGGGAGTACGAATTAAACTCATTTACTAGAAAGGATATTCTGACTTCTGTGGTTCCTATCCCTGAAAAGAAATTTAAAACTGTAACAGGATTTCTAAAAACTATAATCTTTCGAAATTATCTTATAGATACTGGAAAAATTACTGGAGAACCAAAAATAAATTTAAAATGGGGAAAGTAAGTATGTTATTAAGTTATATAAATTTTAAAGGAGCAAAATACACTTACTTAGAAATTTCTTCTTCAAATAAAGAAGATTTATTATATACTTTTCCATTTTTACACTCAAGATATATTTTATCTAGGAATAATTATAAAAATCTTTTTGATAAAACTTATGTGTTAAAATTTTTTGAAGGAATTCAATTAGAAAAGGATGTACGTCTAGCTTCTTTATCTGAGGTATTTTTATATTTTGTTACAGAAGGGTATATCTGTAAAAAACTTTCTAATAGAAAAATAATAAATATACTAAATCGAGAGAAAAAATTAATCTATACAGATTCAAGATTAGATATTGTAAATAGAAATAATAGCATTTGTTGTAGGAAAGAATATTTACCTGAAGTTTCTTTATTTGAACTATTGAAAAATCTAAAGGTAGTAGATAGAGAATTTTGTTGTAAATCACCTGAATTTGTTATAAATCTTCTCTATCGAAACTATCTAATTGATAAAGGAATTATTAATGAACCGAGAATAATTTAACATGAAACCAGAAGAATTAGTAAAGAAAACAAAATTAGACCGAATTACTGGAACTAGATCTGTAACGCGTACAGATGGGTATATGTTTGTAGAACTTTCAGAAGGAGATAAAAAAGACTTAGAAACTATTGATAATCTAACAGGGAAAACACTTTATATAGTAGAACATGGTGCATCTCAAGTTATGGATCTCTTTGAAGAAGGAAACTCTCAAGTAGTCATAGATGATTCTACTGGAAAAACAGGTTTAGCTGTAGATGCTATTGATATTTCTGGAGATTTTATGTTATATCAAGTAAAAGATACAAATAAACCAGATACTTTTAGATGGTGGAATACTAAGGTTTATATAGATGCCAAACGAGTCGATCTTCCATTTCTTAAGACACCGACCTTAGGAAAAGAATCAAGGATTTATATAGTTGTAACTGAAGATTATGAGATTTATAAGTTTCCGAAGTTAATGTATCCAAATCCTATAAAAGATTTCTTTAAATGGTTGAAAAAGAAAAAGAAAATTTCGATAAAAGTAAAATCAATATATGATCGAAATGAATCCTTTGAGAATTGTTCGGGGTGGGTCCCAAAAAGAAATATTAAAGGAGAAGGAGAAATTCTTGAGTACATAAAAGAACTTGAAGGTGATACTAGTTGGAGGAGTTGGTGTAGTAATTGGGCTAACAAATTTAAAAACATAAAAGATATAACTATTACTCAAGAAGATATTAATGATTATATCTCTGAAGCAAAAAATAGATATAAAATTTACCGATGATTTCCTTAATAATGTGATGATAAACATAATAAAAATTAAACAAATAGAAAAATGAAAGATTCATCAAAATTTGAATTATCTCAAGAATTAAAAAAGTTTTTCGAGAAAGCTCATGAAGAAGTAGTCTCGTTTATGGGAAAAGAAATATCATTAGATCATATAGTTTCTCAGATAGTTATAACTTATCTAGATAATGAAGGTGATATTCCAGAACTAAGAGATTATCTAAAAGATCTGTTTATCGGAAAACCTAGTACAGAGGAAGATCTTAGAGAATTTATAATGGATGTAGTGGCCGAAATTAGAGAAGACAATAAATTTACAGCGCCTTCTGAATTGTATACTGGCGCTGATTCAATTGTCTTGTCTCCAGCCATTAATTATATCTTGGATAAACTGACAGATATAAATTTAAAATCTGAGATGACTGATGATATTGATACACTAGCTTTTCTTATGTGTTCACTTCCAGAAACAGAATTTAGTAAGATTGCAGAGTATCTTGTAGATGAATTAGGCGCCGATGCAAGAGACCTCACGAGTTTATTTTGGAAGATAAATGACTTCGATACGAAACTTGGAATAAAAGACCAAGAAGATAACCGTGAGGAAAATAACGGCGGCGAACTTAAAGAAAAAACTCTCGATTATAACCAAGGCGACGAAGACTCAGAAAAACGTCGCGAAGAGGAAGATCGAGAATTTGAAATGGCTGGACAAGGAAGTAATGAGCCCGAAAACCTAGATCCAAATTCTAGAACCCCTTTCCTTGATAAATTTTCTACAGATATGACTTTAGCTGCAAAAAATGGAGAATATGATCCAATTGTAGGTAGAGATAAAGAAATTTCACAGATTATTGAAATCCTATCATGTAGGAAGAAGAACAATGGAATTTTATTAGCTGAAGCTGGTTGTGGAAAGACCGCAATTATTGAAGGATTGTGTCAGAAAATAGTAAATAAAGAAGTTCCTAGAGAATTGATAGATAAAAGGATCTTCTCATTAGATTTAAACGCTTTAGTGGCTGGTTGCCAATTTAGAGGTTGTGATTATAAAATGGCCGTTTAAAGAAGTGATTCTTTAGATTATAAGCTAGTAAATTCGGCGAATAACCTTAACTATCTTACGCTTTAGTTAAGTAATTTAATGCCGAACTAAAGATAATATTCTTTAGTGTAACGTATAAAGACTGGCCAAGTTTAAATATTTAAACTTGAAATCATATACTGATCTATATGAAAATATTTTCATATAGTTAACGTAATGCAATATGAAGAGCGTTTAGATGCTATAATCAAAGAAGTAGAAAATAATCTTGAAATAATTATTTATATAGATGAAATACACAATCTAGTAGGTAATGGTTCGAATGATGGTAAAGGAGATGGAGCTAATATTCTTAAAGGTCCATTAGCTAGAGGGAAATTCAGATGTCTCGGGTCAACAACAACTACAGAATTTAAAAAATATATAGAAAAAGATAGTGCTCTTAAAAGAAGATTTCAAACGGTAATGGTGTCTGAGCCAACCAAAGAAGAAACCTTGGAAATATTAAAGACACTTAGGGAAAGATATGAAGATTATCATAGAGTAAGATATACAGATGATATTTTAAAACTTTGTGTAGAACTTAGTGGAAGATATATCTATGATAGACATTTCCCAGATAAAGCCATAGACTGTATTGATATTGCAGCTAGTGCAGCAAAACTTAGAAAAAATATTGATACTAGTTCTGTAGATAACCTAGAAAAAGCGATTGATGATATTGTTAAGGAAAAAATTAGGTTAGTAGAGGAACAAGATTTCGATGAGGCTCAGAAGAGGAGAGATACTGAATTGGTTTTGAAAAAAGAACTTGAGGAGGAGAGATTAAAGTTAATTGGAGAACTTAATGATCCTTCTGGTTGGCCTGAAGTAACTGAAGAAGATGTTATGTCAGTAGTATCTAAGATTTCTAATGTTCCTATAAACAAGATGAAGGATAGTGAAGCAATCAAAATTAGAAACATGAAGAAAGTCTTGGAAAAAGAAATTATAGGACAACAAGATGCAGTTGATACTGTAGTTACTGCACTTCAAAAATCAATTCTTGATATACAGGATCCCAATAAACCTATCTGTACGGCATTTTTATTAGGTCCGACTGGTGTAGGTAAAAGCCTGATTTCTAAGAAGATAGCTGAACTTTTCTTTGAAAGCGCTGAGAAAAACTTATTACTTATTAATATGGGAGAATATACAGAGAGTTATTCTGTATCCCGATTACTTGGAAGCGCTCCAGGATATTTAGGATCTGATTCAGATACAGCAGTTTTTGAAAAAGTAAGAACTAATCCAAATATGGTTATTGTATTTGATGAAATTGAAAAAGCTCATAAAGATATTTATGACTTACTCCTAGGAATTCTTGACACAGGAAAAGCTAACCTAAGTAACGGTCTCGAAGTGAGTTTTAAGAACTGCGTAATTTTGATGACTAGTAACGTAGCTTCGAAACAACTATCTGAAAAAGGAAATGGACTCGGATTTAATAAACAAAGTCAAGATGAGAAAAATAAAGATAATAAGTCTATAGTAATGAAGGCCATGGAAAAATTCTTTAGACCAGAATTTATTGGACGACTTAGTAATATTGTTATCTTTAATGAACTTGGAAAACCGGAAATGATAAAGATATTTGATCTTGAAATTGCAAAACTTAGCGATCGTTTATCAAAAAAAGGATATAAAATCAATATATCTGAAAAATTAAAAGAATTTATAATTGATCAAGTAGATACTAAATACGGAGCTAGAGATTTATCAAAGAATATTTCAAAGTATGTAGAAGATAAATTAGCTCTTGCAATGGTAAATGGAAAAGTTTCTGGGAATATCATTAATTTAGATTTAGGTGATAATTCTGAGGTAATTGTATCTGATTCTATAATAATGGAGTTAGATATTAAGAAAGAAAAAGTAAATAAATAAAAATAATATAAGACTTAGGTGAAATATCCTAAGTCTTTATTTTACTTTCCTGAGAATCCAAAAACCTTATAACTGAAAGAACATTAGAAAAATTTATAAAATAATAGATTGATCTAGTGTTCTTTTATCGTTAGTTATTCATTTTAGATTAGGGAAAAGTAGGAAATAATAAAGATCCGGAAACTTTATTATCTCCGAAATTCCTTTCTGATGTCTAAAATGAATAATAAAAATATAATAAAAAAATGAATAACTTACCTAAATCTCAAAGCGAAGAAAAGTCTGTCGCTAAATCGGGAATGAACAATAGTAATTCTTTAGATTTAAAAGACTTTAATACTGTTGAGGATTTTCAACAGTTTATAGATAACAATAAAATTACTAGGCCATTAGATTTTAAAAAGGGATATCCAAGTATTTATAATCGCCTAGTTAGAAAGAATTTTGCCGATAAAGTAAATTATCCGAATAGAAGAACTAGCTTATTATACAGAGATATAAACTCTCTGGAAAAGATTAATAAATTCATTAAAGATAATCAAATTATATCATCCTCTGATTTAAAAATTAACTATCCAATTATATATAATAGAGCAAATAACTTAAGAATCATTTCTAAATTAATATTTCCAAAAAGAACAAATCCAGAAGAATTTGTTGATTACTATCAAAAATTTATTAATGATAATGAAATACAAAACCCAACTGATTTTAAGAAAAGATTTGGTGGAATTTATCGAAAATTATTAAAAAATAAATTTGCTAGGTCTGTAGTATATCCTAATAGATTACATACTAATATAGATAACTGGGATTCTATATATAATTTAGAGTCAGCTCAAAAATTTATAGATGATAATAATATTCAAAATCCAAAAGATTTTAGTAATCGATTTTTAAGTGGGTATGCTAAATTATCTAAACTAGGATTAAGAAGTAAGGTAATATATCCAAATAGAATACTTTATAGTTTGGTGGATGAATTTAATACAGTAGAAGATATTCAAGAATTTATTGATACACATCCAGAAATATATTCTACCAAGTCTTTTGAAAGAACTTATCCAAAAATTTATGGAAGAGCAAAGACTTTAGGAATTAGAACGCAATTAAGATATAAAGCAAGTGTTGCTAATTGGGGTGACAAGTACAAAACTTCTGAAGAAATGCAAGAGTTTATAGATAATAACAATATTCAAAGTCCTACTGAATTTTTAATTAATTTTCCACAGGAGTATCACAAAGCTAGTAATGAAGGGTATTTAACGAAATTAGTTTATCCAGAACGAAAAGAATCTGCCATAGAAACTATTATTAGAAAAATTTTAGAATCTTTGGGAATAGAATTTATTCCAAGATGTCATACATTAGATTGGTTAGTTTATAAGAAAAAATTAGAGTTAGATTTTTATATTCCAGAATTAAACTTAGCAATAGAAGGTCATGGAGTACAACACTTTATTCCTGTAGATCATATGGGAGGAGAAAAAGGATTTAAAGATCATAGACAACGAGACTTAACGAAGTATAATTTATGTAAAGAACATGGAATTAATATAATTTATTTTGTAATTCCTAAAACATTAAAAAGAGAAGGTAGGAATTTAACAAAGTATTTTTCAACTATCGAAGAAATGTTAGATAGTTATTTTGCACCAATAATTTCAACCGAAGAAGACTTAATAACAGAAATAAAAAGATATATCGATAAAAATAATACAAAATCCGCTTAAAATCTTATATATGAAAAATAAATAAGAAAACTATGAAAAAGATATTAGGATTTATCGCAATTATTCTCGGTTTAATAGGATGTTTAGTAGCCTGGATGAAGGAGAATAAAAGAAATTGCTACAAAGAGGCGGGTTTAATTGATAATGAAGAAGTTATTAATGATGACTTTCCTCCTGTAAATGAATAGAAAAATAATAAGAACTTAGAGTAAAATCTAGGTTCTTTTTTTTTATTTGTATCAGAAAAGAAAAAATAAAACTACAGGATTTCTCTTGTAGTTTAGAATTATTTATATTTTTTAAATTACGTGGCGGTGATCGTTACAGTAAATCGCATAGTTTACAAATCTATAATTTAGTAGTAACTAATAACATGAGCCGCCACGTATTTAAATTTAAAGTTCGGAGATCAATGCAGTATTAAGCTTGCATTCCATATAATAATTAGTAGTAACTAACATTGTAAGCCGAACTCGTTCTTTATTTAAAAATATAAAATCATCTTTTTCTTTAAAATTCTTTTTCATACATTAATAAGAATTTCGGGGTTTCTGAGATTCCCTTTTTTTACATAGAAAATAAAAGTAGTAAGCTTTGATGTCTTACTACTTTATCTTTTTTATTGTCTTTTAGATTCGTTCTCTATATGATTAAATGTATATTTATATCTTCTTTTGAACGTATCCCAAGGAGTATGATCACGATAGGCATAACCTCCCCAATTATTCTGAAAATCTAGGTCTGCGCTATGTATTGCTTCCCATACTTTTCTTGGATTAAATCTAAAATTATAAATAAACACTAAAAACACGATTGGTACTACAATTACCATCTCAAGAAGAATTCCTATAATAACTAGAATTCCCCAAATTAACTTGTGTAATCTTAGTAGTTTAATCATCGTCGTCCTTTCTTTTTGATTTTCTTTTAATAGACTTACCGCTAAGAATTTCTAACATATCTTCATAGTTAGGAATTCTATAATTAATAAGAGCTATCGTTTTTCTTCCTTCTTTCAATAATTTTTCGAGAAGGGCGAGTTCTTCTGATTTGTGTTTATTTTTCTTATCTTCTGATGTAGGATGTTCTTTTCCATAACACTTAACTAACTCTGCATCATAAGATTTTTTCCGTTCTTCCATGACTTTTTCCATTTCACTAGAAGATTTCAAGCAATTTTCATATTCTTCTTGAACTTCTTGCAGTAATTTGGCTCTCTTCATTGAAAGTTCCTCATATAATTTCTTTTGTGAGGGTAATTTTTCATTGAGCTCACATAATATCTCTTTCTGAGATTTTAATACTGTTCCCCTAGATTCTTCACTAGAAAATGTTGCTTGATGTGACTCAATTCTTGATATACTATTTTCCAAAGATTTAATTTCTTTTTCTTTGGAATTGATAGATTTTTTCAGGTAATCACAGATTAGAGTTAGATGTCTACAGTCGATATAACCTTTTTTATTCTTTACGATTACTTTGAGTGTAGTTCTATTTATAGCGATATATCCATTCTCTAATCCAAAATCAAATATGTTGGAGTGCTTTTTCTTACTTTCCATTAGCGTTATTTCATGTTCTCCGCTATTTACAAACCCCATATAAACACCATCTCCTAATGATGTATAATTCTTAGATTCCCACTTTCCAATTACATTCAGTGAGTCATCTATTACCAATTTTCCACCAAAGAATTTAAACTCCTCTGTCTCTTCGTCATCAATATCGATAATATCTACAATATTATCCTTGATTTTTTCTTTCTTAGTTATTAATTTGTTAACTTCTAATGTTTCTTTTTCTTCTGATTTTTCTTTCTTCATAATTTTTTATTTTTAATTTGTTATAGTTTCAAACGGTTGGTACAATCGGTCCATCTTTTAGTAGAGTCCATCCATATCCATCTATTACTGTTATTGTTTTTGGAATATTTTCTTGAACGATACCTTTTAAGAATGTGAAGTTATAGACCTTTCCTAAATACTCTATCATTCCAACATGTCCACCGAATTTTCCTTGATATACACCATCAGGAACTTCAGGAAATGAATTTGTTGATCTAGTTTGCCCAGTTACATCATATTCTTTTCTGATTTTATGAGCGGCCGGAAGTTCTAGATAATGAGTCGGCCGGAAACATTCTTGACATCCTTCACATAAACAAGTCATCCAACCTTTCTTTTTATAATTATAGTATCCAATAACATATCTGTCAAGTTCTCCATTAACGGCCGGAACAAAACAAACACATATCTTAGAATGGCCGCCTTTATATTCTTTTGGTAATCCATCTACAGCGATTTTCTTGAATAACTCGACCATCCATACTTCATAATCTTCCTTATTTCTTTCATCCGACACCCCAGCATCATAACCCTCAAAATAAGAAATATCAGATAGTATTTTTGCATCTTCATAAACTACCAGATCTCTAACTTTCGGATCATGACCTTCTTCTAATAAGTCATTTATACTATTCAGGTGTTTTCCTAAATATTTATCTCCTTCTTTACTTTTCATCCTTAAACTCTTTTATAGTTTCTTCAAGTATAATCTTTATAGTATCTTTTGTAGACCCATTTTGAAATTTCGCTAATATACTTTCCTTAAGCAGATCTATTACTTCATTTTCAGCCTCTTCTACTGCTCTAACTGCATTACTATAATCAATTATAGATTCATCTACTTCACAATAACACGGTTCATAGCTTAATGTAGATAAAATTTCAAACGCTCTATTACTTTTCATAACTTCTTATTTATTATATCATATATAAGGTTTTTAGTCTTTATTCCACAATTTAGCACTTAAAGATAGAGCAATACAATATAACCCAACACTTCCAAGAATTAATGTTTTATATGAACTCTCTGGAATACCTACTAAAAGATTAGCAAACTGATTTCCAGAAAGACCAGCAAAAGCCCAAGCACTAAGTATTAATCCATGAATCTCAGATACGTCTTTCATTCCATACCTATCAGCTAGAACAGAAGGCATTATTGAAAACATTGCCCCATACCCAGCATTACATAAAAGTACAGCTACTGGAATAAAACCTGGAGCCATAAAAGCTGTAATTCCCGAAAGAACAGAGAATGTTAAGATTATTCCAAAAAGTTTTCCACGATTTTTAAAATAATCAGACCACCAAGCAACTCCAAAACGACCTAGAGAATTAAAAATAGCTGAAAATACTAATCCTAGAACTATTCCAATTCCAGCTGTTTCATAGTAATATTTCTCATAACTTATAATTGCTAATCCAGAAGAGATATTTAAATAAAAAATCAACCATATAGTAGTAATTGCTGGTAGATTTAGGAGTTGTTTTTTCCTATCAAACCATTCCTTAAGTGATTTAAATTTGGGTCTTGATGTATTCTCTATTTTTCCTTCTTCTATTGGTTTTTTAAGAAGTATTGCAGCAAGTAACATAATCAAAGTATACCAAACCCCAAAAGAGAAGAAAGTACAGTATATTCCACATCTTTCTATACTCCAATTAAGAAGAGGTGTTGCTATTACTTTCGCTAATCCAAATCCCATAATAGCAAGTCCAGTAGCAAGACCTTTATTATTCTTGAACCACATCATTAGAGTTTTTACTGGAGTGATATATCCAATTCCAACTCCAGTACCCATAATTGCTCCATAACTAAGATAAAGAAGTGGCATAGAATTTATATAACATGCTACTCCAGATAAGATCATTCCCGAACCAAAGAGGATAGAACTTATAGTTGCAGCTTTCTTTACATTCTTTTCTACTAAGGGACCGAAAAAAGCTGCAGAAATCCCTAAGAAAAATATGGCTAAGGAAAATGCCCAAGTACAATTACCAGTAATAGATTCTTTTATATAATCATACAACAAGGACCAACAATAAACAGTTCCTATACAGCCATGAATTAGTAGAGCAGGTATAGCTCCATGTAACCATTTTTTACTCATAATTCTTTGATAAAAAATACTAAGAGGTTTCCCTCCTAGTATTCATTGTTTTTTAATTACTTTTTCCTTCTATATTTATATAATTTACACTCAGATGTACATTCCATAATACACTGACTTCCACAAAAAGTATCAAGATCTGATACACTATTAGTTGAATAGTTGAGATTATTCTCCTCTATCTTTAATGGTGTTAGGTAATTTCGTTTAACGTATCTAACTCTAAAATTAGAACGCCTTTCATTCTCTAAACCTCCAATTACTCGAGTTACTACTAACATTGTAGTATTTTCTTTACTTACTTTAGCATTGTGTGATAATTTAACAAAACTATCCGTATTAATATCTCCATACATATTGATTGGTCCAATTACAAAACCAATTTCATTATCTCTAGTATCAAGAACTAAGCTTCCTGGTTTAAAATCAGAATATTCGTCTGATAAAATCCTATCTCTAGCTTGAATACATTGATTGATATAAGGAATAGCTTCATCAACATCATCTAAACCTAAACTAGTTTTTATATCTTTAAGTATTTCTTCCGTCATGACATTACTATTTTTTTACCACTAAACAATAATGTAACTAAAGAAACTACATCTTCAGTTTCTTTCATAATCTCCCATGATTCTTGAACTTTTCTAATCACATCTTTAAGTACTTCTTTTGTTGTTTTAACTCCAGAATAATAAGATGTAATTAGGAGAGGAATTTTTCGATCTAAGCTTGATACTTCTGAAATATCTGTTTGATTTTGGATAATTGCTGGGAGGATATATTCTTGAACAAAATCTACTGAATACTTGGGAAATTTTTTTGATAATCTCCAAGATATTAAGATAAATTCAATTATGTCGTCATAAGTTTTAATATATTCTTCAAGATACCCAAGAGTTTTTCCTGTATTTACGGCAACTGAATATATATTATCAGGCCATAAAGACTTTTCCTTATTAAGACTCTCCTTAACAGTTTTTATCGCTTCTTCTATATCAGTTACAGGATTTACTGACTTTTTGTAATTATCTTTTGTTTCCTGTACGACTTCATCATCCTCTGATTTATCTTCCTCAATAAAGTCCCATTCCAAAACTTCAGGAGATCCACAAAGAACTTGATAATTTTTCTTTGTATCTTCAATATCAATACTAAGAGTTAATGTAGTATTCTCTTCGAAGTCTTTATTCATCTCTAAAGAACTTAATACTTTTCCTAAGTCTTTACTTTTTACTGTTAATATTACTGTACGATGCATGGTAAAAAATTTTTAATGTTATTTTCCATATAAACTATTTCTTTTTCACATGATGGATCTAGATTAACTACTCCATCATATTTAAGGAAATCAACGCCATCTGGATACTTACAATGAGCATGAACCGACCATCTTCCTGTAGGTTTCCATATAGTTTTTGAGAAACATTTATCATAAATATCCATATCTCGATTTCCATAGATAACATTTCCTATAAATTTAGGACTAAGTTGTTCAAGATATTTAATTCCAGCGTGTGTACAATAAAAAACAGTATCATCTTTTTTAATAATTATATGGGTTTTCAAGATATCATTTAATCTATTTAACCATGTCAATGCTTCTCCTGGAGTTAAAGATCTAAATTCGTCAGCTGTTGTTGTTAAAAAATCTGTTGGAAGTGAGTTATAAAGCATTTCGGCAATAATAGCTCTACTTCCTCCTGAGTTACTACTTGCAGCCCATCTCCAGAATAAAAATTTTCTAAGTCTACGTTCATGATTTCCCTCTAAGAATATATTATAGTATGATGCATTCTTAAAAATCATTTCTATAAGTTTTCTAGATCCACCTTCTTCTGGACCATCAATATAATCTCCCAAATGTACTCTTATTGTTCCAGAAGGGAGATTAATTTTTTGATAGAGAGAATAATTGGAATGAAGATCAGAGAAAAAATACATCGTCTCTTTTCTTGGAATATCTAGAATTACTTCTTTCTTCTTCCAGTAATCCATAACATCAGAGTATCCTCCAATTTTCTTTGTATATCCAAGCTGAAGATTTAAAAATGTAATAACTTCTGCCTCTAATTCTTCTTTCGTCTTCTTTTTAAACCCTACTGGACTATATTTTTCTGGATTTGATGTATAGTCGTGAGGGATATTAAAGATTTTATAGAAACAAGTATAACCATAAATCATACCCATATCTTCCAAAATCTTTGTTTTCTCCTGATCATAATCGATAACAACTAGACATCCAGATTCGAGCTTATTATTAATTGCTTCAAACCATGACTTAAAGATGAGATTAATATTCGTTCTTCCCAAGATATCAGTTGTTTTATCTCGATCTAACTCAGGCATACTATATAATCTCTTGAAAATAGAATAATCTAGAAAGAAATTTTCTAGACCTTGAGATTTAACCCATTCAAGCTTTTCACTTTTTGCTAATCCCTTTAAAATAATAAGTGTTTTCATTTTTTTTATTCTGGTAATGTATTTTTTCCTACTTCTTGAAATTTAGGGATAAAACTAAACATAAGACTAAGAATTTGATTTACAGTTCCCATCTTACTACCAACTAGAGGAACTGAACTAGCATCACAAGCCATTCTAACTAAAGAATAGTATTTATAATTCTCTGGACATCTTACGATAAGTTTAGATGAATTATTTAAATATCCCAACTGATAAAGAGGAATAGGACTCTGAGATCTCCCCAAGAAGTTTATAAAGATGCAGTCTGCAGCAGCCATTGCCATTCTTTCCCACTGAAACTTATTAGCCATTTCTTGATTAAAAATACTAGCTTCTTTGTTTTGTGGGGAATACCAGTTATTAAGAATTATGTAATTATATTTTGTAAATAGATTCATTAATCCTTTTTGTGGATCTACTGCATTAGCTAATCCAGCTACAAATTTGGACTGCCAATTCATCTCGCCTGTAGGACCTAAGTCAATACTACCTAACAATAGTATTTTTAGTGCATCCTCGGTACCTGGAGGAATCTGATCTCCTACATTCAGTACCATTACATTATTACTAATTTGTTCCATATATTATAATAAATCATTAAATAAAAAAGTGTTCCTCTGATATAAAACCTGGAGGAAACACTATAGAGTTAATAATCATTTAAATCCATTCACAATAACTCAACTGCGGATCTAACCATCTTCTAAGTTCATCCATTTTTCCAGAATTAATTAGAAGAGCTACATCTGCATATTCTGAGGTACCGTATTTGATTAGTTTTTGGGTAAATTGATACTTTCTCTCCTCCGACATTTTTTGATACTCTTTATAATCTCTGAGAATGCAAAAGTTTCGTTTATTCTCTATTGCAGATTTAATATCTTCCTGAAGTCCTGATAATTCATAGTTGTTAAGTGGAAGGAATTCTACTGTTTTTAATGTTTTCCGAAGTCCACAATTAACAAACTTATTTATTACATCATTTAATTTATCTACAACCTCTGGAGGCATAGAAACTAATGCTTTATCTCCATGATTTATCATTTGAGAATCTGATGGAAGTGGAAAAGATACCATAGCTGAATCGGTGTTTACTCTTTCAACATTAACCCCCTCAGAAATACTACTACTATTATTCCGAATCATACCACTAAAATTGTTATAATATTCAGCTAATAATGGTGTAGTAACTGTAATTTGTATCATTCTACTTTCTGGGTTTACTCCTCTTTGAATTTTCATGATCTGTTAATTTAATAAAGTTTCTATTTTATTATATACTACCAATAATAAGATTCTCGAGGGTACTAGGAAGCGTTTAATCGATTTTCCATAACCCTGAACTATCTCCTCCCTGTTCTCTTTTTCTTAAGTCGCCGAGGAAATCAAAGGGACGTGGATTTTGAACAGGAACTTTAGATTTGAGAAGAGCTATAAATTCTTTAAACTTACCCTTCTGTGTTGTAATTTTCTCTAAGTTATATATTCTGAAGACTTCTATTCCAAGCTGTTCCAAGTATTCGTCCCTAAGGTTATCGGCGTCTAGATTATGATAGTCAGAATCCAACTCTAATGCTAAGGATAATTCATAAAAATAAAAATCCAATAAGAAAAAACCTCCAGAAATGCCAGGAAGTCTAAGAGAATTTTGAATAGGTACTAGAAATTCCCTATAAACAGTTAATGGATAAAAATAATCTATGTTTATTAAGAAATCTACTAATCTAGCTTGTTGAGATCTCCATTTTAATTGTTTTGCACGAGTAAATTTTTTAGCTGATTTTCCTGGATATACTATATTTTTCAGAGAGTATAAGTTTCCAGATTCTGATATTGAATACACCGGATAAGGTTGAGTTGGAATATCTGAGAAGTAAAATGTCTCTAAGTGATTTATATTATTTTCTTTCTTTTTTGCCATCTATTCTACAAAAATCAAAAACCAAACAAGAAGATTTATAAGTCCTCCTGCTTGGTTATAACGTTCTACTTTACTTTTTTCCCTTTCTTGCTTTAGGAGCATTAGGATCAACTACTGTAATTGTAAGAGTAGCTACTAGTGGATTATTAACATCTTCACTAGTTGTTGCAGTTACTTTAACTGTTCCAGGACAACAAACAAGAATAACTCCATCTTCAATAAATCTAGCTACCCTAAGATTACTAGATTCATAAGTTACATAAGGGAGATTTGAAATAAATGGCTCCTGACGAAGTTCTAAAAACTTAACTTCCCCGATTTTCATTTCAAGAGACTCACCAACTACAAATTTAATACTTTCTGATTCCTTGATATTAATCTCTTCATCAGTCGGAAGAGGTTGAGGAATAGTAGCATCCTTCTTAATATCAAGACTTTTAACTACTTCCGTAACAGGAAGACCAGCTTGGGGTCCACCATCTGCGGCAGATCCACTTAATAATGCATCATTAATCATAATCAAAAACGTTTTTAAATTATTACAAATAAATTCTATAACCTATTATTTCCTGTATCTCATCTAGGTCATAATAATTGGCAGCATGTTTTCCTAAAGATTCTGCCATTTCTTTATATACTTCCATTCCAGCTCCTTCAATTTTTCCTAGAGCTGTTAATCTGGTGTAAAGTTTATTTAATTCGGAGTTCTTTTCATCTCCAGAAATATCTCTATTCATAAATGCCCATATTCCAGAACATCCACAATAGAGACTTAGATCGGCGAAGTATAAAAGTTCGGGCCGTATCATTGTCGGGAGCATATTTAAATGATGTTCCAAATATTGATCAGTGGCTTCGTAGAGACATGAGAAATAAATCTGATCTTCTCTTGTCCAATCATGATATTCTCTCCCGATAAAGCCGGCCCAAGAGTAGTTCCATTCGCCGTAAGTTCCATCTCCATAACAAAATCCATAGAAGTCAGGATCCCAAGAAGAGTTCATAAAAGGTTGAGAAAATACTGGAAACTTAATATTCCCACTAAAATATCTCTCAAAAACTTTCATTCGCTTTTCCATACATTTCTTAGCATCCTCTAATTCCTTGCTCACTGTACAACCCCATCCTATAGAGTTCATAATTAACCTACGTCTTAAAGATTCATAGGCACAACTTAGGTATTCCCCAGTATAACTCTCTTCAGGCAGTAAATTTCCATGAGCAATATCTAGTTCAAATCCAAGAAGTGTTCCAGGCGTTGTGATTTTTCTAGGATTTGAGATGAGAGTATATCCAAACTGTTCAGCTATCCAAGAATATGTTATCTCATCAAAATTTTTAGATAATACTACTGAACATGCTTGATAATCCTCAGTCATATCTTCTAGGGTTAGTTTGTATTTAAGTATATTTTCTAAGATTGATACTCTAACTTCCTTATCTGATTCTAAAAAATTTTCAAAACATTCAGATAAGATTTTCCCCAAGTAATCTCCTGGCTGTGGATTTGTTTTATACTCAATGTAATCTGTTTTACTATATAATTTCATTGTTCTTTTATTTTACTTATATAATCTAAAATTCCTTGGACATGAAGATTAACTATTGCTTCTTTTCCTTCGGTTGATAACAAGAAATCCACATCTTCGCGGTTATCTTGGAAGAGATTTTCTGTCAAAACTGTACTTGGTTTAGTGTTCTTACAAATATAAAATCCACTAGTCCAATAAGGAACTCCAGGATACTCATAACGCACTCTAATCCCTTCTTTTTCAGCCGCTTTCGTTAAACATCCAGCAAGTTCTTTTGTTTTCTGTCCAGCTCCTCTATAAATAAACGCACTCCATCCTTTAGCATTCATCCATTCAGAACCATTTCCTGCTGCATTTAAGTGAGGCGAAATACAGAAGCAATCCCCAGAACATTCATCGTAGATTTTATTAATTATTCTACATTGTTCACTAAGAGATAATTCTTTTTCTGTTTCAGGTATAGGATTAATAGCTTCATATCCTAAGCCTCCCAATCTTTCTATCATCTCACTAATAATTTCTCGAGAATAAGAATACTCTCGTAAAATCCCATCAGGACTTCTTTTTCCTGGAGTAGTTTTATGATGCGCTGGTATTAATAATATTTTTGTCATAATCTATTTTATTTATTCTTCTGGTTTAAAATCTCCTGCTGTTCCATGTCCTAGACTGAGTACGAGTCTTACAGCTTCTGGGACACGTAAAACATACTAATTTCTGTATAAAAATTTAGTCCATTGATTTAGATTTGGCTCTATATTTTCTAGTTTTAAAGCTTTTTGATATTCCTCATTATATATAATATCTGAAAGATTATCTATAAGATAATGATTAGTATAAAATTTATTATCTCTATTACAACATAGAAATAAATTATCTTTTTCATTAATTAATTCGATTAAATATTCTATACTTCTAATAAAATTATAACCACACTTATTCAGAGTTTCTTGATCGAAGTTAAAATCATTATTAATTATATGAGAATATATAATATCTCTATTCAGATTTTCATTTTTAATTTTTTCAACAACTTCATCCACTTCCCTACCGGTTTCCGGAATAGTATGAAAAGTTACATTATCTAAATTCTCTACTAATCTTTCAAGTCTTTTTACATAATCTTTTAAATAAAATAACTTATGATTAAATATCCCTAATTTTTTCTCTAAAGATATTGTATAATTTCTAGAATTACTCATTATTATTATCTTCTACATCTAATAAACTCATATAACGAATCTCTTGCTTCTTGATCAATGAAGTAAGGTCCTAGATATGGCATAAGATCCTCTGCACTATAATTACTTGAATAATAATAAGGTTTTTTTACAACACGAGATAAATTTTCTTCCCAATCTGACAATATTAGTTTATCTGAATCAGATTCTGCAATTCTGTTTAACGCCCTTAATACATCATAAGCATATCTCATAGATAAATCATATAGTAAGTTAAAATTTATATCCATTAATTTTAACTCATTATTTTTATATCTCCCAATATAGTCTAGAAAAATATCTCTTGCTTCATGATCTTTCAAAATTCGATTCTCTATTTCATCTAAATCTACAAGATTAGCGGATGAATAAGATCTAAGTGATATACTTAATTCATAGTTTTTATATTTTTCTTCAAGATAGAAAAATTTATGTCTAACTTCCTTTAATAAATCTTCAAACTCAGTAGCTTCTTTATAAGATGTTTCTACCTTATAGTCTCCATAGTTATAAATTCCAAGATCTTTTCCGATGAATCTAATTTCCTCTTCCAAAGATTGATACATTAGATCCTTTTCCTTCTTTCTTTTCCAACCAAACATGATTATTTCTCCTTATTTTTCCTAAATGATTGAAGTTTATTAATAAATGGAGACTTATAATACATTTTATGTTCTTCTTTGTAACTCTCCAGGGATTTATCTAAACTCTCTTTTGCAAGTTTCAGTTCATTCTCACTTGCTCCAGATTCCTTCAATAGCTTAATAGCATTTTCAGAGGCATTCTTTTCATTATTTACTACTTTCTTACCTTTGAAAAATCTTTCTACTGATTTCCACAGACCTTTAGAATTATCTCTTCCTCCTGGAGAATCTGCTGGTTTATGAAATTCTTCTATTATATTTTCAGCCTCTCTATCTATTTTTGCGGCCTTTCCTTTAGAATTTCTATTTATTACATGTCCAATCTCATGAGCTAAAGCTGGATTACCTGAAGATTCTTTAAATAAAATTAAATCATTACTATTATTAAAATGTTCCATATCTTTTCGACCATCGAATTTAAGCTTTTTTCTAACAGCTTTCTTTATTTCTGGATTTCTTATATCAATAGTTCCATTTTCAAAAGATTTTCCTGAAGTATTGCTTTTATCTTCAAGTATATATGCTTTATTTTTAGCAGCTTCATTTTTTAAATTATTTTTGATAGATTTTGCTGAATATTCATTAGATAAAGATAGATCTTTAATGGATTTATCTAATTCCTTAATCTCTCTATCCAATTTAATTCTTTTATCTAACGAATCTTCAATAGAATCTTGCGTTTTATCGATAATTTTCTTTCCCATTTTCGACCTACTAATCGGCTTTACTATTAAATTATCTCCTAAATCACTAATAGCATTAATTGCTCCTTTTGATAACTTTTTTACTCCAGAAAGTAATCCATATTCTCGTTGTTCTACTTCCCAACCTTCAGAGTATAGTTTTTCAATTAAATCTCTGCCAGTAAAAACTCTTACTGCTACAATATTATTTCTTTTTACTCTCATCACGTTAATATTTCTTTAGATTCTTTTATAAGCTTTGCTCTAATTCTACTATTTCCATCGGCGATATTGTTAATTAGATCGAGAGTTGCTTGAAGTGATTTGAGTTGATGAGGTTCCCAAGATTCACTTTCGAGAATTCCAATCCATACAAAACCAGTACCGGTCGATAAACATTCCCATACCGAATTAACCATCTCTGCTATACTATATACACCACTCATCTCCGGGGTTATGATATAGAGATGTGTATTACAAAGTTCGGATTTTTCGATGTTTTCTTTTTCTATACATTCAGGAGTCCAATCAGGTACAACGGGATTAAAATATTCAAATCCAAGTCTATCAAGTTCTGGAATTAATTCATCTCTCCAGGCCGATCCACCACAAGTACCTCCCAAGAAAATACGCTTAGGCTTATCTTCTTGATCAAGTCTTACGTTAAAAGTAGATTCAGTTAAGTATAAACATGCATATTCTGAAGTAGATTTAGGGATAATACTTTTAACTGCAGAAATCTCAACATGAAGATTGTCGTCATATCTCTCAATACCCAGATCCTCTTTAACAAATCTGGTCCAAATATCCTCTATATTCTTATAGTACTGAATATCTATATATTTAATATAAAAATAGACTATATCATCTAAGGAACTTCCCCTTAGTCTTATATTTAGTCGTTGAAAAATTATATCTTAGTATAATTTCTGCTGATTTATTCTCCATCACTTTTTATAACCTCCCTTTATATTATGGGCGGAAAATATATGTGATGTAATTTTCCAGCATTTTAATAAGATTTTCCTAAACAACATAGTATCATTTAGGCAACTACTTTTTAATTGGATGTATCAGAGTTAGTTATATTTTTCTTAAAGATAAATTGAATATGAAGTTTGAATCCGGGGGTGGTTCGGAGCCATTCTAGATAATCAGAAAAATCGATTGCCCTGAGTTGATCTCTAATTTCTCTCTCAATTTCTACTGCTCTCGGATTTTTATAAGTACTGGGGACTGGTCTACCTCCTACATACATAATTCTTGCTTTATACAGAGAGTTAACACTGACAAATCTTTTTTTAATTTGTACTACTACCTTAATTTCTTTCTTATTGCTCATAATAGATTTTAATATAAATTAATGGATAAACAAAAAGAAAAATATTAAAATCAATTCATAAATTTTACTTTATAAAATTTTTCTAATATTTTTCTGCATATATAAGGGTTTTATTCTATAGAAAGCGCAAAAACTTAATTTCGACCGTCTGAAAAACCGGGAAAATCTTATATGTGATAGGATGTAAGATTAACTGCAGAATCTTATTAATATTAGATTGCTACTTACTAATATTCTAGATCCTAAGTAGCTACCTTGTTGTATATGGTTAACAGATAAGAAGTCGATAAAGATAAGGGTCGAGTATTCGGACAAGGCTTTAAGGCAATATTAGGTAGAGGTAGTAGGAGGTTGAGAGACCCTTGCTACTTTGTTTTTTTTTAACCTTTTGACATAAATAACAAATATGTAATATGGATTTAAATTTGATTAGAAATTACGTAATAAGAGATAAATTTTATACAAGTTGTATAGGAATGTATTTTATTCCTAGAAAAGTAAAAATTAATAATAAATTAATAGATATAGTGTTTAATCGTGAAAAAGCAATATTAAATGATAAAAGTAGCTATTCTATTAATTTTAAAAATTTTATTGATAATAATTATAATATTAAAGAGTATAATTATATCGAAGAATTTCCAATAATAATTGAGAATGTAAGTTTATGGAATAGTATCCTGAATTCTTTTTCAGTTAGTTTAGATGATAGTATTAGAAACACGAGATATTTCTTACTAGACTATTTCTTCCCTTATTTAGGAATAGCTGTGGAAATAGATTCTAAATATCATAAAGCAAAGGTAATTTATGATAAAGCAAGAGATATTTATGTAGAACGTGTTTATGGAATAATTACTTATAGGTTTTATGAATTCGGAAATAATGATGAACACGCAATTCCTTACATAAATCTATTTAATAGGATAACTAATAGTATAATTAATCGTTTCAAATCTAATAACTTATCTATGAGAGAAATTCCAATAAACTACTCGAAAACAATTATTGGAAATTTTATAAAAGATAATAAAAAGGCGTTGGAATTTGTAGATAACTTAATTAAATTCATTGGATTTACTGAATTTTTCTTAAAAAGATCTATAACCGTAAATTTAAAACAATTGTCAAGAGTTACAAATGAAATTAGTGGTATTCCATATAATAAACTTAAACAAACATCATTTGAAAAATTATTTCTAGATAATATATCGAATCTTGTATGTGGTATATATCAGAAAGTATTAAACTTTATATAAAAGTATTAAATTAAAAGAGGAATAAATTCCTCTTTTCTTTTTTTGTAATATAAAATCGAAGACTAAGGAACCTAGTATTCATATCCCCTTCACTCCATTACATTCCGTTTCGGGCCTTCAAGAAACTGAATAAGATATCCCAATACATAATAGAAAATATAAAGGGGAAAAAGAAATTGGATAGAAAGATAATATATCTCTAATGGTTCTTAAAAAGTACGAACGTTAGTGAGAGTCCCCGGAGCCCCAAAGGCTCCGAGTGGACGGTACTCTTTTAAGGTTCATTAGATTATTAATAATAAAATATTAATTATGTATCGTGAACCTTCTATAGGAGACGACATCACCTCCTCCCGAAGGGAGGTGAGTCTCTCACTATGTTCGCTCCTCTAGAAGAACCACTCTATGCATAATTTTTTTAATATTATTTTCTTTTACTGTACGTATGTAATAATTTCATTTAAGTATGCATTTTGCTCTTCTAATAACCTTAAACTCTAATTAATGAAATAAAGGTATCCTTAGTCTTCAGATTTTGGATACCTTATAATTAATTAAACTGAACTCTGTATTGAGTTCTAAAAAGATATTAATAAATATAATTAAAAAAATATAATTATGATAAAAAAGAAGATTATTGTACCATCTGGAATTAGATTTATTTCAGATTGGAGTGAATTTAATTTTAATAATTTTCCTAGTAAATGTATAATTAATAAACAGTTACCTGGCTGTGGTTTTACAGAGTATTGTATTAGAAGTAATGAAAATGTTATTCTATGTAGTCCTAGAAAGATGTTACTTAAGAACAAAAAAGATCAACATGAGTTTGATGTTTATCTAGTAGTAAATGAAATGGATAAGGAGTCTAATATAGATAAAGATTTATCTAAATCAGATAAAACATTATCCTTATCTGATAATAATACTAAATTAGGTAATATTATATTAGATAATTCGGAAATTTACAAAAGATTGTACGGAGAAATAGAGGAGTACTGTATGTCTAGAAGTATTAATGGGTTACCCTGTAAGATATTAGTAACCTATGATTCATATAGGATAGTAAAAGATATCCTAGAAAAATTAGGATGGTTTGATAGATTTTATACAATAGTTGACGAGTTCCAATCAATACTTCACGATGCACGTTTCAAGTCTGATACCGAACTTAAATTCTTAGAATATCTTAGACAATCCCTTACAGCTTATTTTGTAAGCGCAACTCCTATGATGGATGAATATTTGGAAATGTTAGATGAGTTTAGAGATTTACCTTACTATGAGTTAGATTGGTATACAGAAGATCCCGGAAGAATTATTAAGCCGGATTTAGATGTTTTTGTAATGAGGACCGTAGGAGAGAAGGTATCAGAGATTATTCAGAAATATCTTTCAGGAGATTTCGAAGAAATAGTAGTAATGAGAAATGGATCACCAATTAGAATAGTGTCAGATGAAGCTGTATTCTATGTAAATTCTGTCAATCATATTACATCTATTATTAAAAAGAATAATCTTACTTCTGATCAATGTAATATATTATGTTCAGATACTCCAGATAATCTCAAAAAGATTCAAAGAAGATTGGGTAAATCCTTCAGGATTGGAGAAGTACCCTTAGAGGGAGTAAAGCCCAAGATGTTTACTTTTTGTACCAGAACTGTATACTTAGGGGCAGATTTTTATAGTTTATGTGCTAGGTCATTCATTTTCAGTGATTCTAATATTGACTCTCTAGCAGTAGATATAGCCGAAGACCTTCCTCAAATTCTAGGGAGACAGAGATTATTTGAGAATCCATGGAAGAATTCAGCAGTATTCTATTATAGAAGTACAGCTAATTACAGGGAAATGAAAGAGGAAGATTTTAAGAAAATAATAGATGAGAAGAAGAAAGATACTGAAAAGTTATTAAAAGTTTATAATTCAGCTCCAAGTGATACTAAATTTACCTTGGCGAAGAATTATCAGAAGGTTGCAAATTCATATAATTATCGAGATGATTATGTAGCAGTAAATAAAATTCATACCTCTGAAGGAAACGTAATCCTTAAACCAGTTATTAATAATTTAGTATTGGTTAATGAAATTAGAGCTTTCAGGATTCAGCAAATAGATTATAAGGATAGATTTACAGTATTTAGTACTGTTCATAATACTCTTACTCCAGATGATATAGTAAACCAAGAGGTATCAAGTTTTTTAAAGATATATACAGGATTAACTACTATATATGATAAATTAAAACTTCTTTGTGAATACGGTTTATCTCAAGATTCTATTAATATAGTTCTAGGTCAAATTTCAGATAGTGATGAGATTAAGTCTTATTATTTATCCATTACGCCTAGTAGATTAAGAGCACTAGGATATAATGTAACTAGAATAAAGAGAGAGCTAAATATAGTAACTTTTAGTCAAGAATTACTAGAGAAGTCTATGTATTTAGAATTTAAAGTAGGAGATAGGCTGTCTTTATCTGACATAAAAGTTAAATTAATAAATATTTACGAATCTATTAATTATGATAGAAAAGCAAAAGCAACAGACTTAGAGAATTATTTTGAAGTTAAGAAGTGTACTATAAATTTACCAGGAAAGAGAGTAAATGGACTAGAAATTATAAATAGAAAGGAAGTAAAGTTATGATATATTTAATTAAATCAGCGGGGTATGATGAGAATGAGAATTTAATTCATTTTCTTAAAATAGGATATACGGAAGATAATAATAAGGATAAAAGATTTCAATTATATAAACTTCATAATCCTACCTGTAAGGTTCTCTATGAAATACCTGATCTCCCGGAGGATATAGAAAAGCAAGAGAGTTGTTGAATGTTTTAAATGGTGATTGATTATGAGTAAATATAGATACAGAGAAGTAAAGAACTATATCCACAACGAATTAAAGTTGACTAAAGAGGATATAAAGGAAATTATGATTCCAATCGTGAAAGAAGAAGTAAAACGTGTCTTCCACAATACCTACGGAAACGACGTTGATATAGAGAGGTGGGTTCGTTGTATGGTTTCTGACGAGATAAAAAGAAACGGTGATTACTCTATGATAAGGAATTTGTGCAGGGAGATAATTAAGGAGGAAATTGCCGATAGGTTGTCAATTGATATAAGCCTTAAAAGAGAAGGAGATAAAATTATGTTGAATGAACAAGAACCATAAAACACATAGGAGGTAATTATGAAATATACATTTTCTAAAATTCATATTTATAGGTGCTTACCACCATATAGTAAATGGTACAGCATAACAACTGATAGTGGAATAACCAAAGACAACATTGTAATTGTTGGTAAAAAGCGATTATTGAAAGTCGCCTTTGCCTTGATACTTATGGTTTTATTTAATAAAAGAACTACTATAACCAGATGATTATGGAACAAAAGGACATAACTATTGAATGGCTTAGATTGGAGTTTTATAAATGCAATCATGCCAAGTACAGAAAGTATGCTGATGAATGGCTGAACAACCTTACTGACGCACAGATAGAGGGATTTGAAAGACAGCGTATAGGACAAATTGATAAATCGAAATGTGTATGAGTGGGAAAGATGTACTAAGGCTATTACTTATCAGTTATGGCTTTTGCCGTAATATTGAGATAAATACTTATATGGGTAACGGTGGATGGATTGGTTATGAAGTATCTGCCAACAATGACGATGGCGTTGAATACTACGCAGTAGATTGTGAAGGTTTGCTTTTTCATATATACGAACTACAGAAATTTATGAGAGATGAAAATATTGAACCTCGTATAATGTTGGGTAATTTTAGTAATAAGCATCTGCTTTCAGACGAACATTTGAATAATATTTTAAAACTGAAAGAGAATGAAAATTATTGTAAAACAAATCCGAATAAGTTATGAAACAGACAGTAGAAGAAGCTGCAAAGAAAGCAAGAATGGCAAGTGCTGAAACATTGACTACCTATGGTACACATAGGTCACTTGATGATTTTACATATTTATCCCATGATGAAATTGCAGCAGCTGCCATTCCGATTGCAGGAGCTATTCTTGGTGCAACCTATGGATATCAAAATAACCTTAAGAAGCAGCGGAATAAGATAGAGGATGCGGCAGGAGATAGGGTTGCTGGAATTATTAAAGGTAAGAAGAAAAAGGAGTAAATTATAAAATGTTATATTTATTTGGATCTGGCGCATGGAAAGGAATAAGGAAGGTTGTAAAAATTGGATATACCGGAGACTTAGAAAAACGAAAAAATCAATATCGTCTTCATAATCCTCTTGGAGAAATAATATCTACACGAGAGGGTTCAGAATTAGACGAACTTAGACTTCACCTTAGACTATATGATTTTAAAGTTGAATTCTTAGATGAATGGTTTTATGATGAGCAACCAGTTTTTGAAGTCTTTGAGCAATCCTTCGAAGAGATAGATGAGTGGCTTTGGAAACATAGAAGTGAGACGTTGCTGTTTCCACAAATTCCTCTCCCTGGAACACTAAAAAGAAAATTACTTGACGAACTACAAAAGAAACATAGGACCATAACTGTAGAAGGCGAGAAACTCTTATAAGTGTAGAAAAATAAACAAATAGAAAAATGGATGAAATAAATGAATTAATTAAAAATGATTTGAAAGATAGATCATGGAAAAATCATTATGATAAACTGGACCTATCAAAACAACCTCATCTTCCAAGGATATATTTCTTTGGGAGTGTTTTTGGGGTAATACTTTTCTTAGATGGTGATGGGAAAGATAGAAAAGATACTAGTTTTTCTATTATTATGAATCACTCAGCAGACATTCCAAGTTCATGGATATTAGTTGAGAAAGATTGTACGGCTAGTACTTGGATAGATGATCTCATAAAACAATTCGAGAGAGCAAAAAAGTGGATGAAAATTTAATTTATAAACCAAAAAAATATGGCAGAAATGAAATTAAACAAGGAAATTATTGCATTTCATAGAGGATGCGTATTAGTAGAGAGCAAGGAGTTAGTAGATCCTAGAAACATGGAGGAAAAGAGTAAGAGAGTATTAATCTCACTTCTTCAAGAATTAAAGAGATATAGATATTTTCTTTCTCCCGAAGTAATATGTAGGATGACGATTAGTGATATGGAAAATCTCCATACAAATCTACTTCCATACATCCACGAATTGTATCATTCTGGGGAAAAGTTTAAACCTTTGTATCCAGGATTTCCAGAACAAGTAATTTCTAAGGATAAATCGGAATTGTGGTTAGATCAAAAAAGAGTTTATTCTGGTGATCTTGAAGGATTTCTAAGAGATAATCCTTGGACAACTAAAGAAGAGAAGGAAATAATTGATGAAGAGCCAGATCGACAGCTTAAGATTATGACTCCTTCTGAATTTATGGATATTCCTCGGCAAATGATGTCGGCCGGAAATTCACTAACAGGAGAAACTAGGGAAGAGTTGGCATGGTTCTTAGAGAATTATCCAGAACTTAGCATCCCAGAACGTATACCATTTAAAGAAACAATGTGTATAGTAGCTAAACATCGGCCGGAATATAAAATTGCCGAGATTAATGATGTTCTGAGATATAGTTTGTACTTAATGGGAGCTGATCCAAGTCTTCCACATGTTCCAAAGAAAATACAAGTTAGCTCTTGGTCTAATAAAAAAACTGATAATCCTGAATGGAGAAAATTAGATACTCTTCCTAGATCAAAACGTAGAGAAATTTGTGGAAGAATAGAAAAAATAATTGAGGCTAAAGGAGTAGAAAACTGTATACGAGATGCAAAACTTTTCTATGGACATTGGATATTACTATCAGAACGTGTACATCCGAAGGAATATGTAGTAAATTATCCTGAGTGTGCTGATTTCTTTGTAAAACTTAAGAGTAAGGGTTTATCAAAAGAATATCGTACATTTAATTCTCAAGTACAGAATATGTATGATACTGGTAAAGATATTCTAGAAATAGCTAAATTTATTTCTACTCATCCAGGGGAATTTATTAGAAAATTTGATTCTCTCTTAAGAAGAGCTCTTGAAGAAGGTAAAGAATCTGATATAATGGATATCTTTATAAATACTTCAGGGATGAAAAATAAAACACTCTTAGAAATTCTTAGCTACTACGATATAAGAGATCAATCAGAAAGTACTCCTAGAGTGGTAAATATTCCTGGAAAAGGTTTATATATACTAGATGGATTAAAACCAATTAACCCTGGATTCTTAGAAACTATAAAAGATAATATTATCAGAAAAATATTTCTCAACATAGATTCTAGAATTACTGAGAAAGATTTAGTAAACGAGATTGTATATATCGATCCAGAAATTAAGAGAATACCTATTCCGAAGGGTATGAGAAATCAAAATATATCTATCCCCAAAGGAACAAGATATAAAATCTCTGGAAATATTGTTAGGTTTTTTGTTCATTGGATTCAGAAAGATAGAGATGAAGACTTAGATCTTCATGCATTCTTATATAAGTCTAATGATGATATTAGCAATATAGGATGGAATACTTCACTTAATTCTAATGTTGCTGTTCATTCTGGTGATGTATTAAACCGTCCAGGAGATTGTGCAGAGTATGTAGACGTTGATCTAGATAAGTGCAAAAAGAATGGATATAAATATGTGGTGATGGATGTTTGCAATTATAAAGGTCGAGGAATGGATACTCTTCCTGTATGGTTGGGGTATTGTACTAGAGAAAAATTACAGGAAGGTGATAAAACTTGGCATCCGCAAAAGGTTGAATTAACAGTTCCCGTTACATCTAAGACTGATTCGATAGCAGCAATGATGATTGATATCGAAAATAGAGAAATGATTCTCTTAGATTGTGAGACTTCCGGACTTCCAGTTAATAATAAAGATAATTATTCCTTACAGAAAGCAATAGTTAACTTTTTCTCTAAACAAGAAAAATACTCATCTTATGATATCATTAAGCAACATTATGAATCTAGAGGTGCTGAAGTTGTAGAAATATTACCGGATGATCCAGATATAGAAGTAAAAGAAAAAATATTATTTGAAGATATATCAAAGAATTATGTGAAAATACTTGATATTATCGGCGAATAAAAAAAAATAAAAAGATAGGTCTTGACTAATTAAAAGTCAAGTTAAATCCTATCTTTTTTTTATTCTTCCTTTATTCTTCGATTATCGCACCGAAATCTTTAACAGCATCTTCATATACTTTCAAAGATTCAGAATTTTTATCAATCGAAGCCATACATTTATTTAGGAACACTAATTTTCCTGATAATCTTTGTTCCTTCATCATATCTTTCACCGACTCTGCTACACAATAATCCTTTGCAAAACCAGCTATATAAACTTTGGTATAATCTTCTCTAGCAATTTTATCTAGGAATTCATATCCCTCAGATTTTTTAGCGCCGTTTGCATAAGAAAAGGCAGAAAACATCTCTAAGTGTGGATTTCTTCCCTTCTGAATTAGCTCATATTCGGCGCCATGATTACTGAGGGACCATAAATTTAATTCCTCAACTAGATTTTTGGGCAAACTCCATCCCCAAGAACCAGCGATACAATGTTCAGGCCAAATAGTATGAACTTTTCCTGTCTTCTCTAATTCTTCAAGGTAGGCGATAGTATTTTCTTTATTATAAAAAGCTGGAGTATATTTTCCCGATTTTACCATCCCTGAAGTAATAGTTGTAAATGCTTCAGGAGTTTGTTCCCAATACATAGAATGCCCAATATGATAAGACATATGAGTATCTTGTGTAACTATGATTTTTTCCAAGATTTTTCGTTTCCCAGATATCCATTTACACAATTCTTTCGTTGCTTTCTCTGCTCCAGGAACATAGAGAGTTCCTTTGGGGTTACAAAAATCATACTGTGGGTCTATTATCAGTAATAGACTTTTTTCTTTTTCTTCCATAACTTAATTCTGATTTTAAAATTGTTCTTATTATATCTTCATTATCTCTAAATATCTTTTCATCTCTCAAATAAATTTCCCAATGATATTCATTAACATAATCATTAGCAGAAAACATTAAATCTCCAATATACCCGGCAGAAATCTTAATAGTTATTTCCTTGAGATCATCTTTTTCAATATATTGATGTTCTTTAAAGTATAGCGAATGAATGTAAGAACTATTAATTGTGCATTTTGTTTCAGAAATTAGATCATCTTCTGTAATATTTTCAAGATCAGTTATTAATCCAAAGACTACATAATTTTTTCTAGTTATTTGAAATTTCTCAATCCTACTAATATCATATTTATCTTTTATATTAGTAAAAGTATCTTCCATCATAAAATAACTAAAAGCTGGATCTTCGTCTTCTTTTTCTCTTCTAATGACTGCTCTGAAAAATCTTGGATCTCTTTTGAATTCTATCATAATCCTTCAAATAATTCTTCTCGTGACACTTTTATTACTCTGGAAGTTCTTCTTTTAAATTCTGATCCTTGAACTCTATTCCAAATCTTCATTACAGTATCCATCCCATGAATTTTAGATAATTCTGAAATAGCTCCCGAACCTTTACAAATCAAAGGAATCAAAATTTTATCTACTTCAGTATAATCCTTTCCTCCAATTTGTTCAAGATCAGAACTAGAAATTCCATTACCATCAGTGGGTGTAATATTAATAGCTTTCTCTAGAGCTACCATCTTATCGTACGAATTTTTATTTATGATTTCAGTATCTAAATAAGATTCTGAATAATACTTCGCATGTAACCACTTAAGAATAGAGTATACTTCTGTTTTCCAGAGACCACCCATAGGATTAAAATCTCCTTCATCTCCGTGAATAGTCCAAAATCCAAGATAATGTTCAGTTAAGTTATCAGTATCAATTACAATACCTTTCTTAATACCAGCTTGATTATATAGGTACATCATTCTAAGACGTGCCATAATATTTCCGTTGGCTATTTTTGTTTGTTCTGGCATCATCCCCTCTATCTCGGATATACTTTTTCCAGATAAATCACAAAGAATATCTCGATCATTATCACAATAATCGTAGTTATAGAGATTTTCTATATAACTTTTATAGAAATCATACTGTGCAACTTCTCTATAAAAAGTTTTAACACAAAAAGCATTTCCTGTTAGATCAGACGAAGTAAGTTCATCTGGTTTATTCTTTATTGGAAGTGAATATCCGTAAAAAGGAATTCCAGATCTATTTCTAACTTCATTACATACAGCAGCCATAAGAGTACTATCTGCTCCTCCTGAGATACCAAGAATTAATGCTCTTATATTATTATCTATCACATATTTTTCGGTCTTTTCAACCATCTTATTAAATATGGCTTCTTGTTCTCCATAATTTAATTTTCTTTCATAAATGTTTGTTTTCATAATTATCAATGTTTTATTGTTACATTAATAAGGATTTGTCGGTTATCTTAAGGAGAAAAATAAAAGGGAAAATTTATTCCCTTTTACTTAAAAATTTTATACTAGATCCAGAGTTTCTTCTAAGCATCTAAATATATTAAGAATATTAAAATAACATAATTTAGTGCATAAACTTGGAGAATAATCCTTATCATAAAATAAACCAGCCTCTCCCGCAAGCTCAAACATTAAATCCATTGTAAAATCTTTGAGTTTATTCTTAGAAATTCTAATATTTTCTGATATTATCCTAGTATTGTCAAGATCTCTCAAATTTATTTCAGAATCAAATTTAACTTCATAGAATAAGCACAAGCCTTTATCAGATGTGCGCTTTTTCAGAAATTTTGTTCCAGGATCAATTAGAAAATATACAGATTCTGTTTTTAGACAATCCTTATACTTTTCCTTCAGATAATCGTCAATATTTCTTAGTTCCAGCTCATCCTTGAAATTTTTCTCAGAAATTAATTCTTTATCGACAAGAGCTAAATTATAAACTGGAAGATTCTTGATTTCTAAAAATTTAGATACCCAATATTCTTCATTATTGTCAGTATAATAAACTCTAACTAAGATATCACCTTTCAATCCTTTGGATCCATAATTTCTAATCCATTCTTCTCTATCCATTTATATCTCATATATTTTAATAATTTAAATTGATTCTTCTTAGCAAAAATTTGTATGTGTTCTGGAGATAAATTCTTTGCTTTAAATTTCTCTAAAAGAATTTCAGAAGGAATATCTATAACCTTAACATAAGAACTATTATAGTCTTCAAAATGCTGTCCTGTTCGTTCCGACCTCACATTATATGATTCCGAGAATCTAATAGATTTCCCAAGTCTTTTATAAGGAGAGGAAATAAGTGATATTGCAATCTGAATAGTATCATTAAGTTCTCCATAATAAGATTTGAAATAATTATCAATATCTTCATTATTTTTTATAAGATCTAGATTAACATGTTTTAGATCTCCACATTTTGCATAGAAGTAAATAATGAACTTAGGTTGTCCGAAAGAATAAAATTTACGTACTAAATATACTTTCATCTTTGTAAAATTAAATCCCCAAGAATATTTTACTATCCTTGAGGACTTTTTTATTATTATCTTCTGCGCATTCTATGTATCCTATGAGCTCTAGATTTCTTCCTAGTATACTTCTTTTTTGATGTCTCTTTAATTTGTGGTTCTTTTGTTAAAACTACTTTCTTTTTAGGAGACACTCTAGCTTTTACTCCTTCTGAAATACCTGAACTTATAGATCTAGGTGGAATCACTGTTTTTCCTGATCCATCTGTATAAGAATTTGTTTCAGGGTAATATCTATATCCTCCAGAACCCAATACCCATGCTCCAAGTGCTGCATTATAAGCCCAAGAATTATTATCTCGATCACGAAAAATTTGTCCTTGTGTTGGTTTCTTTGGAAGTGAATCTGAAGTAGTTGTCCAAGTTTTTCTTCTCTCAGGAGATTTACTACATCCTCCAAAAATCAATAATAATCCTAAGATGAAAATTATTAATATAAAATCAATTGATCTCTTCTTGTTCATCTTTTCTCCTTTCTAATGGTTTAACTCTTTTATAATTATCATAAAACCAGGATAAAAGTTGTTTTGTTGCATACTCTACTTCATCCGGTTCAAGTTGAGATGATTTATACCTTATCGACCAATCAAGCATATAAAACTCAAGAGGCATAATGAAACTGTCTGAATTCATTACTACTTTCAAACATAGTCCTGGAGAAATGAACCCTCTACCCGAAACAAATCTCTCTTTCCAGATGTTATAAAGATTATACGGAACTTTATAGGTTTCATCATATTCAGTTGGAACTTCTCCTGTATCATTTACCTCCCATTTAACATCTTCAATCTCATAATCATTAAAGATCATTTCGAATTCCGTCTTGAAGTTTTCCTCATATATTCGATCAAGAGCTCCATAACCAGTTTCAGAAACCACGAGAATTAATCTATCGGCCGAATCAACTGCTATCACTTGACCTTTATATAAGAAACAATTTCCAGGTTTTAATTCAGGATCTTCACCTAAGAAATCTCTAAGCTCAGTTCTTACTTCAATTTCTTCTGAGTTTTCGTCGGCCGGATCTTTTTTCTCGTGTTTAATCTCTTCTGGAAATCTGCAAAAATCCCATTCTATTACTGCATTAAGTTTTACCAAGATTCCAGGGATAACTAAATCAGCCATTCCTTTCTCACAACCACAGCGATATTTCTGTGCTAATACTTCAATAATCATAATATAATAAATTTATTTAACTATATAATTACCATTTTCAGAAATAAAATCAATTTTTATAGCAGGATAAGAACCACCCCATATATTAATCTCTCGCTCTTTTAAAATTTTTCCAAGTGAATTAATCTTAAAACATGAGAATTCCATTTCCATTCGGATATTACTAAGATCGAGAGTAGAAAAATTAGGTTTATTAAAAATTGTTCTAAAGATTTGTTTAATATTCTCTAGAAAATCAATCTTAAGTAATTCTTCTGCATAATGTTCAGCTAAAGATTTATCATCAAATACTTCATCCGGAATTTCAAAAGATCTAATTTTCCGAAGCATTGAAATTATTTGACTTTTAGAAATTATATCATTGGTTGATAATTTCTCAGTACATTCATGGATTATGCTATCAATATCCTCAATAGATTTATCCACTACTATTCCTGTTACTTGTTTTGTTACCATAATTTATTTTGTTAATATTATACATCATATATAAGAATCTCAAGGGAAGAAGAAAAAAGAGAGGGAAATTAATTTCCCTCTTTTATTGATGACAAAACTATATTATATAACTCAAATCTTCTTCTATTACCATTGTCACAATCAATGCTACTTGAAAGAATATTATTTTTCTGCTCTATAGTATGTCTGTACTTACCATAATCAGTTTCTGTTATTTCAATTTTAAGATTTTCTTCGATTATTTTTTTTAGTTCACCTGGAGTCGAAGTTATTTCAATTTTCTTATATCCACCTATCTCCAATAATCTAAGTATTCCTGCACTTAGTCTAACAGATACCATTTTTTTAAGATAATCACAGTCTAATCCAGTAGAGTCGCTTATGTTTATTAATATATATAATTCTTTCTCTAGATCTTTTATAGTATAGTTTTTGTAAATTTTCAAGGTGCCTGTAATATTTCTATAACACCCAATTCCATAGCTTAGCCAACAAATAAATCTAGTTATTGTTGCTTTTAACTGTAATTTAATTTTTCTAATAATTTTTTTCATATTCTTATTATTTTTTAAACAAAAAGTCTACCCGAGTTTTTCTTCGAGTAGACATTTCACTTATGATCTATTATCTTTTCACATATAAGGCTTTGAAGGATTCTGATCTGATGACATTAATAATTTTTTAGGAATATCATCTTCTGGATAAAGATAGGATAATACATCTTCTTTTTGATATTTCTCTATCATTTCTTTCCACGATGTATAATCAATTAACCTAAATCTTATAAATCTATCTTTTACTGGATATTCTCCTCCAATTATATATTTATCATTCTTTTTTACATACCAAGACGTTAATGGTCTTTGTAAGAAACTTTCCAATTGACGATGTGGATCTTCTCCATAACATGTATCTAGTATAATCTTATAATGTTTATCTACATGTTGAAGAGGTATAATATCAGGTCCTAAACTAGTTATCATACATATAGACATGTAAGTATTAGGAACTGTACAACCTGATTCCTTAAGAGCTTCTATAGTATGTATCTTAAGAAAATTAGTGAAAACATTTTTGTAATCTTCTATATTTATTTTATATCCTAAGTATAATCTTTCAGATGGTTGATCACTTAGGATAGATCTTGGATTTTGAATTTCTATAATATTATCATATGTCCAAGATTTTTTATTTTTCCAGTAAGTATCAAAAATTATATTAAATAAATCAACACTAACTTCAAACCATTTACTAATCATATGTTGGTATTTTAAATAATTCTTTTTCTGTAACCCCATCCAGAAATAATAATTCTCCAAAAGATATTACAAATATTAGATCTGGATTATTAAAACCTTCCCGATAAAATGATAAGTCCCTTGGATAATTTTTGGTCATTATATGATCTGGAATAAAGAATTCTACTCCATCATCAAATAAGAATCCCATTTTTATTCCATACTGAAATAAGAACTTATCAACTTCAGATAACTCAATATCAGGATAAATGTTTCTTCCTAGTTTTATTTGCTTCATAATGGTAGAATGGACAATCTTCGCTACATTCATCAGATAAAATGCAACTATTATTACAAAATGTTTTTATATCATTATACATATCTTTTACTGTATATATTCCTTTTTTCTTCTTTTCTTCATTGATTCCACAAATTGTACAATCTTGAGAACTAATCTGAAAAACTTTATTCAAGTATTTACGACGTCCAGCAACTTCATAATACTCTGCATAAATTAAGTACGTTATATCGTTATCAGACATTGCTTCTTTCTTACTAGAAATATAAGATCCAAGTACTGTCCCAATAAATTCAGCACAATCAAACATCCAAGCATCATTTATAGGAATATATACTTTAACTTTAGTACCAATCCTATAGGTTATTTGTGGATAAAAATCAACCTCTCCAGTTGATATATTTTTCTTGATGATATTAATCTTTTCATTGATTTTAATATAATCCTTATCTTTCTGGCGATTTATTATCCATAATACATTTTTCAACCATTCATAGATCTTTTTCGCTCTTCCCATTTTTCTTTTGCTAATTTTTGTAAATCTTCAACAGTATCAGTTTCATCTACTATTTCTATTCCAAGTAAGTTTTCTATAACATCTTCAAAACTAGCTACTCCGACAAATGTTCCATACTCATCTACTACTATTGCTAGATGTTGTTTAGTTTTAAGAAATTTTTCAAACAATACATTAACACTAGATGAGTCCGGAATAAATATAATATCAGAATCGTAATCTGTATGTTTTATTGTTAACCCTGGCAGATAAACATCATAATCTTGATATATGTCTGACTTATATGCTATTCCAATTATATTATCTTCAGTATCTTCCCATATTGGTATTCTAGAAAATTCAAATTCATCTGGAAAGTCCTTAAGAAAAGTATTAGCATCGAAAGATTTTACAACAGTTCTAGGAGTCATTATATTTCCAACAGTTAATTTATCAAGAGCAAGTAGATTTTTAATTATTTTACTTTCTCTCCCTGTAAATATTTTCTCTCGTTCTCCAATTGTTGCCATACTAGATATTTCTTCTCGAGAAACAGTTGCTTCTTCTGTTTTTGGTGAGAATATAGCCATTACATATCTTGATATCCAGACTATAGGATATGTTATATAAATCATCCAAGTTAATATATTAGCTGTAATTGAGGTCATTCTTTTCCAATAATGTGCTCCGAGTGATTTTGGTATTAATTCACTAAGTACTAATATCAAAAAAGTCATTATTCCAGAAATAATTGCAAAATTTTTCATCCCAAAAATTTCAACTGCCTCTATACTAGCTAAACTCGTACCTACTGCATGAGCAGCAGTATTTAGTGTTAGAATAGCAGAAATAGCATCATCCACTCTTTCATTTTTAAGCTTCATAAATTTTATTGCTGCCTTAGAACCAGAATCGATTTTAGACTGAATAAAAGAAGTTGGTGTGCTTAATAACGTCGCCTCAAGAACACTACAAATAAAGCTAATTGTTATAGCTATACTAAAATAAAAAATCATTCCAAATAAAGGATCCATAATTTTTTTTTCTTATTTAAATTTATTTTATTAATAATATCATATATAAGAATTTCAGGGAAAATCTAAAAGCATTATTGATTTCTTTCAAAACCTTCAAAATCTTATAAGTGTAATAATAACCTAAAAAATTTATAAAAATGAAATTGAGTAGAAAAGAAAAACAGGCAAAGAAGAAATTAATTGGTGTTTACAAACAATGTATCGATGTAATGACAAGATATATGGAACCAGTTGCTGTTATATCCACTACAAAAAAGGGAGGTACTCAGATTACAAGTATGAGATTCCCTGACTATCATTACAAGAAAATTATTAAGGAGAAAATTCAAAAAGTAACAACAGAATTGAGTAATAACCAAGGTTAAAAACTCAGAAGACTTAGCACTTAGAAATAGGTGTTAGGTCTTCTTTTTGCTCTTCTAGAACCTTAAAGAACTTATAGATGTAATTATTAAACAATAAAACAATATGAAAATCGTAAAATCAAGTGTATCCATTCTCCCTCAACGACCTGGGGTGGATGGATTAATGAAACATGTAGAGAAAATTGGAAGATTGGCTTATAAATCTGAAGATAAAATTACAGAAGATTCATGGGAAAGGTTTGACAACATGCTTTTTTCTAGGGGTCATTGGGCGGTTTTTAACTCAGGAACTGTATATCTCAGTATTCCAGAGGAGGATAGATACTACTTGGAGATCTTTTTCAAAACTGCTCCTTACACTAGATGGTATCATAACTCAGTAACTGGAACTTATGAGATCACCACAGATCTAAGAATTATTTATCAACATAATCTAGAAGGAGTTATGAAAAAATATTGGTGTGAACCTACTGAAAACCATTATCACAGAGTCACAACTAGATGGATCTGTAGTAGAGGTATATCTCATGAACTTGCTCGGCATAGAGCGTTTTCATTTCTCCAAGAATCTCAACGTTATGTAAATTATTCAAAAGATAGATTCGGAAAGGAACTTACCTTTATTCTTCCTCAGTGGATATATAGAGTTAGAAAAGATATTGCATCATCTATAGATTCTCAAACAGGATTATCTCGAAGTTATATTCATGACCTAGATGGGCAGGAATTATGGGAAGATCTTACAGTGTGGGATAGAACTATTGCAGCTTTTGATAGATCATGGAGGAATATAGAGATCGATTATTTATATGTAACTTCCACTGATGAAGGAGAAAAACTAAAACCAGAAGAAGCTAGAGGATTACTTCCAAATGATATAAAAACCGAATTATGTATGACTGGTTATATTGAGGATTTTACATATATTCCTTCTGAAGATACTCCTGAAAAAGCTGGATTCTTTTCATTAAGGTGTGCTAAAGATGCTCATCCAGATATGCAAGTTTTAGCAAATGATTTAAAGCAACAATTTATTGATACAGGATTATATAATTTAAAATAAATGGAATGTATTTGGTGTGGATTCAAAAGTAATGATCCAATAGAATTTGAAAAACATCTATCCGAAGAGCATTTTTTAAGTTATCAAGAGTATTGTGAAATTGAGTTAACACATCAAAAAGATCTTGATAATTTTTGCTTTAGATGTAATAAATATAGAGGTCCATTATCTACATTAATTAAAGATTTTTATTATCTTCCTTGTAGAATATGTAGTAACTCTATTACAAAGAAAACAGAAAAACAAGAATTAATTAAGACTATTATAAAGAATATAAAATCTTTTTATGATTATATTCTTAGTGATAGATATTTACAACTATTCTTAATTGATAGCATTTACCATTTAGCTACTTATTCTCATGATTACTTGGAATTTAAAAAAGTCCTAAGTAAACTAGATCTCCCAAATCGAAATGATATATGGTTTTTAGATTGGGTACCAGGATATCCAAAAATTATATCTATTCCGAATTTGACTGGTATAAAAATAGTAAATCTATCAGAGAAATATAGAATAGTATCAGGAAAGAATAATATAGAGATTAATAATTATAAAATTCTTTTCCCTGAAATCGTTCCTTACGATAAACAACATTTTAGTAGATATAATATTCTTAATCTAAATTCTAATAGAAAAACAAAAAGATTAAAATTAGATAATTCTCCTAATTGTGTTAAGTTTTTCAATACTCAAGGTTATGATACAAAATCAATATTTAAAGTTATTGATACTAAAACAGAAGAGCCAGTAAATCTAAAAGAAATAAGTTATCAAGATTATACTATAATAAAATTAATTCTTCTAAGAAATAAGAATTATATGAGATTTGTATTTTCTATTTTCTTAGAATTACTTGGAGCTTGTAAAGTATTTAAGGATTCAGTATTTCTTAAGAACAGTATTAATTTAAATTCTGAAAAAGAACCAATAATTAATATCTCTTGGCTCCCTGAGAAAAATGAAACATTATCTAATAACATAATTAATATATCTATTTTATGACAACAACATCAACAAAATTTAAAGTACAAGGGGTAGGGTTAGATACTTCGAATATGACCATTAAACCGTGGGTAGATCCTGAAGATGAATACTCTTTTGATTATTTTCATACATCTATCTCAGCTAATAATGATTTTTTGATTTCTGAATTTATAAAGAGTTTTTCAGAAAGTAGCTTAATCACTTCTATTGATTTTTTAGATAATCCTGAAAGAGCACTCCTTGGGCATCTTCTTGAACTTGGAAGAAAGAAAGTCGACTTGTTATTGATAGATTCTGAAGTAGTTCTTAAAAATCTGGAAACTATTAAAGAAACTATTAAACAACTTAGGGAATATAAAATAATTGGAGAGTTTGGGGTAAAGAATCCAAAGACCGCCGAAGATCTCAAAGCCATAGAAAAAGCTATTGAAGAGAAAATTAAATTCGTCTCTCTTGATTTATGTCCTTTGAATTTTAATTATGATATTGTTAATTACTGTAAGGAAAATGCAATAGATTTACTTGGCTTTAATCCTCTCGGCGGATATATTAACTCAGCATCTGTAATCTCTAGCTTTACTATTCCTTATCTTCTTGGTTTTGCTGGAAATTATTGTTCTGTTATATTCTTATCTGGACGTGATTTGATTTTATCCAAAGAATCAATGTTGTATATAAAGGATAATATAATTGGATCTGAATGTTCTAGTAAATTTTCCCTTAAAAAGAATGTGTCTAGACTTCATAAACCACTTAAGAAAGTTGTGGATACTTCATTAATATTTAATAAGAATCTAGTTTTAAGTGTAGATTCTCCTGAGTATTTATTTCCTTTAGAAGATATTAATATAAATCTAGGTTCTCCAGTAAATATTGTTGATGGAGTTGATCCGAAATTAAGAACGGAATTAGAAATGTTTGTGGATGATCTTTTGGAGGTTACAGAATTTCCGAAAGATGCTACTCTTCAATCTAAATATGCTATAGTAAGGTATCAAGTTTTATCAGCTCTTCGAATGAAATTTCCGGAAACTGATGGATGGAATATTCATATAGTAAATACGGGAAAACTAATCTCTGGAATTTTAGTGCATAGAGTAATCGAAGAAAAAAAGAAAAGATTCTTTAAAAAGAAAAATTCTCAAAAAACTGAATCTAAACATTTTCTTTGTGCACTTCCTAAAATTGATCTTCCAGTATTTATAGAAGAGCCTGATGATAAAAACACAGTCCTTGAGAACTCAAACCCTAATAATTGAGAAAATCCGGAGTTAGTTGTGTACCCCGGAAAATAAAATAGAAAACATTAATAAATAAAAATTATGAGAGTTTATAACGGAACAAAATCACAAATTAATTTACCTTTATCAGGTACTCAACGAATTACTATCCCAGCACATTCTGTTTCTGGTGATATTATGCCTAGTAATGAATTTCTAAGTTTACTAGTAAGTTCTTATGATTACAATGAACTAGCATTAATTGTATCAGGACCATTTGAAATAAATATGTGTGCAGGAGTATCAGGATCAGTAGGTTTTGTAGTTCAATCCCTTGATGAAGCTATTGAACGTTTTGCACCAAAAGAATGTCCGAAGTGTAATCAAGATCCTTGTGTTTGTAATAAGGAAAAAGAAAAAGAACCGCAGCCAGTAGATAAAAAACCGGCAGCAACTCCAACAAAACCGGCTGAAAAAGAGAAAGAAAAATCAGTACCTGAAACTAAAGAGGAAAAAAATAAATAAAGTATTATAAACTATTGGAATCTCATAGAATTTTATCTAAGGGATTCCATTTTTATTTCAAGAGTATAATTTTTTATGGAAGATAAAAATTTTATATTTAAATTTGATAATAATGAAATCAATTTTTCATTAAGAGGAGATGGTAATGGAACTATGATTAATGCAACCGAAATGGCTAAACCCTTTGGAAAATTATTTGCAGATTGGTATAGACAAAAATCAACGAAAGAATTTCTAAAAGCATTAGAAAGTGATATGGGAATTCCCATATCACAATTAGTAGTAGTAATTAAAGGTAATTATGGAAATGGAATAAAACAAGGTACCTGGTTACATGAAGATGTTGCCCTAGAATTTGCTAGATGGTTAAATCCTATATTCGCTATTTGGTGTAATAAGAGAATAAAAGAAATAATAATTAATGGTTATTCTGTAATTAATTCAAATAGAGAATCTTTTGAGAAAGCCTATACAGATATTCAGCAAAAATTAATTGAATCTAATAATGAGATAATCTACTTAAAGAATACATTAGATACTCAAAAGGATTTAGTAAATTTTGCAAACCTAGTTATCTCCACATCTGAGAATTTATATACGATGACAGAAATTACAAAAGGGCTAAACTTATGTAAATCTAGTAAAGACATATATAATATTCTAGAATCAAAAAATATAATATTTCATCAAGGTAATAAATGGTTTCTTAAAGCCCCTTATGATACTCTTGGATTAACAAAAGATATAATGATTGCAGGAAAAGATGGAAAACCTCACAATCAAAGAAGATGGACTGAGAAAGGAAAGTATTTTATCATGTCAGTTTCATTATAAAAATTATGGTAGACTATAAAGAAGTAAAATTAAAAGATGGACGTGTATTAGTGTTTTGTAACTTCGAAGAACTTCTTAAAGATTTTTATGGAGTATCTAGTATGGAAGAAGTAGAACCTCATGCAAATTCAACAGGACACTATATTATTCATTGTCCATTTTGTAGAGATTCTGGACATACAAAACATAAATTATATATAAAAACTGACTTAACTGTTGGTACTTGTTTTGTATGTAATCGAGCCTATATACATGTGTCTGATGAAGTTGATACATCATTTAAAGTACCTGATTTTATGTCATTGTATTATGGATATTCAGGTCATCCAAATGTAGTTAAACTTACAGAAGATCCTATATGGACATTAGATAAGTACTGGAATGAATTTGATAGTTTTGATCAAAGGGGCTATGATTATCTAATGAGTAGACATCCTTTTATGAACGACATCTATAAACTCCTAGACTTTAAATTTGTTGACGGAAATGTAGTAATGCCATTTAAATATCATGGGGAAGTATTTTATTACCAGATTAGATTTTCTGGAAAAACGAAAATTAGATATCTTTTCCCACAAATATCAGCAAAACCTCCTTATGTAATAGATCATGGTCAAGGTCTAAGAAATATAATAGTAGTAGAAGGGGTATATGATGCTATAGCTGCTTTAATTATGGCACCTGATTATATACCTTTTGCAGTTTTGGGAAGTTCTATATCAGATTATCAATTAGATTTTCTTAGTGAGTACGTTCCAGAAAAAATCTTATGTTACTTAGATGATACTGAAAAATCTATGGGTGTAGCTAAAAAAATAAGAAAAAGAATAGATTATTGCCCTATTAATATCATAAAATCTAATGGAGAAGATCCAGAAGAGTGTATGAAACGAAAACTTAGGGCTGGAAATAATTTACAATGGATTAAATAAAATGATAACAGCATCGATAGATAATACTATAAATAAAATAGTAATAAAAACTGATGACCCTAGTGTAAAATGTCTTTTAGAATTTAAAAGAAAAGTAACTAAGTATTCCCCTTGGTTGAAATCTTGGAATACAACTGAAGAAATAGCAAAACTTTATGATAACCCTAGATCATGCGGACCTAAGAAAGGAATATATACTTTTATCTTAGGAATGGGATGGGCAGCTTATATTGCTAATGTATTTAAACCTATCTTAAGTGATACAGATTATAATACAATTCTTAGAACAATATTTGCAGATTATTATCGAACCTATCCATTTCCAAATCTCAGAGATTATCAAAATGAAGATATGTTGCATGTGTTAAAATATAAGAGAGCGATTATTCAAACTAATACAGGATATGGTAAATAATTTTAAATCTAAATAACATGACAAAATCAAAACAGTTAAAAATAGAAGATCTTACTTCTTTGATTGAAAAAGGTTATAGATGTAAAGATCTTCTTAAAGAATTAAATGTTTCTAAAAGTACTTTATATAATTATTTAAGAAAATATAAATTAACAATTCCAAAAGAAGAATTATATTTTGATAATACAGTATTTGATAATATAGATTCTGATGAAAAAGCCTATTGGTTAGGATTTTTATATGCAGATGGATTTGTTAATAGTAAATATAATAATTCAGTAGAGTTATCATTAAAAGCTAGTGATAAAGAACATTTAGAGAAATTTAATAAATTCCTTAAAAATAAAAGATCTATAACGGTAAGTAAAGCGGCTTCTATAAATAATAAAGAGTATTTTAGATGTAGATGTATAATAACTGACAAACATTTTCACGATAGATTAATTGAATTAGGTTGTGTACCTAATAAATCGTTAATATTAGTATTCCCATCATTAAAAATATTTTCTAATAATGATTTAGTATATTCATTTATTAGGGGATATATAGATGGAGACGGAAGTATTACGGATACTAGTAGAAATAAATTAAGGATAGATATTTTAGGAACAAAAGAATTTCTATCTAAAATTCAGGATATTTTTAAAAATAAGTTTGGAAAATTATTATCAACGAGATCATCTAAGAAAGGAATTAATAATTATCAAATAGTTAGTGAATGTAGTAAAGCCGTTGATGTAGGAAATTTATTATATAAAAATGCAACTGTTTATTTAGAGAGAAAATATAAAAAATTTGCCGAGTTAAGTAAAAATACTTAATTTTATTATAGGACAAATTCGGTGAAGGATGGGTTAAATCTAATACCGATCTACAAATATAAATTTTGTAGTGTAGAGCATAGGAGGTGAGATAATCTTCCCATGAGTGTCCTACTTCTATTAATTAGAAGAATATATATGCCGATCTTATTTAAATAAAATAAGAATTATAAGATAAAAAACTTATGAGATAACAAAATGAAAACTGAAACTATAGCAACTCTTATAAACTATGCACATAATGAACTCGGAAAGAAAGTATTAGTTATAACTCCAGGAAAAAAAGCAAAAGATGAAATTGTTAAAAGATACGAATCTAGATTTGGTGGGGGTAAATTGCCAACTTCAATAGATGGAGATCTTGGATGTATAATTACTTCAGGGTTTCTAAATCAAAAGAAAATAAAAGATCCGGATTTGTGTATCTTAGAGGAAGAGAAACTTAAGAAATTCGATTGGGTTCTAGTAGATGAAGTAGAATATACTATTAATCCTTCTGGTGAATGGATATATGATAGACTAGTGAATGCTGAAGTTATGTACGGATTTTCTGGAACTGCAGATCGAGATTCAGGAGTTATGATCACATTTGCACAGGGAATTACGGAAACAGTAGTAAGAAACAAGGACTTAATTAAATATTTCGGACCAGCATTAGTTTATAGAATGCCTACTAGTCTGAAAATAAATAGTATCCACATAAATACTATCGCTTTAAATAATATTAAATTTACAGAAGAGGATTTTAATGAGGATAATAATGTCTATAATACAATAATGTCAAAAATTTGGGTTGATCCTGGAGTATGTGAATTGATTGTAAAGATAGCAAAAAAATATCCTAAATTATATATCCCAATAAATAATTTAAATAATATTATTTCAACTTGGATAGATAACTTTTTTATTGGAGTATTTAGAGTGCTCTTAATTTGCGGCGAAGGATATATTTATTATGACTTGTCTGGAAATAAAACAAACCTAGATCTTCAACAATCATGCGAATATATTAAAAATGGAATGGTAGATATAATTCCTAGTACCGCCGCAGGATTTAGAGCACTAGACCTTCCTGGATTAGAAAATATATTACTAGTTTCTAATATCAACGCTGGATCGGTTCTTCAACAACTAGGACGAACAGCAAGAGGAACTAATATGAACGTTCTTGCACTAAAACCTAAAATACCGAAAAGAATCCCGGTATATACAAAAGGATTCGAACAAAGAGATGAACTATTACATAACTACTATAAGTATTGTGATATTCAAGATATAGTTATTAATGAAGAAAATCTTTAAAAATATAGTATGGATAATGGTAGTGTATTTGATTTGATTTTTAGCTGTTTTAATCAATATTTATTTCAGGATGCTAAAAATAATATATTAGATCTTCAATATTATTTTCAGACTAATCCACAAACAGCCGGAAATGGTATGGTCTCTCAACTCGTGGATGCTATAAAGACTTATCCTCTAGAAAATATAGATGAGCCTTTATTTAGGAGTATCTTATTTAGATCTCAGAAAACTCCACAAGAGACCCAAGAGGTGATGAATGAAATTATAAAATGGAAAAGATATACAAAAAGTCAAATTGAACCAGCCAGAAAGATTTTAACTGATGTAATATATTCAGTTAATCTTCAAAAAGCAAACAGACTCTATTCTCAAAATCCAGAAGAATATGTTAAGTTTGTGAAAAATATAAATGTTAAAACTACTGCTGATCTAGATAATTTTAGTGAGATTGGATTTACACAAATAGATATTAATTCAATCATCGCTGAACAGGCAGAAGGTGGTGTACCTAGTAAATTTGAATGGATAAATAATTGCTTTTCATGCGGAGCTTATGAATTTGGACAACTCGGACTTATCGCAATGCCTCCAGGAGTTGGAAAGTCTCTTTTATCCATGCAGGAGGCATTGAACATGAGTTTACAAGGTTATAAAGTACATTATTTAGCTCTTGGAGATCTTAAAATGAAAGACTTTAAACGAATGAAGCATAGATATAAGAATCTATGAAAATTCTATTAAAATGCTAGAACTATTAGAATAAAATAGAATTAGCATCTCTATCTTTTATCTAAGAGATAGAGTTCAACGACTAAATATAGAACTATAAAAATATAGATGATATAGTCTAATAGTTTAATGAAAATTAAATTTATAATGATTATCAGATTAGGAGCTCAATTTACAGGATTGTCATTTAATGAAGTATCTCAAAACATAGGACCTATATACAATAGTATGTGTCAAATGATTGGAGATAATCTTAGTATAACTATACTACCAGCTGGAAAAATTTCAGTAGATGAATATATAGAATTCATGAAAACCAAAGATTATAAAATTTTATTTATCGATTATGACGCGGGTTTCCGTGGAGCTAATGGTGGAGAAGATGGTTCTATGTATAAATCATTTGGAGATATTTATGATAAACTTACGGAATTAACAGGATTAGGGAAATTAGTATTTATATTATCTCAATTAAAAATTGGAGCATATAGCCAATCGATATTGGATATGAGCTACATCGCGGGCAGTAGTCACAAAGTAGACGTTTGTGACTTTATTATCACACGCTCTAAAGGTGGGGATGGACCAAATCCTAATAATCTTGGAATATCAACGATCACAAAAAATCGGCGTGGAGAAACAAATATGATTGATTACAATATAAGACTTCAAAATGGTAGATTTAGAAGTTTGCCAAAAAAAGTGTATGATGATATAAGGATGATTCAAGACAAACGATATTTTTCTGAGGCAGATATTGATTTAATGATTAATAACTATAATATTCAATATAATCAAGCTCAACAGAGTGTATATAAAGCTGGAGGGGCTGGACCGCAGAGACAAGGAAATAATATTAACGTTCAGCAAGTTGTTTCAGGACCGACTCCATTTAATAAATCTTAAGGTGAGTTTTTGCGCTTTTAGAAAGATTAAAACCTAATATATGAAAGAACATTAGAAAAATTTATATTTTAATAAATCGATCTAGTGTTCTTCTATTATTTTAGTAGGTTCTGTAAGAAAGTATGGTAGTAGAATTGCGCAAACCCTACTACCAGAAATCTTACTTTTAGTTTCTACTAAAATAATAATCTATTATATTAAACCTATTAAAATAAGAATTATGGCAGTATTAAAAAATCAAAGTTTTAGTAGAATTTTAATGTTACAACTAGGAGATCAATTAGATTCACTAGATAACATTAAAATTCTTAATATCGTAAAATTAGGAAAAGATATTGAATTTTATTTAAATCAATATTGTGAATTAATAAATAATGCACTATCCCGAGGTTTAGATAGAAAATCATTAGGTTATTATACTGAATGTCATCACATATTACCTATTTGTTGCGGTGGACTAAATGAAGAGAATAATTATGTTTTATTGACTGGGTTAGAACATATACTAGCTCACATACTTCTACATTATATTGAACCAGATAATTTAAAATTAGCCAGTGCTGCATCTTTTATGGTGGCTAATAGAGAGTGTATTACAGTGAAAAGAAAAAATGCTATTAAATTAATTGAAGAGGCTGATATAAATCTTATAAAATATTTGGGAAATTTACGTTCTAAATGTTCATCTAATAGTGTAATTTGTTGTGATAAAGATAAAAATATACTAAAAATATATAATAAAATGATGGACTTGAAAGATGATGGATTTTCTGAAGTTACCGTAAGACGTTCTATTAAAGCGAATAATAGAGTATCTAGAGGATATTACTGGTACGATTTATCATCATGGACATCAGAAGAGGAGTTAAGAAAAATAGATAATTATTATCATAATGATGAAGAGAGCATATTTTTAACTTGGGGAATAAGTCTAAATAGTATAATAGCATATACAGAAAATAAGAAGATTGTTAGAATATATTCTGGGCTTAATGATATTCAACTTAAAGAGGATGGATTTAATTCAAGTTCTATTTCTAATACAATTAGAAGAAAGAAAATAAATTATTATAAAGGATATTATTGGTGTAAATTAATAGATTGGCTAGATAACGATGAAATTATTAAATATAAATGTTTAGACTCCTTACCAATACTAAAGTTGAAGGATCCTGATTGTTTACCTCCGCAAAAAATAGTTAGATGTGATAAAAATTTTACAGTTCTTAATATTTATAATAACTATCATGATGCTGGAAAAGATGGTTATAATTTTCAATCTATTTGTAGGATATTTTCAAAGAATCAAGTAAAATTTAAAGGATATTATTGGTATAAATTTGCTAAATTCGAAGAAAGCCACAAAGATAAATTAGAAGAATTTTATAAAAATGATGGAAAAATTATTGATAAAGGACCTGATATAAAAGAAACAAGAATAGTATGCTTAGATGTAAATCATAAAGTTATAAAAATTTACAAAAATATTCTTGGAGTAAAGAAAGATGGATTTATAAGAGAATCTGTAAAAACTGCTATAAGAACGGAAGAGTTCTATAGAGGATATTATTGGAAACATTACTCTGATTTAGACCAAAATAAATTAAATGAATTTTATAATAATAAAGAAGTAATATTAGTAAAGGCAGAACTCTGGAGATATTTATGTATTGATTTCAATACAAATGAGATTATAAAAATGTATAAAGATCTGAAAGAACTTGAAAAGGATGGTTTTTTATATAGTTCGGTTAATAAGGTCATAAAAAATCAATCAAGTCACTATAAAGGTTATGGATGGTTATCATATGAATATGCTAAAAAGTATATTCCAGAAAAATTAGAAGAATATTATAAAGATCATCCAGAATTTAGGGAGAAATAAAAAAAAGAGATTCGTTTATTTCGAATCTCTCCATGAAAATATTTTATATTTATTTTCCGAATAATGCATCATAACTCATTCTAAATGCTGAGTATAGTGCAAAAACTTCTAGGATTACTATAAAAATTTTACCTAGAAATATCATCCCTAATATAAGGATGATAATTACAATTAAAAATTTTTTCATTTTCTGAAAATTTTTAAAGGGTTGATACTTTTTCTAATGTTCAAATTTTTCTACTGATTTGTTGTAATTCCTTTAAAAATTTTACCCAACTACCTACTGTGTTATAGGTAGTTGGGTTTTTATTCTTTCATATATAAGGCTTTTAAGATTTCACAGACGGAAGTTGGTTTTTCTTCTCCAAATCAATAAAAAGGGTGATTTCTAAGGGTGATTTTCTTATATATGAGTAAAAATTTAAAATAAAATTAATAAAAATGAAAGTAATTCAATCTAAAGTATTAGTCATAGTAGATAAAAAAGATACTATGACTCAAAAGATAGGAAATTTTGTTGTTCCTGCGAGTGAATGTGAAAAAGCTGAGGTTATTGGAGTAGGTGAAGAAGTTAGCGAGGGAGTATTAAAACCTGGTGATACTATCTTGATTTATCCAAACACAGGAAAATCATTTACTCAAGATGGAACAGAATATCGTGTTATAACTTTAAATGAAATTATTGTAGTACTTTAATTAAAACGAAACATGTCAGAAGGAAAAATTATTAATCACGGCTTTGAAACTCAGGCCGAAATTATTGAAGGTGTAAAAAAATCAGTAGAGGCAATTAAGAAAACACTCGGCCCGTCAGGTAAAGCCGTATGTATTTCAGGATTTACAGGTCCAGAGGTGTCAAGAGATGGAGCTACTGTTGCTAAGTCGATTTCATTTAAGAATCAACTTCAGAATACAGGAGCTATCTTTGTAAAAAATGCTGCCGCTCAAACAGAAAGATTAGCAGGTGACGGTACAAGTTCAACTTCACTATTAATCAAAGAAATGTGTGAAAAAGGACAAAAAGCATTACGAACTGGAGCTAATGTAAATGAGGTGAAATCTGGTATGCTTAAGGCCGGAAAATGGATGGCTGAGTATATCAAAAATAATTCAATTCCAGTAAATGATGATATGGAAAAGATCAGAAAAGTGGCAACTATTTCAGCCAATAATGATCCGGCCATTGGAAATCTGGTAGTTGAATGTATGGAGAAAGTTGGAATGCTTGGTATTATTACAGCTGATTTTTCTAGTGGTCTTGAAACTACTATTGATGTAACTACTGGAATGAAACTCGATCGTGGTTGGGCTTCTCCACAGTATGTTACAAATCCTACTGATGGAACTTGTGTAATGGAAGATCCTTATGTAATTGTAGTAGGAGAAAGATTATCTAGTGTACAGCAAATTCTTCCGTTAATGGAACAGCTTGTACCTACTGGACGCCCATTCTTATTTATAGTAGATGATATTGATGAAGTAGTAAATACAACTCTTGTTATGAATACTCTTCAAGGTGCAATTAGATGTTGTGTTGTAAAAGGTATTGATTTCGGAGATTCAAGGAAAAATATTATGGCAGATATTTCAATTTTAACTGGCGGTAAATATATTTCTCCTGAGAACGGATTATCAGTCACACAAGCAACAAAAGAGGATCTTGGAGTAGCTAAGAAAGTTGTAATTTCTAGAGATTCATGTATTATCTATGAAGGTGGTGGTGATTCTAAAGAGATTGCTGAAAGGGTAGAAATTCTTAGCACCAAACTTACAGATCCTGGAATATCAGATTATGATAAAACTAAATTTGCGAAACGAGTAGCAAATCTTAGTGGAGGTATTGCAGTAGTGAGAGCTGGAGGAGCTTCTGAAACTGAAAAACAGAACCTTAAACAAACTATTGAAGATTCTATTCTAGCATCTAAAAGTGCTATTGCTGAAGGATGTTCTTTAGGAAGTGGTTATATCTATTACAAAGGATCATTAGAAGTGAAGAAAGATAAGACATTCTGGAAATCTTTAGTTGGAGATGAAGTAGAGGGTGCAGAAATTGTATTCTCAAGTCTTCCAGTAATTCTTAAAACAATTGCAGACAATTCAGGAGTTTCTGGAGAAGTAGTTCTAGAAAAGGTTAAATCATCTAAACCAGGAATTGGATATAATGCTAAGACTCGAAAGTATGGTAATTTACTTGAGGAGGGGATCTTAGATAGTTCTAAATCTCTTCGAGTAGCTCTTGAAAATTCTATTTCAGCAGCGTCAATGATTCTCTTAATTGATTGTACAATCATTGATGATAATATTTCCGAAACTAAAGTAGAAGGTTAATAAACATAATATACTACACCTCATCCTGGTTTTGATTTTCATTTCCAGGGTGGGGTTTCATTATTTTATGACAAAGATAATAATTAGTGATACCCATTCAGTTTCAATTGGATTTAGTGACGAATGGTTATATATGTCTTTAGCAGATGGTAGATATCAAGGTTATATATCTAGATTAGCATATCTTTATCGAGAAAAATATAGATCAAATACTTCAAAACTTCCAAATTTTGAGAAAATTCTAAAATTAATTAATTCTCAAGATTCCCTAAGAGGTTATAGGTTTGAAGCTAAAAGAGAGAAATTATTTTATACAATTACTCATGGAGATAATTATAAAAGAATTGGAGTGGAATTTGTTAATAAATTTTTAAAAAGTGATTTATACAACTTTAATGGAATTTCTTCTGAATCTGAGATATATTACTATAGAACAATTCAAGGAGCTTATGAATTAACCGATAAAATTTCTATAAGTTTTCCTGATTTTATAGAAAATATATTATCAAAAACAAAAGATGATATGATCGATCGTTTTGGAGTGAGTTATATTATAAATTATATGCTTAATACGCAGCCGAGAAAGCTTGATTTTCTAATTAATGAGGTTAAATAAAATAAAAAAATTATGAAAAAAGAAGATGATAATGACTTTCCTCTCTATGATGGGGAGGAAGGAAATATTAATTTTGACGAACAAGAAGATGATTTCGATTTTGAACCGGAAGATTTACCAGATTGTCCTCTTACTGATTTAGTTATTAGTAATATGATGATGTCTAAACCTTTCGGAATACACTGGGATTATGATAAAATGAAAGAATTTTTAGTAAAACTTGGATATAAGATAATTACTAGATATTCTGATCGTCGAGAAGTTGAATATGAAGTTGCAATAAAACCTAATTCATCTTTTATACCAGAAGATGACTTTAGTAATATTAAAGAAATGTTTGACTCAGAAGTCCAAGATATAATGATTGGATGGCTATTAAAAAATAAATAAACTTATGTGCGTTACAAATAATATTACAGAAAAATCATTAGAAAAATGGAAAGACCTTATTCTTGCATGTAAAAACTATTATATTGATTCAGTACCTACCGGAATGGATGATGTTGTATATGATATGTTAGAAGCTAGAGCAGCGCAAGAAGATGGATTTTTTGTCAGAGATTATGTTTATCAAACATACTTAAAAGGAACTAAGACAAAAAATTCTTATATAGAAAAAATTAAAAAGAAAAAAGTTGAAGAAAAAACTATGTTAAGTGCTCTTTCAGAGTTTATGAATGAAAACTCTGGAAAATACTGTGATCTAAAGTATGATGGATCTAGTATAGCAATTTATTTAGATTCTTCAACTGGTATTCCAAAAAGAATAGTTACAGTCGGAAATTTAAATTTGGATAACTATGGGGTAGATCAAACTTGGAAATTAATAAACTTCCTTCCAAAAAGATTTCCGAAAGGTATAGTAGCAATTCAGGCAGAGGCATTAGTTGACATTAATCGACTTTCTGATACTGATCCTGAAACTGCTAGACAAAGAGCCAATGGACTAATAAATTCTAAGTATTGTGAATCTGAGGTAAATAATTTATTAACTCTTAGAGCTTATAGATATTATACTGATGATTCAATAGAAGGACAAATACTAAGAAAAACAGACTATCGTGAAGTTTTAAAAATGTTTGAAACTGTATGTTCAAAAACTGATGGACATATCTTATTTTCCCCTGCCGATGTATGGACTATAGAAGAACTTATGAGCGCCGGAAATAAAGAATATACAGAAACAGATAAAACAGTTACTTCAACTGGTTACTTCTTAAATGATGGTTGGGTAGTATATGATGAATTTGGAATATGTCTCGGCGCCTTAAAATTTGCTGGTGCTGGATCAGGAACTGAAGCTTTAAAAACTACAGTAAGAGGTATACAATGGAATTCTCAAGTAGCTAAAGGAAAAGATTCTTGGTCAGCTAATATTCTAATCGATCCAATTCAAGTAAAAGGATGTACAGTAAGAAAACCAAGTGCTGGAAGTGTGGGAAAAATGGTAAAAAAGAAAATTACCCCTGGAGCAATAGTAAGTATTATTATGGCTAATTCAACTATTCCAATGGTAGGGGATTCTTTTACTGAAGGTAATGGAGATTTTATGTGGCCAACTTGTAGCTGTGGTTATAATATGTCAGAAAAAGATGTTTATGGAAGTCTTTTGAAATGTGGAAATCCTATGTGTACTGAAAGACTAGATCGAATGAATAATTATATAGGATCTCTTAGTAATATTAAACAACAACTAGATCTTAATAAATTACTTGTTATAGATCGATTTAAGTGGGAAAGTACTGGGATTAATATAGATCAATTGTTGGGAAGTGTTGAAAGAAATGATCCTAATAGTTACTATAATCAATTAAGATCTTACCTTAAAACAGATTTACAAGTGAGAAATTTAGATTTAGTTTGGAAAGCAAGTTATACAATCTTAAGAAGTTATTATGAAAAGTCTATTGGAATTTAAACAAGAAGCAATAATTGTAGAAAAACCAAAAGAAGAATGGAATAGACTTTATCTTGAACTCTTAGACTTAATAAAATCTTGGGGCTTGGAAGATAAAGTTAACTCTTTTAAGTATGAATGGAAAGGATCAGGAAACTCATTTAATAAATTATTCGAATTATCTTTTCTTCGAGAATTAATATTTTACGTACTCGATATAGATTGGAGAGATCCAATTTGGGGAGATATATTTGATATTGAAAGGATAAGTAGTACTCCTAAATCCTATCACGGTTCAGGAAATGATATTACTATTGAAACTTACCTATTTCAACTTGAAGATAAATCAAAGGTATTAAATAGTCTTAATGGAAATTGGGTATTTGATCATTATAAAGAAGTGAAAGATTTTATGGATCAATATAATGATAAATATTTAAAACTGTTTGAAATTAAGAGATTATTTCCATTAGAAGTAGAGATAGAAAATGTTTGATTTAGAGCAAAGAAAAAATTATATAAAAACAAGAAATGATACAGATTATACTGATACAGTGAAAGCAGTATATAAAATCTTAGTATCTAAATATTCCTACCGAGCAAGAATTTCAGATATTTTTCAACTCCTTAAGGATGCATTTGGAATTAATGAATTTATTATTCTTGATTATCAGCAAATGAATAATGCACCCTTCGAATCTTGGTTAGTTGATCAGTATATATCTTGGAAAAATGGTAAGGAAATAGATTTTATAGAGATATATAAAGCTATTTTAACTGTTGGAGATTTTACTACGTCTGAAAAAGAATTGTTTGAATCAGGTTTAGTTGAAGAGCGTTTATGGGCTATTTTCTTACTAGTTGATAGTCCCGAATTAAATATTATATAAAATAACATTAAAATGATTGAAGTAAATTTGTATTCTATTCCGGCCCAAGAAATGAATTCTATGGTAGGCCGTTGTGTTGCTCGTAGCCGTTTTGATAAAGAAGGTATGGGCGTAAGTGTTATGGAATTTGTTAAGGGTTTTTTAAAGAATAATTTAGCAAATTTCGAAAATAGTATTGGTAATGCTGAATTAGTAAGCTTTATTAATTCAGAAACTACAATGAGTACTAAGGATTTTTCTTGCATTAATTATTGGTTAGCTCAAGTTGGTTATCTTGTTCAAATCCAAAATGTAGCTGATGATGAAGAAAATGCATCTGGTATTCCGACAGGTGATGTGGTAGAGTGGAATGTGATCGATTACAATTTTATGCAATATGATTACCCAACTGCAACTAAAATTATTCCTGGTGAAGGTCTCGAAATTCCAGCTATTCTCAGACAAATTGTAGAACAGTCTGGTTTGTTTGATCCTAATAAATTAAGTGGTGTTAAAAATCCATTTACATTATTATTAAATAATATGGATAAAATTAAGAACACTACTGGATCCGTATCACCAGCTATTACTACTCAGATTTATAACCTTTTAGATCAGATGGGTATTAAGGTATTTTGTGCAACTTCTGAAGATTAATTACAATGACTACTCTACAAAATGATATTCTAGAAATATATAATTCCTTAGTAGAGTTTTCTGATAATACGATAAAAACAAACTTTCCGATTCCAATTAAAGTAAGATATGAAAAAGAATCTAGATTACTTATATTTGAACAGAAAGGTAAAACGGTATATCTAGGTCTCCCAGTCTATTATTGTTTAGCACTGGAAGACTTAGAAAAACCAACTTATCTATTACCAGAAGATTACGATTATCTAATGTCAACTCTTCAGTCTTTAATAGCATCTGGAGAATTGATAAAACCTAGAACTTGTCTTGGCCCTGAAAACTATGGATTCAATGTTTATTCAACTAATATTAATGAAATGTACAAAGGACCAGATGTAATTGGACAAGTAAAGTTTATTTCTGGAACATCCTGGTTATTTAAGTTTAGAACAAGAAAAAAGTATAAATTATGAATTTTAACGGAACGATTATTATCACAGATCCTTGCTATATTGCAGAAAACAAGGATTGGGGAAACGGATTTAATTATGATAATATGACTATCTCTGAAGAAGTAGGATTCTCTGATAATTATATTTGGGAAGATACTGGAGTTGGAGATGGAAGATGGAAAGTATCAAAACTAAAAGATATTCTTGGTTTACTTGAGCTTGAAAAATTCGTAGATAATATTGAAGAAGCTTACTATAATCTTTACGATAATCCTTCAATTGAAAATCAGATTAATCTTGAAAAATTAGTTAATCAAAGGGAAACTATTGGAAGATATTGTGTAGATTCTGGAACTTTTGGAGTATTTTATCTTGACGAAGTTTTAAAATATAAGCCAGATTTTTTAGTAGAATATGGAGATTGGTGTTATACAATTATTGAAGATTTTATTGGGGATTTAAATGTATATACTGATTCTCGTGAACAAAAACATTTTTTAGGTATAGGTAATAAAACATTTTATAGTAATACAGTATCATGGTTGTAAAAATTATTAATAAATCGGGTTATCCCCTTCCAAGTTATGCAAAACCTGGAGATTCTGGAATGGACCTTAGAAATATCGGTGAAGAATTTACATTAAAACCGTTAGAGAGAAAATTAGTTCCTACAGGCATATATGTTCAACTTCCCCCTAGAACTGAAATCCAAGTTAGAGCTAGATCTGGAGAAGCCTTAAAAAAAGGATTAGGAGTTTTAAATGGACCAGCCACTATAGATTCAAACTATAGAGGAGAAATTGGAGTAGTTTTAGTTAATCTTAGTCCTGTAGAGGTAACTGTAGAACACGGAGAAAGAATTGCTCAGATGGTTTGTGCAGAAGTAACTCATATGGAATTAGAGGAAGTTAATAAACTTGATGAAACAGAACGAGGAGGATCAGGTTATGGCAGTTCCGGAATACAATAACGATATAAAACGACTTCTTGGATTAAAAGGAAATACTCGATTAGAGGTTCAAAATCAATTAACCCAACGAATCTTAGAATATGATTATACAGATAAAACTCCAGGAATAGGATTGAGATTTTTAGAAACAAAGAAAAGAAATCGAGAAGCTGGTGAATGGATTTATTATAATATTCTATTCGAAGCCAGAAAATATCAAGATACTCCTGAATATTTAGCACATATTCTAGGGTCATTGTCAAAAGTAGTAAAGATCTGGGGAGATTATTCTAATATTGATGTAGTTGGAATTCAAGAAGTTGATTGTGAAGAAGCAGATTATTATTATATACTAATTTATATTTTAAGTGATGGAAAAGACAAAGAAAAACTCGAATCCGATGGAGAGTGAAAAAATGTCGGGAAAAGATTATGAACTTCTAGAGAAAAGAAGAGTATGGGGATGGGATAATGCAATGTCTGTAGCAAATGATTTATGGGCTAGTATTCATAGTTCATTACTCGCTGGAGATTTAGTATTTGCTTATAAAGATACTACGGGAGAGTTAGGATTAACTCAGATCGTCGTAGTAGCACTTAATCAACCAACAGAACACTTTTCAGTTGGTATGGTTACATCTGGATATACTGCACTTCTCCCACATGTACCATTTAATTTCTTAACCAGTACTGTTCTAGGGGATCTCAAGAAGTATAAAGTTGATAAGAATATAATAAAGGCTTACGAACAAATTTTAGAAAATTATAAAAGATGAGCAATTTGAGAATTTTAAGTGTTGATGTTGGTTTTTCTGCTATTAAGTGTTCTTTTAAGGATTCCAACGGTTTAATAAAATTTGAAAAGTTTATTAGTGCAACAGCAAAACTCCCTGAAAAACCACTTGAAAGTGATGATGATATGGTATTTCCATTAGGAGGAGATTATTATGTATTAGGACCTGCAGCGTTAAAAGTACCTAGATCTTATTTACTTAAGCTTGAAACTTTTGAAGATTTAAAAGCAGTTTATGCTCCATGGTTGTCATATTTAATAAAAAAATATGGTGGAGATGAAGGAATAAATGCATTTGATAAATTAGCTATTGGTTTATCAATGGCTTTTAATACCAACGATAACGTAGATGAGTTATTAGATTATTTATATGAAACATTAAATATAAATAAAGAAGATTATATATATTGTTTTTGCCAAGGCTTATCGTGTAAATATACCTATAATGAATATGGGCTAAATGTTCGTGAAGCTTCTAGACGTAATGATGTCAAATTAAGAAATGCATTAATACTTGATGGAGGATTTGAAACTTTAGATTTCTGTAGTATTATCAATGGTACCTCTTCAGCTGGTGCTGCTGTAGGAGTAAAAGATTCTGGCGTAATTAGAATAGTTTACGATCTTGTTGATTATCTATATAAAAATTACTCAATATCAATTTCAATTAAAGAAGGACAGGTAATTTTAGATACTGGAGTTTTAAAACGCAGAGGAAAAACAATAGATCTATCTAGACAAGTTGAAGAGTTTTCAAAAAAATATATTATCGAAGTTTTTCAATATTTAGATAAAAATTATGGAGAGGTACTTGATGCTCTAGATGACGGTATTATTGTTTTGGGAGGATTAAGTTATTTTATGAAAAAATATCTTCATGATCCTGAAGTAGAAAAAGAAGTGGATAAAATATTTAGTGTATCTGAAATAGTATATCCAGAAGAAGACTCAGAATATTATAATTGCATATCATACTTGAGATTAGCTGAAAAAGTAGCTAGTGATAATATGAAATGATAAAAATGCACTTAGAAAAAGGTTAAAAACCTAATATATGAAAGAACATTAGAAAAATTTATAAAAGAAATATTTATAGATCGATCTAATGTTCTTTTTACTTTTCATTATAATTTTTTAGGGATGTAGGAAGTAATAGAGGTTGCAAACTTTATTATTCCCGAGATCCCTTTTCAAAAGAATTATAATAAATGAGGTTTTATTCATAAAAATAATGAAAAGTAATTTATCAAACTCAGAAAACAAAGCTATAGAATCCTCTATAGGAGATAAAGCAGTTGAATTAATATTGTCTCAAGGTTATGGAAAAGCTTGGGAATTTGAACCTAAAATAAATAATAAAAACAATGAGTAAATCAAAAATAATTAAAGGACAAGCATTTATTATTGAAAATGCTTTAGTTCAAGAACAAATTTTATTAACTCCAGGACAAGCAAGTACTACTAATATTGTGGAGCTTATTAAAAATATATGGGATGACCTTAAAACAGAAGGTACATATAAAAGTAATAAAAAGAAAAACTACTTTTACTGGGAATATGAAATGACTGATACTGAAAATGAAGACTCAGTTATTAAAGTAAAAATAGAATGCCCTCAACCAAAAGAAGGATTATTTGAAGAACCATATGATCCTGATGCAGTAGAAGGTGATTATGCTAAATACTGGGTAAAAAAACTTAAAGAATCTACTGAAAATTATGAATACAAGGCAGCAATTCAGAAAAAAGAAATAGTTTTCCCTGGCACTAGATATGTAAATCAAGAAGGTGAAGTAGTAGAAGTAGAAGGAACAAAAATTAGTAATACAGATATAGGAGATATTACTAACTTACTTGGATTGTTTTAATAGAGAATAAATTATGGAAGAGGAAATAATAGAATCAGTCGACGAAGAAAAATTACCAACTATCATTACTAATGATGAAGATGTCATAGAAGAGGTGATCCCTGAAGAAATCCCTGGAACTAGCGGCATAATCGGAGGCAATCCCTTCGGAAACATAAGAATACAGATCAATGGTCAAGATATTTTTATGTAAAAAAAAATAAGAGAGGAAACTTGACTTTTAATTAGTCAAAAACCTCTCTTTTTATTTCTTCCCCTAACTATCTATTCCAAGGGTTATAATTCCTTGTTCGTAAATATTTATAGTATGGAGTACTAAATCTCTAAGACTATGACCCCAGATTCTAAATATTCCAGTTCCTATTCTCTGTTCTGAATCTTTGTCTAGTTTATAAATTTCATAATAAGCTTCTACAATTTCTTTTATAAGTTGATCTCTATTTTGTATTTCCTCCACACTTACTACAGCTAAAACACCCAGCGGATAAGTAATCAAGATTTTTCCCGTAAGGCTAGGAATAAATATCTTAGAGCCTTGAGATGGATACTTGATATTTTCCGCTGAAGAATCTAGCTGTATATAATCAAACTTTATCTTTCAAAAATATCTCTATTAATTCTTGAGATGTTCGTCCAAGCTGTTTTGGGTCAATAATTGTTTGTATTTTCATAATTTCTTCATTTAAATTTTACATTATTAATGCTTGAAATTTATAAAACGCGCGAAATCTAGGTCTTTAATCTTATATATGATGAAAAAGATGTTTAATTTAAGAAATATTTTGTTATGTGTAAAGAAAAACCATTTAATCGCCAAGATCAAAAATACCCAGATCTCCCCGACCATGAATTTATTCCATTAGTGTATCCAGGTGTTAAGGATATTTATGAAATTAATAAACTTCAAGAAGTCCGAAATAAGAATACTAAAAAACTCTTAACACAATTTCTGGTAGGAGGTTATGTTAATGTTAGTTTATACTTATCTAATAATAAAAATAGAACTTTTAAAATTCATGTACTAATGGCAAATATTTTTTATAATAATTCAGAGCCTGAAAAGTATAACATAATTAATCATATTGATCACAATCCAAGTAATAATGACCTATCTAATCTAGAATGGGTTACTATAAAAGAAAATAATAGTCCAGAAAGACGTTCATCCATTAATGAAAAGTATTTAAATACTTATATTGCAATGGATGATCTAGGAAATGAATTATTTACAATAAATTCTCGAAATAGTAAAGGATATAATCTAAAAATGATTACTTCAGCTATATCTAGAAACAGTAGATATCATGGATATTTTTGGAAATCTATAGATTCTCAAGGCAAAAAGAAATTTTATAAAGTAATAGGATTTTCTGGAAATATAGATGATTATGAATGGCATGAACATTGGAAGTACTCATGGATGTCTATATGTAAAGAAGGCTTTGCTAAATCAAATAAAACTAACAAATTACTAGGATTTATTAATAGTAGTGGGTATGTAAAAGTTAGTAAATATTACTTACATAGAGTTATTATGGAATATATATTAAAAAGAAATCTAAAAGAAGAAGAAGAAGTTGACCATATTAATACTATAACTTATGATAATAGCTTTTCTAATTTAAAACTAACAAATCATTCTGGAAATATGAGAAATCCTAATACACAAATAAAGTTATCTAAACCTGTTATCTTGTGCAATTTATTAGGAAATTTAATAACATTTTATAAATCTAAAGTGGATGCAGCTGTTGAATTAGGAAGAAATAGTAGTACATTCTACAAGTCTATTATAGTGAGGGGAAAGTATATAGTTATTGAAGTCGGAGATAGTGAAACCCTCTATAAAAAGATGGAAAATATAATATATAAGTTTTCGAAGGATAAATCTAAAATTCTTGGAGTATATCTTTTTATTAACTCTATAGGATTTAATAAAAAAACTACAAATAAATACCTTAACTCTGGAAAACCTGCACCAGATGGATGTTATTACATGAGAGGTCCTGAGGCTGTAGAATTAGTATTATCATTAGGACATGGTACTGCAGGAAATTTTAAACTTGAGGAAAAAGAGGAATCTCAGAAACCCTGAAATTCTTATATATGATAGAAAAGATTGAAAGATATTATTTATAGAATCTGGAAATCAATTTTATGGAGGAAGAAATTCTGAAATAAAATAAAAAATCTATCAAGACACAATAACAACTAAAAAGGATGTCGGGATGTTGGAATAGGTAGACAAGAAACACTTAAAATGTTTTGGGCAGAAAAATAAGACCCGTGGGGATTCGAGCTCCCCTCCCGATACTAGACATAATTATAACAGGGCCCATATCTCAGTTGGTTAGAGAAGCTGACTCATAATCAGAAGGTCGTCAGTTCAAGCCTGGCTGGGCCCACTATTTAAAGAATATTCATTAATTTGGATATTCTTTTTTTATTTCCTCAAAATCCTTATTAATGTAATAAAAACTAAAAGAAAGAAAAATTATGGAAAAAGATTACGAGAAATTATTTGCAGTAAAATATGTTTTACAAAAAGAAGGCTTAGAAAAATTTAGAAGGAACCGTAAACATATTACTGAATTTGAAAATGTATTTTTTGAAGTTGCAAGTAAAGAACCCAGACCTATAAGAAAATATAAAATTTCAAGTAATATACAAAACTATATTCGATTTTATTCACTTAATAAAGAACGGCTATTTTCTAACAAATTAAGAGATATAGTCAGTAAAAAGAACTTAGAAAACTTATTTAGAAATTCAGAAAAGAAAGCTAAGTTTGGATTGATATATAATTCTAGTACGAAAGATAAACAGGAAACAGACTATAATGCCCACTCTATTTTTTGTATAACAAGTGAATATATTATACTATATGCATTTATTGGAAAGTGTATTATGGGCAATGATAAAAAAACATTTAATTCATTAGGAAGTGTAGTAATAAAAAAGAGTGATTTATTAAATTTTTCTGAATTAAACTTAGAAGGTTGTTTATATAGCATGGATGAATTTGTTAACTCATACAAACTTTGTAAACAGTTTAATTGTTTGGATAAATTTTTTAAAAGTATTCCTTCAAAAATGATGAATGAGTTTACCTCATTAGGATGGTCAGATACATTAGAAGATTACTATAAAGAGGTAATAGATAGTCAAGAAGATTTATTATCAAATAATAAAACTATAGATGATCTTATTAAATATTTTAAAAATAATTATAATCAAACTTTATATTCGGTTGAAGCTAAGGAATCATTTAGCATAAAATACAGATTTATCTATGAATTATTTAAAAGTTTTATATTTTTGATGACTTCTGAAATTAAAACTGAAACATTTGAATCTGTGTTATCTGGAAAAGTAAAAAATAAACCTACACAATTTGAAGATCCTAATACTGGCCGAAGAAATCAAGGAGTAATTATAGTAGATAAACTATACGATACTGAAATAAATATAGATTGTCCCTTTGGTGTAAGAGGTCATTGGAGAAATCAATACTACGGAAAAGATGTGGCCGGAAATCCAATACATAAAAGAATTTTTATTGAAGCATTTGAGAAGAAAGGTTATCATAGAAAGGCAACAAAAGAATTAGTGGAAAGCAAATAAAAAAAAATAAGAGAGGACTCAAATATTCCTCTCTTTTAATTTTTGTTCTAGGAAATAAATCCTTCAAACTTGTAATAAACTATATATTCTTCTTGATTCTCTCCTTTTATATAACGAGAAATTCTAAATACAATACTTACTGAAGGTTGTTTATATACTATAGAAACATATTTAGTTAAGTGTCGTATCTTTTCTCCCTTTACTTTTTTCTCAAGTTCAGCTAAGATCTCAAATTTTCCCATATTTCCTATTGAATGTTGAGTTCGATTAAAAAATTCATAAAGATTATCTAACTCAACTCCAATAACAATCCCTTTCTTTGGTAATTTAATTTCTGATGATTCCATAATATTAATATTTTGTTTATTACTACATTTATAAGGATTTGATTCGCTCTATTTCCTTAAGTTAAATAAACCCTAGTAAAACAAATACCTCTATCGAAGTTTAGGTATAAAGAATACTAGGGTTATTTAATTTTTTTTTAATCTAATTCTGAATTTTCTTTTCTCATATTTTCTGTATGAAAGAAGTAATCAATTGCATTAAATGTAGTTAGATTATATCTCAATCTATCTACAGGCGTATTACTAGGTCCATAAGATATAACAAGATCTTCGAATGATACAAAACTTTCATTTAGAATTAATTCAATCCTAGGATCCTCAAGGTATTTTTTTGCTGTTCCTGGTTGAAGTTCGGCAAGAGATATATGAGGTGTATAAGAATATTCAGAAGCAACTTCATACTTCATTCTTAATCCTTTATTGATTAATCCAAGTGTCTTGTATAATTCACTAGTTTGTTTCATTTTCAACACTATATAATCACTATCATTCTCAAAAGATCCGATTTCAAAATTATCCAAGATTCTCTCAGTATTTTCAGATTTTATATATTCAATAAAATCATCAAATTCCGGTTCTCTAAGAATAGTTTCAATATCCCCTAAAATATTCATCCTGGGAATTTCTTTTCCTTGAGCATATAATAATGTTATATGTGATTCATTCTCAATTCCAGTATCTTTAAGATCTTCTCTACTAAATATAGCAGATAGAGATACTGGAAGATAAAGCGAGCAATTTAGCATTAAACAGCTATTATTTTCCATATCAATTACCTCCCATATTTAATAGGTTATTCTTACGACGGAATTTAATCTTTAAGTCGTTCAATTCTTTTTTCAGACTTGACCCACCTTGGTTAAATCCCTTATCATCTACTACGGTTAATCCTAGACCTAATAAGTTATTAAGGAACATTTGATTATCTTCCTTCGCAGTGTCTTTTCTAGCACCGCTGATAAATTGATCCGCATTTCTAGAAAGTAATACGGCCAATTCCATCTCACCAATTTTCTGTCCTGTCTGTCTATAGCGTCCCTTTCCAAGTATAGGTTCATCTCGTTTAGCATTAATATCTACGCCATATAGACTTGATGTAACCTTATTACTATATGATGGTATATGGTATAACTCTTCAAGGGTCATGAATCCCGCCTGCAAAGGTTTATCTACTTCTCTAAACTTACCAGACATTCCAGAAACTAATTTATCATATTCTTCTGGTTCTAGATTTTCTTTTAATTCATCGAGATCTGTTAATTCAGTCTCAGGCATAAGAATTTTACTCTGACTTTCTACACCTAAATCTTCAGCCCATTGATTTACAAGTTCTGGAGTAAATTTAGTAGAGAAGCAGCCAACATTGAAATAATACATATCCTCGATTTTACTAGTATTATGACGTTCTATAATTTCTTCTACATCCATACTAGTAAAACGTCCTGGGTAGTATGTTTCAAGAAGAGGTTTTATCTTCTTCTGCCCTGTTTTTGTTTTCTTATAATTATCTACAAGATCGTGTAATTTGTGAGCGATATTTCCGAGTTGTAATTCCATCTCTGATTCGTTAATATACTCTATTAAGGAAGACTATATTATCTAAGTACTTACTATAGTCGTTGAGAAAGGATTTTATTACTATATCCTTTTTGCTGATTATTCCTCATCATATTACTTTCCGCTCATAGGTTTTAATATCAAGAGCGGAGAAATTATATGATGTAAATTTTCCAGCAATTTAAAGTATTTTCTAGAGTCTCTCATAGTTGACAAAACTCTAGCCTCTATATTATTATAAAGGACACTCGGAATTTTCAATTATGTTAACTATAATTTTTTATTATAAGTTCAGACTATATCATCTATTATCACAATAGTTATGTATTTAGTCGTTGAATATTTTATTAATAATTTCTCTTTAAATTAAATATGACATGAAAAGATTAATTTTCTATATAATATTTAAATCCAAATTCAGGATAATTCTCTATATATCCTTTAATTGATTTTGGATCTTTCTTATAAACTCTAGCACATTCAGATATACTATTGTATACTACTCCATTAGGATCTATTACTTTAATTTTTGAAGATCCTATTGATTTATATCCTTTTTCTGGATAATTAATAATCCAATCTTCTAATTGCTCTTGTTCTATATTCAAACTATCAGAACACTCTTTAATAGAATTGTATACTGTATTATCAGGTGCTTGTACTTTCTTTCTCCTTATAATATTTAATTTTCTAAGTTTAAGTGATTTATCTGAAATCTTTTGACCTTTTAGTGCATCTGATATTTTCTTTTTTCTCTCCTCTGTAAAAACCATACCTACTCTTCCTAAAGCCATAGATCTTTTTGCATCCTCAGAAAGTTTTAATCCAGACTTCCCTTTACTGATTCTTAATTTAGTTTCTTCAGATACAAATTTTCCAGTATTAATTTCTCTTAAATATTCTACTGATTTTATTCGAATTTCTTCTAATTCTTTAGTATTACTTATTTTAAACTTTGTTCTTCTTGTATTATTATAAATATTATTATTTTTGGAAGAACTAAGCATAAAATATACTACATGAGATAATTCGTTATTATTTGGATACATTCTAGATAATAACATGTGTGCTATTATATGCTCTCTAAAAGTTAATAACACATAATTATCTTTAGAATCTTTTCCATTCATACATTTAGGAAGAATATGATGTTTTTCTGTATAATAATCCAACTTTTTCCTAGAAAGTCCTCTTTTTAAAGCTTTAGTAATTAAAGCTTCATAAGTTTTCAAATACCAAATTCTATTATGATATTGTATTTCTTCTTTATTTGTCATATTAATTTAAATTATTAATATGTCATATTATTTTAAAGAGGTTATAAGAATTTATTAATAGTAATACTGCTAATTACCTTTTATAAGCTTCTAGCATTTTAACATAATTTTAAAATCGCAATAATCTGCAACTACGATTTATTGTGCTGTAGGGGTTCCAAAGTTAACATATACTAACACTATATGATTTAGACTATATCATCTTCGGTTTTCACATCCAAAGTTATACATTTAGTCGTTGAACATCTCGCTTTCGCTCAATGATGCTGATTGATTTACTTCTCTTTCCAGCATTTTAGTATAATTTTCCTAAATAATATTTTATTAATTTAGGTGACTTTTTATTAAATCACAACCTCTACTCGTCTTTGTTTACCGTCATTATCTACCATTATCGGCATCATATCGTCGGGTTTCACAGAAGATACCACGCCTTTCAATTTATCTATAATTTATTTTATTATAGTTTAGAATATAAATTTAGGTTTATATTTATTCAACCTAGTAAGTCTTTATTCGTTATACCTTAGATTTTCCCTAAGGCTTGGTATTACTATTTCTCACTCTAGTTTCACCAAATTTACTTACTAATTATTTAAAGTATTACTACTCTAAACGGCAAAGTTTAATTTACCTCCATAACGTGATGTAATTTTACTTCCGATCATCCCTACGGTCCTCTTTATGAGTCTTACACGAATAGTATATACAACTTTATAAGCATCTGGATCCATATTAATAGGATCTAGTGTATCTGCTGCAATATACTCTGGATATTTTTCGTAGATAATTTTTCTAGATTTTGTTTTTTCATATTCATCTATAACATCCTGAGAGGTATGTGTAAATGAATAGTCAGGTGATTTTACTGATTTAGGAATTTTAGGTTTCTTCATTTCCTGTATCATTACATCAGATACTATTGCCTCATCTATATTATTAGGCACAACTAGATGATCCTCGATAGTATATTCGGAAAGATCATGTCCTTCTCCGAAAAGTCCTCCGAGTTTTTCTTGTAGTGCCTGATTTATAGCATCAAGACGAACAGCTTTATATAATGTCACTACTGCATCTTTTGATTTAACCTTTGTTCCAATAGGGGCGATCCACTTAATAGCACTAGTACTTTTAACATTAATCATAAGGTCAATAATACTATAAGATGCTATACGATTTGCAAATGATTCTGATATCACCAAAGCATCCTCATTTACTAAACCATAATAGGCGTGGAAAAGTACCAGAGCATTAACACCGGCCTTATATGTTTCAGGAGTATGTCCAACTGCACCAGTTATAATATCTCCCTGTTTTACTTTTTGGCCGATTTTTACTTTAGGCTCTGTAAATACCGCCACGTCATTTATACTCTGAATCGCTGTTCTTCGTAAAATATTTGTCTCAGTTCCGTCAGGCAATTCAATTATAACTTCATCTTCCGTTATATCTTTTACCTTACCCTCTGGATAACTGAATTTTTCATTTAATATATTATCTTTCAACTCTTCATTCCTTCCAGTGTCAACAAGTGCACGCTCCGCATTAATTAGAGGTATACTCTGTTTAAGCATTGATGTCAAATCTTCTATAATATACTTTTAATTATAGTTTAGAATATAAATTTAACCTTTATTTTGGTTAGTAAGTCTTTATTCGTTACACTAAAGAAATCTATTATCTTTAGCTCGGTATTAAAGCTCAGTCACTCTTTCACCGAATTTACTTACTGGTTACTTAAAATATTACTACTTTAAGCGGCACATAAATTAGTACCCATGCTTATTCTGACACTATCTGTATACACTTAAGTTATTTTCAACTTAAGTAGACTATATCATCCAATTTTATTTTTGGTTATACATTTAGTCGTTGAGAAATCATATCTGTATTATGATTTTTGCTGATTCTTATTTTGTTTAAGTTTCCAGCATTTTAGTATAATTTTCCTAACTTTTTCAATAAAATTAGGCAACTATTCTATAATTGACAAAAGGAATTCTTCGAGTTGTGCTAGATAATCTATAATCAGGTGCTAAGTCGATTAGTTCTGCTTCTTCAACAGGCACCATTTTTCTTTTCATTCTATACTTAACTTCTACCTGACCATCCTTATTTGGTTTTACGGTATTAGTTTCATAATCTACAAACTCACTAGCGACTACTTTTTTATTAAGATAGTCTATATACGGAATAGTTACCTTAATGAAGTTTGGATCATATACATCAAATAATACATCATCATCTGTAATATGACACGAAACTGTAAGTGAGTTTTGGAGGTTCGTGTTGTTATTTATAGGGGTCGTTACTAAATAATATTTCTATTATTACTAGACTATATCTTAAAAACATTAATAGTTTTTCTTGTACATAGTCGTTGAATATAATAAATTAATCTAAAATCATAAATAGAAAGGAGTATTTTATGATTTATTTACATATCTAAAATCTTTATTTAAATCTTTAATCCATTTAACTATCGTAGTCCTTGATACTTTATAATAATCAGCACACTCCTGTAAAGTATTAAAATATCTACCGTGTGGATCAATTACTCGACTATCTTCTATAAATTTAAATCCCCTTTCAGGATACTTATTTATCCATTTTCTAAGAGTCTTTTCGCATAAGTTATTTTTAATTGCTGCAGATTTTACAGTATCATAAATAACTCCATCAGGACCAATTACTTTTTTACTTCTTCCTCTATTATAATTAGATGGATTAGAAACCACTTTAGATTTTCCTTTATTTGCAATAGATATTTTTCTTTTCCATTCCTCTGTACGAGGAACAATCTTTCTTTGTTTTAATTTCTCAGTTTGAGATAATTTTAAATATGATTTATCCATTTCCGGAACTATTCCTAAGTTTAAGTTAGAATAATATATATTCAATTTATCTAAATGATTTTCTTCAAAACTATTTAAATAATTCCAAAAATATCCCGCATACTTTGTTCCAGATTTACAATGCTTTTGAACAGTACTTGGATTTATACCGTCATATTTAACAGCACTTATTGGAGTGTATATCTTTATTACATCAAAATTCTCTGTAAAACATACTACAGTTTTTGATTTAAAAACAAAATTACCATTATTTAGTTTTATTCCGAAAGTTCTTAATGATATCTTATAATCTTCTCTAAATTTCGAAACTAATCTAACAGATATTTTACTAATTGCATTTTTTCTTTCTATAGATTCGTTCTTAACTCCAATAAACATAGCATTAACTGCAAATATTAGTTTTGAATACCTATAAGCGCTAGATAATAACATATGTGCTATTATATGATATCTAACAGGCATTCTTACTAGATTAGACTTATCATTTGTTCCACCCATACACTTAGGTAATATATGGTGAACCTCTGTATACATGTTTTCTGAGTAACCTTCAGACTCCATTTGTATACACTTATCTATTAATTGATTATAAGTTTTATAATACCATAGTTGATTATGATATTTAATTTCTTCTTGTGTCATAAATTTCTCCTTTTTTATAACACTCTTCTCTAATTATAACTTTATTAAATTAATTTATTATACTGCTGATAAATCCTCTTTCACAAGAAGATATTTCCAGCAATTCACAAAGTTCTATCAGAATATTATTTTCTGAACGGACTAACCATTAATCCGCAATATCGACTAACGAATAGATAAAGTTTATAGCTTTATCACTAGACTATATCTTAGGGAAGATTTCCTTCTTTGTACATAGTCGTTGAATCTAGAATTTTATCTAGAATGCTGATTATATTTTTATTTTCCAGCAATTCACAAAGTTTTTATTATAGGTTTTTACTCTATAATCAGACTTAATCTAAATCTGTAAAAGTCGAATTAAAGGCCACACTTGCAGGGATAACAATCTTGTTGCTTATAGCTTCCAAATTTATACTATTTACTCCGGGAGGCACTTGTACTCCTGAATCTCCTTTGTTATCGCTACTTCCTTTAAAAAATCTAAAACACAAAGTACTAATTGCAGTAACTTGATCTTGAATTTTACCATACTTTGTAAAATATGATGTAATTCTTCGTCTAGCTGCAAAATAGTTACGTCCATTATTATTCCTAAAGATATATTGCATAAAACTATTAGGAACTGATTCTAATGTTTTGTCAATGATTAAGTCTTTTAGTCTATCATCTCCAAAGGCCAAACATTCCTGTATTAGTTTTTGTGTAATATACTCAGGTTTATAATCCAAGTCAAGTTTGATCATTAATTTCTTGGTTTGTCTTTCAGTTAACTTCAAGATCTCCTTTTTATCGGTTTCCAAGTATTTATCAATGTCTTCAAACTTTATATCAATTGGTTTATCTGCAATTCCAAGTTCCGGATTAATTCTTTTTATCTTCAGAATCTGTTTTTGAATATCGTAAACTCTATCATAGTCGAAATTAACTTTATAATCTCCTGTACCAGACATTTTAATACGACAGTCATAATCAGATCCCATTCGATTAGTTGAAATACGATAAGCGCCTTCTATAATAAATGCACCATCAATTTCTTTAGGAACTTCGAATTCTGCATACTTCATTTCAGGATCTTCTTTCCCATCCGTTATAGTTGTATACTCAATTCTTACTTTATGTGTAGCAGTTAATCCATTTTCAATATAGTAAGAAGCTGGTTGAGGAGGTTCTTCTATAAATGAATATCCAATTTTTCCAACTTTTACTTTAGGATTATATGCATCAACTTTATTAAAAAATCGATCTACTATAATTTTTGCTCCAGTGTTTCTGAAATATTGATTAAAATTACTCATTATACTAATGGTTTTATATTTAATTGCTTATATTCGCAATCTACTGAATTAAAAAATGTTTCTAATTCTGATTTAATACTATCTTTTAAGCTACGAGCCTCTACATATTCTCCCATAGGTTTACCATCAAGAGATCTAAAAAAAGCTTCATAAGTAACAAGATAATTGAAGTTATCTTTAAGTTGATGTAATGTAAGCTTTACCGAAAATCTTTCATACTTCGGAAAAATATCATCTCTAAGTTTTTCATATAATATTTCTCTTGCCTGTATAATATTCGGATCTTGACTGTCTAAAATGTTATATGGAATTTCATATGATAGTATAATTTTATAATAATTATCGTTCATAACAAAAAATTCTCTTCTCTGGTTTTAATCATCATATATCCAAGTTCATCAAGTTTCCTCCCCTTCGAGACGTAGTTGATGCTTTCTTGGGTTTTTCTTCTTTTTGTTTATCTCCATCCACAGAGATACATTTTTCTTGCTCGGGTTTACTTCCAAGGCTCGATAAAAGATTAGTATTATTAGATTTATCCACAGAGGGAGATGAGGTAGTAGTATAAACCACCTCACCGTCTCTATGAATAGTTACATTAATACTTAACTCTTTTTCAAATTCTGGAAGATCTATTTCAAATTTAATAGTTCCCATAATTTGTTTTTACTTTTGTTTTTCGTCAAGTTTATTATTTAAAAGTAATCCTAATATAGTTTCTGTCATTACGTCACCAGAAAGATTTAATTCCCCTTTGAGAGCTTTAGACACGACTCTAGAGCTATAACCGTAAGACAAAACAGTATAGAATGACTTCTTATTTAAAACACCACTTTGAGTACCTAGATATTGGATGTCTTCAATCTTCTGTGTTTCTGGATCTACACTTACATCAGTTAAACCTGTAAATAAAAGTTCAATAAGTTCTTCCTGTGTAGCATGAAGATCTGATAAACCAGTTGATACAAATCCTCCATCCGTTAAAGTATAAAATTGTTTTCTAAAGATTAAGTAAATATCATTAATATTAGAACCCAACTCTGCAATAACATGATTCATATTGCAAACTCCGCTGGAAATTCTTTGAAACTTCTTAACCTCTGTACCATCAGGAAAATAATACATACAATCTGGATTATAATCATACTGAGTATCACTAATCCAAACTTCAATATCACCTTCCTTAGTCTCTTTGTAATGAATAACCCCATCATTCAAAGCATAACAATCAGATACAATAACATTATCCTTCTCAAAATATCGGGTCCCGTCGGAACCTTTTGCCGCTTCTTCTAGAATAGAATAAATTCTATTCTAGACAGACTATATCACCTCTAATATAGTATAATTAGAGTTCACATACATAGTCGTTGAAGAAGTATTTTTATATACTTCATGCTAATTCTATTTATTATATTAATAAATAGTTCTAGCAATTCTTGTGAAATGCGCTGCAATCTCAACGCATAAGCTTAATGAGAGCGTTCAACTTGTAAATGGGCGAGGTAGTATTATAGGCTCCTCCGATCAAGTCACCTTTCTCGAATTTTGTTTTACCTACTCCTACCCAATTGTTAGGTCTAGGATACTTCAACTCTCCTCCCCTAACTTTTAGGTAAATCCATCTACCCTCCTCTCTAAACTCACATTGTTTTGGTGCTTTTAATAAACCTTCTGTATTTAAAACACGTTCATGACCCCCATGCTTCATTTATACCCTAAAGATTATTTAGGGATTAGACTATATCATCTTAGTATCTTACATAGTCGTTGATTATTATGAGTTTATTTAACAAACTTAAACCCCTTTTCAGGATGTTTATCAATCCAATTTCTAATAGTTTTTCTATTTACTTTATGATACTTTCCCGCATCCGTTATACTACTGAAAATATTTCCATCAGAATCCATAACCTTAATTCCATTAGATTCTGAAATTTTTCTTTTATGTTCCTCTGAAAAATGTTTTCCATAATTAACATTCTTACTTCCCATATGAGACTCAGATAGTTTCTTCTTTGCTTCCTCCGTATGATGTTTTCCATAGAAAGGATTGTTTTCTTTCCTATTTGCTTTAGATATCTTTTCTCTAGTCTCCTTTGTAAGATGCTTTCCAGTATTAGCTATAGATAATTTCTTTTTTGTTTCCTCTGACATTGGGGTTTTGGCTTACCCCGTAATCTATTAGAGATATTTTTATTATGCTCCTTTCTTAAGTTAGAAAGATAATCTATATCTATTTCTAAAGTATCTAAAAATTTTCCATTCTTAGATTTCTTAATACTTAACATAAGACTTAATGAATAAGTTAATTTTTCATTAAACGGATATATTAAATGTAGTAATAGATGAGCTTTTAAATGTTCTTCGAAAGTTAATTTTACTAAATTATCCGAATTGTTACTTCCTCCCATACATTTAGGAATTTTATGATGAATTTCATAATATACTTCTTCATCTAATTTCCTTAAACCTCTATCATTATTTGTAATTAGATAATAATCTCTTATAGCTAATTCTGTATTATTTCTATAAAAATCTATTAGATCTATTGTAATGTAATTTACGTTTATTATACTTTTTATCATAATATTGCTGATTTTATTAATAAATTAAATTCCAGCAATTGAAGATATTTTTATTAGAACTTATTTAATAAATTCTAAGCCTCCAATTAAAGGCCAAGCGCTGATTGAGTAGTACCCTCAGTCAATGACGTAGCAAAAGATAATCCTATTGCTGCTCCATCAGTAAAACTGAATTTAGTACCAATCAAATCGGGGGTAATTGTGCTAAGATCCCCTTTCCTCTTAGTAACGATTGATCTAACTAATACTAGATCATCTTCTGAACCATTTACAAGAGGCTTGTCAGGTATCTTTTTTCCATTTAACATTGTTCTTCCTAATGCTTTATATCGTGGAATGAGTAATCCTGTGTTTTCTGGATCTTCTCCTTCATGATATATAAAACTATTTAAAAGGAATGAAATTTGTCGTGTTAAATATCCTGAACTAGGCCATTCAAAGAGATTAGATATTATAATTTTTAAAAGACGTCTTCTAATCTCTTATCCTGCTTACGCTTATTCACGTAAGATTAGACTATATCATGATTAAAGAGTTTCCTTAATCTAACAATACATAGTCGTTGATCTTATCTTTGTTTTCTTCTACTATTATACCTTTTTGGTCTTGGTAGATATTTTACATTATTTTTCTTATTCTCTCGATAAGCTTTTGTTTCTTGAATTTTTCTATATTCTTCAATTCCAGAGAGTATAGTTCTTGCTATACTTCCAACAAGCCTTAGAGTTTCTAAGAATTTTTCAAATCTACACATTAAGTTTTAAAAAGTACTAATAATTCATCTTTTTCTCGTTGATAAGTTGCTGATTTTAAAAAACTTTGACTTCGTCTGTCTATTATTATTTCCAGCATTTCTTTGTTATTTATAGTGGGCTACCATAAAGTTCAGGTTTTATTTCTAACTCCACTAACTTTGATACTTTGCAGTGACCTATTCTCACTTTTATAATTAAATTTAACGAATTTAATAGTAGACTGTATCATTTTACCTCTAGTTACAGTCGTTGAACTTCGGAATTTAACCGAAGATGCTGATTCAATTTTTATTATTCCAGCATTTTTTAGAGTTTTAATGCGACCAAGATCAGGTCAAATCAAGAGATCGCATGAAGCTGATAATCTTTTTCTGTATATCCCGAGAGTAAAGTTCCTCGAGTTATAACAGGACGTTCATCTACCCCTGACGTAATAAATTGGGGCATACTCATAGCTACAATTGAGGCTAGTTTTACACGATTTGCGCGTGCTAGTTCATTCTTTAAGTCTGAACTAAAACTTTCAGAAACTTCTTTCTCATATTTTTTAAATTCCTCTGTCATTATAAGAAGTTTCTGTTTATCAGTAAGATCTTTTGAATCCGCAACATTACAAATTCTCTTATAAGTTTCAGTGTCACAATCTGCATATAACGTTTTATAATCAAAAGTTACGACACCTGCTAACGTAACGACTCTAAGCGCAAATTTTGTAAGAGCCTTTCTTTTCTCAACTCCGTCAGGGAATTGATTTAGGTACAGGCTTAATTTTGTTGCGCTCTTTGCTCCGATACGTTCAAACTCGTTAGAGAATATTCCAATCTTATCTATATCTGCATCAATAATTTTCGAAATTCTAAGGCGACCATAAGAAGTAACTTTTGATTGATACTCCACATTGCCTATTTTTCCAGTAAATACAATTGGTGTACCTACTTTTATTTTCTTATCTATTTCTGCATCTTTAAGTAATTGGACATAATCTGTATAAAAATACCTCGGACTCTTTAACTCTTCCTGATCATCAAATACATATTCCGTCGCTACCGCAAGGCCGTTAAGCGTCTCGTGATTAAATTTATAAATAGGTTCATTATTTTTTTTATAAACCGTAACATATCGAGGACTCATTCTCTCGTATGTTTCTTGGCTAGCTTCGGGTGGTACCAACTGACATCTTATAAAATATTTTATAAGATAGACTATATTATCCATACAATACTATGGTTCTATATTTAGTCGTTGAACATCTCACTCTTGTTCGATGATGCTGATTTATTTCATCTATATTCCAGCATTTTAATAGAATTTTCTTAGAATTAAAATAATCTAAGCTACTCTTCTACAAATAGAAACGGTATCACCATCAAACAATATTAATAATTATTCCTAATTGATTTAATATTAGACTATATCTTCTAATGGTATTGCTCTACCATTAGTTGTTCACATAGTCGTTGAATCTAGATATTATATTCTAGACTGCTAGTTATATTTTTACATAATTTCTAGCAATTCTAACAATTCTTAAGTTATATCTCAAACTTCAGACTTTATTAAAAATCTGCATTTAAAGGTTCACAAACTTGTCGTTAATCTATATAACATTAATATATAGACAGACTATATCATCTAAGATATTCTCTTAGTCTCATATTTAGTCGTTGAACTTGGTTTAAATTTCCAAGATGCTGATTTCTTTTTTTAGATTTCCAGCATTTTGTGAGATTTCATTCCCACAAAGTTTGTTTATGGGAAAGTGTCACTTTTATGTAAAATATTCTCATTTACTAAGTAGACTATATCATTGGTTTTAATCCATATCATTTATAGTCGTTGAAGGGATTTTATATTTCCCCTGCTAATTAGATTTATTATCTCTTTCTAGCAATTATTGATATTTTCCTAATATCTCTTTTATTAGGCCACACTATTACATATGGTATAGTCATCATGAATTCGAAGGCGCATTGCAAAAATCGAATATTCATGAAGACTCGGTTGGCGATTAACTCTGTGATAATCAATACTTTAGCCAACATTATAATTGATTATCCAGGATATTTTCTACCCTGCAAAGACTATATTTTCCATGGTTAAAACTAGGTTATCACAACACTAGCCTGGTTTTGTCCATAGTCGTTGAATTGTGATTAATTTATTTATACGAATTTAAAACCTTTTTCAGGATGTTTTTTGATCCAATAACTAATAGTACTATCTGGAATATTTAATTTTCTAGAACAATCAGAGATACTATTATAAATTACACCATTATAATCCTGAACAGCTTTTGACATTTTATTATTTTTAGAAATTTTCTCTCTTACTTCCTCAGAGAGAGAGGTTTTCCTTTTCTTCCACGAAGAGCGTTTCCAATAGCTTTTTTATGACTTTCAGAAAGACTTTTACCTAAATGGGACAACTTTAACTTATCTTTCGTTTCTTTTGATAAATGTTTTCCTTTTTTAGATTCAGAAACTTTTCTATTATGATCCTCAGAATGTACTTTTCCTTTTAATGCAAAAGAAATTTTCTGCTTATGTTCTTCTGATAAAGGTTTTCCTTTCTGATAATTTGCCATAGTTTCCCTTAATTGACTAATAGTTTTTGTAGAGAATTGATTTAAAGCTAGATTTCGTTCAGCTCTTGTATTTTTATTTCCGACAATCATTATATTAGCTGCATATATTATTTTTCCTATATTTGGATATATTTTTACAAGTAATAAATGAGCCATTATATGATATCTAACAGGCATTCTTACTAAATTATCTTCCTTATTTGTTCCACCCATACATTTAGGTAATATATGGTGAACCTCTGTATACATATCTTCTGGATAACCATCAGACTCCAATTGTATACATTTATCTATAAGTTGATTATATGTTTTATAATACCATAGTTGATTATGGTATTTAATTTCTTCTTGTGTCATAAATTTCAAAGGTTTATTTTATTTTGTATAATAAATTTCAAATTACTATTATTTTTTACTTTATCATCCAAAAAGTTATATACGTCTTTTCTAATTTTATCATCTAAAAATTCAGTATACCTTGTTTCGTCTTTAGACAGTTTAGTATATTTTTGAAATTTAATAAAAGTATCAAACTCGAGATCAGCTAGTTCATTGGTAGGTCCTGATATAATTGCTACAACTTTTCCACCAAGTATTTGAAATTGATTCATCAATTGGGTATTAATTCTACGTTCCCAATTCTTTGAAAATCCAATTTTTATTGATTTCGGATATCTTACAAAATATAAATAACCAGTTTCTCCTTGAAATTTATTTCCAAGTAATATTCTATTATTTACTCTCATTGCATACTCAGATCCATAACCTTTAGAATTTTTATCTAAAGCATTTTTAGCTCCAAGTAATGCCATTCTTTGTCTCTTCTCTTCACTAGAATTCCATATACCAATTTTAGAAGTACCTTGATATCTTCCTTGAGCATGTAGTTGCTTCATATGTTCAGATCTATTAAAAATTGGTTGTGTAGATACTAGAGAAGAGAAGTGTTTAATTCTAAGTACCTTCATAATATTCTAGTATTTTAATTATTATAAATTCGTATAAATAAATTATCTTCAACTGCTGATTAGAAATAAAATTCTTCCCAGCAATACACAAAATTTAATACATAATTCACATTATATATTCTAGGATTCACACCTAACGTACCAATTAGGAAACCATTAGTACGATTTGTTTTTCCGCATACTCTTTAAACATTTTCAGAGTTTCCGGATTATTATATTCTTCTTTTGTTGCTTTGAGTGCTTCGTTTTTGGTAAAATTCAGCTCTTTCATTAAGTAATCTAAGAAACCTTCCCGACACATTTCATAAGCGATATGTATTGGAACAGAGATTTCATCGATAGCTAATGTAGTACTAGGTATAATTGGGCATCTAGCAGAATTTTTAGTACGGACAGAATACAAGTCACGTGCTAGATTTTCTTTAGATGTATTAAGTAGTGCTGTAGCTTCTTTTTTTCCAGCATTTAGGAGAGCACGTAGAAGGGCTGTATATCTAACTCTTTCTCCAGGGGTATTAAATTTAGATGTAACTTCCTCATAGTTCAAGTCATTAGATTTTTTATCTTCTACGCAACAAAGTCTGATAATAATAGAGTACCAAATACTAAGTTTATGAGATCCCATTACTTTTTTCCCGTTTTTAATTCCGAGAGTAAAAGGTCTCATCATAGCAGGTTGTACTAGGTAATACCGATTAATTAATTTTTTAAATTCTGTAAGACGAGCGGGAAAATGTTCTTCAATAATTTTAATTAATCCTTCGTAAGAACATAGAGCTTCATCAGTAATAAATTCTGATATTTTTAGTTCTTTTGTTGTTGGATTATATTCGAACTGGCAGGTATCAAAAACTTTAATACCTAATTTCTTCGCTCCTCTTGCACTATAACCATTTCTTCGAAGATCGTCTCCAAAGAAATCTAATACAATTTTACTATCTTTAAAAATATCTTCGAAAAGTTCTTTAAAGATATCAAAACGTAAATCATTCAAGTAATAGAAAGGAAGTTCAATTCTAGCAAATCTTCTCAATCCCTCTTCTCTTGTAAATACTCTCGCCCCGCAATGAGGACAAGGTTCAGCAGAGGGTTGTCGAATTTTTCCACAAATACATCTATCTTCCATGGGTGAGCCAAAAATATCGACATCATAGACTCCACCGGCGATAGGTTGTATTCCATTGTACTTCAGGTCCAAGTCTCTATGATTAAATAGAACTTGATCTTTTCCATCACTTTTAGTATAATCGATGATAGCTTCATCGGTTAGTAACTCAAGAGATACTGACATAAAATTTTAATATTTTTTACTGTTTAACCATTCCTTCGACATCTTTCCAAATTATCTTAGTAGCTAGTTCAGAATCGTCAGGATTATTTTTTGACCAATCTTTATATACTTGTTTTACATCTGATATTGCATCTGATCTGGTCTTGTCTTTTAATCTTTCATAAACTCCTGCTTCTTTATCTATAACTACCTCAATCATATCTGAAATAATATCTTGAGTAATAGCTCTTGATGTATTAGTAAATCTGGATCTATATTCACGATAAACCAATACGTCGTCATAAGTAAGTTCGAGATCAGAGTATTCGGCTGATGATCTAATTTCGGCTGGTTCTTTATTAAACCATGATAACTGTAACTTTCTAACTCGATCTGCCACAGCCTGTCTACCCATTTCTTCGTACTTCTTTGCTAATTCTTCGACGATATCATACTTAGCTTTTAGGATTTTTCTCATTGCTTCTTTTATCTGAGTTGCATATTCTTCGGGCATAGTAGGACATTCAACAATTAAGTCATACATACCAGAAGAGAATAAGAAAATAATAAAAGCTGGAATTTGTCTTTGTTTTCTTCGCTTTGATATAATAGAGTCTTTGCTAATATCACGAGTAGCCAAAAATTCTATGAATCTTGCTATTTGGTTTCTCGCTTCTTCAGCATATCTCTTATTAAATCCAGAGTCATCCTCATCTTTAAAGTCTATATCAACATCTTCTCCGCGTAAAGGAGTATCAGGTGTATAGAGGCTATTAACCATACGAGAGTGACCTTGCTTATGAAACAAATCTTTAATAATATTTCCGACTGTATTAACTGAAGTATGTTTAGGATTAGCCCAAACTATAGTAGTAACAGCATCTTCAATTGCATTATCTTTATCCAATTTTCCTGCTGCTATTATGTCATCGTATGCTGTAGATAACCAAAGTTCGTCCTTAGTCATCTTACCTTCATACTGAGACTCATCTACTTTAATTTTCTTCTCATCCTCGTCATCTCCAATAATACTCTCATCAGAACCTTCAGAGTCATCGTCGTCAGAATCATCTCCTGTTTCGTCTGGACCTAGATATCCTTGATTTTCCAGGTCTTCTTCTTCTTCATCTAACAAATAATCGTCTTCCATTCTTTATTAGCATTATTATTTTTAATTAATTAGTATAAACCTTGAGAGGACCTGAAATTTCCTCTCAATTATTAGGGATTGACCCTTGTTTTAGCGCGTTTTGAAGGTAAAAAAGGAAGAGAAATAACTCTCTTCCTTAATAAAATTACTCTATAAGAAAATCTTTTGCTGTTCCATGACCTAAAGATAAAACTAATTCAACTGCTTTAGGTCCACGCATATAGTAATTTCCATATTTATCTAACTTATTCTTATTTAAATAGTTATCTCTTATTGCGTCTTTTTGTAAAACTTTTAAATTATCATTGGATTTTACTGACTCCACTGAAGTAAAAGCCCCTAAAACTTCTGTCTTATCTTTATTAAAAACATATACAATAGTTTCCATCTTCTTATATAAATTGAAACTATCCCCTACCTCAATACATATAAATCGTTTACTTACTGTATTAGAATATAAAAATCCTGTTCTATTAAATTTATTACTTTCTTTTGACTTATTTAATACTTTTTTGCTAAGTTCTTCTGAAGAAATATAATCTAAAAAATCTCCATATAAATTACAAAGTACTATATTCTTAAATAATTTTTCTCTGGTCGTTTGATTATTCATATTTCCTTTCTGATTAGTTACTCTAAGATTAGAAAATCGATTATCATATGGAATTGTATTAATGTGATCTACTACTTCACCATCAGTTAAATTTCTTTTTAAGATAAATCCCATAATAATTCTATGAACTCTTAGCGAATCCTTATTAAATGTAATTCTAACATATTGGTCTTTATCAAGACTATATAATAACCTTTCTCTATATTTTAAAAATCCTTCCTTACATACATATAATCCAGGATATTTCCAATGTTCATACCATTCATAATCATTTAAATTCCCGGAAAATCCATGAATAATACGATCTTTTTTGTTCTCTACTTTCCAATAATATCCTTTATATTTTCTATTATGTTTTATAGCAATTCGTATTGATTCTAAAACATAATTCCCATTATTTTTTCTATTAAATCTAAACACTTCTTCTCCACTATCATTCAATGCAATAAATTGAATTAACTTATTAATATCGATTGAAGTACTTTTACCACTAACTTTATTATTATTTTCAGCTGAAGTAACCCATTCAAGATTAGAAAGATTATTATTCTTAGGATCATGATCTATATGGTTAACTACCGAATAAATATTTAAATCTGGATTTTTTAAAAACGTAGATGCAACCAATCTATGAAGAAATATATTATATCTTTTATCTGAAAATTTTAAAAATACTCTACAATAATTCTTATTAACAGTGATTTTTAAAATTTTTCCTGTTTTTATATTTTTTACTTCACCGATTTTATTAATTACATAAATATCGCCTGGAATAGTTACTCCACTTGGATGAATATATTCGATAGGTATAAATTCTTCTTGTGAAATATTAGGATATTTTTCTTCCCTAGGAAGATAATTATTACTTAACATACTATATTTATAATTCTTTAATTAAACGCTGTAACTTTATTTATTTTCTTTTTAATAATTCATAACCTTTAATCTGTTTTCTAGATCCATTTTCTTTTCTCTCGTACATAACTATGGGCTTAACTTCAAAATAATTTTCTAGATCTTTCGCCTTAGGTGTAGCATCATAATTGATATTAGAATATAAATAACCTAACCTATCCTTTATACTAGATAATGTTAACTTATCTCCTACCTTAAACTCTGAATAAATGCTAGATTCTAACAGTTCATAGGAAAATGTTACTATTCCAAGTTCTTTCTCTATATCGTATCTATTATATCCTAATGCTTTTAATCTTTCTGGGCCTAATGATATATAATAAGACTTAATATTATCATGCTCCCCAATTTGATCTAATACTACTCCTATTACTTGATCATTAAAACCATATTCACAAAGTAGTTTAAGTTTAGATTTAAATGTACCTAATTTTTGATACTCTCCCAAAAATTCAGATACCTTCTGATTTATTATATCATCCGAAGATAAAGTATTATGAATAGTACTAAATACAGTAAATCTATCCTTATAATCTATTTGTTGTATTCTGAAAGCTCTAATCTCGTTAACTAATACTAAATTGTTAAGTACTGGTATTAAAGTTCCACCCTGATGTTCATTTACTGCTATATAATTATTTTTATAATTATAAGATTGAGTATTTTCTTGATAAGTTTTGGCTAAAGTCAATTTAGCATTATCTGGTGTAGAATTAAAAGCAAGTAGTAAATCACTAGTAGCCTTCTTTTTTCTTTCTAGCTCTTTATCAAACTCTTCTTGACTAACCTTTCTATAGTCACATATTGATCTATAATAAAAAGTAGCTTCATTTTTCCATGGATTTTCAAATAATCTTTGCCTTCCCAGAATTTGAGGTAAATCTTCACTAATATCAACCGCTAAGGAGTCTATATTAGAATCCGAAAAAATGAAAGATCTAGCACATGTAGAATAAAAATCAGCCCCTAGGTAAACGGTTCTAGTACAGAATGTAAACATCTTAGGTTTTTCTTTTTCTAATGGTACTTTTCCTATAATAAACTTCTTTCCTAATTTCTTTTGTATTCTCTTAAGATTTTCAGGAGTATTACTACAGAGAATATTTACTTCTTCCGGTTGAAGGTTACATTTTTTGATTATGGATGTAATATGATTAACAGAGTTTACATAAAATACAGCTTCATCACTAATTATTTTAGTAGGATATCCATTAACCATTCGAATTGCAGACTCAAAGTTACCTTCTTTATAGGATTGAATAATTTCTGGTAACTTAGTCCCCACACTCATCATACTAAGTACTTTTAAAGCAGGTTTAAGAATCCTACTGGGATCTTCAGAACCCCAATCCATATTAATATAAGGTAAACCATCAAATTCATCTAACATATTTAAATATTCCTCTAACATGGGTGTAGCAGATACAAATAATGCGCTATGAGATTGATGTAAATGGTATAGAAAGTCTAGTTCTGTATTACTTTTGAACTTAGAATCATGTAGGATAGTTTGAAATTCATCTATTACAGTGTAGAATGATTGGAATATACCAAGACTCTCTAGGATATCCTTTACTATTCTATAAGAATCGTAGGTAACTAGAATTTTACAAGGTTTATCTCCTAGATACTTTCTTTCATTTAGGTAATCTTTTATTTCATTCATTAATCTATTATAAACTGTATCTTTTCCATGTACTACTTCTTTAAGAGTATCTATAAATACTTGAGATTTATCTACTTTGCTTAAATCTTTGTCAACGGTTAATTCCTTTTCTAATTCATTTATTACAAGATAAACATCTCTACCATGTTGATCTTTCTTATTCTCTAATAACATCTTTCTAGGACTACATAAAATAACATTTTCAGGACCTCTTAAGCAATATTCGGTGAAACCACATCCAGGTAATTGTTTATTAATAATACACTTTACGGGTAGTTTATAAAATCTAAAGTTTGTTCCTAATTCTGATATAAATCTTATCCCTCTAGGAACTACATAATCATTTAATCTTTTTATCATATTAATTATATTTTAAGTTTATTATCATATTAATATTGAATTCTAATACAGAATCCAGTTACATAAAATTGAAGACATAGGAGTTTCCCTTCTTCATTAATTAGAGTTTGAAGTTCCTATAAGCGCATTTTGATTACTTAAATTCCATAAAATTATAAAATAGTAATATATATTAATATAGAAAAAAAAGTAATCAATTTCAATATTTAGATTAGATTCGCCTCTTTGAGGAGGCGAAAATCAATAATATAAAATCTTTATAACATCTTCATTTTCTGGGTTTATTTTCTATATATCTATTCAAAGTTTCTTCCTTAGACACCCCTAGCGGTAGCGAAAAGGGGTGTAATATAAGGGAAGCTCCTTTGTCCTCATAAATAAGTTACATTTTGCTCTTTAGGATCCTTTAGATTCTAATATATGAAGATTAAGAAAAATAAACCCCAAGATATTTTCTATCTCAGGATTTTAGTTAGTGGGTTTAGAGTCAGTCGTCAAACATTCGTCTAAACCTCCGTCTTTCTCTGTCTACATTCATTTGTGCCAGAGAATCATTGAATATATCTATGGGGGTATCTTTTAATTCAGAATCCTCTAGAAATACTATCACTGCGATTATAATTATAGCAATGATAGCATATTGAATAATTTCATTTTTATTCATAATACTGGTCTAGTTTATTTTGGGTTATTTTTCTAATGCCAGTATTTTTCTATGAATTTTTCTTAATCTTAAAAATTAATGCTAGTTCCTTTTGTATATTTCGCACATATACTTTAGGAGCTAGCTCATTTATTTTTTTTTTACATATATAAGGCTTTTAAGGAATAAAAAAAGAAAGGGAAAATTAATCCCTTTCTTATATTGAACTTACTTCGACGTCATGCCATTTCCCCTTACTTTCTCCGACGGGTTTTAAGATATCTATACAAAATTTATATCTTTCATTCATGGTATCTCTAACTTCATATATTCCATCGATACTTGGATCTGATTTACATCTAATTCTTACTTTTGATCCATATTTAAATTGTTTTCTAAGATCTCTAGATACAGCAATCCATTTAAGTTTTCCTTGATTTAGTTTTTCAAGGTCAATTTTTGAATTATCTGCTGTTACTAGAGGATCAGAATCACATTGACTTTCGACTGGATTATAGACAGTTGCAGTTACCTTTATTGTCTTTTCGTCTTTCAGTTCTTCTTCCTCTTTCATTATTGAGTCGAGGAATTGTTCATATTCATACTCCTCGTCTGATTGCCAAATTATTTCTTTCGGCTTTGGTGCAGGTGATATTACTATTGAAATTACTAATATAATTCCTAAGATAACTATAACAGTACCTAAACACCGATCAAATTTTTCTATTAATTTTTCTAGTTTCATATTATAAAAATTTAAAACTCCCTAAGCTTTTTATTATTGCTTAAGGAGTATATTATTACTTATTTATTTTTCTCATATATAAGGCCTTCAAGTTATATCATCCGGCCAAAATTAAAAAGCCCTCTATTCATCACAAACCAGGGGCTTATAAGTCAAAATACAATTTAAATATAACATCTTATTTATTATGCCACATATAAGGTTTTCAGGGCTTCTTTATCTACTGGCCGGAAATAAAAAAAAGAAGGGAGTTTTATATTCACTCCCTTTTAAAAATATTTAATTATATCTTCTCTTCTAAGTTCCGGATCTTGAAATAATTTTACCATTTTGTCATAATATCCATTCTCTACATATTTTCCTTGATCTGATTTTCTAACTTGACTATTATTTATAAATGTAATAAATCTAACAATTCCAGTAGGTTCAACTCTTCCAAACACTACTCCATCTTTCATTCTACTTATTGTTCTGATATCTATTAACTTCTTTGGATCTTTCTTATCAAAAATGGGAAAATACTCTAAGTTGAAATATATTCGATTTCTTTTCAGAAAGGTTGAAACTAAGTCTTCAAATGTCACTTTCTCTGGTTGCACTGATTCTAAGTATCTCTCACGATATCTTTTTATAAGGTGCGGCTCCAGTAACATTACCAGTGTTTTTGATTCGTATCTCGCACATGACTCTATAAAGAACATTGCTACTTTATTTCCAGACCAAATATCATTAGTTATTATAAATGGATGATATTGTATTAATGATTTCTTTATTTTTTCTTTTGGGGAACTTATATCATTTACTGCAATATTATAATTTGTACCTCTAATTTTCAATTTTCGATCTATTATAGGTACAGGCTTTTTTGTTCTATCATAAATTTTCTTGATCTTATATTTGTTATTATTTAAGATCTCCATTAATTTTTCATCAATTATTTCTTCGTCTTTTTTGTGCTCTTTTATCATATCTGCACAGCTCATTCCAAGTACTATCATAATTTATTTTTTTTTTATTATTTAACATTAATAAGGTTCTCAAGGATAAAAAAAGAAGTAGGGATTTTACACCCTACTTTTAAGTTTACGAGATTTATAATAGAAAGTATCGATTTCTTGTTCTAGTTTTTTATTTAAGAAGAGACTACTATATGAACTCTTCACTAGTTTAGCACATAAAGAATCGTACTCTTTATTAACCTCATCTTTTTCTTTTTCTGTAAGCTTTCTCGAATCACCTTCATAATTTCTCATAGCGTCTTCGAGTCTTCTTTCTAGTTCATCTTTTTTAGTTCTTAATATCACATCATCTAACATTATTTTTGTTAGAAATAGTGTTCCTGCTGTAATTAAAGCAGTAATTAATGTTTCACTCTTCATTATTGTTTATATTTTTATTGTTTACATTAATAAGGCTTTTAGGTGAGTATTTTATTAATGCACATCCTTTTATACAATTCTTTCTTATGGTACATCTTTCTGCACAGTATTTTATAAATAATTCTTCGTCGATAGGGATGGGCCGAAGACTAGAAGTATTAATAGTCTTCTCCGAAAATCCTGAATCTTGAGCAGAATGAACAATTGAATAAATCGGCCCTAAAATATCGACGACGTAATATTCTTCAGGGTCTCTTTTTCCAAAATCTCTAATGATCTCTAGAAATTCAGCCCAATCTATAAATCCATTATTCTGTGGATTAATTTTTACAATATCACCTTCTTTCATTTTCTAACCAATTTAATATATCTTTCCATTCAGTCCATTCAAATCCAGCTTTATCATCTAAAAGAATATCATAGTAAGGTTTAGTTTCAAAACAAGAAATTCTTCCTGATCTTACTTCTGGATTTTGATTGAGGTATTTAAAATTTATTCCATCTTCCCTGAATTTCTCTTGGTACATTTCTAATTTTTCAGGATAACTGGATGACCATATTATTAATACAGTATCTTCTCTAGCTGATAATTCCTGAAGTGCTTCTTTTGAGGATCCTAAGTATGTAAAGTTCTCAGTTTTATTCCATGAAGGTTCAAGAATGGTACCGTGAATATCTACTGCAATATAGATTTTTTCATATCCAAGTTCATGATTTTCTTTATATGTTTTCTTTAAGTATTCTAGCATAATTATTTATTTTTTATTTATACACTTATAAGGAAATAAAGAAAGAAGGAATGAACTTTCTCACTCCTTCTTAATGGGTTTTATTCATCGAAAAATAACCATCCTAAAATTGCTCCTCCAATTAAAACAGATAGACCTGCCTGAAATCCACCCTTGCGGTATTCATTAATAGCTAGTAACCCTATTCCTGCTTTAAATATATTCTTGGGAGATACTTTAATTAAAACTTTTTCATTCTTTTTCATGATTATAATTCTTTTTTAATATGAATAAATCCGATAAATTGCTTTTCACTATTAAATACTCTTACGAATAGGTTATTTGTCATTTCGTAAGTATCTTTTATAGTTATTACTCTACTCATCAATTTATTCTTAATGAGTTTTTGTAATTTTATTTTTATTCTCTTTCCTAGACATACTTTATTTACTATGTCTTGAATTTTAACACTACTCCTGCCATTAAAAGCAAGACTGTATTCTCCTTCTCCCGGGAATTTAAATTTTACTGTCCCTAAGATATTTCCTTCTTCTGGAAATATTTGTTTTTCATAATTCTTTTCCATTTTTCTTTTCTTTTAAGTTTTAATTACATTAATAAGGCTTTTAAAGGATGAGAAGAAAAAAAGAAAGGAGATCAAACTCCTTCCTTCATCATTTCCTCGTCTTTTATGGCATCATGTTCTCTTTTCGGTGTAAGGATAAATTCTTGATATTGTTTCATTAAGTCTCCTGTAGGTTCTAAGTTTTTAACTAACCTGTGAAGACTACTAAGTTTATTCAATAATTTCCCTCTTACTGAAATTGATACCTTTAATTTCTTTTCGAGTTTTTTGTTTTCTTCTACAAGATCCTTAATAGTTTTAGTTTGGATCTCGTAAGTTTGTTTTAATTCTTCATTTTTTGCTGTGAGATCTCTGATAATCTCAGTTTGATCTTTATTAGCTTGTTTTAATCTATTAAGCTCCTCTTCTTTGATTTCTAAAGAGTGAAAAAGCTTAATAGATGTTTCTTTGTAATAATTCATTTTTTCCTTACAGGTTTTATTACCTATAAGTTTTCCTACTATACCAGATACTATTGCCGTTCCGGTTGTAATTGCTATAAATTGTTTTGAATTCATAATACTTTTGTTTATTGTTTTTCATTAATATTTTATTATCTCATCATTAATAAGGCTTTTAAGGAATAAAAAGAGGAAGTTGTCTCCTCCCTCTTTGATTATTTTATTTGAATAGATATATTAAAAATATATTTCCTATAAATAGACATATTAATTCTATCCAATCAAATTTTTCATATACTTCTTCATCTTTTCTTCCTGTTAAGAGAGCAAAGATAGAGTATAATACAGCTGCTCCAATTATAAATACAGAACTATCTTCTACTACTTTTCCTATTCCAAACTTCTCTACTATATAAAAATTCCAGTAAAGTTGCCCAGTTATTGCAATCATAACAGTTGCAAATATACCCTTAAAGAAGCAATTAATTAGTTTTTTCATAACGTCTTAATATATTTTGTGCGGTTCCAGAAGTCCATCTACCTTTCCGAATAAATGCGATATCTTCTGTTGATATAGTTGTCATTGCTGAATCTCTTTGAACATCGTCTTGATAACCTCCGGCCGTTTTAAATAACATAGAAGCTAAGTATCTAGGTTTTTCAAGCATATGATAAACTGTAACTCTTGAATGATTCTTAAGATTATCTCTTAACCAATCTTGAGCTAATCTATCAACTCCGATACATTCAGCTACTACGAATTCTGAATCTTCGGCCGCTGCTTCTACAAGACGAGGAACATACCATTCTTTAAATTCTTTTTCAGTAATATCTCTATGTCCTGAAATAAAATAAATTTTCTTTTTCATTATTATTCTTTATTAAAATTTTATTACATAAATAAAGCTTTAAGTCCCTTATAAATGTAAAATAAAATAAAAAAAATATGAAAAATTTGAATATTCCGTATGAAATAACATTAGTTTATTTTGACCATGGAACAGATTTGTTTCCAGAAGTTGTAAATAAAAAGGACTTAACAAAACCATTGCGTAATAAAGTATATAATAGTGTTAAGTCAGATAATTTCAATTTGAATGGTAACAAAACAGTGGAAGAGAAAGATATCTCTGAGGTTGTTGTACTTAACTCTGGATTTCATATATCTTTAGCAGAGAATTCACTCTTTTCTTCATATGGAAGATATAATGTTAAGTATGGAGAGGGTGGATCTAGAGTAGCTGTAAGGATTCAAAATGATGAATTAGATTCAAAACTCCCAGGACGAAACGTTTATATTTATGTAGCTATTGAAGGATTTTTTAAGATTCTTCAAGATACTAGATGTGTTTCTGATGGAAATCTACATGGAACTTTCTCTTTAGGTATTGGATGTTTTCCTAGTTTAAAATTAGTAAAGGAAGATTCAACAAATAAATCATTTATATATTCTACGGAGATTGGAAAATTGATTGCAACAAAACCTAAAACGACAAAATGGAAACCTGGATATGTATATGCATTATCTCCGATGGAATTAGTTCTTTATCTAGGAAGTTATATTGAACCTTTTTCGCTCAAACTTTTTAGTTATCGTGGAAGACGTGAAAAAGTATCAAGTATATTTTTAAATTTCTTTGATTCATATTGGTTAGATATTGAAACAGATCGAGAAATACATTTATGTATTCCGATAAATAAGAGAAATAATATTTTAGAAAAATTATCAGGAAAAAATAATAATATAAAGGATTTTATTCAAGGATATTTCTCTGAAAATCTTGAAAATGCAGGTAATATAAGAGATGGTATAACTAGAGGAGTTTTAGATATTAAGAAAACTGCTATGAAAGGAACAGAAATCGAGCAACTTTTGGTAGGTGTAGATGATACTTATAACCCAAGAGATGTAATTGTGGATGTTATTGAATCTCTTTCTCATGTAGATTCTATAGATTTCTCTGCATTATCTAGTAAACCATTAGTGGATTTAAATGTAACAGATGGGTATTATCTTAGTATTCTTGAGATTGATCTTAAATTTTTCTTAGGAAATTATCCGAAATTAAAAAAATTTTATATAGAGAAATTACTTGAAAAGGATAATGTTGAATATAAACGAATCTTACAATATAAAAGTCTTTATAGTGATACCTCTCTAGATAGTATTCTTAATCTTACTCAGCATTATAAAGGAGTATTTATTCTTAAAAATCTTAGTAATTATTTTGGTTTAACTGAAGATGATATAAAACAATTAGTAATAGATAAAGTAATGAAAAATTAACTCTATGGAAACTATTAAAGAAGCTGTTACAGAATTAGGTGATATTAGAAAATCAATAAATAACTATAAGAGTATCAAAAACAGTATTAAGAAGACAATTACTGAAGGTTTGGATGAGATGATTAGATTTCTCATGGTTGGTCCAGGAGTAGTTAGTCCAGAGGCAACAAGAACTAGATGTAATAAAGTTATGGATTTGATTAAAATTTGGTATAAAAAGCCTGAAGATAGGGATTGCATTGAAAAAATTTTAGATATTAAGCGGAAGTTTATAACTCCCTCACTTACGGCTGGAGACTCTGAAGAAAAATCTATATCACAAAGGGAAGAAGAGATAGTAACTAGATCAAAGGAGTTAGAAGAGAAAATTCCAGCCGATCTTAGGGAGAAATATCTTCCGATGTATATAGAAAGACTTAGACCTGAAACTATTGAAAGAGGTGATGTAGCATTTCTTCCTATTGGACCTATACTTCACTATTGTATTGTTTTTAAAGTAGTTGGAGAGATATCATTTGTCTTATCAATTACTACATCAGGAGAGGCTAAAGGGTTCGTAGGATATCAACTTAAAAGATCTAGATTCTTTAAAGGAACTGCTCTGTATACTCTTCACCAGGTTCCGACTGCTTTAGTGAATAGGAAATTTGTTATGCCTTATGATAATAAAGCAGAATTAGGAAGAATTTTTACAGGTTGTGAAGAATATCTTAAAACAAATGTATTAAAAAGAACATATAATAAAAGAAAAAAGAAATGAGCACTAAGATTGGAGTAATTGTTGGTAGATTTCAAGTAGATAATCTAACAAGAGGACATAACTATTTATTAGATAAAGTTAGAGGAGATTTTGGAAATAATAATGTAGTTATTTTTATAGGAGAAACAAAAAACTCAGAAAGAACTGCACATGATCCTCTCCCTTTTGAAGCAAGGAAAGAAATGGTACTTGAGTCCTATCCAAAGATGAAAATATTTAAAATTAGTGATCTAGGTAATTATCCTAAATGGGTTGAAACGCTAGATCATAGAATTAATTATTTAAAAAGTCTTGAGGAAATACCACAAGATTCTGAAATTTATATATGTGGTTCTAGAGATTCTGTAGCTGAGAGATATAAAGAAAATGGAGGATTCTATAATATAAAAATTTATCCTGATCAAAAAGATGATGTGCATGTAACTTATTCTGGAACAGAAATAAGAAGGAGAGTTGTTAACTGTTTTACACCTAATTGGAAAGATGAAAAGTTAAGAAAATTTTTAATCTGGTGGTATGGAAGATCATGTGAATAGACTAAGAAGAATATGTAAAGAAACATATAAAGAATATCTGAGTTTATGTAGAGATATAGATACGTATTTTCACAGAAAACTTCTTCAGGAGGATGAATCTTTTGTAAATCTCATGGAACCTTTCAAAGTTTGCTTAGATCTCAGTGATAGCTCTAACTATTTAGTAGAATATTATACTGGTAATGGAAATTTTCTGAAGATAGATGAGCTTTCATTCTACTTCTTAGAAAAACTTTTTCGAGATTACTTAGAACCTTTGGATAAAATAATGAAATTTACTAGTAGAACGCAATGTAGATTTATGAGGTTTTTAGAAGATCTTATTAAAATTAATCCAGAAAGTAACTACATAAATTCAATTCTAGATAAATGTGAAATAAATTTTCAGTATATTCGAGATAGAGTGATAAATAATATTGGATATTTTGGGTATTCTGAACAGATTTTAGTATCAACATCAACATATAATGATGAAAACTTTATAACTGAAACTGTAAATTTAATAGGAGAATTTATAAAAATAGGAAGATTATATGAAGAAGAATAGAGGAAAAGAGTTAGCATATATTCTAAGACATAATCCGGCCGAAGTAGAAGGAGCGCTTGATTCAGAAGGTTGGTTAGAAACAAAGAAGTTAATTGATCATGGCTGGACTATATCTGAACTAAAAGAAATAGTAGATACTGATAATAAAAAGCGCTATGAATTATCGGCCGATTTAAGAAAGATTCGTGCTCTTCAAGGTCATAGTGTTAAAGGTATTAATGCTAATTTTAAGAAGTATACAGGATGTAATATTGTCTATCATGGAACGCAAAGGAAGTTTTTAGAAAGTATATTTAGAGATGGGTTAGTCCCGGGGAGTAGAGAATACGTACACTTAAGTTCAGATCCTTTGACAGCAAGAAATGTAGCTCTTCGAAGAGGTCCTGAGATAGCAATACTTAAAGTAGATTTAGAAGGATTAGAAGATGAAGTATTTATTTCAGGTAATGGAGTTATTCTAGTGAAAAAAGTTAGTCCAGAACATATTATTGAAGTAGATTATGGTTCCTGAGAGAAATAATAACTATACGTTTATCATAGAAGTAGATTGTAATGAAGGTGAGGAAAATATATCGATTACTGAGATATCTTTAGATGAATTAAATCAAGTAAATCCTCTTCTCCTGGATATAAGAGAAAATCAAGGATATTATCCAACCGGAGATTTCTTGGTGTATCCTGATCCAAGTCCTGAAGAATTTTATGGAACTAGATTTAGGGAAAGTTTTGATATTCTAGAATCAAGACTTCCATGTCCGAAGAGTGGATTTAGGAGAATATTAGAAATTAAGGTATTTTCAGAATCCCCAATTTCCTTATACATGTAAATAAAATTAAATAAAATGGAAAACTTAAAAGACATGGAAAAGAATGGAAATTACTTTGTTAGAGAAGACATTGTAAGTGAACAACACGTACACCATAAAGATGAATATCGTGAAAAGAAGAGAGATAAAGTCATCTTTACGAGTACGATTTTGGAAGAAACTACACCACAGCCTAAAAGAAAAGAGGATTATGAAAAATCTGAATACTTTCTTGGGTAGTTTAATATAAAGAAAATGGTTTTGTTGGGAGAACTTAGGAGAAGATCTTAAGTTCTCTTTTTTGTTCCTTGCAAACTCTTATTAATGTATTATCATAAAACAATAAAACCATGAATTCTTTAAAATTTTACATTGACAAACTAAAAGATTGTGATGCACACGAAGTTATTAATTCTTTGAGAGTAAATCCAGTATTAAGTGTGGAAGAGAAAAATTTAATTTATTTATATCTTTTCCCTAGACCACTCTTAGACCGACAACTTCCAGAAAGAATTATAGCTTACAGAAAAAATAAGAACCCACAAGGATCTCTTCAACCAGATCTCGGAGAAATTGGATTACTTGTGGAGGCTTATCGTACGGAACAGTATAAAAGATTTATGAAACATTTATTCCACTCTTTTACAGATCCTGAACAACTCTTCCCTATTGCTGGTTTAGGACAATGTGAGTGTGCAATTTGTGGAAAGAATATGTATGAAGAAGGAGCATGGTCTGATTTATGCTCTAGATTTGAATATAATCAGCTAGAAAAAGAGAAAAAAGAATATCTTGCCTTTGGAAGCAAAAATTCTGGTATAAATTTATGTCTAGATTGTATTATTCAATTAAAAGAAACTTCAACACTTTTAGAAGAGATTGAGCCTGGTTATCTTCTAGACTGGAGAAGTAGATGTAAACCAGCATTATTTGTGTAGAAATAAAAATCCCAAGCCTTATTTTATATAATAGGGCCTGGGTTTATTTTTTATAATTTTTGGAGATCTAAAATTTTAAGATCTCCTATTTTTTCTTTTCCATAAGAGAATTCATAATATTCTGCTTTAGAATCAATCAAGAATGTATACGTTTTATCTTTATCTTCATTAGTTAAAGTAATCGCATAATTATCTTGTTTATTGTGTTTTAATTTTAGTTTATCAATTCTAAAGTATAGAATTTCTGGAGTCTCTTCGTCAGTTTTAATCACTGCTGCAATATTATAATTACGTCCAAGAAGTTCAGATTGTTCTTTAGAGTTTGATAGATTTTCAAGAGCTTCGATAGATAGTGTTTTAGCATTATCAAATTTCGCTAAGAGTCTATCATAAAAAGCTTTCTCTTCTTGAACCTTAAAGTGCATTGATAACGGAAGAAATCTCAATGATTTTCCCGTTTCCTCTGGACTTTCAAAACTAAAGCCTTCCGGAATAATTCTAGCTTCTTTGACTTCCTCTTCCCCAATTATTTTATACTTAATAATTGAAGTTGTAGTCATAGGATCATAATCAGTTATATCCTCAACTTTTACTTCTTTAAGAGAATAGTCCCATCTTCCAGTTTCATCTCTAGAATAATCAATTAATGCTAAAGAAGATCCAATATGTTTTGTTAGATCTCCCCCTCTAGGGACATAATTTAGATTTCCCTCATAGAAACCATATAACTTTTTGTACTTGTCTAATGTTGTTAATTCTTTTTCTGGTTTAAATTCTAACATAATTTTATTGTTTTAATTAATAAAAATATTTTCTTTCACATATAAGATTCTCATCCTATTAAAGGAGCAAAATAAATAACTACACCAATCCATAATAGACTAGTGTAGTTAATATTATTAACTGTTACAAATTTTTATTTCTATGTCATTTAAACGTTCAAAGTAGCCAATCCATGGAGTACTATAAGTAAAGAAAGTTCCATCATTTTTCTTTAACTTCAGAGAATATCTACTGTATTGTCCTTCTACATACCACCAATTCTTAGCAGCTTCTTTTTTAAGTTTTTCTCTTGATTCAGAAGTATATATATTCTAAATCCATTGCAAATTTATAATGCTGTCGAATTGCTTCTTCATTTTCTTTTGCGATAGATATATTATTCCAAGGATAATCAATAATATCTACATCATTATGCGTTTCAAAAGAACTTCCTGTTTGGTAATAAATGATCAAATGTATGATGTCTTTTTCTTGAATATCATTGATTATTTCTTTAAGTAGATTCTTGGCAGCTTCTTCATCTTTTACTCCAAGCGCTTTTAATTTTTCCAAGTATTTTTCCATATAATCTTTGTATAAATTCTATAGTCCAAATTCCAATTACAAATAGGATTGCTAACCCACAGAGTAATATTCTAATCATAAAATGGTACTATTTTCCAACTTGCTTGTCCTATCTTCCAATTCACTTCTATATAAAAAACATTACCTTCATTTGTAATATATTTCACATAAGATCTCCAATCGCGAGTTATAGTTAACCATGGTTTTTTATTATAATTTACAGCATCGATTGAATCTAATTGTCTGTATATATCATGTTCATTTAAATATGTACAAATTTTTTTGGCAGTATCATAATCAAAAAATTTAGCATCAAATCCTACATCAAACTTTATGAAACCAAGATCTTCATTAGTATTTGAATCTATTGTTTTAATTTTATAGTATGTAGGAAATATTGCTTTAATTGGTTCTGGTTCTCTTTTTTCTAGAATAACTTTTGTTAATCCGTCTATAAACATTTCAGCCTCTATTCTGGACATTCCTTTAGAAATTAGCGTTCTTATGTACTTCTCCATAACGTTTTTGTTTTACTTCAATTAATTCTATTTTTACTACACTAGGAATAGTATCACAAACTATAATAGTTGAATCCTCAGCAAATCGTATAGATAACTCAGAGGCTTTAACGTACTCTATGACTTTTTCGGTATTATCTTTGAGAGTAATCTTAAGTGTATAATACTGAAATACTCTATTATTTACCCATTCAGTATAAATAGTAGATACAATACACGCTGTGATAAGAATTAGTCCAATTCCTAGCCATTTTCTTATTCTTCTAGTCTCAATTAAGAGAAAATAAACTCCTATTAGACATATTATTATTGAGAATATAATTACTATAATCGTCATTTATCTTTAGAATTAAATTTTTCTAATAACTCCGCTGAATGTTTCTTTAAAGCTTCTTCTGGGGTTAATGAATAGTATTTATCTATTTCAAAATCCCAAGATGTATCTCTATTTCCAGATGAATTATTAACTCTGAGTTGATATGTTATAAGCGGTTCATCTCGATTTAATGATAATTTTATATCTACACATTCAACATCATAATACTTAAGCTCTCCATAAGTAACTCGATATAATCTTGTTCCAGGTTTATATTTATAATTTATTTCTATAGTTTCCATAATTAATCTTCATCACTGTTTACTATAAAATCCCAAATTAATTTAATAACTCCTCCTATTATAAAAAATGTAGTAAGCATTTCTGTAAATTCTGATTTCTCAGGAATTATTGAAAGAATAACTCCAATAATTATCAGAATTAGGTCTTGTATAAAATTTCTCCATTTCATGATGTAAATAAAAATTTAATAGTATTATAGATTACAAAAATCATAAAAACTATTCCAATAATGTATGCTGTAAGAATAAATACTCCCACAGATAATGCAAATACAATTTTAGCTATAAGTCCAAGAAATAAACATCCTAAGAATACTATAACTAAGAACATAAAGCAACCTAAACAACTCTTTCCCAACATTTTATTATCCTTTCTTTTAAATAATTAAAATATTCATTAATAGATATTCTCTTCATTTCCGACCATTTTTCGTCTATTGTTGCAGAGTATTGATTTCTTATTAAATAAACTAAAAGATCTTGTACTGTTGTTCCAGAAGGCATTGGAAGTTTGTAATCACCTAGAATTTCTTCAGAATTTATCATCTCAAGAATATATAATTCTAGTGCTCTAACAATACTACAGCACATAGCTTTTCCTCTAGTAGGATATTCTCCATTATCTCCATATAATCCAGTTCCATCTATAGAATCTGGATCATCAGTCTCTGGATTGTAGAATAAAACTTGCCAATTCCAATTTATACCTTGACTATAAAATTCTGGTTGGATATGTATTATTACGTTATGTTCATCTAACCATTCTAAAAGACCCATTAAATTTTTTGGCTCATAATCTTCTCCAAGTTTCTTAGCAATATACCTATATAGATCATTTGCATAGACTAATAATAAATCTAATCTTTCTTTTTCCATATTTTTCTTGTTCTAAATAATACATATGGAGCTAAAATAAATATTATGAATGGAGTTTGTGATGCTATTACCCAATCCATATCTTTAGTAATTAAATATATAATAGGGTCAAATATAAATACCCAGAAGAGAAATATACATAAAACTTCAAAATTATCTCCCTTCTTATCTAACCACTCTTCAAACTTAAATTTCTTCATAACCTATAATCTCCAAGTCATTTATGTTAACAAATAGTAATTTAGATAGTTCTGGAAAGTATACAAGAACCTTCGGAACATAATCATCATTATAATTATAATCCGCAGTTCCTCCTTCAACGTAACCATACTCCTCGAATATTTTGCCCTTTATCTTTACTTTTAATTTTTTTCATATTACTACTCCTTTCCACATTCTTTTTTCTAAAGTATTTGTTATCTCTTCCGGAAAATCAGCGACGTTCCAGTGTGCATCAAATAATTTATGCTTACAAATTTTACATAACCACCATGGAAATTTTTCATATAACCATGCAAAACTATTAAAAGCCCAGTCATGATTTGATGCCCATTCCGTCGCTAGAAATCCGGAAGTATAAGCTGGAATACATCCTTCTTCTTTAAATAATTTTCTTCGTGAGACTCTAGGGTCAATCCATGATAATACTCTAAGAAAATTATATAATATTTTTACACTCCATCTATATCTTAATTTTTCTTGAACTGGATAAGTAACTTCATGAAACCACCAATCTCTAAAATACTCAAAACAAGGCATATCATGATCACTTTTATATTCCCAAAAGGTTTTATAGTACTCTTGAATAGGATTTTTATAAATTTTTTCTAATCCCTGAATTACATGATATAGTTCTACAGGTTTATCATCTAATATAACTCTATATTCTATATCTGAACTACTAGGTCTAAATTTATCATACATCCATTTGTGAATTAAAAAAACTGATATATAATTATCAGAATTATCACAATCGTAAGTTTCAGACCATTCTCCACATCCCCAAATTCCGAGATACCAATATTTAAGTCCTCCATTAGAAAATCTGAAAGACATCGTCATACTATTTCCCCACTCTTCATTAGGGGAAGTATCATCTTCGGATAGAATAGGATTTATTCCTATTTCTTTCAATTCATTCAAAATTAATTCCGTAATCTTTTTAAATTTTTTAATTTTTTCTTCATTAATATTTTTCATAATTCTTATTGTTTATCAATTTTAAGGCTTTAAATCCTTATAAATGGAAAAGAGAAAATCCTTTGAATTGCATATTATAGTGTGAGCCCCTGCCTGTGATAGGTCGGGGTTTATTTTCCTTATATGTGTTATGAAGAAAATAAAAATAGAAAGTATTGAATTTTATAGATTACGATATAACAAAAATATTATAGTTGGTTATATCAGATTTAATCAGTTATTTAATAGAGAAGAATTTATAAAATTTATTTATGATAAAAATATATCTATTCTTCGAAATAAACTTTTGAATTATCATATTCTAAAGAACTATGAAGAATTAAATGCAGCTAGATCTCCAATAGGGAACTGGATTAGTCCTTCTGAAGTTAGAGATTTAGTAATGGTATTACCTGTTTATTTACATTCTGAGGATAATTATAAAAAATTAACAAAACGAAGTTTATTTAGAAAGCTTAAGAATAATCTTATAATCTCAGAAACAGTTCATAATAATCTTTACAAAGATATTATAATGAATATTTGTCCTTCTGATATAGAATTACGAGGTTTTATTGAGTATTCTCTTAGACTTCCAGATAAACCAGATAAAAGTTATCGTAATTTTATAATGAATATCTTGGATTTTTTAGAAGCTCTTGAAACTCTTACTAATGAATAATAAATAACAATAAACATAAGAATTATGGAAAAAGAAATTAAAATTAATGGTTCAAGATTAAAATTAGTAAAGTACTGTGATTATGAGTATGGGAAAAGTACTGAGATTATCCTGAGAAATAAGAAAAATCTAAAGTATCAATATGTACTTTTAGCAGATAAACTTAGTTCTTCTGGTAATCCTTGGTTAATAATGGATTCTTATGGAAAAAATAAAATAAGAGTTAGTCCTAGTGTTCATAATTACGCATCTGCATGGGGAATAGTAAGAGAAAAAAGAGTTGAAAGATACTCTGGGGAAACTTATTCAACCCAGGATCTTAGAATTATATTATCTTTTCTAGGAAGTACAATTAAACTTGAATACCTAGATACTGCTGAACTTTTAGCGCAAGCAACAAAAGATGAAATAGTTATCGAAGGTTTTTACGAGATGTACGGTCGTGTAGGGATGACTAATTATATTGAAGATCTTAATGATATTATTAAACGTTCCGAATATACACCCAAACCTATTGAAAGAAAAACTAAGTATCCAAAAATTTATTCAGATTATAATAAATATTCAATTAGTAGGTTAATAACTGATTTAATTGAGGATAATGCAAGTATTCTTATTAATCCAGAGTTGATCGGAGAATATAAAAGACTTTCTCCTAAAAAAGTGGATAGTAATACTGCTGTTACTTACCAAAAAGATAAATGGGCGAAAGTGACAGGAACGATTGGAAATAAAAGACGAGCTAACTTAGGAATCTGCTTTGATACTAATGTGGTAGTTAATATCCCAGAAAATACAGTCGGAATAGAACCCGGCGAAAAAACATATAAAACAAGACAATCTATATGTTTAGTAAAGGATGGTCTTCTTAATCAGTCTTTAATAGGAGTTATGATTTCCAATAAACTCGCCGGGAAATTTAAACGACTGGGGATAATAAAATCAGAATTAGTGTTTTCTGGAGAGTATCTAATAGATATCTCATCTCTTCCAGTGGTAACTAAGTGTGCAATTAGAGATATTAGTAGTTATTACCTTTCTCGATTAGAAGTTAAGTATAAACTTGCAGCAATAGCTAATGAATATATTCAAGAGTACTATCCTGAGAAGGTAACTTTAGATCCAAAAATAGAGTTTCTTAAATCTCTTGGAATAGTTGGAGATTATTACTTCCCTAAGAAGGAAACTGATAAAGAAGCTACAAGAAAATCAGAAATGATAATGGAATTGGTTAGTTTTATTTCTGGTATCCCTGGAGAAAAACAAAAAAGACAACTTATGTATAAAGAATATCAAAGAGGAGCATTACCAAAAAGTAGTGTAATCAAAGTATTCTTAGACTCTATTGGTTTTGGAAAAAGGCCAATCGAAGAGATTCGAAAAGAATGGAAAACTAATCTCACTAAATATAATGAAGAGCTTAGAAGAAGAAAGTTTCAGATCATTATGTCAAAAACAACGAGATTTAATGATAAACATTTTCCATTGATTGAGAGTACTAGTAAGACGGTTGATATCTTTTCTTCAGATCATACAGCAACAGTTTCTTGGAAATTTTTACTAAATACTATAAAATCATGAGAGTAATAAATAATTTAGAGACAGTAAAAAGTCTTCTAAAATTTAAGATATCTTCTAAAGGTAAACCGGAGATATATTATTTTGTGCAAGTTATACAAAGAAGAAAAGAGAATCCTGATTTACCTCTTCAAGAAATACAGAGATATGCTTGGTGGGTGACAGATTTAGGAGTTCTTGAAAAATCCTGGAATCGATTAACGGAGATGTGTGAACATTATAAAGCAAGAGCTTACATATCTATTACACCAAGATCTTTGGAAAAATTTGGAAAGCAATGTATGTTTGAATATTCTAAGAGAGTAGCAAACAATGATTATACAAATATACATAATCTTCCAAAGAAAGTAGCCTTAAGTAATGAAACGGTTCAATCAAAAGGAGTTGTAGATAAACCTAGGTGGATTTTAGATATTGATTCTGAAGATAAATCCTATCAACATGATATAGAAAAATTTATCTCAGGATATACTAATATTCTAGGAAAAATTAATACTCCAAATGGTTGTCATCTTGTGATAGAGTCATTTAATTATGGACTTATTAAAGATTATCTAGTTTCTAAAAAACGAGAGGACTATAAAATAATAAGTGATAATGAGGTTGAAAGACTATTTACTCTTAGAAGAGAAGGGAACACAATTCTTTATGCAGTAACTAACTAAACTAGAACATTTAAGAAGAAGGAATGAAATACTTCCTTCTTTTTATTTTCTTCTCCCCTGAAATTCTTATATATGAAGCGGAAATTAATACAGAATCCGCTTCGAAAATAAATGCGTAAAGAATTAAATAACATTAATGAATTAAATTATGAAAAAGTTAAAAACAGTAAAAGTTCCCACATCTAACGGAGAAAAAGTGGTAGTCTTTAGACCCATTGAGGAAATTCCAACATCACATTTAATTTGTGATAAAGAATGTCCTTATGGAAAATGTTGTTTTTTTATCCCTGATCCTAGAGATCCCGGAAATGAAGAACTATCATTTATCGATTTTTGTAATGATCTTGGAGCTAATGAAGGAGAAGATTCAGATTTAACTTCAATGGTTCCAAAAGAAGGCACTCTTGAGGAAATTTTCAAAGATCAGCCTGATATATTACAAAAAATCGCCGGAAATAAAAAATTGGTTTATCTCGACGAAGTAATCAATAAATGTTGCCCTGATATCTGTGAATATTATAATAAGGAACATTCAGAGTGTACCTTAGAAAATAAGATGTGTATTCTTCGCGGATTGTTTGTAGGTCCAGTTAAAGAAGACAAACCTTCTAAAGAAGAAACGCAGGGACAGGAAGCTGTTGAAGAAAAGAAATAAGTTTTAGGGGAGTAATATGATTTACTCCCTTTATTTTATATAAGTATGAATGAATTATTAAATTTTGAGTATAATGGATGTATTATTCCATTTGCATTGACAAGTAATGATGTCATGATTAATGCTACTGAGATAGCAAAAGTTTGTAAGAAGCAGTTAGGTCATTATCTTAGTAATCAACAGACAAAAGAATTAATCAATGAGGTCTCGATCGATATCGGAATTCCGATATCGGAATTAATAGTAGTTATTAAAGGAGGTATTCCTCAGAATCAAGGTACTTGGATGCATAGATTAATAGCTATTCATTTTGCTATGTGGTGTAGTCCTAAATTTGGAGTATGGTGTCTAAGAAAATTAGACGAAATTATAAATAATGGATTTGCTCTGAGAGACGCTGAAATTGGAAGATTAACCTCTGAAATTACTAACCTACAGATTACTATTCAAAATCAACAGCCTCAAGTAGATTATTGTAATCGAGTCCTAACTACTTCAGAAAATCTATATTCAACAAGAGATATAGTGAAAGATTTGGGTCTTGGAATATCTAATATAGAATTATTAAGATTATTAGAGAAGAATAATTTAATTTTTAGATCTCATGATAAAAAGAAATGGTACTTAAAGGAACCATTTGATAAATTTGGATATACAAAAATAGTTACTATATTTGACAAGGCAGGAAAACCAAGAAATGTAAAGAGGTGGACTGAAGAAGGACGTCATTGGATTTATAGTTTATCAAAGAAATTATAGGGATATGGAAATAACAGGAAAATATGGTAAAGCAATTGTCTTTACTGATAATATTGAACCAGAAGCAGTTTCTCAAGTCTACGAACTTTTAAATACTAAAATGACTGAGAATGAAACAGTTAGGATTATGGAGGATGTTCATTGTGGGAAAGGTTGCGTAGTAGGATATACTCAAACTTATTCTGGCGGTCCTCTTGATCCTGATGTAGTTGGCTGTGATATATCGTGTCTAGATTGTGATACAGAAGTGTTAACACCAACTGGGTGGATTAAAATATCTAACTATGCTGATGAAGAGATTATGCAATTTGATCCGGAAACGGATGAGGGAAAATTTTTAAAACCTATAAAGTATATAAAATCTCCTTGTACTGAATTTCATCAATATTATAATAAGAAAAGTGGATTAGATCAATTGATTAGTTCAGAACATAATTTATTAGTATACTCTGGATATTGGAAGGGACATAAATTGAATCATAGAAAAATTACTCCAATAGAATTAGATAAACTCAATTTATCTAAAGGTTTTTATGGATTTAAAACTTGTTTTAATATATCTAATAACCCAGGTGTTAGTTTGTCCAATGAAATGATTAGAATAGATATTATGGTACAAGCGGATGGAAAGATAATACCTGCTAAAGATCATAATAGAATAGAATTACATTTTAGAAAAGAAAGAAAAATAGAAAGAGCAAAAAAATTATTAGAGGATGCTAATATTGAGTATAAAATTTCAATATTAAAAGATAAATCTACTTCTATACGATTTAATGTAGATTTTTCAATAAACAAAGATCTTAAAAAGTATTATCTGGCTACTAAAGAGCAACTTGAAATAGTAAAAGAAGAGTGTTTACTTTGGGATGGACATAATGGATATAGAAGTTCTTATTCAAATACTAATAAAGATAATATAGATGTAATTCAATTTGCATTTTCGGCTACAAATACTAGAGCAGGAATTTCAGAAATTTTAGGAAAAGAGAGATGGAATATAGTTTATTATGTGAGTCCTGCTAGGAATAAAATAGTTACTTATAATAAAAAATCTAGTATTGTTCCTTCTATTGATGGATTTAAATATTGTTTTACCACGGATACTGGATATTTTGTATGTAGAAGAAATGGAAGAATTTTTATTACTGGTAATTGTGGAATGTTAAGTGTAAAATATAAAATGCCTTCGGGAGATCCAGAATTAGCTCTTTGGGATGCTAGAATTCGTAGAGATATTCCAATGGGTATGGAGATTAATGAGAAAACTGTTATCCAAGAAAAAGAATTCAAGAAATTTTTTAAAACAAAACTTGAAAGAGCAAGAAGTTTATGGCCTGAATTTGTATGTTATGAGGGTCTTGGAGAGATAGAGAAATTTATATCAAAAACCCTTAAAAGAATTGGTATGTCTGAGGGAATTTTCTATAAATCTCTTGGAACTCTTGGTGGAGGTGAGAAAAATTGATTGCCTCCAGAATGATTAATAGTCATTCGTTGTAAAAGTCGTCCATATCGGGAGAAGCTGAGATGCTAATCACCGAGGGAAGGTTATAGTGTTAAAACTTATACCCCCGTAGAGAGCAGAGGGACTTGGCCTGGCATAAAAGTCAGAAGGTGTGCTCCGAACTAGTAGGAAAAAGAACTACTAGAGATAGGCAGAAATGACCTATCCAATACTTGAAAAGGTATTAGTAACAAAATTGAATCATTTTATAGAACTTGGACAGGTAGAAGAAGATAAAGAGTCTGTTTGGGTTACTATTCATACAGGATCGAGAAACTTAGGAATAAAAATACTTGCTTATTGGAAAAAACAAATTGGGAAAACTAGGATAATTGAGGCGGATATGAAAGCGGCCGAGAGAGGAATTAAGGAGAAGTATAAAGGTCAAGGGAAGAAAATCAAAGAAGAAATAGAAAAACTTCATGCTTCCGGCCGATATACAATTCCGCCTAGTAGATTCTTAGTAACACATGAAGATATATCTGGTTATCTCGGGGATATGTTTTTTGCTCAAGCTTATGCAGAATATAATCGAATGGTGATATCAGAGAGAATTAAAAAAGCTCTTGGACTCGGAAAAGAGCTTGAGAGGATTGAGTCTATTCATAATTATATAGATCCAAGAGATAGAATAATTAGAAAAGGATCTATTCAAGCTTACGCCGGACAGAAAGTAATTATCCCTATGAACATGGCTTTTGGAACCTTAATTTGTGAAGGTCTTGGTAATCCTGATAGAAATTATAGTGCTCCTCATGGTGCTGGGCGCTTAATGTCTAGGCGAGAAGCAAGAGAACGATTAAGTCTCCAAGAATTTAAAGAAAGTATGGGCAATGTATATTCTAGTTCTGTATGTCTCGCCTGTATTGATGAAGCGCCCGAGGTATATAAAGATCCTTCTGAAATAATAACTGGAATACAAGATACAGTGAAAATTTTGGAAATTATTAAACCTATTTTATCTATTAAAGCAGGAACTGGAGATGGTGAAGATTAGTTTTTACAGAAGACTTCAAAAAGAATTATCAACTGATATTGGAATTGTTAGTGGAAATATTCTTGGAGAGAACTTTATTTTAGAATATAATTTAGATGGGTTAGCGACTAAGAGAATAACTCCTAAACAAATTTATGTAAAAACTTGTCTTGGAAAATTTTGTATATTTCGATTTTGTGATGATACTTCTTTATTAGAACATCTTCGATATAGAAATATGATCGATTGCTTAATCATTCAGGAAGTTAGTGTTGACCTAGAAGAACTCAAAAAATCATTTATCCAAGGATCTAAAAATTGTCCTTATGCGAATGATTTGAAACATTTAGTAAAAAACTTAGATAATATAAAATTTACATGACAGGGATAATAGTTGATACAAACGATATGATTGAATTAAGAGAAGTAATAATTCGAACTATGAAAAATTTAGATATTTACATATGTATTGATGATCAACACTATAATTATCTTAAAAGACCTAGACGAAAAGATATATATGAATCTATTGGTTTTGGTAGGTTTTATTTTGAGTTACCAGAAAAAATGTCAAATAGATCAATTGTTAAAGTTTTAGGGACAGTAGAAGGAATAGATTATAAAAAGATAATTCAGGGTATGAAGAAAGCTTTTAATGATAAATTTTGGGGTGGTGATGACACTCAATTGACTATATTAAAAGATATGATAAATAATTCAAAAGAATATTTCCTATGATAGCAGATATTGTTATATCGAATTATTATTTTAAATTACATTCTACTAGAGATACATTTTTAATTCTTTCAACAAGTACAGGTCTTTCTATTAATATAACTGTTCCTGTTATATTAAAACGACCATCTTATGAAACTATCTACGCTTTTATTAGAGAAGGATGTTTTGGTATAGAACCGAAATGTACAAATGATAATAGATATATGATTATCGGAAGCGTAGAATTAGATGCTCAAAAAGTTATAGAATGTTTTAAGGAAGCTCGTAAAACAGAATTATGGAGACTTTATATGGAGAAGTCTCATTTAGCTAAACTTGATGAGCTTTTATTAAATCCGGAAATCCTTATAAGTGATAAACATAAACTATAAAACTTATGGAAGAAGATAATAAATTTAAAGAATATCTAAAGCCTGACTACTCTTCGGAAGAACCTCCATATGATTCAGGAGATGATGACGATGATGATATCAATGAAATCGATGAAGCAGAGGAGGATGAGAGAATAGAAAAAGTAGTTAAAGGTCAAAAAGAATTGAATGAAAAAATTATGCAACAGACACCATTTGGACAAAGTGTAGGTGGAGGTAATTGGGGTCAACCATCAACTCCATCTTGGAACAATAACGGAGGAGGATCTTCGTGGGGAGGAAGTAATAATCAACAGTATCCATGGCAAACAAAACCGGCAGGAGGAAATTCTTGGGGAAACTCAGGAGGATCTTGGAGTGGATCTTCTGGCTGGGGTAGTAGTGGTAATACTGGAGGATCCTGGGGAAGTAGTAATACAAATAATGGAAGAAAAGAAATTGATCGACAGAAACAAGTAATATTTTGTGATGTCTTAGATTGTCTAGTAGAAACTTTTCAGAGTAATGGAAAACCAGGTCTTCTTCCACGTGGAATTTATGATATTAGACTCCGTTTTGAAGTTTGGGATAAGATTTTATGTTTTAACCCAAATAAAGTTTATGCTATGGTTCCAAGAAATCTAATCTTAAGTAGTAATGGTTCAGATTCTTGGAAAATAATGTTAGAATATATTGTTTGTGCTTTATCAGAATATCTAAGAGTTCCGTATGATCATTGTCAAATCTTAGTACAGAATGATTTTGGACAATCTAAAGATAGAATGATGGATGCTGTAATTTCTAAGACTCGTGGATTTGATAAGAATTCAGCCATACAAATTGGACTTGAATCTGGTTTATATGGTCAAAGTAATAGAGATATATTAGCAGCAGAAAAAGTAGGAATTGATTATATAGATCTTGGACAACTTCTTAACATATATTTCTAATGATTAACCTAGAACAGAAAGGAGAATGGGGCGTATATTTCTTTGATATCGACCATGTTCTTATATATTCTGCTACAATAGAATTAACTCCGAAGAAATATACTAGGAATCCAAGTATAGTTCCTGGAAAGAAAAATAAATTGGTTATAGAATTAGGAGTTGAGCCTGAATATTATTTTAAGAAAACAGGGTTAAAATGTCTTATGAAGCGTATGGAAAGTTTAGGAATTATTAACCTCGAAGATAAACATCGAGGGAATACTTCTTATGATCCTATTATTTGTGATAAAAATTGGAAAAAGATTAATTCATTAGAAATATCTTTAAAAACGATAGTCGATATAATTAAAAAGAAAGATACATATTTAATTGTAGGAGATTCAAAAACTGTAATAAATATTCTAAATTCTTCTGAAAGCTTGAAATTCTTATAAATGTATAAAATATAACAAATAGAAAAATGAAAAATTTAGTAGCACAAAAATGGATTGATGAATGTGGAACTTTATTTCCGATTGATGGAAATACAGTACTTTATCCAACTCCAGGTTCAGGAATTTTTGAATTATATCAAGGAAAAGGTCAAGATAAGAGAATCGGTTTAAAAAAACTCTCAGAAAAGTTTGAATTTAATCACAAAATATATGATGTAGGTTGTGATAATTTATTTGATATAATTCAAAAAACTTGGGAATCAGATAAATTTGTTGAAGGGAATAAGAATCTTGGTGTTATTTTCACAGGATATAAAGGAACAGGAAAAAGTGTTGGTGCTAAACTATTATGTAATAGATTAGACATTCCTGTCATAATCATTCCTGATAATGAAATAGAGGGAATGGTAAGTTTTATTCAACAACTCGACTTTGAATGTATTGTTTTGATTGATGAAGCAGAGAAAACATTTAAGCGAGGAGAGAGTGATGAAGTATTACTAAAATTAATTGATGGGGTATATAATAGATCAAGAAAATTATATATTCTAACAACAAATACACTTAACGTAAATGAGAATTTACTTGGACGTCCTGGAAGAATTAGATATATCAAACAATTCGGAAATTTGTCAGAAAAAGCAATAAACGAATATTTGGACGATAATTTAAAAATTCCAGAAGAGAGAGAGAGAATATTCTTCAAAAAATCGATCTTCTTGAGATATCTACTATTGATATTCTTGGTTCGATTGTTGATGAAGTAAATATTCATGGAAAACTTTCTGAAGATACTTGCCTTAATATTCCTTTGGCTAAATATGTTTTCGATATCATGAAATTCCCTGTTGAAACAGAGGAAGATGTAACAAGGATTAAGGAAATTCTTCGTCCAGGAAGAGCTAATTTCCCAGAATGGCTTGGAAAAGATTGTGAGATGGAAGATAAAGATTCAGATACTAAGACAAATGAGGATTATTGTAGTAATATCCTAGATGGTTGGAAAACTAGAATGACATCTCAATTCTCAAGTCTCTGGAAAAATCAAGAACTTAGTATTGGAACCATTCTTGAAGATCCTGATGAAGACGGATTTATTCTAGTTAAGGATATATATGGGGATGGCGAAACATTAGTTAAGATAATTAGACAGAAAGGTAATCCAAGTTTATATCGAGGTGGATTAATGTTCTGATAATAAAGATATAGAGTATTTGAAGACAGAGGGTGGCAAGTCGTGAGATTATGGCTGCCCTCATTTTCTTATTTATGTAAATTATGGGAAAAAAGAAAAGAATAATAACTAGTTTTTCAGATGTTATTACAAATTCAAGCACTGAAGTATTTTTAATTCAAGGACCAGATGCATTAAGACAGATGATTGGTACTGGAATATATAAAAAATATCAAAAAGATTTCCTTGTTCTAAAAACTGAGGAAGATGTTGAATATTTCTTTAGATTTCAAGGAAAGAAAGGATTTAATCATAATTATTCAATATGGGATTTAAAACCTCTACTAGGAAATCTATTTAACTTATACCTTGATATGAACAATGAATTCCCTGATAAAGAAGATGATATTTGGGAAATGTTTAAACCAAAGATTATGGAGAGATTAAAGGGAACTATTGTATATATTGATATTAAACATAATCAAAAAATTATGAATAGACTTTATGAACTGTATCCTGATGATAAAGACTATTCTTATGAGTTAGATAACTTAGAAACAAAAGGATTTAGATATGGATGGAGTCTTGACTGATATTTCTGGAATAATAACTAATAATTTTTATATTTATTCTGGTATTCGTAAAATCTATAGTGAAGAAACTATATACTGTTGTTTTAGATTAAGGGAACATATTAAAGCAACTCTTCCCAAAGAACTTTTAGATTTTTTGGGAGGGAATGCATCTAAGAATGTTTATGATTTGTCGGATAATATAATATTCCTTGAACTTAATATAAAACCACCTATTCTAAAACACTTAACTCTTCCTTTCTGTATTAAAAAAACAATTAATATTTTTTAGCCACGGAAGGAGAATTTAAAGGTAGTAGTAATTATAATTTCTACACTCAAGATAAAGAATTTAAATTTTTGAATAAAATTATAATAAAAACCCCTATAAATAAAATAACATTAATTCGTAATTTAATAAAAGATAATTTATCAATAGTATTATCAGACAACATATTAAATATTTTAAATTATTATGAAAAGGAAGAGAATAATAATTAGTTACTCAGATGTGATCACCAATTCAAGTACACAAGTCTTTTTTCTTGATATTGAAGAAAAACTCATTAAATTCTTAAATGATAATAATATAACAAAAGATGTTGTCATTATTAGAGATAAAGAAGATGTTATAAGAGCTATTGAAATATATCAGAAAGAAGAGGATGAACATGGATATGGCGGTGATTCTACGATCTTTGAAATGATGAGCCATGTAAACGAATGGTATGATATGTATACTGAATATGGTAAAGGTGATCAATGGAAAAGATTAAATGAAGCTGGAAGAACTGATAGAGAAATAGTTGAATTTATTTGGCCACTTATAAAAGATATAACTGGAAAAGTATTCTATAGTTTTGCTGATGATTGTGGAACTTCAAGTACTGCAGAAATTCTTTGGGAAGGTGGATATTATAGTTACAGAGAATAATAAATAGAGTTATTATATAAAACTATACTTAAAATAATAGGTATAGTTTTTATTTTTCTTCCCTTAAAACTCTTAATGATGTAGTAGATAGTTGTGTTCTGCTACCGTAAAATAAAATATATGAATTATGGATAGAAAAGAAGAATTAATTAATCTCTTAGGTATTTTTCTAGGAGATTCAAAGAAACAATCAGAAGAAGTTAAACCTAAGATTGTTGAGATATGTAAGGAAAGATTTGATAAGATCTATGAAGTTTATAGAAAATATGGATTAACTAATTCATGGTATGATGAATATGATCCTACTCGAGGAAGTCTTTGGTTAGATGATGATTACGATGAGGATGCTATTAATGATAAAAGTATTTGTTTAGAGTATACAGATCATTGGGGTTATGGTGGTAGTTGTCATTGCTATATGGAATTAAAATTTTCTCAATTTGAAGATTCTTTTATAGAGGCGCTAGATAAATCCCTTAAGAGTACAAGAATCGCTTCATTAAAAAGAGAAATAGAGTTACTTGAAGCTCAATTAGAATCTAAGAAAACTTGTTTAAAAGAACTGAAAAATGGCAATGAAAACGAGTAATACAAATATTGAATTAAGTAATGATATCAAAATTTCTGATTCTGTAGTAAAAGCTGTAGTTGAAAAAATTCTATCCTCTGCACAATCGGATGAGATTTTAGATATAGTTATTAATTATCTTCGAGGTTATCTAGAGAAAATAATGGATAATCCTGAGATAATAGTAAATAATGAAGAGAGATTAGTATCTACTATAGATAAAAGAATCTTTGGAGATTTTAATTTAATGCAAAGATTACATAATATAGAAACAGCTATAACTAATATTGATAGTGTTATTACAGGAAATAATATTTATTGGAATAGTAATCAAGAATTTTTCTGTAATTCTCCACTACGTGATATAGCAAGTGAAATAGCTGATATCAAATGTAGAATTGATATGTTAAAAAATGAATTTTATATGCTACAAAATCAAATTCCTTAGCATTCTGAAGAAAAAAAAAATAAAAAGAGGATCAACTTGACTAATTAAAGTCAAGACCTCTTTTTTTTCTTTGTAAATTTCCTTTTGTTTAGTTATAGTCTCTTGATATATAAAATCAAAAGGAAATCTTTAGTTTCCATTTCTGTTTCGATCTTGAGTTTAACCTCGTGATCTCATCAGGTTAGGAATTCACCTAACTACAAAAATGAAAATGGAGGGAAATTTTGTTATCCCTCCGGTTAGTCATCAATGAATTCTTCTTCATTGCTGTTAAATAGTTCCGGAATCATATATCTAAACCAATAATAAATTCCGGTAGTTCCCATAATTATTGCTGATATTGAATAAATTATATCAAATCCTAATATCCAAGCAATTCCTGCTAATATCATTGTCATAAAAATAATGACTTCTGTTATCTTTTTCATAATATATTAATTTTGTTAATTATTGTCTCTAAACCCAAGTTAATCCATAACTCGGGCTGGTTATTTTAGCTTATTCAGCTTTTACTTCTTCAGCAGGTTTTTCTTTTTCTGCATCCGGTTTTAGGTTGACGGTTTCTTCTACCAATTTTTCCAAATCCTCATCTCTAAGACCTTTCGGTTTGAGTTTTTTATAGGCTTTTTGACATCCTAAGGTAGTTGCTACTCCTAATGCCATTCCTGCTCCAGCTGCTACTGCTACAACTTTTGTTGCACCAAATTTCGTTACTGCTGAGTTAATTAGTTTCATAATTTTTCCTCCTATTATTTAAGTTATTAATTTTGTTAATTATTGTCTCTAAACCCAAGTTAATCCATAACTCGGGCTGGTTGTTTTAGCTTATTCAGCTTTTTTGTTTTTCCGGTTATTTAAACATTTTTTAGTTTTCTTATAACCATAATCAAATACTACTTTTGCTGCTATTCCTGCTACAAAAATTCCAACGTTTTTTACAACTGCTTTCATAATTCTATAATTTTTTGTTGTTAATATTCTTTTGTCTCTATTTTCTAAGTAAATTACTTAGAAATGGTTGTTTTTACTCTAAGCTTCTCTCTTAAAGATTTCTAACTTAGAATTATATATAATCTTTATAATTTCCTCATCGGTATTTATCATAGGTTATATATAATAATTTAACTGTATATTAAATCCCTCTAAATTCACATCCTATTACTAATAACTCTAGACTATACAGGTCCTTTGTTATTTTCATAGTTCACCATATATATTTGGCTACATGTCTTTGATATATTCCTCTTGATAATCCTTTATCAGGTTTATCTCAATATATCGTGGCCTTATAATATTATCTACTATAAGGAATTTATTTAATTTTTTATTTATTTTGTTAAACTCGGCTAAATGCACGTTATAAAATTTGTTAGTGCTTGCCAAGTTATGTGTCCAACCTTTATCAATTATTAAGTTATATTAAGTATTTTCTCTATTTTGATAAATAGTATAATTCAATATAGTAACTTAATATACTTATTTAATTACGCTCAGAACTTATCCTTGTAAAAGATATTTTAATACTATTTAAATATCTACTCAAGTGGTATAACAACTTCCACCTGTCCTTATATTATATTTCATAATTATAAGTTAGATCAAGGTGATGAATTTTATAAAGTCGTTCTGACGACTTCTAGGTTAGCAACTCCTAGTCTCTCCTTATAATACTCCGTCATCACACCTTTCGTATGTATTATAAGTTCTAGTTATATCTATGTATAACGCTAAAGTATAAAAGACATAATATATCTTTTAAATTAGATATACTATGTCTTTAGGTAATATCAGATATTTCTATCTTTTATTACATATATAAGGCTAATAGGGTTTCTTAGACGGTATTATTTTAACCTCTTAGGAACTCTATTTTCCTTTCATATATAAGGTTTTTAGTCTTTTCTAGACGGTGGAAAAATAAAGGGTGGAATTACCCACCCTTTTCTTACTTAACTGCAAGCAAAAACGTTTTATAATCAACAACAGACTTTCGATATATACTATCTATGTCAGCGCCAATCAAATAGAGGGATTGTTTATAATCTCTCAATGTTTCTGGCTCATTGATATAATATTCGACTAATCTGTTTACTATTGTTTTTATTAATCGCAGTTTTCTTATTACGTAATCTCTATTAATCGAAGGAACATCAAAATCCTTTCCTTCAATCGCATACTTGTTTAAGATAGCTGTATAGTTGTCATAACTATCTTTTAGTTTATCTACTATTCCATTGGATAAACTATTTTCAACTGAGACATCTATGTAATTTTTTACTCCGTCTCTTAATAATCCTAATGCACTTAATATTGTCATTAGTGTGTTAAGTTTTTCTATCATATTCCTTTTCTTTTAAGTTTGTTTTTATTCTCACTTATAAGGCTTTCAAGGAATATCAGACTAGCAAAATACTTCAGCGTCGTAATAGCCTTTTTCTAGTGCATTTAAGAAAAATTCAACCTCTTCTGCAGACATAGGAGCAAAACCATGAACATCAACACCTACATCTAATCCAAATCTCTTAATCATTTGTCTTCCATGAATATGTCCAAAAAGATTATACTTTTTTGTAGAATTCATAGGTTCATGTACAAGTGCTATCTCTTTTCCTAGGAGTTTTGTTTCTGCTTCAGTTAGGAATACTTTTGAAAAACCAGAATCTATAAGCTCTCCTATAAAATCAGGTATATCTAGATTTCTTTCAGATTTTTCTTTAATCTCATAATTTCCACAAACTAATCGAATATCTCCATTTAAATATTTCAAGTAACTTCTATCACCAAAATCTCCAAGATGCCATACGATAGCTTTAGGAGGAACTTTAGTATTCCATCTCTCTACCATAGCCCAATCCATATCTTCAACATTCATGAAAGGACGTTTAGATAATTCCAAAGTTCTTTCTGCGCCGAAATGTGTATCGGAAGTAAAAAACTCTCTTGAACTGGACTCTCTATTAGATATTTCTTTCTTTAACTCAGATATACATTCGTCTAAAGAGCTATATACATTTTTTATTCCATATGCTTTAGCTTTTTCGATCAAGTACCTTCTTCCGTGTATTTTCGGCGCAATTCCTAAGATTATATTTTTCTTTCTAACTAAATTTTCGGTAAGTTCGATTTTAGTAGTTTGTGCATAATCTCTTCCTGGTATATCTTCAACAGCTTCAGGGATCCAAAATAATATAAAATCTGATACTCTAAGTCCAATTGTTTCCCAATCTACCTGTTTTTTATATTCAGCATCAGATAAACCTCCAGAAATTTTCTCTTTTCTTCTAGGGTTTATCCAAGTTACTCCCTGAATATCTGGAACTGTTTCTTGCCACTCTGGAGCTCCTTGAATAGGTCCTCCCAAAAATACCCAAGTATCTTCTTTCTTGGGTAATTGTTCTATTGCATAAATCATTTTCATTTGAAATTTATTTTTGATTCTGTATCTGCTAATTTTATAAGGTATGGTATTCTAAAATTTCCATACATACTTTTAATAACTTCAGAATAATCTTTATCTTGATTAATTGAATCTACATATAAAGGATTTTTACTATTTCCTCGAAAACATGAAAAAGTATGCATATTATTATCACAGTAATAACTTTTTGCAATTCCAATAATATTAAGATTCTTTCTTCCAAGTTTTTCATATAGATGTGCTCCTAGTCCTGGTTTAGGTTTTTCAAAAGATTCTTCATCATTCCACAACCAAACATGAGAATCTAATATGATTGTATCGAATTTATCAAGATCTATATTTTCTAATAATTTTACAATCCCAGGAAGTTCTCTTTTATAAAATTCTCCAGGAATATAAGAATCGAAATTGTTAATAATAATTGAAATTTTATCTATAGGTTCACTATCTTCCCAGTTTTTAAAAATAATACCTGAAATTTTTCCTAAGTGTTCCTTTTCTTTATAATATCCATCAATTATTATCTTATTCATTTTTTAATAATCTTTTTATTTAAATATTTCTTTTTCTTCTCATAATCAAATTCTAATCGATCTAATTGATTTTGAATAGTAGAGTTCCAACCTTCAATGGCTTCTTCTTCTGATTCATATAGTTTATAATTATCTAAGTTATATCTATTAGGAGTTAATTGAAAGTAGCCAACTATCATATTAGTGGTTTTGTTTCTTAAAGGATACCAGGTGGTGTTTCTTCTATATCCAGATCCTTCTTCTTTTCCTAAAACTACTTCTTGCGGAGAGTTTATATTTTCAAGTTTATAACTATACGGACCGATATAGAATCCAAAAGTCCAGAACGTTTGTCCTATAAGTTTATCAAGTTCTTCATATGTTTCCGGCTGTTTCATAATTTTTCTATTTTAGCATTTAAGTATCTTAATTTTTCTTCATAATCGTGTTGAAGTTTATCTTTTTGATTTTGAATAACCGCATTATAAGCCTCTACACATTCCTCTCTTGTTTCGAAAAGATATGGTAGAAAATATTTTACGTGATAATTTTTGAAAACTAAATTTTTATTTTTATTTTTTAGTGTAAGAGAATAATCATTGTTTTTATCCCAATTAGTTACTAAGACTTCGATTGGTTTTACTAATCTTGTGCATCTATGAGATTTACTAGAAAATTCTAACATAAAATACCAAAGTGACTTAGAATTGTCTCTATATTCTGATAATAATTCTTCTGTTATCATATTAATTTAGATTTTATATATTTGAGCTTTTCTTCATAAAAATGTTGAAGTCGATCTACGGTATTATGAATTTGAGCGTTATAATATTCTTTACATTCTTCTTCAGTATCGAATATTCTCACAAAAAATTTACATTCTGAATCTTTTCTTTCTTTATAACCCTGAAAAGATCCAATTACAGAATTATCAGAAACTTTTCGAAGATATAATAAATTATCTATATCAATTTTTAAAATAATTTCTGCTGGTTTTATGATACTAGAGCATCTAAAAGTTTTCTCCCTAAAACTAATACAACTATACCAAAATGTTTTATCCTTAGGGAGATTCATTATTTCTTTCGCTGTTAATTGTGTTATCATTTTATTATCCGTTTTTTAAGATTTCTTTCGGTGGATTTCCATTGAGTTTCGAAGAGTTTCAATTTATCTTCGATATATTTATTCCTGTGTTCAATACATTCACTTGGAGTATTAAAGAATTGATAATGAAGTTGATAGTTTTTTATTATTTTCCCGCTATTCAGTATCTTTACTATCCTAGGAATACCACCAAATTCATCAACAATTTCAGCTTCAGATGGAGGAATATCTCTAAAAACTCTTCCAGTATCTGATATCTGTAGTGAATAAATCCAAACTGTTTTCATAATTCCTTACATTTAGATAGTGTCCATTCTTTATAATTCATACCTCCCGTTTTAGTATCGAAATATTTGATAATCTCTTCAAATGGTATTAAGAAGGTTCTAAGAGACTTTGCTAACTCAGAATTAAAACCTACATCAACTTTAAGATCATAAATACTATTAATATATTCAGTAAGGTGACCATGAACGTGACCAAATAAGTGAATAGATCCATGAGGTTTATGATTCCAAGATACAAAGGGATAATGACACATAGTTACCATATAATCTTTTCCTGAATGCTCTATATGAACATCAAGAATATCAGAGATTATTTTGAAATACCCTTTAAGTGGTGCCTGATCAAAATAAAGTCCATAGTTATCATGATTCCCAACAATTTTATAAATATTTTTACAAGGAATCTGATTTAAGACATCTTTTATATCGTCAACAGGCATTTTCCAAAACATATCACCTAAATCGAATATAATATCTTCTTCTTTAGTTTTTTTAAGTTCCTCTAAGATATAATTATTCATTTCAGTTACATCTTTAAAAGGTCGAGAATCATATTTTATTACATTTTCATGACCATAATGAAGATCTGAAATAAAATAGATCTTCCCAGATCCAGCAGTTGTAAAGGGTTTTTTAATCTTCATAATCTTTTGCTATTTTTATTAATTTATTCTCTTTATAATATCCGATAATATTATTAAATACAATAATCTCTAAATCTGTAGTATCTAAATCCTCTATATCCAAATTATGTTTAGAGTACTCTCCATAATCCATATCAACTTTAATATAATTAAATGTTTTGTTTACATAATATAATTTTTGAATATTTCCTGATATAGATTTAGATTCTAAACTCTTATAATCAAACACAAGATCTTCAAGTGTATCTAATCCAGTAAATTCAAGGACTTTAAGTAATTTAGTTATTACTGAATCTACTAAACGTTTCCTATAAAGTTTATTTAACTCTATTAATTCTTTCCTATTATTCATAATCTTCGAGTTTCCACTTACGTGAATAATCTTTTTTACTTTTATGAGTGATACTAGGTCTTAAGGATACTAACTTTCCTGTTTCTTTAATTTCATTATCTCTCCTAACTTTTTCGGCTAGGGAGATTAATTTCTTTTTCTTCTTTTTCATATGATTATTTTATTACATTTATAAGGAAATCCAAGTTCCTTATATGTGAAAATAAATAAAAGAATTATGATTAGATGTTATGAAGCTAAGTTATCAAAAAATTTAAACCCTAGAGTTAGAAGTTTTATCATGAAAGAATGGATGGAGAAGAGAAATACTTATGGAATTGAATTGAAGAAATATATTATAGATTCTTCATCAGTAGATCAACATCCAGTATTAGGACTTTATATAAAAGATCAAAAAGTGTTTGGAGATAATATACTAGTAGATAATAATTTTTCAGAAAGATTATTAGGAAGACATGTTATTTACTTTCTTAACTCAATAAAAGAAAAACAATTAGGGTTTTATAAGAGAAGGATTCTTAATTTTTATCCTGTGAATTATGAAGAATCCATTTTCTCTGAAAATAAAATGCGTTCTAAACTTGTTAAAGTGATTGGAATGTTTGGTGAAAATAACTATAATGTACTAGGAATTATTTATGGAGATGTATATCAAGTTAGAGAAAATTATAGAGAATTATTTTATAATATATGGAATTCTAAAGTAAATGGAAATTATGAAAAACCTATTAATCTAGGGAAAATAGAAATATAAAAAAAAGAGGACTGTAAAAAGTCCTCTAATTATTTTTCTTTATTTTGTAATCTCTAATAATGTCTTGGAGATTAGATTTATAGCACCTTCCACATCTCGATAATCACATACTTCAACTTGAGTATGCATATTTCGTTGAGGAATAGATACTAACATAGTTTCACAATCAAAAGCACCTTCTTGAATTGCTGAAGTATTTGTTCCTCCTGCATATGAAGCTGCAAGTTGATATGGAATTTCATTAATCTCAGCAACTCCGATCATTTTACAGCGAAGATTCCAAGATTTATCAGGTCCATTCATGATAACAGGTCCTTTCCCAAGTTCTATATCTCCATAGGACTCAGGTTTTATTCCTCTACCTTCATCCGTGGCGAAAGTAACATCTATATCAATCGAAATATCAGGATTTACTCTTTTACTTGTTACCATTGCACCTCTTAGACCTACTTCCTCCTGAGTATTCGCCACGCCATAAAAAGTATATTCATCAAAAAGTTCCTTAAAGTCTTCATAATTCACCACGTTCCTTAAGACTTCAGCAACAATAAATACTCCAATCTTATCATCTAGTCCTTTAGATGCAAATCGATTCTTCCCAAGATGTTCTATAAAATTTGCTTCAAAAACAACTCTACTACCTATCTCTACTAACTTCATAGCTTCTTCTTTAGATTCAGCGCCGATATCAACAAGAAGATCTTCAATAGGAATTAATTCATTTTTGCTATTATCATCATACTCTACATGAATTGGCTTTTTCCCAATAATACCTGTTACATATTCTCCTGGGTGACCAATTTTAGAAATTTTAACTATACTTCCTGGGAGAACTTTTTTATCTATTCCCCCAAGATTAATAATATTTAGCATTCCTTGGTCTGTAACATTTTGTATCATCATTCCAAGTTCATCAATATGTGCAGAAATCATTACTTTCTTACTCCCTGAACCTACCTTAAATGCTACATTTCCCATTTTATCAGTAAACTCTTCTATCGCAAACTTAGAACAATAATCTTTAAATACCCTAGTTGCTTCCTGTTCAAAACCGCTAGGACTATACGATCCCAACAGTTCTTTTAAAAATTCTACAGCTTTTAATTCTAACATCTTTCTTTAATTAAAAATAAATATCGTTTCATGTAAATTTCTTTCAGTTCTCACATTCCAATTATACTTAAGAGAGTTTGGAATTTCATCATCTAAGATCATTAATCTAGTATGAATAAATAAATCATAATAAATATCTAAGTAAAAACCAGAGCTAATTCTTGATAATTCTACTCTATCTATATGTTCTACATCTTCATAAGTAACTATAATTTTATTATCTATCTGAAATGCTGAGAAATATTTTAAGATTTCTATAGTTAAATTATAATAGTATACTTGATCTGCCGCTGATTTACATCCAATTATTCCACCAGAACCACTTCGAATTATACCTAACTCCTTAACCATTATAATCTAGGTGTAATAACTTGATAAAATCTAACTTCATCAATCCCACAATCAATTCTTCCTGCACAGTTCCAAGTTACATGAGGATTTGCTGTTTCCCAACATGATTTATGAATAATTGTGTAGCTTCCATGATTAGAGGTACATATTCCACAATCTGAAAAATCCTTCCAATCTTTAATATCACGTGCTCCATCAATTATTTTACTATCATAATAACCAACATCTTCTAGAAGTTCAATTATATCCTTACTAACTTTTCCGATATAAGCTGAATTAAGAAATTGAATACCTTCTCTAGGAAATTTATCTTGAAGTTCATTTATGGTTGCTTTATGATAACCTTTCTTTTGATTATCTTTTATCCAATCTTCTCCATTAGTAAACCATTGTCCGAAATCTGTATCTCCTCTAAGAGCAGCTATCCCAAGAGCTAGTTCTTTAGTTACTCCACATTGAATTCTTTTTACAAGAGATACTTTTCCAGATGAAGAAAATTTAATAGCTTCTCGAGTTATAGCTGTATATTCTCCAGTCTCTGCACAAGTAATAATACAATTTCCTTTATCTGGATTAAAGGCTAAACCAGTTCCAACCATTTCAGAATATCCTAGATCTTCAAACTCTTTCCTAAGTTCTGGTGTATTTTGATCTAAGATAATACTATATAAATAATCTTTCCTCTTCATTTAATATCTAGGTTGTTTAATTATATATTCTAAGTTATTGTCTTTATAGTAACCGTTTAATTCCTTTGAGCTACATAAAGGAGTAAATCCATTCTCCCCAAATGTATACTCACCTCGGAAAGAATCAAATACAATAAAATCATCATCTCCTCCATTAGCTGGATTAGGAATAAATTTAGCCCATGTTTTAATTAGACGCTCCCTTTCCTTTGGCCATATGAAAAATCTCTGCTCTGAAACTTCTTCCTCTATGGCTAGTTCGATATCAACCAAAGCATCTTCAACTACATCAGCAAGATAAACCTCATCTTTTGTTCCATCTGCTTTTCCGAGATCTATTTCTAGTTTTTGCATAAACAACTCTTCAAGAAGTTGATCTTTTTTATCTTTTTCCATTTTCTTATACGGTTTATAATTTGGTGTATATAATCTAGAAACCCATCCAGAAACAGATTCTTTATTTCTGGTGAGAGCTCCTATAATAACTATTATTTTAAAAATTACTGCAATTACTAATAATAATGCTATTAAAACTAGTAAAAAATTCATTTATTTTTCTCTATCTTTTTAATTGAAAATAATACTTTATCTCCTATTTTATATGTTGGATTATTACTACTAGGAATTCTTTCACTTAATCTAATATCTCCATTAGAACCAATTTCGTCCCCAGCGATGTAATAAACAGTACTAACGCCGTAAGAATTTAATCCTCTATCAATAGATTTTATAACTAATTCCTTACTATATTCTACTTTATATTGTGGTAAATCTTTCCTTTTGCTAACACAACTCACTAATCCTATAATAAGACTGATAATGATTAATAACTTTTTCATAATTACTTTCTTAATAATTCATTACATACGCTCTTTATTCCTTCTAATCTAGCTTGTTCATAAGAAGGATAGTTTAGATTATTACTACTCAATGAACCATTCTCCATTGGGATAGCAAATATAAATCTTTTCTCTCCTTCTTTATTAGTAAATGGATATACGAGAATGATAATACCCTTATGTAATCTTATCCATTCTACTATTTCTACCTCAATTCTCTTTTTCTTTATTGGTTGTTTATATCCAAGTTTTACTAATTTTTCTAGGACTTCATCATCTACCATTATACTTCAGTTTTTATATAGATTTTCCTCTCTTCAAATTGTTTTTCTATATCAACAATCCTCCATCCATATTCATCAATTAACACCCTCTTTAAAGTATCAATATAACTATCTGGAATTAGATTAGGATTTATATAGACCCAAAATTGAAGGAAAGGATCTTTATAAGCTTCTGAACTAGATTTATAAGATTCATAAGCTTTACTCATCTCTTTAGCTGCTAAATCAAAAAACTCTTCTGGTGTAATTCGAAGGTAACTAGCATAAATAAATTCTCTCATTTTTCTCTTAATTTAAAAAAATCATAATCGTAATCAGTTTCAGTTCCGTCTTCTAGAACATAATGTTTCCTGTATGTTATTATCTGAACAACATTATTTCCAGGAATATCATTTACTATAGTATCTTCTATAATTTCAGTATCTGATCCTAACCAGTTCTTTTTTAGATGATTTTCTGTAGTATAATAAACATTTTCTTGTATTCCTTGAGTTATTGTTTTTATTTTAGTTGGGTAAATTTCATTAGAGCTAAATTTATGTTTAACATAAATTTCATCACCCTCTTTCAATCTAACCCTTCCTGTCGAGTCTGAATAAATTTTAATAACTCTTTTACATGGAACTACTTTTTTATCTATCAAATCCCATAAAGCTTTTACAATATCAGTTTCTGCTATAAAATCACCAATATTCCTATCTTCCGGAACAATAAAACTATTTTCTAGATCATCCTTATCAAGATACTCACTATCTAATTTCCAATCTATTTTCCATAAAGGTATTAATTCACCTTTCTTATTTTTAATACAATCACAATTAATAAATCTGTTCATAATTCTATATTTATTTATATTTATCACATATAAGGAAAATAAACCCGAAGAATTATCTCCTCGGGTTTGATTATTAACTAGGATTTTTCTGATTATTAATCTTTATTAAACATAAGAAGAGCTTATTCCTAGTTTCTTTACTCTTCACAATATTTAGGTTTTCGACCTGTTTCTAAGTATTCCAAAATCTCTTTAAGTACCTGATCATGATTAAACGCCCAATCATAACTATCAATATCTTCTGCTGGGACAAATTTAATATCATCTACTTCATTAGGTTCTCCACCTCTTGATACAGTATCACAGTTAATTTCCTTATCAGCTAATTTTTTCTGAGTAGCTATGTAATCTACGTGAATAAGATATCTAGAAACTATGTTTTCTCTAACATCTTGAGACGGATCATCTATAGTACAAAAATGATCAATTGCTTCATTGGGATAAATTTCAAGATTAAGTCCAAGTTCCTCATAAAGTTCTCGTTTTACTGCTTCTTTTCTTGTTTCACCCCAATCAAGATAACCACAAGTAACTGACCATTTTCCAACATGATCTGGACATCCTGAACCTCGTTTAGATACTAAAAACATTACTCGACCATTGCTATCTCTAGTATATACAATTCCTACTACTGCATTTGCTCTAGAGATCCAATACTCTTTTCCATTTTCTTTTGATGTTACTTTAAAATTTTTCATAAATAAAAATTATTAACAGTTGTCAATGTTTGTTTATCAATTATAAGGTTATTACCGATTGTCTTTTTCACCTTCTTTAGAATTTGTATGATGTTCTTTTTACATAAAACACTATCATCTTTAATTGATGACCAATCTTTTATAGTAGAAAAGTTAAATTCATATCTTTTTACAGTAGGTATAAGAGTATATGCTTTCTCATCTAATTCCTTCTTAGCTCCAAAAACTAGTTCTATGAAGGGTAGCAGAAAACATTTTTTATTATAAAATACTACTTTATAACTACTATTATATCCATTTCCAGGAGGTGTATCATTAATTTCTAAGATACTTCCATCTTCTATAGGATTAAGAATATCATTTATTACTATTTTACCAGTACTATCACTTATTTTTCCTGGAATACTATAACTCTTCTTATAAAATGGCCATAAGTTTATATTCTTAGTTTTTGGAGAAGTATATGAGAAATCTAGCATATTGTAATGAAAAGAATATGATACAACTACTAATCCACCAATCATTTCTTGATTAACTATATCAAAATTAAAAATATCCACTTCTTAATTAAACAAGATATAATTTGATATAAGTATTTAAATCTTCTACAGCTGGTAATCCATACTTTGCTATAAATTTTCTAGTAGGTTTCTTTATATATCTCACATAGAAATCATCTACTAGTGGTTTTATAGTTTCCATAGAATTCTCTCCACTAAGTTTTTCTGTCCCATGAATATCTTTGATTATAAAGAATATAAGAGAAGCTACAAATGGAGTAAAAGACATTTCTTCTTCAATTATCTTTTTCACTATATGTTCATTTTCTTTAAGAACTCTAGTAACTTCCTTGTAACTCTTATTACCTTCCGTTTGTCCGGCGGTTTCTACTATTAATGTGAATAGTTTAATATATTCTCTAAATAATTCTTCAGTTGTTAACATAGCCTTTAAGTGTTTCTATTATTTTTATTTTTTCAGTTTCTTTGAGAAGACTCCACTCACCTCTTTCTAATTTTTCTATAATTTTTGAAATATTATTAACAGGTATTTCTGAAATCTCTAAAGTTCCTGGTATCAAAGTATACCCTAGATGTTCAAGAATAGACTCAATCTTCTCAAGTTCTTTAACAGTTGCTACTCTTCGACCATAATAATTATCAACTCTTGGATAATTAATAACAATCCTTGAATCTATTACATACCATCTCCAAAGATTATTTGGAAAATTAAATACTCCTCTTTCACATCCACTAAATAAACCGAACCAACCATCAGGTCCATCTTTATAATCTACATAAATCTTTCCTACTTCCATAATTCATCCAAAATATAAAAATGGATTATCTTCTGAATCTTCTTCAATTATCTCAAAATCAGATCCAGAACAATCTTTTAAATTTATCATATACTTTAAAAGTAAGTCTACACCATAATTATAAAAATAAGGTTTATCTTTATCATATGATGCAATAGATTCTCCTTTACCATTTACTACTTTTACATAATTCTCATTTTTAGAATCCAATGATGCTTTTATTCCCTCATCTGTAAAATTCTTTTTCGCATGTTCTTCTGCAAATCTTACAAGTGGATTTATTGTTTCTCCGGATATACGAATTTCTTTGTTAATGAGATTTTTAGAATAAAGAACAATCTTATCTATTACTGAGAAAGTATACCAATTATCAGAACCTATCAACTTAAACCAAGGACTACCAGAATCATCAAAATAAACTCCTGTAACTCTAGTATAATTTCCATCACTTGTTTTTATAATAGGTTTATATCTTAATCTTCTACAAATTTCTTTTAATAAATTAGATCTTTTCTCCAAACACATCTGCGAAAGGTTTTAAATTTCCATTTGGATTATGATCTCTTCCTGAATTTCCATCATCGAGAATAGCAAAACATATTTCTTCAAATGCTCCAATAAATTCTGGTTCTTCCAAAACTTCCTTAAATAATCTTGCTACATGAGAAGGTGGATTTTTAAATGCTCCACATCCAAGTGCCCCTAGAACAAGTTTAGTATGATTATTATCTAAAGCTATTCTAAGGATTGTTCTTATTTTTCCTTTTACAACAGGAACATATTTTTTCATCATTTCTCCAGTATTCTTATCAATATCAGGTCTTACTACTCCTGCCACTGAAATTACATTACATTTAAAATAATTACCTACAGTTTCATAAGTTCCTGGTTTTCTATAAACGCATACCCCTGGACTATATATTCCTCCATAAACTGGAATAGGGTAGGAGAAGTCATTAAGAACTTTTCCTGAATAATAATCTCCAAAGTATTCATCCCATTTTTCAGGAGAGTATAAATATAGGGATAATAGCAAATTACTTCTTCTACATAATTCTTCTTCCTGAGCTCTAGAACCTGTTTCAACTCCTCCACCTGGTCTTTTAGATGAAGCCATATTAAGAACTGCACACTCTGAACCCAATTCCTTTGCTTTTTCAAAGGTATCTATATTCTGTACATATATTTTAAGAGGAGTTTGAAATTTAGGTTTATTATTTCCTTTTTGAATAGACTTATACATTTTTGATTCATATATTAGTCTATCTGTTTCTGGAAATTCTATATAATTATCCTTATATTCATACTCTCTAGAAATAATATCTTCTATTACTTCTTTAAAAACTTTAATTAATTGTTCTTTTGTTTTCATATCATTAATAATTTTAAACTATCTAATAAATTATATGTCATAACTCCACATTCACTACAATTATCCTTAGAGAGAACACATTGATCACAATAATTTAAATTCCCTGAATCTATTGTATATACTCTTCTTTGAAATAATCTAAGGTCTTTCGAAAAATGACTTACTTCCTTTGATGAATATTCCATAAAAACTCCATATTCAAGACTTTCAAGAGTTACAAGTTCTTTTACTTTCTTTTTTATGAAATCCAGAGTAATAATGCTTTTTTCATATAATTCCTCTACAAAGTCTATAAGAATACTTTCATTTATTCTCACACGTTTAACTATTCCTTTACGATTATTTACTGGATAAGAAGTAAGTAGAGTGCTATTTATTTTATCTCCAGAGAAAAAGAATTCATTAGGTCTGGTAGAAGGTTTAAAATTACATAAATCACATTCTCCAGAAAATTTACATACCTTCTTACATATTATATCAGAAATTCCCGGGAAAGATCGAAAAATCAATCTGCTATTTATTATATCAGTATTAGATACTAATATATTTGTTCTGTCTCCATAATATCTATGATCTAGGGAACATCCTAATTCTAAATCTACAGTTTCATATCTAAAACTTCCAAATAATCCTACTACACCAGTTACTAATTTAATAAGAATAATTTCATCAATACTATCATAAGACCAAGTAATTATATCTCCTGGAAGATATTTTTGATAGTATAACTTTCTTTTAGTATTCTTTGTCATAACGTGCTAAATTATTATATGCATCCGTACTATAAAAACTAGTTAGATCGAAAAAAGTCGAGAACTCTCCTTTAGGATTTAAAGGTGACTCTGGATGATATCTATCTAGGATAATATTAAATCTAAATTCATTACTCCAATCTTGCCTTATTTCTACAATTATTAAAGGGTGTTCTGGTCCAAATGCTGCATATTCACCACTACCCCATAAATATCCAGGAGACTGAAAATAAACAATATCACCTACTTTATAATAATCTGGATCTAACCTTCTTGCTACTACTTGAGGAATTCTGGCTAAGCTTTTCTCCTTAAGATGTTCCATTATTTGAGGGATAATTGATGTATAATCATGCTCTATGATTTCACATTTTTTATCAAAATCATCTGTACTCATTCTTTCTGGAAATATAGATGATCCCCAACATACTTTATAATAAGATCCCTTCGAATCAAAACCATTACTATAAACAACTCCTATATCTCCAGTATCTTTATTTTTGACTCTTGGTTGCGTCCAACTATCTACTCTCATCTGTTATCTTATTAATTATTTCATTTTTTGCCTTAGTCCAACCATCTTTAAATGATTTTCTTTCATTTCCGACTGTATAAATAAAAAATCCAACAGTCATAATAATTATTCCTAAAGGCTTATACCACTCAATTATTTTAATTCTGAATGGTGAAAATGATATCTCTGTATGTCCTAAATACAGGAAAAATACAATTAATAATACTAAATAAACTATAACCTTCATCATATTTCTATTTTATAAGTTTTATCTTTCATTACTACTAATTTTCCAGGAACTGACATTAAACGATCTTTAACACTGTCTAAAAATGTATCTAATATTATAACATCGCCAAAACTTGAAATACTAATATAACATGCATTGAGATCATCAGTCCATCCAAAAAATACTTCTTCAGGATCAGCACTATCCCATGGAGAAAGCACTAAACGAGGCAATCCATCTTTTAATCTTATTGCGGTAACAACTTGTAAATCTTCTTCTAGATCATACAAAAATACGTATCCAGCTACTTTTACATATTCTTCCGTTTCCATATAAGTTCTTTTAAAATTGGCAAAGATTTCTCCATATATTCAACTAAAATATCTTCAAAGAGAAAATATTCTCGATTCATTACTCCAAAAGAATCTCTAGCCATATGATGTAATTCATGAGACCAAGTACTTAAAAGTTCAGATTTGGTCACTTTTCTGCTTTTTGGAATCATCATTATAAATTTTTTCTTACCAGCTCTTGAATAAACCATACCATTTACTGGAGGAGGTCCTATTCTAATGATATCCTTATCTGTCTTATCATAATAGATTCCAGAAGTGGACATTACATAACTTACATCACCCTTAGATAGTTTTCCAGAGATTTCTTTTTTCTTCTCTACCTCTAAAAGAAGATCATCTATGTATATAAAATCTAAAAGCTGTTGAGAAACTAAATATCCAAAAATATAAGCTTCTGTTTCACTATCAACTATCCCTCGTGAGGATGTAATTATATTAACAAATTTACTAGTTTTTCTAAATATCCACTTTACTTTTTCTTTTGTAGTTAGATTTGACAAGATAGTGATCAAATAACTTCTACGATTATTAACAGCTAATTCGTATCCTTCTGACCTTGGTATAATTCCATATAAACCTTTAAAAGCTTCAAGAGAACATTGAATAGTAGTTAGTCTTGTATTAAATATAGAAATATCATAATATCATAATATGCATATTTAGAACCAACCTCCCTTCTTAAGTTTTCTTGGTAACACTTTTTATTAAAAAATTCTGCTCTTTCTAATCGATTTAATAAATCTTTTAACATTTTCTTTTTTATTTTATTACATTATTAAGGATTTAAACTCTTATAATTGTTATGAATAAGAAAAGTATAAAAATTGAATATTATTATTGCACTGTTAAGACTAATAATAAATACACTTTTGTAATAATAGATAATAGAATTAGTCTCTTATTTCGAAATCGATTAAAGAGAATCTCATTTAATTATTTATTACACCATATAAAATATAAGGAGATTTGTTTTATTTATTATGGAAGATATGATACTGTAAAAATAAAAGAAGAAACTATATCTGGAATCAACTCAGAAGATATTCGAAAAGTTTTAATTAAAATAATAAAAACTACTACTGGACTTCTTAGTGTTAAAAAAGATATAGATAACCTCAATGAACTATATTATAATTATAAAAATTATCATGATAACTTTCACACCAAACTTTAGAGCTTATATAATAGAAACTCCTCTTAAACTAGTAGATATACATAATGCTCAAAATTATCTAACTTCTGAGGAATATAAAACAATATCAAATAGTTTTAGTGTATTTTCATTTATAGGAAATAGAAATAGAAATCGTCTTCTAGAAATCTCAAAGATTGTAAGTTTTTTAAAGGATAATAATCGCTTAGGTAAAAGTAAATACTATATTTCAATTACCTTAAGTAATTTTGAAAAACCATTTCGAAAAATCTGGACAGCAAAAAATATGACAAGATACATATATAGACTGGATTTAATAACAAAAGAAAGTTTTAGGTATTTTAAAAAACTTAATTCGGATATTATTACTATTGAAAAACCAAGTATTCCTGAAGAAGAATTTATTAGAATCATCCTATATAATTCTTTAGCAATAATAGAGAATTATGAAAAGGGATTAATAAACATAGATGATAATGCTGCTTATTATATGAGCAATTACAATTATTCTATTCTTAAACTATCTAGAGAAAAAGGTTTATTTTAGAAGAGAAAGAAAACTAACCAAGGATTTTATTTCCAAGGTTAGTTCTTTTTTTTATTCGCTTTTTGCAGCGTCATGTTTACATATTTTGATCAAGTAAATATATTTATTAACAGTTTCGAAAAAATCATCTGTTCTGTTAATAATACCTGACCACATTAAATCATCTCCAGCTTCTCTTTTTATTCCAGTTAGTAATCCTCTAATATCTACTAAGAGATTTTCAAATTCTAATGCTTCTGGAAGAATAGGGCTTAATGTTCCTGGTTGAATAAATCCCCAGAGAGCTTGAGCATTTTCCATAAGAGCATCATCAAAATCTTGAAATTCACCATCAAAATCATCAATTAATTTATGGATGCTCATAGTGGGTGCTGAGAAATGCAGTTCTTTCAATCTCGTGTGTATTCCATGAAATTGATTCTCCAAATTTAAAATAAACTTATTATTCATAACTTTTTTAATTTATAAATGTTTTATTTTCATAAACTCTGATAATGTTGTTTGACTAACTCCTAATCTTCTAGCTACTTCTGCTTTACTCAATCCTTTCTCAAGTAATCTTGTAATTTCACTATCTTTTCCATCTAATTTACGCTTCCTAGGAATTCCAACAGGTCTACCTAATCTCACTCCATTAGATTTCATCATAGCTAATGCACATTTTGTTCTTCGACTTATTAGCTCTCTTTCTTTCTGAGCACTAATTATATCAAAGAAGGTTTCATATACGGACATAGAATCTTCTTTTATTATCTCCCCTTTCCAGATAGGTAAGATAGCAGCTCCAGTTAACATACAATGATTTATAATTGACATCACCATATATACATTTCTTCCAAGTCTAGAAATTTCAGTAACTAATATTAAATCCCCTTTCTTTATTCGATCTAATATTAATTTTCCAAGAAGTCTAGCACTAGGTTTTATAGCCCCTGAGATGCTCTCTTCTATCCATGCATCTACTTCAATTCCATTTTCCCTACAATACCTGTTTATTTCGTACCTCTGTACTTCTACTGTTTGTTTTTCTGTAGATACTCGTATATAACCATAAATCATTAGATAGTTTATTTTTTAGTTATTAATCAACTCTTCAAACAGAGTTTCTTATCAATAATTAGGCTTTCACTTAAAAAATAAAGCAAAAAGAGCATAAACCTTGAAATTCTTATATATGAAAAATAAGCGCTAAAGTTTCTGTCTATAAAACAAATAGAAAAATTAACAATTTAGTGATTAAAAAAAAACAAGTAAAATTGATGCTAAAAATTTAGTATGAATTCGGGTGAGTGTAAACGAGAAGCCACGAGTAAAGCTACTGAGAGGTAGTATAACATTTTAATAAAAAAATTAGTATCTTTATGAATTACGGTAAAATCTTAAGCGTTGGCTTCAAAGTATTAGTTGCAGCAGTTGCAGGCGTAGCTGTATTTATTGGTGTAGATAAAATCAATACTAATAATGGCAATCAAAATGGTGGTTTTAGACAAAAAAGTATTCCTGACGATCCAAGTTTCTCTTCAGGATCAGAGTTTCAATCAAATAACAATACTCAGATCCAACAAGTAAAGAGAGATAGGAATGATAGTAATATTGTCGAGAAAATGAAAAATGTTCAGGATACTTGTGGAAGATTATTTACTTTCGTTCAATCATTGACAATGGTAGTAGATAATTTTAGCAGAATATTTAGAAATGATGGAAATAGTTATCTAAGTCAACCTTACTATGGTGACCCTTGGGGATATCGACAGCCTATTGATATGGGAAATGGCGTTTATTGGAATAGAATATCTCCATACATCATTGAAGCTTCGTCAACACCAGATCCAAGATATTATGGTCGATTATAAAATCTTAAGGAAAGGAAGGACTAAAGATTAATTAATTGCTACACCACCCAATAAAGAAGAAATATATATGTACGTTGTATAAAAATGCCTTCCGAAAATAATAAATTTATTATACAACGTACTTATGAAAGAACTTGTTATGCCATAGGAAATTATCCTATGGTTTTTATTTTTCGCTTCAAAACCTTATTAGTGTACAAAATAAAAGAGAAGTATGGAAAAAGAATTTGTTGTATATGGGAAAAAGAAATTTAACCCAGAGAAATTCAGAAAAATTAAAAACAGAAAAGGATGGTGTAAACCTAAAGCTGGATTATGGGCTTCTCCGATAGACTCTAAATGGGGATGGAGAGATTTTATAATATCTGTAATGGAATCCTGGAAGAAAGATCTACAAACATATTTTAAATTCAAACTTTCTTCTACAGCTAAAATTTATATCATTGATACATTAGAAGATTTATATCAAGTACCGTTTAAAAGAATATTAAAACTTCAACCTGCTCTTTCAGATTATTTAATTGATTTTGAAAAGATGGTATCCGAAGGTTATGATGGAATATTACTTACAGAGAATGGTCAAAATGAAACTAGAATGCCTGAGTTTAATGGATTATACTATAACGGAAAAAGTTTTAATCTTTATGGTTGGGATGTAGAATGCTTATTAGTACTTAATCCTAGGTGTATAGTTCCAGTAAATTCACTAAAAAGAATCAACTTAAAGAATGGAAGGAATGCATGGAAGAAGAATGTAGTGATAGCAAGAACACAAAAATCTATATCTCAAGATGATCCTGAAATTTTAGAATGGAAAGGAGAAACAGAAGATACAATGATACTAGAAAGAGGATCAACATACGGTTCTAAAAAAGCATTTATCAGATCTCTCAGAAAGTTACAATATAAGATCGGAGATGATCCAACTTCAAAATTTATCTTGAAGTAAAAAAAGAATAGAGAAGAAACTTTAATTGTTCTTCTCTTTTTCTTTCTTCTATCTATTATATAGTCTGATTATCATATTCTTCTTTAGTTAATAAACTTCCTGAAAGATAATCATAAGCACTGATTAATTTAACAGATTGTTTAAAAGAATGAATCTCTTGTATTCGAAGTTCTCGTCTTTCTATGTCAAATACCTCTAGGAATTTAACTTCAAACCATGCAAGTTCTATCACATCAAGATCTTTCCAGTATATAATATCTCCTGGTTGTAAAGAATCTATAAACTTCTGTACTTTCTTTTCTTCGGCTAGAATTTTTAATAAACTTTCTACTTCTACTATATTTTTTGACTTGATCCTATTCCTATAATTGGATTAAATCTTCTTTTAATTCCAATAGATAATAATCCTATATCACCTCTTTTCATTATAATCTTTAATTAAATCGTTATACTTTTCTGGTATTTTCCCAAAATCTATATCTTTATATACTTGACCTATTCCATCTTCCATATATCTCAAAGAAAACATTAATTTCATAATCTCAATGTAACTATCTTTTGTATATCTAGGATCAGAACTGAGAATATATTCAAATTTTAAATTATCCTTAAAATAATTCTCGATTAAATATTTTTCAAATTCTTCAGGAGATAAACTACATAAATCCTTGGACTTATCACCGAATAATTTACTCGGCGCATTACATTCAAGAGTTCCAGTTATAGGATTAGTTGTAAATATAAAATCTATATCAAAATCAGATCTAGTATTTACATGCCTATAATCAAATCTAGGCGCCGAGGAATGTCTTTCGGTGATATCCCAAAATGAATCATAACACTCATAAAAATCATACTTCATAAGAATTGGTTTAAAATTTTTCATAAAGTATTCTAAGTTTCTATAATGTGCTCTAATAGTTCCTAATTCATGTTCGGTTGGGTTCTCTGATATCCATAATACTTTCTCAAAATTATCTTCGAACTCTTTACCTTCTACTATTATTCCAGTTCCTTCATCACAAAAAGAATTAGTCTTTTCTGGATAAGTAATCAAAGTCTTAAACCATGCTCCTGTGACTTCTACTCTCGAAAAATCAATCTCAAATTCAGTCCCTTCAGGAAGAGATTCTAGTTCTTTGGTATATTCTTCTGTATATCTTGTAAATAATGTAACATGCCCTAAAGTATCTTTCTTTTCTAAATCGGTATACTCTAAGTAACCACATATAAATTGATTTCCTGCAGAACTATATCCTCGCTGTACTAAGAAATCTATATAATCTTTAGCAGTCTTCATCTTTAAAAAAGTCAGTTAAATAAATAAATGTAAATGTAAATGTAGTCCAATTATCTATACCACTACCACTAATAGTACTATATCCAGATATAATAACAGGATACTTGATTGGTAAGAAATAAGGATTTGTATATCCCTTAATACAATCATTTTCTGGACCATAGTATTCAAGATGAAAATTGTATAGTTTATTTAGTTTTTTATAAAACTCAAGCCATTCTTTAGGAGACTCTATTAGTTTTTTCATGCTCAAATCCATTATTTAATATTCCCAACCATTCTTCTGTTTTTTGTACATCTCTCTTCATCTCGGAAACATTCATCCAAGAAAAATAGAAAACAATACAATCTGGATAATCCTCCCTAGTTCTAAATACTGAAAATTCTATCTTATCACCTATCGACATCTCTCCATAAAATAAAATTTTTCCAGAATCAGAAAACTTAGAATATGTAAATGAACAATCTGAATTATTAATCATGAAATTTCCATGTTCTGTCGGAAATAGCTCACATAGACCATATTTTATTTCATTATATACTTCACGCTTTTTTGTCATACATTAATAAGTTTTATAATTCTTTCACGTATAGATATAGGAATTCTATCAATCTCAACAATACAAGGATCAGATAATAATTTTTCTGCCTCTACATAACCTTGACAAACAGATATTATTCCGGCCGCGTCTTCTATAATTGTTAAAAAAGCATAATACCTCGAATATGTATAAGTTATATTTTGAACTTTTATATATGTATTTCTTTCAATAATATCACCGGCCGTATTTTGATCCTCCACAGTTCGATAATAAACAGATCCTATTGTAACGCCTCCTAAACTCGACTTCATCAATTCAAAATAAGTCCTAGTATAACCTAGAGAAGGAAGAATGGAATCTAAAGGCGTTTTCCATGTTTCTTCTAATTCTTCTTGTGTTGTATAAATTTTTGCATCCCTAAGATTAATTTTTGCTGGATCTAATATTATTAACATAAGTCATTGATATAAAAAGAGCCCAAGGAAATTATCCCCAGGCTCATTATTTTTACTCTATTCCTAACGTATCTTTGCATAACTGAATTTCGGCCGGATCACCAGTATGTTTTCCTAAGTCGTCTGAAAGTTTTATGCAAGGAATCCAAGGTTTATTTTCATTCATCCTACATCTTACTAATTTCATTACTATATTAGCAGGTTTAATTCCTGGAATATCACAAGTAAGATTAGTTCCTATTCCTGCGACAGCTTTTTTGATTCTTCCTGCACAATATTCAGAAATATCTTTGAATTTTTCCATATCAAGTGCATTAGAGAATACCACTGTTTTATCTTTAGGATCAACTCCTAGCTCTTTCAAACGATTAATCATAAGATTCACAAACATATATTCATCTCCAGAATCTTGTCTAAAACTTGGAAATAAGAATGCATGTTTTCTAGAAAGCTGATCGAAAAATGCTTTAGAAGTTATCGTATCTGTAAGTACGCAACCAAGCTGAGAATCATATACATCTTCCCAATTTTCCATCATTACGTACGATCCTTGACGATATCCATACATACTATTCATAAAACTACAAAGCTGATGATTCATAGTTCCTTGAGGAATCATATTATACTTCATAGCAAAATAAACATTACTAGTTCCAGTACAATAAGTTGATTTCTCTTTCAACATTCTAATTACCTCTTCATGAACATTGAATGAATATCTTCGACGTAAGCCAAATTCACAGAACCAAAGCTTTTCTCTATTTGAAAGTTCTATTTTCTTTTCAAGTTTTCCTAAGACTTCAGACATATCAACCTTGTCTTCTTTATGCATCATCTCTGACAATGTTGCAAGAATTGGTATTTCATAAAGTGCCATTCTATACATTTTGTCGATAACACTGATTTTAAGATGATGTTTTTCGTCTAAAGAAATGTTAACTTTCTCTGGATCGAATCTCCACTGTCTTAACCATTCCCAATAAAATTCTGGAATGTATTTAATTCTATTCTTTACCCATTCAAACTCCTCTGGAAGAAGTTTAAGATTTTTAATTGTGTAAAGATTTCTTTTAAATTCTTCTACAAATTCCTCAGTGTACTCTGTGTTGTTTCGGTCAAAAAATACTAACTCTCCAATACTATCTGGAAATTTTCTAGAGAAGAAATGTGATACACTAAAACAATAAAGATCTTGTTCTAAAATACTTTTAATCATAACTGTTATTAATTTTGTTTATATAAGTTTTCATATCATATATAAGAATTTGCGGGCCTGAGGAATTCAAACCCTAATACATGACATAGAACAATTATAAAAGAAATTTTGTAGTTGTTCTTTTTGTTTTGATCTAGTAACATAATAAAAGGGTGAGTATTATAAATTAGCTACTTATAAGAAAACCCTTCTTTAATTGTTATTGTGTTACTCGATATATAATTTATATAACCTTAAAATTTATTAAAATTATGTTACAGAATCATTTAAAAACAGAACTTCCATCAGAATGGAGAAACCTATTTAAACATCACGAATCTTACCCCGAAGACTACTATGATGTCGCAGAAGTAGAATTAAACTCTGGAGAAAAGAAAATTTTAGTTTTAAATCGTGAAACGGATGATCTTATGGAGTACTATTATGATGATATTCCAGATAATCAATGGATAGATCTTGAAAAATTTTTTAAATTTGAATTAATTGATCGAAATGAAAATTTTAAGAAATTATTAGATTATGATTTATCTAATATATACTTTATTAATAAGTATGGCGCAATTCAATGTAATTATAAAGGAAAAGTAAGAAAATCTAATCTTAAAAATAAAATTTCAAATAGAAGAATATATCCCGAAAGAAGCTTTTCTTTATTTGATATTAGTATTCATGTTTATAATCACTCTTTAATCGCTTATCTATTTATTCCTAATTTATATCCAGAAGTAAATAATATAATAAACCATAAAGATTTAAATCCCTTAAATTTTTGCAAAGAAAATCTGGAGTGGATTACTTATAGCGAAAACAATAAGGCAGAGAATAGATTAAATAATTTTTGTCATAAATACAAGTATCTTCAAATCGATCCAAAAGATAAAAAAGTTATTAAAGAATGGTATAATGCTAGTGAACTAAAGAAATATTTTCCAGGCTATAGAAAAGTGTTATGTGGAATTAGAATTACTTACAAAGGTTATGAATGGAAAAGAATAGACTTAACACTCGAAGATTATAAATCTCGTCATCCAGTTATAGAAAATGGATGGTATCTTAACCCATTTATTACCTCTCATAAAGTTGAAGCCAATCTTTGTGGAATTCTAAAGATTAATGGAGTAGAAAATATAGGTACTTTAGAAGAAAAAGAACAAAGGTATAGAATAAAAATCGGAGGAAAATCAATTTTAGTTCATAGATTAGTTTATGAAACTATTTCTGGGAAAAAGATAGAAGAAAATAATGTAATAGATCATATTCAACCTATTCGATCTGTAGAGACAATTAATAATGAATACTCTAATCTAAGAGAAGTAACTCAAAAAGAAAATATGAATAATCCGGAAACTCTTTCTTATAGAAAGAATAAATAAATTATTAAGGATAGATATAGTTTTACTATATCTATCTTTTTTTTCAACGTACAAAATAAAAAGAGGGAAATTAATCCCTCTTTTAAACAACTACTTTCTTAATTCCATTAATAAATGATTTACCGAATTTTACTAGTTCTCGATCTCTAGCTACTAAGGCTAATCCTAAAATAAATGGAACTTGTAAATTTTTTATTATCTCTTTATACCAAGGATCGATAATATCACTCTTAATGCAATATTTTCTCATTGACCCATAAAGTTCCTTAATCGCCTTGCTTTGATATTTTAGGCACTTAGTTTTTTCTAGTAATTTTTCAAACCTCGCTTTTAATGCAAAGACCACTCTTGATTTCTCAATAAATTCGTCTTCAGTAATTGTTCCTTTTTCAAATTCAAGTTTTACCTGTTTGAAATTAATCTTTTCAAACTTAACTTTTAATTCTTGAAATTCTCTTCTGATTTTTTCTCTATTTGTCTTTTTCATACTATAAAAATTTAAAACTCCCTAAGCTTTTTATTATTGCTTAAGGAGTATATTATTACTTTTTTATCTCATATATAAGGCTTTGAAGGAAAATAAAAAGGAGAGGAATTTTTTATCCCTCTCCATACATAATAATCTTAGATTTCAAACAAGTCGAGAATATCCTTCCAACATTTTATAGTTGTTATATCAAATGATTTTGTAAACTCTTCTCTATACTCATCCATAGTCAGTTTTGTTCCAACGATTTCGCCTTTGTAATTTTTTAATCTAGCAATAAATTCGTTATTTTCCTGATCTTGAGAATGTTCTAATATAAAGACTGTATATTTTTGTTCCTCATTCTCGTTTGATAATCGTTCAATCACAACAATCGATCTTACGCGATTATTACAATCTTTCGGCATGAATAGTTCTCTTAAATTCTCGCCGAATTGATTTTCGATATCCTCTTCTAATATCGAAAATTTTGATCTACCATGAACTCCAATTTGAACTAGAGTTGCATAATAATTGTTCTTTTGCTCTTCTTGGCCCTCTAATACTGCTGACCAAAGTTCTTTTAAATTTTTCATAATTATTATTTTTATTTGCCTTCTATTTGCTTCAGGCATTGCGTTATTATTGTCTCAAAAAGTAAAAAAGACATAATATATCCTTTAAATCAGATATACTATGTCTTTAGGTAATATCAGATATTTCTATCTTTTATTACATATATAAGGCTAATAGGGTTTCTTAGACGGTATTATTTTTAACCTCTTAGGAACTCTATTTTCCTTTCTACACATATAAGGTTTTCAGGGTAATGCAGAATCCGGTTAAAAACTAGTTCCATCTAAAAATGCTTCAAAGCCTTATATATGAAGAGAAAATAAATGAGCTAGCTCCTAAAGTATATTTCGCAGATATACAAAAAGAAGCTAGCATTAATTTTTTTAAAGTTAAAGAAAAATTCATAGAATAAATTTAATCCGTAGAAAAAGGTGTAATTAAAATGATTATTTCTATGAATAATAAAGAAATTATTCAACATATCATCATTGCAATTATCATGACACTAATGATGATATTTCTAGAGGATGATAACATTCTCATAGATATATTCAATCACGCTATTGCTTTGGCAAGAACAAAAATAGAGTGTGATAAATTAAAAAATAAAAGAGTAGATTAATTCTTTTACCCTAGGACTTAAACGGTTCTAGGGATTTTATTTTTTCTTTAACTTCATTATTAAGGAACTCAACCATCTGTAAGAGCAAAATCAACCTCTCTTAGGATAGTGGGTTATTTTGGCTCATTTTATAGGTTAAGATGGCTAAAAACATCAAAAATAACCCACATTTCGCTACCTTTTTCTAATGTATGCCTTATATATGTATAGAGTTGTTTAATCTTTAATTTTATTGTGTTATGAAATATAGAATTAGTGAATATTGTAAAGTTCAAAAGATTTCAAGAGGTACAGTATATAGTTGGAAAGAGAAAGGTATAATCTCAATGGAAACAGACAAACAAGGTAGAGTCTGGGTTATTGAAGAAGATCCTAAAAAACCTAATCCGACCGTAGCTATATATACACGCTCTGAAGAAAAAGAAGAATTAGAGAAACAAAAAGAGAGATTATTACTATATTGTTCAGCTAAAGGATATATAGTAAGTCAAGTAGTCGAAGAGAATATTGGACTAGATTCAGAAGATACACCTGAATTAGAAAAGTTACTATTATCTCCGGCCATTGATATTATAGTAACTGAAGAAAAGGACCGAATAAGTTTAAATTCTTTCGGTCTAATATTTAAGTTACTTGAATCCGCCGGCCGAAAAATAGAAGTAACTAATCTCTCTTCAGGACTTACAGCAAAAGAAAAAACTGAATTAATTAAAAAATTTAAACTATGAGTAAGTATGATGATATATTCTTATCTACAGAAACTATTCAAGATTTTATAGATAAGAATAATATAAAAAATAAAAAAGATCTACAAAATAGATTTGGAAGTATATATAATATTTTTAGAAAAGATCCTAGAAAAGATAATATAATATTTCCAAACCCTCAAGTAAACTATTCAACAGTAACTTTAGATCAAGTACAAAACTTAATTGACTCTGAAGGAATAAAATCTTCATACGAATTTCATAAAAAATATAGAAGATTATTTCGAAAATGTAAAAATGAATTGCATATTTTAGATAAATTAGTATTTAAAAGAAAACCAAAAAATATATTTAATCATTGGAAAGATATTGATACTATTGAAGAATTTCAACAATTTATAAACGATAATAATATAATTGGAAAAGGGGATTTTAATAAACGATTTAGAGGGTTGTGGCAAAAATGCAGAAATAAAGGATTTTTAAATAAATTATCATTTCCCAAATCAATATATGGATCTTGGGAAATGTATGTATGCGAATCAATAAAATTAAATTTGGAAATACAAAACTTAGAAATTCAGAAACAATTTACTGAGTGCATTGATAAAAGACCATTACCTTTTGATTTATATTTTATATATAATGATAGAAAAATACTAATAGAAGTACAAGGACCTAGACATTTTATGCAAATAGATTATCATAAAGATGGATTTAATGAAGATGAAGTATATAAAAAATTTCTAATATGTAGAAAACATGATATAATAAAAAATAGATTTGCAAAAAATAACTCTATTGAAATCTATTATATTTCATTAAATACCAATTTATCAAATTATGATTACCCATACTATATTTATCACAATATAGATAAATTAATTTATGATATTAAAAACAACCAACCATTAGACATGTAAACCTTATAGATGGGAAGGTATTATTGTGTTATCTTCCCAATATTTATAAATGAAAACATATTTAATTAATATTAAATTTTTTAATAAACTAAATTTTATTTATGGAAGAAAATAAGAAAAAAGGACCTGGAGATATTAGATTATTACAATGGCCGGAAAATGTATTAACTAATCCGGATTACATGTTAGGATCTCTTGCTCCAGATCCATCAGGAAAACCTTGTGAAGGTGCATGTAATGCTTTTCGAGAAATTATAGATAATGCAATAGATGTACTTTACGATAATCCTGATGCAACAACAATCATAGTAGATACAGAAAACTATAATGGATTTAATCTAGTAGCAGATAATAGCTGGGGTATCCCACTAAGAATGAGTGAGATACCTGGGAAAACCATGGCACATTTATCTATAAGTACATTAAATTCCGGAAGTAAATTTAATGGGAAGGGAGATGATACAGGCGCTCACATTGGCCGTCACGGTGTAGGAAGTGCTTGTACCTGTGCCCTTTCTGAACAATATATTTTATTATCAAAGATTACACAAGATAATTATGATAAATCTATTCCAGAAGTAAAACAACTTTGGGAATCACAAGGACCTAGAAGTAAAAAAGATCTATTCTATATAGTTGTATATGAGAATTACGGTAATCTTACTTTTGAAGGTGCTATGAAACTTTCTGATGTAAATAAAAAACTTGGTGTGAATTTACCAACAGGAATGAGTACTATGGTTTTATTCAAACTAGGTACTACATATGTTCCTGATCCTAGAGTTGTTATTCCATATGATAACTTAAACTACTTTCTTCTTATAATGAAGGAATTTTATAAAAGAAAAGTAACTGTTATTGCAAACGGAAAAAATATGACAGCTGCAGATCTTGATATTTATAAATACAAAATTATTAAAACTATTATTCCTGAAGATACAAGTAAAAATTCAGAAGTAAAAGTTTTAATATATTTTGATGTAGATCCTGAGATGTCTAATAAAAGTAGTTATGGTAGTGTGAACGGTCTCGTAGTAAATACGGGACAACATTTAAATTATGTAGAAGCATGTTTTGACCAAGCGATTAGAGCTGAGTATAAAATTACTCATAAATACACTATGAATGGTTTTAAATCATGTGTTGTGCTCTTGGCAGAGGTAATATCGTTTGACAGTCAAACTAAAGTACGATTAAAATCTATTGGAAAAGTAAAACAATCAGATTTCACAGGAGCATTAGTAAAAGAATTCATAAAAATATTTAGATCTAACCCTGACTATTGGCAAGAACATGTAGATAGATTGAATACTATTTATAATTCAATGAGATCATTCTCGGCAGCTGAAAAAGCGCAAAAAATGATTGATGATGCTCAGGGAAGAAATATGTTTAAGTCAAGGGTTGAATTAATAGAGGGTTTTAGTGACGCAACTGGAAAAAACAGATGGGATTGTGAATTATTCCTCTGTGAAGGTCAAATTAGGCCGTTTAAATCAGAAATGTCTTAAATTATAAGTGAGTAAATTCGGTGAAAGACCTTAGAGAAAAAATATCCTAAGTAAATCTAATACCGAGTCAAAGATAAATTCTTTGATGTAACGCATACTGTATTCACTATCTATAATAAAATAGATAAAAATATATGCTGAACTATCAAGAATCAATTGATAGAATTATTAACATATTGCTAAGTCCAGCAGGATCACTAAAAAGTGGAAGACATAACACTCAGTTCCACGCAGTACTCCCGTTAAGAGGTAAGATACTTTCGGTGCTAGATAAGACTGTAGATCAGGCACTAGATAATAAAGAAATTCATACTATATTCAAAGTAATTGGACTTGGTATGGATGTAAATAACGTAACAAAGGATGCAAAATCTTTTGAAGAAGCTTATGAATTGATAAAAAAATACAGCCGTTATGGTAAAATTGTTATCGCAGTTGATGCGGACCCTGATGGCGAACAGATAAAAAAATTAATTCTATATTTATTTGGAAAATTCGGAAGATTTTTGATAGATTTTGGAATGGTTTATCAAATAATGTCACCAATATTTGAACAAGGTAATAAAAAGTTCTATCCTGGAGATCCATTACAAGATAATGGAATATTTCCGATAGGATTAGATCCGAGTAAACCATTTTTTCGCAGAAAAGGTCTAGGAGCTTTTAATTCTGAAGATATTTATGATATCTTTTATAATCCGGCAACTAGAAAATTAATTCAAGTAACTCCGGATGGTTTCGACTATAGTATGAAACTGACAGAAGATATTGAAGAAAGAAAAAAACTATTATTTGATGCCGGAATTATAACTAATCCATATGGATTCACAGACTTATAAATATCCAAATATTCCAGAAGTTAAAATAGTAATATTACTTGGTGAACCACAAAATATATGTTGTGATAGAGCTAAGAAAATATTAACTAATAAAAATTCTGAAATTTATAGGTTAATGAATAAGGAGAAAAAAGAATTCATAAACTTATATCTGAATGAAGGAGATTTAGTAATGATTTCATATTCATTATTACTTCAAGGATATGTCACAGTTACTAATTTAGAGAATAAAAAGAGTATGAAATTTAGCACTCTGGAATTAAATATCTTATATTATTATTTCGGGAAATTCAAAATAATTGATAATGGATTTACAGATTTATAAAATTAATGGTATTGAAAATAGTAGGGATGTATTACCAACAATGAAATATTTTATTAAAGTAATTTCTAAGATGGATAAAAATACTTACTACATAAATAATAAGAAAAGGGAAATATTTTTAGATGGAATTAACCCAGAAGATATAATTCTTCTAGAAATTCCTCCTATTCTTAAAAGAAATTCACAGTCAGGAATGAAATCTGTAAGAACTAAGATAACAAATCTTAGAAGTAATAAATCAATAATAGTTCCTGAAAGTGCAATTAATGAGTTTTGGGATGCTATGAAAGAAATACAAGTAATAGATCATGGAAACATTTAAAATGGGAAATTTCAATATACAAGAATTACCTACAGTAAAATAAACAGTTCAGGTAATTTCAATGAAATGTATTGAAATGAGCTACAGTACGAGTAAAACTTTTGAAAAATTTATAAGAGATATTAAACAAGGAGACCTAATTCTTCTAGAATATCCACCAGTAGTTATATCTAAAAGTGGAATTGGAGGAGGAATTATGTCTTTCTCAATAAAAATAACAAATCTTAATTCAGAAGAATCGATTTCAGTAAAAGCAGGAGTATCTGAAGATTTTTGGTATAATTTAGACGAATTTAGAATAATTGAATAATATGGCTAGAAAAAAGAAAGAAATAGAATTACCACAAATTACACAAGAAGAATTAATTCAACAAAAAGCTATTGGAGAAATAGCAAGAGATGCTTTTTTAGATTTTGGTAATTATATTAATAATCAAAGACATACAGCATTTATACAAGATGGTTGTAAACCTAGTTATAGAAGATTAATATATTCAGCTCTTCAATTTCCAAAAGGGAAGATGATACCTAGTACTACAGTAATTTCAAGTGTAGCAAACTATCATCCTCATAGTCTTTCCGGTATTGAAGAACTTAATGCTAATCTCGTACATACTGGAGTTTTTGAAGGTCACGGTTCATGGGGATATACGGAAATAAATGGTGTATACAATCAGTATGCCGCTCCTCGATATACAAAACAAATGGTTTCAGATGTATACAATAGAGTACTTGGAGAATTGTGGAAAGAGGTTCCTATGGTAGAATCGCCAGTAGGACCAATGGAAATATCTTATCTTCCACTTCCTATACCTCTTTGTCTTTACATGAAAACATCGGTAACTGGTCTGTGCATAGGTGTTAAGAATGATTATCCGAATTTTAGTCCGAAATCATTATACCAAGCCTATATAAATAATAACCCGTTACTCCTAGAACCGAATGCAAACTTAATAATTGACAAAGAAAATTCAGAACTTGATAGATTATGGAAAACAGGTAAAGGTAGAGTAATATATTCATACAAATTAACAAGAGTAACTGATGATTTTGGTAATCCAGGAATATTATTTGAAGGAGATACTTTCTTATTTACACCTAATTTTAAAAAGTTTAAAAAACTTGCAGAAGAAGGAAAAGTATATATGGAAGATCTTACTGATATTAATGGTCCTAAAATGGTAATATCTAAAGTTCCAGGAGCAAGAGGAATATCTATTGAAGAAATTGAAGATCTAGCAAGAAAGTGTTGCTATAGTGCTACAAACTACACAACAAACGTAACTACTGGATCCACAATGTTTCGAATTGGTTTATATGATTGGTTAGATTATACTTATAAAAATTACATAGATCTAATTGTAAAAGTAAATCAGAAGAAGATAGAAAAAACTACTTTTGATATTGCGGTTTTAGAGGCTATTCCATTAATTTCGGATTATATATTAAACAAAAATCCAAAAGCAACTGACGAAGAGATTATGAAAGTATTTGGAATGCCTCAGGAAATAGTTAGTTCTGTTATGTCAAAGCCTATCAGTTACCTTAGAAAAAATAAAGATACTTCGGATCGTATAAAAGAGCTCAAGACAAGATTGAAAGAGCTTAAGAAATTCGATCCGGTAGCATATACTGAACAAATTATTAATCAACTTTAAAAAATATAAGATATGAAACAAGAAAAATACCTAGTATCAGAGATGTTTGATGATGAAGCTATGGCAATTGATTGGAAATATGTACCTGAATCATTTCTCCCTAAAATATCAAAAAACCTATATAATGTATCAGCAGTAAGAGAAGATGGGACAATAGTAGAAAGGACTGTTATATTCATTAAGCCAGTTGATGTATTTGTTAGGGATGTAGATCTTACTGAATTTGCTGGGATATTACTAGGGAAGGAGATAAAAAAATGAATTCCGTATATTATGGGAATGGATTAGATGCTTTTATCGAGGCTATTTACTTACAAGAAGAGATAGATCCTTCGGTAGGTAGTCTAATTCACGTTAACCCAAAGAATCCAACATATATAACCGGAAAGATAGTGATAATTAATACGGCCGACTACTCAATGGACAAAATAATGACTCTGGTAAGAAATAAATGTAAAGTTATTTCTAGAACATCAGAACCAGGAGAGTATCAAGGAGTCGAAGTTTGTCCATATATTCTTCGGCCGTGTTTTGATGTGATATGGAATGGGAGAATGAAAGAGATAAATACCCATGCCGAACTAGATAAATTTTTAGAAGGAAATGAAGATGAATGGAGTATGATTTTCCCGGACTACAAATTATATTTCCCTAAACTAACAATATGGGATAAAAAGATTGTAGTAGATGAATATGGAAACTTGACCGGACTTGGATGGATTTTACAACAGACAGGAGTAAATCTAATCGAAGGTACTCCATTTAATGACTTAGATCTGGTAAAAACAAAAAAGCTAGATTTCATGTCTTAAGAAGAAAAATAAAAGAAGGAGAACTGTAAAAAGTCTCCTTCAATTTTTTTTATTTTCTGGTTCTTAGGTTTTCTATTCTATCTACAGAAATGAATTTATTATCTCCTATAATTTTTCCAGATAATACAGTTCTGAGTTTTTCTCTCAATACATCTATATTATCATTCTCAAGAGATCGAAATGTTTTAGAGAATTCAATTAATACATTCTCATCAAAGTACATTAAATGCAAAATTCCATATTCAATAGTATAGACAGATTCAATAAAACCACCAAACCTTTCTTCATAACATCTTTTAATTATATGAATAGTTTTCGGAAATCTTAGTAATTTAATCCCCCTCCTTTTCTGTCTATTTAAAAATCTTTCACTAACATTTACATCATTACCAGGAGTTATCTCATTAGATAATGATGAATTATGTACTTTTCCTCCACTTCTTTCACCTATAAATCTTTGGTATAGATCTACTAGGTCTCTTCTTACGAATCCTCTATAAGATTCATCGATTAATTCTTGTTCAATTTTCATTTCTTTTAAGTTTGTTTTTCATGTAATAAACTACACATATAAGGCTCTTAAGGTCTAAACCTTATAAATAGAAATAAAATTAATATAACTTATGAATACAGACCTAATTAAGATATTTGCTATGGGATGCAAATATTATGCAGAAGAGATTGAACAAGGATATATCATTCCAACGTATCTTTTAAAAGAAGATAACACTCACATCTCTATTATTAAAAATAGAAGAGATGCTCTTATCGCTAATGAAAGTAGTTTTTCAAAAAAGTTTGAAGAAGATATAGAAAAAATAAAAAATGAATTAACGCAAGAAAAAGATTTTACAAAGTATATAAAAGAATTTCCCGTTCCAATAATGGATAGAGAGCTCTGGAAAGAAATATTAACTAAAGAGAAAGTTCCAAAAACTCGAACAGAACTTTGGGAGAAACATTATATACTTTCTGATTATTTCTTTTATAAAGCGAAATTCATTGTAGAAATTGATTCTAGTTTTCATGATGAAAAAGCTATTGATGATAGAGTTAGAGATACTTATATGTACTTCAAATATGGTCTTCCTACATATCGTTTTTATGAATATGGAAAAAGTACTATAGTAAGAGGTAAATTCTATAAATCTATCAAGAAAAATATTAAAAATAGTTATAGTAGTTTATCTGGATTAAATGTATATAATAACTATATGTTTGATTTTTCTGATATAATTGTTAATAACTTTATCATTAGTAATAAAGGAGCCTTAGAATTCATAGATAAACTTTATAGATATATCGGAGGTTATAATAATTTTAAGTTTAGAAAAGGAATAATACTAACTTTGAGAGATATTTATAATATAGATTCGAGAAATTTTGGAGTATTTACTAATAAAGATCAATTAAATATGTTCCTAGATAATATAATAGGAATAATGAGATCTGTTTTTAAAGTATCATTACATATTCACCAATCTATGTTATATACAATAGAAGAAGTATTATGGGCACTTTCTGAAAAAACAAACACATCTAGATGGGATAATATAAGAGGAACTAAAATCCCCTATTGGATAACTCGAATATTTGGTAATCCAGAACAAAATGATAGAGTTAATTGGAACAACATGGAAAAAGAAAAGATAGATGATAATATACAAGAATTAATAAATAATCTACAAAAATTTGGGTATTTCTAAACCCCTGAAATTCTTATATATGGTAGAAGATAGAAATTTTATATACCTCTAAGGTCACTGTAAAATTCTATAAAGGTATTTGTAATTATTATCTTTGGGAAATACTCATGATAGTTAAGAAATTAACTATTAGAACTTCAAAAAGATATACCCTTGTAGCGATAAAGGTTAGCTAAGATAAATTGAACTTAAAGTAAGTACGACTTTTTGGAATATTTATCAGGTCAGGTAGTGGATTGCGAAATAAGTTTGGTCCATTACCATTTTTTTTATTTCTTCAAAAAAATAAAGGCAAGAGAATTAAACTCTTGTCTTTTTTAATTTAAAAAGTTTTCCTGTAAATAACCAAACTATCTCAGATACTAATTCATTTTTCGAAGAATATTTAGAGAGATCTTCAGAAATTTTTAATATTTCTGGGCTCATCTTCTTCCACCCCGAATACTTCTCTGGAAATGTTGATATAAGATGACCTATAATATTATTAACATTCTGAAGTGCATTCTTAGAAAGTTTACGAGATTCATCAAAAAATATATAGGAGTTTATTAACTGTATTCCAATTCCAATTAACATTCCTCGTTCAGATAGTTTTGTATAATATCTATCCCAAGGAAAATATTGATCTAACAAATGTCTTCTAGTCTCTGTTCCTGGATCATCTGCTATTTTCAGAAACTCCAAAAATGGTATAAGATCTCTTTTCATTTATTCTTTTAATTGAAAAAATCTTCTCAATAAAAAATTTAACCACTTCCTTACGAAATATTAAATTTTGAATCAACATAATTTCTGTTTTATTTCTATATTGAAGTGAACCCCTAGAATCAGAGTATTTATTTTTATACTCTTCTAGATTTTCTAAGAATTCAGGATACGAAATCATTATTCTTTCCATTTTTCTTAAGTGTTATTATTTTTCCCACTAAATTATCTTTAAGCCATATTGCTAAATCTTCCTTAGTTTTTATACTTCCTATACTATTAAGATCGATTTCACTAGACCACCCAATCAACTCTGTATGATATACTATAAGAGTGTGATAAACTGGATCTAAACTATTCGCATATTTACACAAAGAATGAATTAAGATAAACTTATGGTAATAGTCATCAGCATATTTAATTGTATGAAATCTTACTTCTAAATACTTTGCAATTTCTTCTCCATTATTTAAAACATCTATTATTGATATCATCTCTCAATCCTCCAAACTCTTATATATGCATAAAAAATAAAAAATAATTATATAAATCATTCTGATAAGATCTGGCTTGTGAAAGTCGGATCTTAATTTTCTTCTCTTGATAACAATAAATCAATAACTCTAACCTCGTTTTTTCCATGTCTTTTTATTGTTATCAATTTTCCAACTAAATTACATCTTAACCATTCTTTCAAATCCCCTATTGTTTTAATCTTCGCATAACTTCTAGTATTAACTTTCCCTCTCCATAAATCTATACCCTCTAAAGCAGTGGCAAACGTTAATTTCTTTAAAGTTATTATTGCTCCATTAGATATTGATTCAGCAAGAAGAATTAAAGAAATTATAGCTTTTAATTCTGGATCTTTAGTACGATTAAATTTACTTAGCAGATTAAACTCTACTCGATTTTCTAGTATATACTCAAAATCTGCAAAACTTATCATTATTTTCATATCATAAGTAAGGATTTTGCTCTTCTCTGCACTAGTGAATCTTATATATGATAATAAAATAAAAGAATATGACTACAGAAGAAATTATACAAACAACAAGAAACTTAATATCTGAACATTTTTCCGATATAACATTTATAGAAGAAGGACATAAGTATTTTATAGGAACTGAAGAATATACACCAGTTTCTAATATAATCGAAAACTTTGTTAGACCCTTCGATAAACATACAATCTCAGAACGATATGCAAAAAAGAATGGAAGAACTCAAGAAGATGTCCTCAGAGAATGGAAATATAAAAATGTAAAATCAGTAACACAAGGAACGAAGTATCATGAATTTGGAGAAGCAATGACATGGATAAAATGTGGTTACCCTGAATTAATTCCGACCAATATCCGAAGGCAATATATTCCAGAGGAGGGTTGGTTAATTCCCTTCGCACCTAAAGAAGAAAGTATCCTCAAATTTTATTCTGAGTTACCGCCTTCGATAATTCCGGTCGGTGCAGAATTCAGGATGTCATCAAAGTATATCCCAGAAATTAATACTAAATTTTGTGGAACTACCGACCTTCTATTCTACTATGATTCCCCTGATAACCCTGGATTTATTATAGGAGACTGGAAAACAAATGAAGAACTTACGAAAGATTATCAGAGGTCGAAGGGAATCACAATGTATCCTCCTTTTGATAATTTAATAGATGAACCCCTAGGACATTATACCCTACAATTTAGCATGTATCAATTAATGTTAGAATCAATTGGCTTAAAGATCCTGGGGAGAAGATTAATTTGGCTTAAAGGAGATGGAACATACGAAACTATAAAGATCGATAATGTCTCAGATAAACTTCTTAAAATACTATAATTCTAATCAAACTACACTGGTCCGAGATGGATAAGTGTAGTTTCTTTTTGTTGTACCTGAAAGAAAAAAGAGAGAAACCTTAAAAGTCTCTCCCTATATTTCCTAAAGTGATACAAATCCATCAAACCTATAATAAGCTATATAAACCGTCTCGCCGTTGTGTTCATGACGTTCTTTAAACTTAGACAACCTAAAAACCACATTCCTTTTTAACTCTGGATTATATTCCGTCATGAGAAATTTGGCGAGGTGTCTAATCTTTTCGTACTTTACTTTTTTCTCGATCTCTGCTAGGACCTCAAACTTTCCATGAACCTGTACTAAATGCTCCGTACAATTCAAGTAATCCTCTAAGTTCTCAAGTTCAAAGCCAACTACTATTCCTTTCTCTGGTAAATCGATCTTTTCTTCCATAGTCTTATATTTTTTAATTACTTATAAGGAAATCAAAGGAAGAATAGTATTAAAACTACCCTTCCTTCTAGAAATGCTTCAAAGCCTTATATATGAAGATAGATCATGAGGTCATAAAATCCTAAAGTATTGAAAGAAATTGGATATAATGACGATCTATCTTTTATATTTTTAATTTAAAAAACTCAATTAAAATGCAAACACCTGAGTTTTATTCATCAGTCATGCTCATTACAGTGTTCATGACTCTTGGGAGAATCTTAGTGATATCTCTCATAGCTTTAAATTATTAAAGACTTTGAAAGCAATTTCAATTTGGTTATGTAAATAATCAAATATGCCCTGGACAATTAAGTCTGGGGTTCTTTTTTCCACATATAAGGAAATTAGAAGTTTAAAGTAGCAAAACTTCATTTTTCTCTCTTTACTGTGAAAATCCTATTCTTCCCTGTAAAATTGAGTACTTCCCAATCTATAATCTGTTGTTTAGTTACAGATGTATTATTTAAGAATTGTAGGTCAACTTTCTTTACCCAACCATACTTAATCGGATCTATTTCTAAGAGAATAGAAAACCAATTATTAAAACAATAAGACGCTCTTTGGTTAAAATTGGAAGGAGTTAGAAGAAAAGCTAGATTACTTATCATATAATCAATAATCATATCTTCATTATTCTCATGTTTATGATATTTGTGTATCTCTGAAAAATAATCTATGTTAGAGATAAACTTGTAAAATTTTATTGGTAACTTCATAGCACTTATAAGGTTTTTATTCTATTGTAACTTATTTATGAGGACAAAGGAACCCATTATTATACCTTCCGTTCACCATTACGCACAGCTTCAGGTTCACTCCAGGGCCCTACGGGCTCTAGACTGAATAAACTATATAGAGATTAAATGGATTATAAGAATTCGATCTCCTCCCAAAGGGAGATCGAATATATTGATGCACTTTTTTTTTAATTAGAAGACTATATAGAGTACGTAGGTTAAATGTTTAATTTAAAGTGTAGTTTTGCTCTTCTACTAACCTTAAATCCTTACAATTGAATGAAGATTATAAAGGGTATCCCTAGTCTTCAATTTTATGTAACTGGATTCTGTATTGGAATCTATAATAGATTAATTAAAACTTTATAAAATTATGATTAAAGATAAGATTATTGTACCTAGAGGAATTAGGTATATAGGAGAATGGAAAGATTTCTGTTTTTCTAATTTTCCAAGTAAATGTATAATAAACAAACAACTTCCAGGATGTGGATTTACTGAATACTGTATTAATGGTCCTGAGAATGTTATCCTATGCAGTCCTAGAAAAATGTTATTAGAAAATAAAAAAGGACAGCATGAAAATGATGTATATTTAGTAGTTAATGAAATGGATAAGGATCCAGATTCTGATAAGGATATTAGTAAAGATACTAAACCAAAAGAATTTGTATTAGTAGAAGAGAAAAAAGATAATTCTGAAATCTATGAAAGACTATATAGAGAGATCGATACTTATACCTATCAAAGATATTTATCAGGTTTACCAGCCAAAATCCTCGTAACCTATGACTCATATAGGATTGTTAAAGATATTCTTGAAAAATTAAGGATTTTTGAAAGATTTGTGACAGTAGTAGATGAATTTCAAAGTATCTTACATGATGCTCGCTTTAAAAGTAATACTGAAATGAGATTTATGGAATATCTTAAACAATCTCCAACGGCATACTTTGTTAGTGCAACTCCTATGATGGATGAGTATCTAGAAATGTTAGATGAATTTAAAGATCTTCCTTATTTTGATTTAGATTGGTATAGTTCAGACTCTAGTAGAGTAATCAAACCAAAATTAGATATTTATCTAATGAGATCAGTTGGTGAAAAAGCTTCAGAAATTATTCAAAAGTATCTTTTAAAAGACTTTGATGAAGTAGTAGTAATGAGAGATGGTCAACCTGTAAAAGTAGTATCAGATGAAGCAGTATTTTATGTAAACAGTGTGAATCATATTATATCTATTATCAAGAAAAATGAATTAACTCCAGAACAGGTAAATATTCTTTGTTCTAGAACTGATGATAATGCTAAAAGAATAAAAAGAAAATTAGGAAAATCTTTTACAATAGGGAAGGTACCTAAGAAAACAGAGAAGCCAAAGATGTTTACCTTCTGCACACGTACCGTTTATTTAGGTGCAGATTTTTATAGCTTATGCGCTAAATCATTTATCTTTAGTGATTCTAATTCAGATTGTTTAGCAGTTGATATTAGTGAAGATTTACCACAAATCTTGGGGAGACAAAGACTATTCAATAATCCTTGGAAAAATAGTGCTACTTTCTATTATCGTACTACTGCAGATTATAGAGAAATGAAAAAAGAAGATTTTCAAGCAATTCTAGATAGAAAAAATAAAGCAACAAATGATTTACTATTATCTTATAAATCTACACCTGATACTGCAAAATTTTCATTAGTTAAGAAATTCGAAGAAGCAGTACAAATTAAAAATTATCTTAACGATTATATAGCAGTCAATCACATAATTAACTCTAATGGAGATATTATCTTAAAACCTGTTATTAATAAACTTGTACTAGTAAATGAAATTAGAGCTTTTCAGATTCAACAAGTAGATTATAGAGATAGATTTAGTGTATTTAGTTCAATTCATTCTAGTTTAACAAAAGATGATATATTAAATAGAGATGTAACAAGATTTTTATGCATTTATGATACATTAACAACTATTTATGATAAACTTAAAATGTTATGTGAATACCCTGTTTCTAGAGAAGTAATAGATTTAGTTTTACAACAAATAATAGATTCTGATGAAGTTAAATCTTACTATTTAGCTCTAAGTCCACAAAAGTTAAAAGCTTTGTCCTATAATTCATCCAGAATAAAGAAAGAACTTGGGATAGTAACATTTAGTCCAGAATTACTTAATAACACAATTCATCAAAATTTTAATCCAGGAGAAAAGTATAGTTTATCAGATCTTAAGACAAAACTTGGAGATCTATACTCTTCTATTTCTTATACAGCAACTCCAAAGGCTAATGATATTCTTAATTATTTCGAAGTAAAAGAGGTTCAAAATACTATGTTAGTAGATGGAGTAAAGAAACGAATTCGTAGTTATGAATTATTAAAAAGAAAGGAGGTGTGTTAATTATGTTTGATGGAATAAAATCTGCTTTATTCGGCATTGTCCATAGAGCATTATCTATTAAGGATTCAGATGAGACAATAGCTCGGAGATGTGAAATGATAAGATACGAGAATAAGCTATTTTATGAATACTTATCTGAATTTAATGAAGATAATTACGAATTTTTGAGATTAATTTCTGTAGATAACCTTGAAAAGGGTTATTCAGGTCTCAAAGAAAAATACCAGATTCTTGAGGATTTTAAGAATCTAATCAAAGGGAAAAAGGAAAATACTGTAATCATGAAGGAGTTAGTTTCTGATCCAAGTAAGAGAGGTAAACAGCTCCTGAAAGACTTGGGTAACTACAGGAAAAGGTTTGATGAGCTTTATAATGATCTTGAGCTATGTGCAAAAATCTATAATGATCCTACTTTAGGGGATAATGTAGATTTTCATATAATGGTTGAGATTTTTCTTACTAATACCTGTAACAAAAGAAATAAGAGATTTAAAAATAAAATATGGAATAGTGTTATGATAATAAAACGTAAATTATTCTCTAAAAATAAAGAGAAGCAAAATAGACATAGCTTCTGATGCTGCTAGAGATAAAGTTGTGGAGATGATTAAGAAGAAAATTTAATCATAGAAAAGATAGGAAAACTGATTAAATTCCTATCTTTTATTGATAAACAATACATTAGGGTAAAAAGAGTAATAATAAATTTTCAAACTCTTTGATAGATTTTTTAACTTTATAAATACTATTAAAATGAATTTTTCTATAGAACAAGCACAGAATTTTATTAATTCTCATCCAGAACTCAAAAATATAACAGAACTAAAACATAAATATGGAAGTATTTACTATAAAATTAGAAAAAATAAATTATTAGATAAGATAATTTTTCCAAAACAAAAATCTATAGAAGATAATTATAATACTGTTGATGATTTTCAGAACTTTATAAATATTAATAATATAAAATCTCCTCCTCAGTTAAGAAAAGAATTTAAATCAATTTATAATAAGGCAAAAAGACTAAAACTATTCGATGATTTAAGTTTTGAGAATAAAATAATAAGAAAAAATAATAAAAATTATGAAGACATTGATGAAATAGATCTAGAAGTCGAGGATTATAATACTCTTTTAGACTTTCAAAGCTTAATAGATACTTTTAGACTAAAAAGACCGGAAGAATTTAAAAGATTAAATATTAAACTTTACAATAAGTCAGTTAAACTAGGATTTAACTCAAAAAATTTAAAGTATATATCTTATCCTAATAGATATAATACAGTTAAAGACTTTCAAGATTTGATAAATAATGAACCTGATATAAAAAATCCACATAGTTTTAAAGAAAAATTTCCAGGAGTTTATAAAAAAGCATCTAATTTAGGGTTATTGGATAAATTAGTTTACACTAATCGATACAAACATATTGGAATTGATTATACTAAATATAATACTACTGAGGAAATTCAACAATTTGTAAATACTCATAATGTACTTAGTGCATATCACTTTAGATTGAATTTTCCTGGATTATATAATAAACTGATTTCTATCAAATCTACTAGAGATATTATCTATGCTTCTGGAAAAACTTCATATGTTTCTGGATTGCAATTAATTCTAGAAAATTTATTAAAAAATCTAGATATTGAATTTGAAACTGAGAAAACATTTGATTGGTTAGTAAGTGATGTTGGTGGTTTTTACAGATTAGATATCTACATTCCTAAACTTAATTTAGCAATAGAAGGTCATGGGTTGCAGCACTTCTTTCCTGTGGACTATTTTGGAGGGGAAGAAGGTTTTATAAAAAGACAAATTGATGATAAGAGAAAATATTTATTATGTAATGATCATAACATTACTATTTTATATTTTACAACAATAGAACAATTTAGTAGTATAGATCAATTTAATTCTTTAGACTATTTTGCACCTATAATTACAACCGAAGAAGACTTGATAACAGAAATAAAATCTTTTAACCCTTGATTTTCTTATATATGTAAACTTATAATAAAATAGAATAATGGAAACAAATGAAAGAGAGATTACACTAACAAAACAAAGATCTGTTAGTTTAAAAAAGGGTTTGAGTAAATTAAGAGTAGAAATTGTCTGGAAACCTAATTCTAGAGCTCTTAGGAATAGTAATTATGACTTTGATGTAGACTTAATTACTGTCGAACTCAATAAAAATGGAAAGTGTCCTAGCCCTGATCATTTAGTGTTTTATTCTAGCCTACTTCAAACTTCGGATGGAATGTTAACAGATCCATTTGAAGCAGTACAGTATGGTGGAGACAATACAGGTTCAGAGGATGAATCTGGGGATGATGGACTTTGTAGTGAAGAGGTTATAATTTATCCAAAGAAAGTTGATCCTGAAATAACTGATATCTTATTCTTGGTTAATATTTATGATTCAGGAACAAGAGAGCAAACATTTAAGATGATTGATGGTGCTGAAGTTAGGGCCTATGAAGACGGTAAGGATATTGCTAAGCTCGTATATCGTCTTGATGATGACTATAAGAATGATACTACTTTAGTCTTTGGAAAACTTTCTAGGATTGAAGGAAGTAGATGGGAATTTCAAGCTCTTGGTGAAGGATCTAATCAGACATTATTTAAGAGCCTGGTTAAGTATGGTCTTAAGTTTAAAGAGTCTGATATTTAGATGTTGCGGATAGTTAGAAGTATTAGAGTAATTCCTAAAGATTTTATTCTAAATTCACGCATAATTCATATTTATACATTCTTAGATATTAACACTAGGGAGCAAGTATCATTTAATTCAACTCAAACCTTAGGAAGAATGTTTAAAGGAGATTTTAAGCGGAATTATGATATATTTCTGAGGTACTTTGTTAATCGAGAGACAGCATTTTCCCTAAGTTTTTGTGGGGTAGATGTTAAATATTTCTTAAGAGGAGATGGTACTCTGAGTCCTTGTGATCCTGAAACTTATCTTAAAATTTGGTTTGTTTTTAGTAAGAGACAGGGAACAAATATAAAAGATATAATTTTGAAGAGAAAGAATGTTAAAGTATCTTGGGGAGGTATAGAAACTCACTCAGGTCTCATAGAAAAAGAGGAATTACTAGTTACAGGAATTTCGAAGGATGATATTCTAGATCTTCTCTCTGATCCGGAAACAACAACAGATTTTAACACATACTTAGAAATAAATTTACTTAAACATTATAAATTATTGTAATTATGGAAGAAAGAGTAATTAGCTTAAGAAAAAATGGTACAAGAACAATTAGCCTAAGAAAAAATCAAGAAACAGAAGGTGAAAACTTTGATTATGTTTATGTAGGGCTTAGATGGGCTCCGGCAGTAATCAAAGGTGGAGTAACTGGAAGAAAGACTCATGTTGAAAGAAAGACAGTTAAGACAGGTAACTTCTTTCAAAAACTATTTGGTACAGGTCCATCAGAGATAATCGAAACTGAAGTAGTAGATAATCCTGGAACACTCCGACCTGATAAACAACTTGATATTGATCTTGATGCTAGCGTTGTAATGTTTGATAAGTCTAAGAAACAGTATGATATTGTTTATTACGGACATCAAATTTCTAAAGATGGTTCAGTTGCTAGTTTACTTGGTGATGACTTAACTGGAAAGAATAACTCAAAAGGTGATAATGAGTTAATTCGAATGGAGCTTGGAAAAGTTGCGCCGGAAGTAAAATATATGGCTGTGATTTTGAATATTTATCAGCACATGGGAAGAGATCCTAAAGCGCTTGTATTCGATCATATTCCTTCGGCGACTATGAAGATCTATAGTTCGGATATGAAAGTAACAGATAGTAATAAGATTAATCAACTTAAGACTTTCGCCGACTTCCAGATCGACAATAATCCAGACTTTATTGGTAAGAAAGCATTAGTTCTTGGTACTTTTGTTAGAACTGGAGAAGGAAACTCTTGGAAATTCTCGTTATCAGGAGCAATGACAACTGAAGAAGGAATTCAAGAGATGATTAAAGGTTCAATAAAAGCTGCTCTTAAGGAACTGTAATATAGAATAAAATTAAGAAGAAGATAAATCAAAATATCTTCTTCTTTTTTGTTTGTTCGGGGAGGAGAAAAAAGAAGACAGGATTTTTGAATGTCCTATCTTCTATATTTTATTAGAGTCCTCTTACTTCAAAACTTGTTTTAACGAACTCTGCTCCACATAATAATCTGGCAAGTGATACTACTTTTGTTGTTAGATTCACTTTTGTAGTTTTTCCAGATTCTACGTTAATTACATCACCTCCTTCAATTGTTGCATCTCCAAGAGGTTTTACATCTTTTATATAACCTAAAGAAAAACAGTCTCCGTTTGTATTCTCTAGGTTTGAAAGATTTAATGTTCCGACTCCTGTATCCATTGTAAGAGGAGCCAGTTTATATTTTCCTGATTGTCTGTAATAGTAATCTAGCGGTTTTCCTTCATTGATCAACTTCGTCTTTCCTTTCGAAGTCTTTAACCTATACACAATTCCTCCGATCACCAATACTGCAATTCCGCCAAAGATCAGTAATTTAACTGTTTTCTTACTTAATCCTTTCTTCTTTTTTTCGTCTTGTTCTTCTTTCATAATCTTTTAATTTTTATTTAATTATTTATACATTAATAAGGCTTTGAGGGGAGAATAAAAAGGAGGGAAATTTTAACCCTCCTCTTCTACTTTAATAATATAACCTCCAAATAAATCTTTATAAGTTTCTTCAAAATCCTTCATTGCTTCTTCGAATTTTCCTTCTCTAAATTTATCTCTCAGTTTTGATTTCTTTATGATTAACCATCTAGATTGTGTTATGCCATATCTTGCTAACATAACCCATTCTCCATAATTAAATTTGAGTAAACTTTTTCCAGCCGTACATTTAAAAGTAACAGCTATAAATCCAGTATTAAGTGCTACAGCTTCTAAGTGAGTATAAAATAACATTCTTCCGAGTTTTGATCCTTCTATAGTATTTAAATTTACCATAGGGATTACTTTCTTTATTGTTAATTTACCTTCAGATTCATTTATTAGCTTTATTGCCCAACATACTCTTACTAGGATATCTGTTATTAATGCAGCTGGATATGTTGAAAGGTGATATCTAAAATCATATCCTTCCAGGTACATTTTCTCAACTATTCCAAAAATTAATTGTCCATAGTCGCCGAAATTTTCCAGGTATCCAATCACGAAAGTAAACGGCGCTGGTAATCCTCTGGTTCCATTTATATCCGAGAGTTGATGTTTTACTACTAGATTAAATGCTTCTACTAATTTTTTAGCAACTCTTTTATTTCCATCTTTAAAAAATCCTTCCATGTCTATTGTTCGAATTTCTCCAGAGTCCATAAAAGTCGCCGTATTTTTCATCACGTCTTTTACACCTGTTATTATACCGGCGGGACTAGGATCATGACCTACTCCAGTAATATGATGAAGATTAGGTGATAGTCCTTTGATCTTATGTCCGGCTCTCTCCACAAATTTCTGAGAATTAACTGATTGATCAAATGTTACTTTAGCCTGTTTTTCAAGTTCTTTCACTGTCTCCTCTGAAAGTTTATTATCGAAGAAACCCTGAATCATCCCTGAAATTCCTGAAACTTTCTCTGGACCACCTCTAAATACCATATCTACCGCAAAACCTACCATTGCTGAACCTATACAAATTAAATGTTCAGTTTGGTCTAAGTCTACTGTATCCTTGAACCTCTGATCTAATGTTTTATAAGATTCTGCCCAAGGATATATACCACTAAAATTTGGTTCTGGGTTTATTTCTTGTTGCGCTGCTAATACTAGGTGTTCAAACTTAGGGAGAATTAGTAATTTTTCCTCTCGAACCATCATCTTATTGTTTAATTCTTCGAGAGCAAATTTTTCTCTTATCTCCATAACGTCTTCATGATAACCTTTAGAAATCAAAACATTTTCTAGAAATGCTACTCTTTGTTCTGCAGATTTCCTTAGATTTATTAGTTGTTGATTATTAAAGGACTGATCTCTTGTAAGTTTATTTATAACCTTACCAGAATTTTCTAAAAATTCTTTCATACCACTTTCCTCCTTTCTTTTCTTGTTCATTAATTTTTTCAATTATTTTCTCGGTTAACGCGTCTCCTTGTTTAACCAATTCTGAAATCTCCCAAATATCTTGTCGATTATCTGATATTGCCATTGATAATCTTATGATATTATCTTCGATTTTTTCACACTGTCTTTTTAGTTCGGCAGTTTCTTCTTTCTTTTTATTTCTTCCAAATAAATCCATAATATTTTAATTTTTTAAGTTATTGTTTCTAGGGTTGTAAAAAGAAAATCTATAAAACTCTACTATATATCAAGTTCTATAGATTATTCCATACATTAATAAGGCTTTGAAGGGACAAAAAATAAAAACCTACTCATCTTCACAGACTTTCGGTTTTCATCAATTATTAGTGGGATTATAATGTTTCTAATTTACATCCTAATTCCTCTTTCAGCATAAATTCATTAAGCAGATTTATTCTTGTCTTGATTCTCTTAACTAAATCTTGATCAAATATATAACTGCTTAAGTTTTCTGCTCCGATGGATATTGTCGCTAATTGGATCCACTTCGTTAATTCAGTGAGCGATCCATTATAATATACTCTATAAAATCCATCTCTTTCGGTTATCATAGACAATGTTTCAGTTTCTGGAAAGATATTTTTTATTTCTTCCAGAGTTAGTGATAGTCTACAATCTACCCATTTTATGTTATTCTTGGGATTGAATTTTTCTTTGATTTCATCCCAAGTTTTCCATCCTCCTTCATTTAATCCTACTGCTGCTCCATATCTTACTACAGAAAATTCAGCTCTTTTTCTTAGGATTCCTTGAAGTTCAGTTTTTGATACATCATATCCTAATTTTCTCAAATTAGTACACAATGAATCAATATCTACCGCTTTATAGCTATGTTCAACAATTATTCCTGCAGCGTAATAATATAAATCTTCATAGGAATCTTCTTTAATCATTTTCTTATCAATGACTGATTCCTTCATTACTATTGCAGAACTAGTCTTACTTACTAATACTTTCGGTTTTTCTTTACCACTTAAGAGTTTTAAATATTCTCTTTTTGGTTCTTTTCCTGTAATCTTTCTGTATAATTCACAACAGATAGATAAGTCTTTTTCCGCTTCTCTGAATACCAACTTATCATTTCTTCCGTCATAATATACATTTAGCGTTACTGAATGTTTTGATAAACCATTTACCCAAGTTTTTATTTGGATTTGATTTATTCTTTTCACACCTAATACCTTGGCAACATTATTTCCAGTTACTCCGTCACCTCTGTTATATGTAATAGAATAACTTAGCGCTTCCATGATATTGTCTAAGGTGTTTATTCTAATTCTTTCTTCTTTATTCCTTTTCTTCGAGGGAGTAGTTATTTCTTCCGGTTCTTCTTTTATTTCCGGCTCTTTTCTTACTCTTCCCGATTCTTTTACTAATACCTTTTCAAGTATTTTTTCAGTGAAGATTTCAAACTCCTCGTCATTCATAGCTTCTTCATTTTTCAGCTTAATAACAAGTGGAGTTCTTTTTCCTTTCATTTCTTTCTTCACTATATTTAATTCACTGTTCATCCATGTGAATAACAACTCATCAGCTTTTCTCTTGATTAAAGCTTTATCCAAGCTTCTTCCAATTTCACTATGAACTTCGCTAATTAAGTTTTTTACATGTACGTCTGAGATAGTTTTATTTTCTCTAAGTGAATTTAACAGACCTCTTACCAATTTTTCCTGGTAAGCATTTTTTTCTAGTCTTTCCATTTTTTTTTATTTTTATTGTTTTACTTTAATTAACGGCATATTTCACAAACATATACTTCTATGATCGTATAGTCAGGAAATTCCGTTTGATCTTCTTTAACAGTTGTGTTACCAATAATAGTGTAAAGTACATCCTTACGACTAGGAGATAACACTACATCATCTGTTATTGTTTTGTACTTAACTCCAACTTTATCTAATGCGTTCTTATAAGGGACTCCATTCCCTAAAAATCTCATGTTAATTGGAGTATTTTCACTAATTTCTTTTAGTTCTTCAAGAGAGATAGTATAAAATATTACTTTCCCTCCTACTTTAAATACTTCTTCGAACATAGAACTGTGAAAAGTTCTATTAACCGCCCAATACTGACGTTGTTCTTTTTTAACACTTTCTTCCATATTCTTATTTTTAAGTTCTTTTTTGTGTCAATTTCCCATTCTGATAGGCTAAATTTTGAATTTGTCTCAGAAGGGATTTATTTATTGTTTGGAGATTTTGATTTTCTCCACGGACAATGTCTAACTTTTTTTGGGTTCTATGTGAATTAATTATACTGACAACCGCACATGTTAGACCTATTCCTATAAATGCTAATTTCCAATAATTTTTCTCTTTCTTTTTGTTTTCTTTTTCCATATTCTTTTAAATTCTTTTTACATACATAAGGCTTTCAAGGAATGAAACAAAAACCCCGATCTTCACAGACCAGGGAATTTTTTGATTTAAACAAAACTATCATTAATAAGGCTTTGAGGAGAATAAAAAAGGAAGCTTATAAAAGCTCCCTAAGTTTTTCCATTTTCATTTCACTATCAATTTGATCAAGGCTGATTTCTTCTGCTACTTTTCTAAGTAATTCACAGGTTTTTAAGAAATTTTCAACATCCTTTATAACATTTTCATCAGGACATTTAAATCTTGCAGTGTGTAACAGATCTTTAATTTTCCAAATAAGCATCTCGTGATTTCTTTGAAAATTTATGCAATCTTCACTGTACTTTTTTCTTACTTCCTCTATCCTATCAAAATACTCCTTTTTGAAGTCATTCCTCGTTTTCTCTAATGAATTGAAAGTTCCATTTTTGTACTCTTTGTATTTCTCGAAGAAGTATTCTCTTTTAATTTTCCCCGATTTTTCTTCATAATCTCCTTGCTTAGCTAAAAACAAGTTGTGATTTATTGTCTCTACCCTCATTAATTCCATGAGACGTAAACAAATTTCTTCTTTTTCCATATCTGTTTTCTTTTAAGTTTATAATACACTTATAAGGCTTTTAAGTTATATAAGACATAGTGAAGAGAATACTTAAATAAAACAGAATCATAATATTTATTCATATATTTGTAATCTTCCAAGAAAGTCTTTCGATCCATCTTATATGGTGAAATTTGTTTAGGATTAGGAATTAGGTACTTGATATACTTACCTTTCTTAATCTTTTTCTCATGAAGTCTAAGTTCCTCAAGTTTTAATATATATGGTCGAAAAGATATCCAGTACCTAAATTGTTTAATTCCAAATCTCTTATATTGTCCTCCTCGATTACTAACTTTTAAGACCATATCGAAGAGTATTCCCTTTTTAATTCTGTTATCTAGAATATTAAGTACTTTTTCTGGATCATCCCAATGAGATCCTATAGTATCCATCATATGTTTTTTAGATCTGAATGGAAATTTTATGGGAATTATTATTTCTTGTTCGTTCCAAATCGAATATGGCGAGTTTATATAAATTTCTTTCATAACATATATAAGGAAAATAAAGGGAAGAACTTATAATCGTTCTTCCCCATTATATTATCTTTCGAAAAATCCTGGAGCGCTAACTTGTTGATTAAAGTTTCCAGATTCACCCAATCTCTGAGTTTTCTTTTCAAGCATCTGTAATCTTTCTTCGTAGTCAGTTCCATTATTTTCAAGAGTTGTAATCTTACCATTAATCTGTGTGATACTAGTATTAATCTTACCTATTTCAGTAGTTAGGTTAGTATTTACCTCTTCTATTTTTGTAGTTAGATTAGTTCCTAGTTCAGTTATTTTATCAGTAAGTGTTTTCTCTAATGTCTCTATCGTCTCCTTGAGTTTTTCATTTTCTGCTTCAAGTGCTGAAATATTATTCTCTAGGTCTTGAATGATAGTAGTTAGAGTTTTATTACTAGAATCAATTACTGCATTAGTTGTTGTTTGCAGAAATATATCTTCTCCGTTTTTTATTAATTTTGAAATCATACCTTTCTAAGTTTTGCAATTTCAGCCTCAAGTTCTTTTATCTTAGACTCAAGTTCATTAAGTTTTTCTTCTTTTGGATCGAGAGTTGCTACTTTAAATACTGCTGGAGTCCCATTAGCTTGGAAGAAACCGTTAGGAGCATTAACTTTACTAAATACAACAGCATCAGTAGTATCAATCTTAAGATGTCCTCGATTAGTTTCGTGAGGATTATCTCTTCTAGCAATGTGAGCGTTCATAGCTGCTTCTACTTCATCAATTCTCTTATTTAATTCAGCATCAGCGGCTTCACGTTCTTCTTTTTCATTTTTAAGTTCTTCCTGCCATTCATAAGATCCATCACTCGGGCCTACTCTAAGTGATGGATTATTACTGCTGGATATTTTTACACGAGGAGTTAATAGTTGTGCCGAGGATGTTTTTTCGCTAACGGCACTAATAACTTCTTCCTCGTGAGTTTCTTCTTCAGCAGGTAGATCACTCATCATTACTTCTTTCGAGGCCATTTTTCCAGCAGATCCGACAGACATAAAGAATCCATTAGCTGTAACTTTAGAGAACGTAACTTCATCACTTTCTCCAACACCAAGTTGTTCACGAGTTACATTATGAGGATTATTTTTGTCTTGAATATGAGCATTAAGTTTATCCCAAAGATCATCAATTCTAGCATTTATTGCAGCATCAGCCTCTTTTCTCTGATTTCTCTCATCGGATATATCTTCTCCCCAAGCAACTATTTTATCGATTTCAAGAAGAATCTGATAAGCTACTTTTGCAGATATTCCCCAGTTATTCCATTCTGTAGGTACTTCTAGAATCGTAGCTGGTCTCATTAATTCTTCTATAGTTCGAATTAAATCACGTCCAATACTTTTTTCTACAATAATACCATCATTTTTAACAATAAATGCAGTTCTTCTAAATTCATCTACATAAATAATATCATTCCAGATTGGATCTGATGCTGTCCAAGAAAAATCGTTAGGATCACTAGAAGTTACAACAGCTACTTTATTTCGATAAGCATTATCTACTATACTATTACTATTTCCACTGCTTTTGTAATATTCAGAGATATAATATTTTTGATCCTTTTCAGTTACTTCTGGATGATCCCAACCTAAAGCTTCAGATTGATCTGAATTTGGATAATCTGCTGGTTTTGGTCCTCCTGGTGCAACTTTTACAAGTACTCCTTTGTCATCAGTATCCCACCAAGAAGCTGGATCGAGAGGATCATAACAAAAATCATCAGGAAATATTGCTACAAGAGATTCTACATATTTTCCGGGATATTCCAGAAGATCATTTGGTATTTTCCCAGTATCATCTACTGTAACTAAACCATGAATTGGAATACTATTATCATTTCCATCTACTACGCCATCTTCATTAGTATCTACTTTAACTGTAGTAGATGAATTCTTATTTAAAAATGCTAATGCTAATTCTTGATAAATACCTCTAGCTCTACCTACTAGAATTTTTTCAATAGCATTCTTATCATCTGCATTATTTGGATCTAAATATACGTAATCTCCATTTTCTTCAGTATTATGAACTTCTGCAATAAAAGCCATATCGTTCTCAAGATCACTCAATTTTGTAGGAAGATATCCAGGAGCCCATTTTCTGAACTTATATGGATAAACTTCTCTCTCAATTGGATCAGTGATAGAACTAGGTATTGAAGCTCCATCTTTTATACTACTATCGTAATAAAATTCAACTGCAGATCCTGAAGAGCTACTTGATTCCACAACTCTTACTATACAGCCATCTTCAAGTCTTTCTTTTGGAATAGCTTTAAGATCTTCTATTGTTCTAACACTTTTCCAACCACCTTTTCCATAAATTGCTTCATGGGTAGGGTATGTATCTTGATCAGTATAAGGAACTATAGGAGCTGAAACATTTATACCTTTTTTATTTTTTTCCATATTATTTAAATTCTATATTTAAAACTCCTGTTTGAGGATAATCAAATACTATTACAGAATAATCTTCTTCACCAAATTTACAAGAGAAAGCATTATTTTCCATATTTCCTGTTAAAAGTCTTATAGGATCTTCACTTTCATTAACTTCTCCATAAATTTCAGTAGGAATCATGTAATATATGTATAATCCTGAAGTATAATCATTACCTTCATCATCTACGCTACAATCTACATTATTTAAAACAATTGAACGTTCTTTAGATAGACTTCTATTTCCGTAAGTTTTTCCGTCAATTACAATCTTACTAATATCGTTTGTTTTAGATTTACCCCAAATTCTAGAATTAATAAATTCATAGGTAATGTTTTTAGAGATACTAACAGATCCAATAGAGTCTGATGAACTACCATTACCGTATAAAACAGATAGAGTAATTACAGTATCTCTTGAAATATTTTGATTATAAATCCATACCCAAGTATACTCATCTTCATCTTCGCTAGGATTATTCATTCCTCCAGAATAAAAACTTCCGTTTATATATATACTTACACTAACATCTTTTCTTTTTAATTTCATTCCATTATACCAAACTTCCCAAGCAAAAGAGGGTTGTATTCTAGTTCCATTTTCATAAAGCCCTCCATCTACTGTTGGATTACCCGAAATTGTATAATCTGGAAGTAATCGTATCTCTAGAACTGTTCCAAGACTGTGTATAATATCTTGAATTCTCTCATTTAATCCGTTTAATGCATTAGTTACAGCATTCTGAGACATAACATCATCCTCAGATGAACCTGCGGTTTGAAGTACATTAATACCACCTCGAATTCTGAAAAAGCCTGTAATTGAATCTTTTTCTATATCCTTATAGTAAGTATACCATTTTCCATCTACAAATACTTCAAATCCATCAGGAATAGGGTATTTATCATAATCCCATGTTCCTAATTCTCCTATTCCACTAACTATACCTTGTCTTTTATCTAGGAATACTTTAGCGGGTAATAAAAAATTTGAACCTATTTTATTTGCCATAATTTATTTTATTTATTAATATTTTCCACCGCTTATATTCTTAGCAGCTATAGACATATTAGAATCAGTTACAATACTAGAATTATCAATATTGACTCTAATTTCTGTACTACCATCTTCAAGTTGTACTAAATTAATTCCAGGACCACCAATAAAGCCTTCACGTATTGATAATCCTTTAATAATTTGTTCAAGTTTTCCAAGAGTATTATAATTTATGCTAGCTCCACCTAAAATCTCCTGTCTCAGATTTTCTAAGTCAGTTGCATTTACACTAGAATTTTCTGTAGATATTCCTTCGAAGAATGTTGGTAATGAGAATGAAAAAACTTGTTGAAAATTATTATAATTTAATGCAACATCTTTTACATAAACATTGTAATCAATATCATTTACTTTACAAGACTCTATTGAATAATCAGTTATATGATTCATTCCAGAAGTTGTATCATAAATACTCATAAGATTTCCGTACAGTTTTGGATATGCAAAAGCTATTTTCTGTGAGTTAAGATCTCCTTGGAAAGTAACAATTGATTTCTCATTTCCAACTACAGTGTTTTCAAGAGAATTTAAAGCAGCTTCTGTTATATTCCACCCACTTTCAGGAATTTGTCCATAGTAGAAATTGTAACCAAACTTAACTGTATAATATGAAGCTGCAGTTCTTATAATTCCTGTATCTGGATCCGTATATTTAACAGATAATCTATATTCTGTTGTATTTGTAAGACCTAAGACTGTATATCTATTACTTTCAGGGAGAGTTATTTGTGTGCCATTTAGCTCTAAGATACAATCATTAGTAACTTCGTATGTATTTGTTTCTCCAGTTTTTGTATCTATATCAGGAATAGTTACTCTGATTAAGAAGTTAACAGCGGTTCTAATTCCTGTTTGATAAAGAGGAGTAGTACCATCATCTTGTCTGTTAGAGTCATAAAAACTAACTCTTAATGGAAATGTAGCTGAATGGTTTTTATAAGTTAACTTCTTAATTTCTTCTAGACTTTTAAGAGCATCTTGAATATTAACATCCCAACCAGAGATCATTTCATTAATTTCTGACTTAGTATAGAAATCGTCTTCCCGTTTTAATACTCCATCACGATAAAACCATCTGTATTTATCTTCTATATTACTAAAAATGAAAGGACCACCAGTTATAGGTTCTATTTGTCTAACCCCACCAGTTTCGTATACATAATTCCAAATCCCATCTTCATCCTTGTAAAGATATAGTTCTCCATGTACAAGAAGAGATACGTCTGGGAGCTCAGTTACTACATCTCGAACTAAATCTAATCCGCCAAGTGTAACAACTTGATAACAGTCTTCTCCTATTCCATTTTTAATACCTAGAGCGAATATAGTATCTGTTTCTGTTTGTTCGGAGTTAGAATAATATCTAACCATAACAGGCTCTCCGACTAAGAATTCATGTTGATTTAACCTTAATCTTGCTATACTTCTATCTCGTTCTATGTATTTGCTTCTGGAAATTTGTATTTGAAAAGAATTTAAACTACTCATAATTATTTATTTATAATTGAATAAAATAATAAAAGAATAGACTTAGTTTTATAATTTTTCTAAGTCTATTCTCATAATTTAGGTTTTGAAGCTTTCAGAAGAGAATTTCTGTTATTTAATTTTGATAATTCGGAAAGATTCAACTAATTCTGCAGTAGACCAAATAATAGAAACTTTATGATCTTTATCCATATAAAATTCAATAGGATTATTAAGAATACCTAGATCATAGAATTTACCATCAATACTTACTAAAGCATCTGGATATTGTGATTTAAGTTCTTCACTAGGAGTAATAGTAACTTTAACCACTTCTTTATCACCAGTCAAACCATATTTATTGACTTCGTAATTAGGATATACAGGTTCTAAAACTGCAGCACTCTTATTTTCGCTATCGAATTCATACCAAGTACTTTCATCATCTCCTAACCAAGGACCTTCAATTTTATAGACCTGATAAAATCTACTAGGAATAATATCTTTTCCATACTTACCCCAAGTAGCATCTTCATAAATTTTAACTTCTTCGTTCATAAATTTTTGTTTTTATTGTTATTTATTTTATTCATAATTATAACCACTTGTTTCTATCGGGCGACTTTGATAGAATTAAGGCATTTATTCGTGGTATATAATTATAAGTAGCAGTTTTCTTAATTTCTTTTACATTCAACTCTATATTAGATTCATTTATCCACTCCAGAATGATTAATCCAATAGGTTGATTTATTCCAGGAATACTAATAAATATTTGTCTTTTAGAACCATCTCTACTATTTACTAATTCGTATATCCCAGGGTATTTTTCTATAAATACGCTATCCCTTGGACCATCACAGTATACAATTTCTCCAAACTTAATATCTTCATAGATACTAGTAATCAATCCAGTATTTATACTTTTATACTGTTCTGGATCTATGGAAGGTACAGCAAAACCGTTATCTTGTTGGAGAAGTTCTACGTATTTGAAGGGAATAGATATTAGATTTTCTTTAGAATTATGATATTCGAAGTATAGTATTCTATCAGCTCTAGAATTGCTTCTGAACTCTGTAAGGAGAGGTTTTAATTCTACTAATAACTGATCTCTAAGTTCCATCTTCTCAGAATGTATCTTATCAGAAATTTCAGAATATATTTCTATAGTATCCTTTATTATAGTTTTGTAATTAAATATAGCTAAGACTAAACAGAAGATAAAAATATACTTCACGAACTTCGAAAATCCTATGTTTTTATCTATCTCTGTTATAGCCTCAACGAACTCTTTTAAAGATAGTTTCATGATTTATTATATTGCAAATTGAGTTAACCTAATCTCTCCTGATTCTATAGTACTCGTCTTTTTTGTTATTGGATCTAGATTAGTAATTTTTAAGACTATCACTAAATTTAACTCTTTTCCAGTAGTATTAGCAGAATATATTAATCTTTTATTCACCTGATCTACTTTAAACTCCAGTCCATTACTTTCTTTCACCAAGATTTCAATTACAGGCAGAGATGTTATATCTATTTTAACCTTTTCCTTTATTTTTGAAATATTATAATCATTTATCAATCTATACATATCACATTCTAATGTTCCTAATAGATTTATATACCCTCCAGATTTTTTAAGACTACTAGTATCTTCTAATGCTGAAAACGATAGAATAGATGTAATTTGTCTAATCACAGAGTTATTATATATTTTCTCACCAGATATATTATTGTATAAGAACGAACTACTATATCCACTTGTTTTCTTGTTTCTTATATACTTATAGTAAGATTTTTTTGTTACTATTTTTTCTTCCAGTGAGGTAAAGATATTAACTCCATAATCAATTCCTATACCTTCCAAAAATACAGTATCACTATCAGCTATTGTTTCAATGTTTGCTTCTGTATATTCTGGAAAAGATAATTCAAAAAGATTAGATGATATATTTAAATCTAATCTATTGAACTTAATTATTTTTCTTTCAGCAGCCTCTAGCTCAGTTATTATAAATGCTATTCTTTCCGATCGATCTGGATATATACCATAACAATAAATAAAACAATACTCTGAGCTAGGTTCAACTAAGGCAGCTTTTTCTTCTTCTGGGATATCAATATTAATCTTTAAGAGTTTTTTATTACTATCCCAGATTGAATTTAGAGGATATTCTGAGGTTTTTCTAACATCATTATACAGATAAGATCCTGAAAATAATTTCTCCATGAATTCTTCTCCAACTGTATATGAATTATAAATTGTTCCTATTACATATTTGGTTATTTTTAGTGTGTTATCTATCCTCCTTATACTCTCTAAGAATTCTTTTTCAAAAATAACTCTCATAATTTTATATATAATTTAAATACCCATCTTCATCGATATAATAAAGTAGTCCAGAGATAGATGCTATAATTTTCGGTACTTCTGTTTTAAGAGATGCTTTGAAATAGCTTCTTCTAAATCCCGTAAGAATAGTTCCAAATATACCTGTTGGATTATTTCGATGAATTACCAATATTTTTCCCTCATTATAATACCCCTTATACTTTTCAAACTCTTCATCCTTACTAACTAATATCCCGAGTTCTTCTGAATATTCTAATTCTGAATTTCTTGATGTTGCCCTAGCTTTTTCTGTATAATAACTAATCCCTGGTTCATAATAGATAGTATAATAATCTAACCCCAGATCTTCATCTACTGTATGAATCATTAAGAGACTGTTATTAATCAGTATTGGACTTTCATCTGTATTTACTGTATATACTAATCTATCAATACAACTATAAATATGAAAATCTTTTTGTGAGGATTGTTTATTTTTAAAAACATACCAATCTCCAACTTTTTTGATAATATTAATGTTCGTATATTTAGTATAATCAGTTAAATTTAGAAAAGTACTATTAATACTTGGAATGTAATTAGTAATACTTTTATTAGAGATATTTCCAGGAGTAGATATAATTCTACTTCTAGGATCAAGAGTATCTAAGAAAAAGTTTTGATAGTCTGTTGAAATCCACTGACTTTTCTCTATATCATATAATTCAAGAGTACTAGGATAATTAGTTCCAATAGTAATTATAAATCTTCCTGAAAAATAGAATATTTCTTGATTACTTCTCATATCCTCGAAAATAGAATAGTCTGCCCCCGATGAAGTTGTATATACCTCAGGATTACCAAATCTTGTTTTTTTCACTAAAGATTTGATAGAATACTTATTACCTGTCCAAGAATATAATACAATATCCTTTCTATAAAATCCAATTTGATGATTTTCATAATTATGTGAGTATGGATCTATATTAACATCATGATTCAAATTAATTTTATGAAAACCAGTACTATTCCCAATACCATAATCTAAGAGGAGATTCATTTGTTCATTATCTTGAATATGGTATACGTGAGAAGTATATCTTGGATAATTATCAGCTCCTAGGTCTTGCTTTATAGTTTGTGCTCCAGAGTAGTTATACAAATTTACATTATCTAAGAAGTTTTTCCCAGTTGTTGAGTTATTCTTTAGTTGATCTAAGGAATTACTAAGATTTATCTGGATTTGGCTAGATATACTAGAGTCTAAAGATATATAAATATTTATATTACTACCTTTTCCCTGAGAATTTAGAAACTCTGTATAACCAATAGGAGTGTTATCTATTACACTCATATAAATTATTACAGTAAATCCAGAAGGAAGATTATTTTCATATTTAAAGGGTTCCTCTGGGGTAGTTCGATTTAATCTGATATAATTACCGCCAGAGGAAGTAAGTAGTCCTGAGTAAACTTGTTCGATATTATAGAGAGATATTTTTGGTAACTTAGGATCCCAATTATCATTTTTATTATATAGTATTACTTCTAAGCTATTGGATATATTACTAGAATTTCCAATAACGTAAGTACTATATCCTGTATTATAATTTTCCATAAGTTATTGTACAATTACTAATAATACATTCATCTATGTCAGTTGATTTAGATACAACTCTAATAATATTATTAACACATTCAATTACAATATCTGATCCAATTTCTTCTATATAATCTTTGGAAATTAATTTTCCTTGTTTATTATATCTAGGTCCGGAGAATGTTGTTTCTTTAGAGTATAGTTTTTCGTTACCTACTAAGATTAATTTTTCTTTGTCTTCAGGATCTTCAACATATCTAGTTTCATACTTAGAATATTGAATACCAAGATCAATTTTAGTAGAAACTCCAGGACTAACAGAGTAATTCATTAGTTCTGTTAAATCTACTGTATTGGTATAGATATCAGAATTGAATGGTATAACATCGATAGTAATAGAATTGTTTAGAATATCAACCACATTTTTTGAAGTACTATACAAATAAATTTCGTTATTATTCATACTATTATATAAGTTATATATTTCTTTTAAGTAATTATTTTTATTATTCTTGAGGTAATCTAGATATGAATTAAATTGAGATTTTTCTTTTTCAGTTAATTCATATTTATCAATTTCAATACTTTTCGTATTTTCATCAACCTCATTTATTATTCCAGAACCTTTAGAATAATCATCAATACATACTCGTAAATTCCCTTCTGAGCCATCTTCACCTGGGATAACAAACCTCCGATTAGTTACATTCCAATCTCTGAGTTTTAATTTATTACTTAGCTCAGATATTCTAGTCATTCTGTAATTTGAATCATTACATACTAATGCTCGATTATTTCCAGTTAAGTAATATTCTTTCTCATCTTCTTGACCTGTTACTTGTGATATAGAAATATTATCGGAAGTAGTGGTTATTAATTCTATCTTTTTCATTTCTTGTACTTATCTCTATAAAATATATTCACTATGTTTCCACTAGTTACATAAAGCCTAACAATTTCTCCTTTATTTCCTTCTGTCTTTCCAGGAACTATAACAAGAGCACTACTATCTGTTAAATAATAACTAGAAATTGCATCATGACTCATATAAGCGTCAAGAAGATCTATGGAAATCGTTGTATTTATATTATTCTCCTGTGTAATTACTGTAAGAATAAATGACTCCTTATCAAATCCAGATACAGGAAGGTAATTATCTTTTGTATTATCAGTACATTGAAATTCTATTACATTAGCTGTTTCTGGAATTGGATATTCTTTAAAACGGAAATTATTTACTAATGATTTTTCTAAGTTATTTAATTCTTCGATTTTATCCAAGTAAAGTTTTTCAAGTTTTTTTATATTCTCCATCCATTCTTTATCAATACTACTAGGCAACCAAGAAGTAACACTATCAAAAGTATTCTGATCTCCGTTATTATAACCTTTTCCGTACCTATACCTAACAACTGAACCCATAGGATCTATTAATTCCTGAAGTCTGTAAATAGAATCTGAATTAGGTTCATTAGTATAAGTATATTGTCGTAGAATTACATAATTAGCATCTTCTGGATAAATACTAGAAGCATCATTAAATATAACTTCACTTATTTCCGGAAGATTTCTCGATATCTTAAATACAGCATTATTAATTTCCGGAGAGATTAAGATCATTGACAAGACGTTTTTAGAATCAATTCCAGTTCCATTTAAAAAATCAGATAACTCAGATGAAATGGATAATGAATCGTTCCCTGAATTAAGATAGACGTATTCAGAAATTATACCCTTTTCATCAAATCCTATCATATATGTAGATAAAATTTGAGATAAAAGATGTGCAGTAATTAATTTATCTTCCTTTCCTTGCTCTTCTTCAGAATGATTTATATAATTAAAATACTCTTCTATATTATTTAATTTATCTCCTAAATATGGTGAGTAATTATCTGAACTTTCTTCAGGAATAACACCAGAAACAGTATTATTTGTTTTATTAGTTGGATTTTTAGCTGTACAAATATAGATAGTATTTCCATGGACAACAAAATCCCCTTTCTCATATTCAGTTTCTTCTGAATACAAAAACATTCCTTGAACGTGCGTATTATTTAGTATCATATTATCTCTTTATAAGTTTTATAGTTGTATTATAATATATATTCATTAACTTCAAGGTATACTCTCCTTCTTCTGGAGTATTTATATTTGCAGCCCTAAGTGATACTTGAGACGTACCGAAACTTTGAATACTTCCGTTTGCTGTAAACTTATTAATAGTTAATGAATTTCCTTGAGAGTCTTCTATAATAACTTTTTCTAAGTTACTATTTGGATAATCTTCAGAAATAAACTTAAATACAGCGTTACCTCCAGAATTTATCTTTAATGAATTATTAGATACTTCAAACCCAGAGAACTCTATAATACTAATAGTTACTCGTTTACTGCTAAGTTCTAATGTAAGAGTAGCTGCCGAGAAATTAACTTCGGGAATTACAATACTGTTAGTAGTATTGATTTGTTCCGGATAATATATTTCTGGCGCATCTGGATCTCCATTTTCATATTTTGCTAAGACTCTTGAAATAATATACCCTGAAAGTTCTGGTATTCTAATTTCTGCTCTCTGATTAATTAGGACATCTATTTTACCATCCTCTTGTATAAAGGGATCATATTTAGTTTCATCACCTATAATTAATTCAGATACTATAAAATTATTTTCTCCAAATTTTCTTTTCCATTCACCATAATCGTATACATCACTTTCTCCTGATATTTTAGCTTTCAGAATTATATAAGAACCTGTATATTTTAGATTGAAAATTAGGTGATTTGTTTTTAGAACTTCTTCCCAATTAGTTACTGTTATTAGGTTATTTGGAATATTATAATTAAAGTTATTACTTGGTGGAAATGGAATTAAATCTTTCACATCAAGTAAACACGGTACATCTTCATTCAAAACATATCCAGGATTAGGGTATATCTTAAAATCAATAGGAGTTTTGACAGAAGGGATAGATATTATTCCGATAGGGTTACAAGTTCCTCCAATCTCTGGAGTTACTGATACAACCACTCTAATTGGTTTATTTATATTTAGAAACTCTGAAAGAATCCATTTAGATGAAAGCGCCGGATTATTATTAAAGTTGTTATCTGATACTGATTCCCAAACTTTTCCACCTAGAATTACCTTATCTCCAATCTTGTATGTAGTAAAAGGAAAATACTTGGGGTAATCTTCGGCGCCTTTATACATTTCAATTAATCCTCGTTTATTACCTAGAATTAATAATCTACTATCTTCTATTTTCTCATTTCCTAAGAGAGTACTAGAATTTGCATCAATTAGAATCTCTGGAACATCTTCAACAGTCTCTATTATCCCAACTGAATCTATCGTAGACCAATATTCATCGTTTCTAAGAAGATATTTATTCATATTTCTGTTAGGATTCGTACTATCTACCCATGATTTATAAGATAGATTTACACTTTCCACCTCGGAGTTATTAGAAATTAGCATCCAAATCATCTTCTCTCCAGTAACTTCATCGAGGAGTTCTTTCTCGCTTACTAAATCCTCGCCGCTTGTAGTCTCGTCTGGTTGTCCTAAAATTAATATAAAGTTAGGAATAGAAGTAGGTTTAATTCCAGCGGCGGCCATTGAATCAGTATCTATAAAGTCACTACCTCTAGAGTTGTTATTATTTTTATCGATTATTCCCTCATATAACTCCAGACGTTTAATTCCAGCGGCGGCTTTAAAAAGAGCGAATACCTGATTGGATATTATAGTAGTTCCGAAATATCTATCATTTTCCTCTGTTAAATTTTCTCTAGAGGATGTTGGGAATATTATTGATTCTATTTTTTCTAGGGAATTTGATGTTTCTCCGATTTCTTTCAGGGTTTTTTCTCCTAGATAATTTACTAAAAATTTATCATTAAACTTATCTTTAGTGATGTTATACGAAAAGTCATACTCACTAAAGTCTCTATTGTAAAGTAAAGAACTGTTAGATCTGTACTGAACTTTACTGTATTCACGGTTATCTAGGTCATCTTGACTGTAAAACACTACTGTTCCGATATCCGTAAAATTGTTATTATTGATAATCAATTTCATAGGGCGTTACTGTCATTTTGTTATAGCTTCTTAAGTTTGCTCCAATATAATTCTGAAACTTACTTTGAATAGTTAGATCTATACTTCCAGAACCTATATTAGTATTAAGTCTGGTATAATATATAAGTGCATCTAAAAATTTCTTAAGAAGTTCGTAAAATAAGCTTTCATTTTCTACACTTAAGTTCTCAAAGTTTACTGTTATTTCTCCTGAGTCATATATAATCTCTCCATCGAAATCTAAAGGAAGATACTGTATCATATAATTAAATACTTGAATAGTTCCTTTTACACTATAAAATAATTTACTAAGATAGTTTATAACCTCTTCGTAATCTTGATTATCTGGGAGACTTGATTTTGGAATACATAATCTCAAGAAATTTTTCACCGGATCACTTCCAGAATAAATATAATAATCATCAAATGAACCTTGTTGAGTTGAAACTACTGAAGAATATTGTTCCTCGTAATCTTCAATCATTCTATAAAGCTGATCTATGATTTCTATATTTCTTAAGTGTTTAGGTATATATATTTTCATGATTCTATAACTGAATTAATAATGTAGTTAATTGAGAAATATACAACATTCCCTTCTCCATATACAATCTCAGGAGAAACTACAGAACCATCTTCATTAGTATAAGTTATTTCCATGTCAATTATTCTCTTTACGTTAGATATTTTACTTATAAGAGATTTTATTTCTTCTGTTAACTCTGGAAATTTAATATTGAACTTATTACTATAATTATCCAAGATATCACCAACTTCTGAATCTATACTACTATTTTGATATATCTCTACATCTAAGTTAAAAATAGCTGTATATTGAGATCCTCTTTCTATAGTAATTTTATCAGTTATATAGTAAGCTCCTCTAGTTTCAATAAAATTAGTTTTTTCATCTTCTGTTAAAATTGTAGAATTAGAGTATGGAACATAGTAGATAGTGATAGAATTACTTTGTGCTGAACTACTAAATCTATAAGTTGTTCCACCTGAAATGATTTTATTTGGATAAGTCTCTTCAAGTACAGTACCAATATCAGAATTACTACGTAAAATTGAATTCACATATCTATCACGATTAGCTTTGTAATGGATAGTAATTAAGTTATCTCTATCAACTTCAGACATACTAGCAAGACCAGTTCCTAAAATTTCATAATTTCGTCCACTCAACCAAGAAGGATCAAATTCTACCATCTCAGCTCCACGAATATTAAGCTTTTTTAATTCTGAAGTATTATACCCCAAGAGTGTTGAAAATTTATAATAAAGAGCTTCTACTACTGTATTTGCTGGAGTCTGTGTTTCTTCTCTTTCCATCACTGTTCTAAAGATATCTGCTACATAAAGTCTAGAACCAAATCCAGGGAGAGTAAGATCAAAAATACTACCATCTAATATATGTCCTGAAAATAATCTAGTTGTTGAGAAGAAATTATCATTAACTTTAACCCAAAAATCATCAGAGAGATCATTTTCTAGACAATTAACATAATAAGTATTGTTTTGATTTAAGACCCACTTCCTAGAAACAGTTTCTTTTGCAATTAGACATATAATAGTATAAGTATCAGTATCATTCACAGCCGGAGACATTGTAATTGGAGAGTATACAAAACCTTCGTCTCCAGCTATATCTTTATCATCTCCATAACCTCCCGGCCGTGTATAATTTTTATCATAATACCCTAAGTAATAAGCTTTAAAACTATTAGAACTTATAATTTCATCATAGATATTAAAACTTAAATACTTAGTGGGTTTTATATTAAGAATTACGCGAGGACAACTACCACGAAATACCGAATACATATCATCTACACAATGTTGAATCTTTGAATTGATAAGTGTAGATTTCTCAAGAGATGCTTCTTGTGCATAGGCTATGTTTTCTACTTCACTAATAAAAGATGCATTAGCTAACATCTGAGACAAAATCTCTACAGAATCTCCGGTAATATTAAGTTTATTAGCTATTCCTCTATAAATATCTATATAATCTTGTAATGATTTCATAATAATTATCCTGTTGTTTCATTTATATCAACTAGTATATCATCAGACTCTACCTGATTAACACTTATTACTAGTTTTACTTTTGTTTCATCTATTAAGTCGAGTGAAACAATTTTTATATCAAGTGTTTTTGTAAATTTCTCTTTTATTTTTGTTATTAACTGTTCTACTCTACCAGTAATTTCAGATGCTAAATCTTTTTTCTTGGTATTAGTAAAAATAAAGTTAAACCCAATCTTAGATGCTCCCGGAATATCCTTTGGCCAGATATTTAAGTAAAGTTTGAAAAGATCTATAATATAATACTCTACTTGATTTGTTATTTGACCTGTTGAAAGTAGGTAATTCATAATCTTGATTTATAATTTTTACAATTATTACATTTAACTGTAGGATCATTATCATTGAGAGCTACAAATTTACTACAGTTAGATGCTGATATATTCGTAAGATCTAAATCTTTTGGAGAAAAAGCAGAACAATTTGCTGCACTTAAGTCAGGAATAGGTATTGGTATTTCTATTTCAGGAATAGGAAGATCATCAATGATATCACCAACATTAGCTCCAACTAGTGCAATTAATGGTTTAGCAACTGCCTGTGTAGTTTCTACAATACTCATTACAGATCCAACGACCGGTATAGTTCCCATAAGAGATTTTAATCCTAGTTTACTTACCTTAGCATCAACTCTATCATAAACTGCACTAAGATTATCTCCTTCAGCTTTAAGTTGTTGAAGTAATGGAGGAGCTAATTGAGCAGAAACGCCAGGACCCATAGGAGTTACAGAAATCAATGCTGGAGGAACCATTGCAATTCTCGCAGCAAATTGAGCTGTTCCTACTGAAAGATGACCTAAATCTTGTCCAAGCTCATTAAAATCTTCTATCATTTGATTATACATCTGACCAAGTTTTTCATTAGCTTTATCCAGCATTTCCTCCCCTCTCTTCTTCATATCCTCTTTAGCATTATCTAAAGTTTCTTTATATTTCTTTTTTGCTTCAGGATCTTTTATTTCATTAGATTCATCCTTAAACTCAGGAAGAGAATCTTGATATTTCTTTAATGATATTGATTGAGCTGCTTTAGCAGACAATGCACTTAATAAATTTTTCATAATATATCAACTCTCTAATAATATAGTATCTGATGTAGGTATAGGAGATCCTGGAGTTAAGAAAGTAGGTGATAATACAAAAGGTCCGAGAGCTGTATGTCCTCCCGCTACTACTTTACCCTTTACTGTTAATGTTCCAGGACCTTTAAGTGTAATATCAGATCCTTTAACTACTGCAGATCCAACTAATTCTACATTTGTTTTCCCATTTATAGTAACATCACAATTTTTTCCTATATTGATAGTTACATTAGATCTCATATTAATATCCATGTTTCCATCTTTATCTATAGTCACCCAATCGGTTGGTTCAGGTCTAGGATTATTATCTGGATCATTATACTCAGTTCCTGGATCAAAAATAGCAACCCTTATATAATCAGGTGTAATATCTACCATTTTTCCATTACTTCTAAAACCTATATAATCATTTTCTTTTATTTTTTGATATAAGTAATAACTCTGAAATACTGGATCAAGACACTTAAGAAATACGAAATCACCTACTCTTGGCTCATCTATTTCTCCTCTAAATGGAAATGCCTTAACTTCCGATTTTATTCCTGGGATATCCACCTTTATTTCATACAATACTTTATCTAAAACTTCTACAATTGTTCCAGTATAGTATAAATCTGCTTCTTTCATATTTTTCTATTTAATTTGTTGGATCTACAATTGGTAATATTTCTTCTTTCTCTTCTACACCTGATAATAATGAAGTCCAAGAAAAATTCTCTCCATCAGGGCCTACAAAATCAGAACCTTCAATAGCCATAAACAATTCATTAGATCGAACTAGGAATAATTTAAATGGTAATTCTGATTCTTGCTCCTCACGTTTATACTTCAAAATATCACCAAGTTTATATTTAGGCATATTAAAGTCTTTTATTCTAAATGCAGTGAAGAAATCAGAATTCATATATCCCAAGTTTCTCCAATAATTATGCATAAGTTGTTCGAAATCTTTTCCTACAATCGTATAGTCTTCATAAAACTGAAGAGTTCTAGAATTTTTAGGTTGAAGATCTGTATAATCATCTGTACTATTATTTGCTTGCTCTCCATTATTCTCATCTCCTTTAACTGGTTCCCATGGATTAGTTGGAGTATAATATATCTTCTGATTATAATTTAAATTATAAGAATCTAACTGATGGAATTCAGCATTTCCTGTAATTTGATAATATGGTTCCTGATGACCTCCAGAATCTATACCTATAATTTCTTTTATTAAATATCCTTCCCACCCATAAGCAAATATAGACTTTTTCTTAAATCCATATGATAACTTAGAACATAATGATTGATTTGTTTCTGAGTTCTGAAAAATTGTAAGTTTATTATTAATATCACATTTACATCTTATATCCTTTTTTCCTGGATATAAAGATTCAATAGCTGAAGTAATATCATCCCATTCAGCTTGTATAAGTTCTGTATAAAATTTCTTATCTTTTATACAGATAAAATTTAGAGTTAAGAAATTTTTAAAATATTTTTTATTAATTATGAAAATATCAATACTATAAACATTTCCACCTTCTTTCTCCAAAGTTATCTGTCCAGTATATTGATCTGTAATTAATTTAAGAGCTTCTCCAGAACCATCATGTGACATACTAATTTCTCCACTAGCTATCGTTCCACCAAGTTCTTCATACATATGGATATTATCAAATCTATACCCAGAATCAAACCATGGAGTGAAATTAATGGAAACTTTATAAGAATTTGTATATTTCATATCTTAAATATTACTTAATATATTATCTAATATCCTTTTTGGAATTAATTTTAAAATTGCTCCTTGCTTATAAGTTTCAAGTCCTCTAGCAGCTTGTAACATTAGGAGGCCAGCATATGAAACAGAACCATAATAATCTTCTGCAATAAGATCTGGTCTATATTCATATGCTGTTATTTCATAAGATTCTCTTTCAATATTTGGATTATTTAAATATATCAAAATGCTAGAGTTATATACATCAATTCCATCTATATAATTTGAAAGATTTTCCTTATTACTAATTATTACATCTTTTTTAGTATACATTATTTCTTATTTTAATAGTAATGCATTTTTTATCATTTCATCAGTAAGTTTGGTACTTAGAACTGACTCTATAACTTCTCTCTCTTTCTCCATTGATTTTCCACTAACAAAATTACGAAGAGCATTATCAGTAAATTTAGTAGCTGGCTTGAATGTAAGTGTTACATCGCAAGATAAAGGGGTAATATCATTAATAGTTTGTCCAGGTTTTCTTACTTTTATCATTTGCTTCGAGAACTGAAATTGAGCACTCTCGACCACTAAATTTGGTAATGAATAGAAAGCTCCAAATTTCAATTTAAGGGTACCAAACTGAATTTCATCAATCTCTTTAACTGATGCTAAATATCCTCCTGGAGGTAACTGCCAACCAAAATATCTATTTACTAAATCTTTATTGTTTGAAATAAAGGTTCCTGAATTTACATCTGTTCCAGTTATATTTCCACTATCATCTAATGCTTGTACAAATTTTCCAAAACAATATGGATATAATTTTTGTAATTGATCATGAGTTGATTTAAATTCTCCATCTATCCAATTAGCGAAAACAGTAAATTTCATAGTTAAATTACCAAAACCTACTCCAGTACCTGAATAGTAAGAAAATCTAGCCCCTTGTGCAACTAAGTGTCGATTCAATAAACTTGGTGCTTTTTCTACTACTTCATATACTTTATCCGTAAACTTATCCAATACTTGTCCTACTGTAGAATTTATATCTCTTTTTTCTTGTTCTGTTCCTGTTTTCATTTCCTCCTCTTTTTCATTAGCTTGTTTTAACATTTTTGCTAAGTGAGCAGCATAAGGAGCATAAGGTTTGAATTGATTAAATAGGTTACCTAAAAAATCATATCCAAATTCTGAGAAAGTATTAGAAACAGCTACTTGATAATCTTCACTTAAAACAGATCTAATTAATGGTTCAAGAGAGTAAGGATATTCATCTCCACTAGTTTCTACTGGTGGAAGTACTTTTTGCCATGTAATACCTCCATCAGATGTATAAGTATTAGCATGAAGAGATACAGAAATTAATTCATTTACTAAATTCCTATCATAATAAAATGGATATTTAGAAGAATTATTAATTCCTTCTCCAAATTTGAAAAATTCAGTTGCTGAAACATTACTCATATTTTAACCTCCTAATAACGTCTTGAGTTTATTTTTCTCTTCAATTAATTTATTATTTAATCCAGTTTTAGTACTAGTAACAGCATCTTTCTCATTCTCTCCACTTATAAATCTTTTTAATGCATCATCAGAATATTTAGTAGCAGGTTGAAAAGTAAGTACTACATCACAAAATAATGGACTTAATTTATTTAGCGTACCATTCCAATGTTTTACCATTTGTTTTGAAGATTGAAATTGAGCATTAGTACATACAAGAGATGGTAATGAATAAAATACACCAAATCTAAGCTTAAGAGTACCAACCTGAACTTTATCTATATTAATAGTATCCGGTTCATATCCTCCTGGAGGTAATTGCCAAGAAAAGAATTCATTTATTAATTCAGCAGTTTCTCCTTTAACTCCAGAATTTATTCCTGTTCCTTGAATTTCTCCTGTTTTACTGTCTAATATCCCATTAGTATATTTTCCCATGATATATGGATAAAGTTCGCTTAACTGTTCTTCAGTAGTTTTCCACTCAAATTTACCAGTTTTATAGTTTTGTAAATATCCTGCAAAAACAGTAAATTTCATTGTTAAATTACCAAAACCTACTCCAGTACCTGAATAGTAAGAAAATCTAGCTCCTTGTGCAACTAAAGATTTATTTAATATTTTTGCCCCTTTTTCAGATACATCCTTAACACCAGTAACTAATTTTTTCATTACAGTTGAAAAACTTGAGTTAACATTTGGATCTTTTGAGATTTCCATATTTTCCATTGTTCCTAACATACTACTAGCTGCATTAGCTAAGTGAGCAGCATAAGGAGCATAAGGTTTAAGTGAATTAAATAAAGATCCTATTTCATCTTCACCAAATTGAGACCATGAATTAGAAACAGCTACTTGATAATCTTCATCTAATATAGCTCTACACAATGGACGTATCATATATCCATCATCATCAACAGGTTCATCTGGTTCTTTCCACTTATCACCATCTAATATTCTATTAGCATGAAGATATACTGAAGTTAATCGATTAGTTATTTGTTTATCATAATAAAATGGAGTATTTAATTTTGCAGCACTTACTACTGTATCTTGACTAGTATCTTCCATATATTATACTTTATTAGGTTTATTAGTCCATGTGTTTACTGAAGTTTTCTGATTGCTAGAAGTATTTACATTAATCGTCATATTTCCTAATCCAGATGCAATATTATTAATTGCCTCTGCTTGAGCTAACTGTCCTTGTTGAAGAAGTTTTATATTCTCATTAACATCAGAAACTTTGGCATAAATATCTTCAGTCTTATCTTTTCCTAAATCAGCTATTAATTCTCGTCCAGCAGATTCTGAAGTATTACCAGGAATAGCCCCTTCTGAAGTTGGTGTATTCGGAGTAATCTTTTCTGGGGAAAGAACACTATTCTGAGCCATTATCAATCCAGAATCACTCCCAAAAGAATTAACACCTGCAGTACTCCAATCATAAGTAGGTATACTAGATCCTTTATCTGTCTTCTGTTCTACGTAATTATCTGGAGTTGTAGAAGAATTATTATTATCTGCCAGATAAGTTCCAGACGTATCAGGAGAAATAGTTGTATTTTCTTGAGGTGAAGGATTACCAAATTTCTCAAAAATCGCTAAAGCTCTAGGCAATCTATTCTTCATCTGATTATTATATGGATCTTTTGGGTAAGTTTCATTTATTAATTCCTCTGAAGCTAAACTCTTTGGACCACCATTTTCAAATCCCCTCATCATAACATCAGTAGCATCAAAAACAGTTGTTGAATCTTTCATAGCTTTCATAAATGCAGGTCTTTCTTGCATTTCTTTCCAAACATACTCTAATTGTTTTTCAAGTTCTACTTCATTAGGTGGTAGTTTTTTACCATATTTACTCTCATGCCATTTGGCAAACTGGTCTATTCTCTCATTAGACCACTGAGCAATACCTCGTCCATAATTATCAAATCCTTCTTCAGTAGGTTTAAGGTTTCTATTCTTTTCCCATTCATTTATTGCTCTAGGATTCATACCTCCACTCTCAAAATGAAGTACTCCAGACATGCCTGATGCTTGTTCATCAGTAAATCCTTTTTTCTTAAAAAATTCAAATGCTTTCCTTGAATTCTGTTCAGACTCTGCCTTAGAAATATATTTTGTTTTTATCCCTACTGAATTATTTGCCTTAACTCCTCCAAAACGATCTTTCAAATTACCTACCATATTACTAATAGAGTTAGAAATAAATTCACCACTTTTTTTCATAGGAGAACTTTCATATTTTTTATCAAATTCTTTATCTCTTCTTTCTGATTCACTAATAGCGTTATAATAACCTTCAAACTGCTTATTAATATCTATATCGCTATGAATATTTTTAATAACTGGATCAAAAGAAATATGATTTGCTTCAAAATATTTCCTGTTATCCTCTAATTGTTTCTTTTTTAACTGAGTCATAAGACCTTCCATCTGTTTCAAAGATGCTTCATCAGATGTATTGAAATTAAAATTCTTATTATTTAATTTCTCTCCTAATCTAGCTCTCACTTTTTCAAAGAAACTAGGAGTAGCTTCATAAAATTCAAAAACAGATTTATTAACTTTCTTTGTTTTTCTAGCTCCAGTATGAGAATTTACATTATACTCAGGACCATCATATTCTTCTACTTCTAATACTTCTCCTTGTCTAGGATCATCTAAAGGAACCATATCTAAAGTATACTTATCAGCCCAAGCTTTATTCCACAATCCTTTAACTCCTTCAGATACAGCTTTCCATGCAGGATCTTGAATAATATCTCCAGTAGCAATTGCATCACCTATATCAGCCAAGTATCCATCTGCACCAACAACATTTCTCCCAGCATTTATGGCAGATCTTTTTGCAAATCCTTCAACCCCTCTTCTTTTCCAATCAGCTCCTTCTCTATAGTAGTCATCATCGGTTTTTTCTCTTTTAACAAATTTAAATCTCTTAATGCTTAAATCTTCATTGTTAAATAATCCTTTAGTATCTATTAAATTTCGAAGTCCTGATATAAAATCTTCACTAATTAATACTCCACCTTTAGTATCTGCAGTATTCTTTAGCCTCTCCATTCCTGACATTACACCAGCAACATTTACAGTATTACTAGTTTTGTCATTAAGCATTCTAGAAATAGTTCCTGCTTGTCTTATCTCTCCGGCAGTATTTGTTATCTTATTATCACTAGAAATATCCCAAGAATTTAAATATCCATTTGATCCGGGTTTAGAAACAGTGGTAGCGTCTCCCCATGAAGTATTTTTAACATTAACTCCTTTAGCAGATTTAAAAGCTCTTCCTTCCATAGCTTCACTAACCATAGAATTTTCTTTTCCAACTTGTTTAATATTAGAACTAACTATATCTTTTATAGCATCAGCACCTCCAAAACCAGCCTTAAGAATATTTCCTAAATATTCTATTAGTTTTGTTACAGTATCTGGAAGATTACCTAAATCTAACTCAGGAACTTTAATTGCTTTTATTGCATCACCTCGTTCTTTAAAAAAATTATTAATTTTATCTCCTAAAAGTTGAAGAATACCATTTTTTTCTTTATTCCAGAAAAGTTTGCCTAAAGAATCAACAATACCATCTTTACCTTCAGGATCTCCACCAAAAGCAGATATTAACATTTTTGCAAGTCCAGATCTACTTCTACCACCATTCTTATTTCTTGCCCCTAAGAAAAATCGTTCAATACTAGCACCTATACTGATAACCTTCTTCCAATGTTTAGCTAAGAACATAGTACCAAAGAGGAAGAGAATAGTTTTAAATTGTCCACCTACAGTACTAGCCATTCTTTTAGGGTCTAATCTCTCTGAAACACTCTTCCCTAAGTCAGATAAGTGTTTCATTAATTTATTAGTACTTCTTGTCAAGGACCATTCACGACGTTGATATTCTTTTTCTCTGGCCGCTGCTTGTTGATTCTGTTTAGCAAAGGCATTAGATATCCAAGTTTTAAATCGAGCCTGTCCTTCATCTGGATTTTGTTTTACTGCTAATGTTCTCCCTTGGACAGGACCACCAATATTAGCAGCGGGAACAGCAACGTTATTAGTCGTCGTGTTCGTAGTGTTATTATTTATTGTTATCTTCTGTGGAGTTACTTGTACACTCCTTGAAGATGTTCGCTGTACTTTAGGTTGTCCAAGACCATATTTTCCTAAGACAGCCTGAGTTTGTGGATTCATTGCCTGTACTTGTTGTTGTACTACTGCTCCACCACCTAATCCTCCAAGAGCAGCCATCTCTACAGCTTGACTCATAGTTTCATTATTAGCCGCATCAGCATTATTTTCGAGTCTAGCTGTTTGTAAGTTCCTCTGACGTTCTGCATTTATCTGAACAATCTGGTTTTGTGCTTCTTGGAGTTGTTGTAAGTCTTTCCCATCCTCTGGTTTCTGGGAAGACATTTTTCTTACTTTATTTTCTATATCTTCTGCAGCCATTGTTTATTTTTGTTTTATATAGTTTCTTATAAAGTGTTCTATAGAAAGTATATTATCCAAGTTAAAATCTTTCTTAGTATCATCTTCTTTGCGAAACTCATTGATATAATATTTTTCATCCTCTAAAGAATAAGGAGATAATAATTCATATCTATCTTTTGGAGTTTTTACATATAATACTGAATAATCTACGAATTCACTTGTTGGTATATAATCACCCGAAACTTTTATCATTTTTGGTTCATGTACAGTCACTTTTTCCCGAACTATATCCTTATTACTTAGTGGATATAATTTTATATACTCATTCAATATATCATTCATTTCATTAAATAATATACTAGATGAATATAGATAAGAATTAATAAAATTTTTATAATTAATACCTATACCGCCATCATCTATTATATTTACGATAGTTGAGAAAATATTAAAAAATTCTTTATTATATTCCCTACTTAGATCTAATTCATTAAGAGAAACTCTTTTAGATATATAATCTTTCAGAAAATTATATAAATACTCTCGAGACTCCAAATCGGTTTCTATAATATTACTTAATTGATCAATATTAGAATATAAGATATATTGAATATCTTCGCAATTATGAAAAAATTGGATATCTTTCCCTAAATACTTGTTATGAAGACTTTTTAGACCTTCTACACAATCCAATAATCTCTCCGTACTATACTCATCTAAATAAATATATATATATTTCCGTTAAAATCAAAAAAGTTTCTTAATATATCATGTAGTTCTACTTCTACCTTAGACCTAAACTTCTTTCTCTTTACATATCTTCTGATAAATCCAAACATAATATAGCCTCCTTATTTTTTTATCTCTCTTTAATCTTCATATAACTTCAAAGCCTTATATATGTAATATAAAACCAAAGAAATATGAAAATAGGAATAAGATTTATTAAAAAAAGTGAATTAGATGTGTCTTCATGTCAATTTGAATTTACCGAAGACGCTGAATTAACATTTAGGGATGAAGAAGATAAACCTAAATCAGTAGAACTATTCATATTTACTAAAAATCCTATTAGTAGTGATAAAAGAATAATTAGACTTAGACCAATGGTAGAGTATAAAGGTAATACCTCAGATATTCAAATTATAGAAGATGATGGTAAAGAGTGTAATTACGTTTATACTGCGCCAGGAGAATGGCAATTCGATATACCTAATAATATAATTGAATTTGATAATGGGGATCTAAAAATAATAAAGGATTATTTAAGTAAGTATGATTTGTAAAAAGTAGAGATTAACAAAGATTTCTACTTTTTATTTTTTTTTTACAAATTAGACCCTAGATCTACTGCATTCCATTTATATTTTCTATCTTTCATTAATGATTCTATTGGATTAACCGAATTTTTTGATTTAAACATGTCATATACTTTCGATACAATTTTTAAATTTCTACTACTCTTATATGTATCTAAAGCTGCATTTTTATATTTATTAGTATACTTTAGATCTTCTGAAGTAGCACCATTTCTTTTCAATGCATTTATTCCGTTCTTCCAAGCATTCTTCTCTTCAGAAACAATAGAGTTATTTAATCTAGCAATATTCCATGTAGATTTTGCTTTTCCAAAGAATCTATTAGAGGTCGTTTTGTTTTCTTGATTCTGTAATCTTCTAATTCTCATCCCTACCTTTCTAGTTCTTGGATTTTTAGAATTTAATATATGTCCATATTCATGAGACATAGGAGTTGTAGAATCTAACAAACTTCCTTCAAGGTTTATTATATTTTTCTTTGTTTTAGCAGCTAGTAGTGCTTTTGATTCTGAAAGATCTATACAGTCTTTTGGAGAAATTTTTGTATATTTAAGATTATTTATCCCTAATGTAACTCTATTTACTGGAGCAGCTGATTCTCTCGCAACGTTATTTTGAAATTTATACCAGCCATTATTATCCAATACCCAATTTTCTCCATCCTTTATTATCTCTTTTGTTAGACTCTGATTTAACTTAGGATTCTTGGGAACATTTGTTTTTAAATCAATTCCTAGTTTTCTATTTGCTCTAATTCTTCTAGCTTTCTGATCTCTAGCGTACAATACTAATGGATTCTTTATTTTATTAGATCCATCTCTTTTATTAATAGGAGCAATAAAATTTCTTATAGATTTCATTATACTACTTGGCAAGCTAAATTCTTTCTGTTCTACTATAGATTTTTCTCTCCCTGTTAATGATTTATTTTTCAATAGTATAATCATAGCTCTTTATTTTTAATTTAGTTCCTGGGCAGTTATATCCCAAACTTTCCCAGGATTGTATGTTTTTAAGGAGGATTAATTTTCTATAATCTATTAATTTTCCTCTCCATCTTTTCTTCAAGAGCTATTATCCTATTTCCATTAGGATGTTGTTTCCACTCCTGACCTAAATCATCTTCATTAATCATACTATTGAGAAGAAAACTCTTAAATTCCAAGTCACTCATAGGAACTATCTTTTTGAAAAATATCCCAGTCTTCTTGAATAATACTCCATCTTTATAGTAAACTGTAGGATTATCTAAGTCAGCATAATCTTGATTTTCTGCAAATAAAGGAATATATCCATCTTTATTAGGTTTTTTATCTAATATTGGAGTTGGAAATGGATTAAATCCATGACATCCTTGGAGATTAATTAAATCATAAAAATCCTTATTAATTCCCTGTAAGTAATAATTTTGAACGATTTTTGGAAATTTATCGAAATCTCCAGGTTTTATTAAGTATTCTTCTCTAATTCGTTCAGTTAGTAAAGAAAATACTTTTTGTCTTAATACTCTCATAATTATTCCTCCCTATCTTTTCTATATTTTCTATATCCAGCATAAGCACCTAATAAGGAAGAAGTTACTAAAGCTCCTTTTGCTATAGATTTCTGTTTTCCTAATTTCTTTGCTTTTTTTAATATATTCATTCCTTTCTCTTGTGCTTTTCTTTCAATATTAATATCATTTTCTACAGCTTCTCCCGCTCTCTTATAAATATCATCAAAGTTACTTACTCCTTCTTTTTAACAAGATCTTTTACGATTTTTGCTTTTTTTTCTGAAAGATCCAGAAGAAAATTGGTCAATTTTAGATCTACCAATAACATCATTTTGTTTAACTTTCTTTAATTCAGTCCTAGCAGTTTTAATTCCAGATCCAATTGCTCCAGCACTTACTAAAATTTTTTCTGAATTATCGATACTGTTAGATTTAGAATTTTCTGCATTATTCCGAAGTAATTTTCCTCCTATATAAACTCCGGAGACACCTAAAGATAATTTTCCAGCCCCTCTTAAAAATTTTTTGGGATTTTTCTTGATATAACCTCTTAACTCTTTAGTACTTAATTTTTTATATCCTTTCCCACCAACGATATGTTTAGAATCTATATTTCCTTCAATCATTCTAGTGTTAGAATTCCTATCTCCTCCTAAATCTTTCCAAAGAGATCTATTATATTTATTATCCTCTCTATAACTTCTATTATTTAGAAATTCTTTATATGTTTTGGCTCCTTCTAGTTCTGGATTTCCATTAGCTATTTTCATTTTTTTTATAGTCTTCATGTGGTATTTCTACTTTTAGAGTCTTTGATTTTCCTCTACCAGCTTCAATCCTAGCATCCGAAACATTCCTAGCTGATTTTTTATTTTTTGCTAAATATACTAACTCCCTTCCATCATCTTTTCCGGCACCATGAAGAAATGAATTTGTAAAGTTTCCATCCTCTAATGCTTTAGAACCTTTAAGACCACTTTCTAAAATAGATTTAACATTCTTCTTTTCAGTTGAATGATAGAATTTATGCCTTCCTGTTAAATCTCCTTTATTATTTGATTTAGAAATTAAATATCCACCTCCTATAATAGAAGATAATCCTACTCCTTCTTTTAATTTCTTATTATCTTCTTTTTTAGAAAATAATTTTCTCTTAATAATCATAAAATATTATATAGGGGAATTATTAAACTTCATACCCCCCCCCGTTTACAGGAAGATAGAAGTTTTTATTATAGATTAATTTATTCAGTATTATCTTTCTTTTTTCCACCTTTGATAGCTAATGCCGCTCCTCCTGCAATTAATCCAGCACCAAGAGAAGCTTTTCCAAGACCCTTAGCAAAACGTTTAGGATTCTTTTTAATATATTTTCCAACCTCTTTGATAGAATTTTTTTGATAACCTTTTCCTCCTTTTATATATTTAGATTCAATATCACCTTCAAAAATTCTTGTTCCAGAAGTTCCTTTAGCACCAGAAAACTTATCATAATATTTATTAGCTTCTCTCTTAGTCATTGGATGAAATATATTATTCTTCATATCCTCAGCAAACTCTTTTTTAGTTTTTGCATTGTGAGCGATAGTAAATTCAGGATTCTCATATACTCTCCTAGACCTCATGTTCTGATACTCTTTGTAGGGAATTGACATCCTAACCATAGAAGGTGTTTCAGCATTCATTGCGTGAGATACTATCATGTCAATCGCTGGCGCTCTCTTTTTTCCAGTATATACTATCTTCTTCCCAAACTTTTTACCAACATCACCTATTCTTTGATTAGTAATAGCATCACTAGTAAGAGCTTTTTCACCTTTCAAACCTTCTTCTAGTATTTTCTTCTTATTTTTCTTAGTAGTTCCATGATATAATCTAACCCTACCAGATACTTCTCCAGATTGATGTACATTATCTAGTATATTCAATCCTTCTTTAGTAACTACCGCTCCTCCGGCTATTGATGCGGCCCTCTTAAGTTTGTCATCAGATTCTTTTTTTTCTGACTAAATAATTTACGTTTTATAATCATAAGTCTAAAATGTTTACATTTATTATTCCTCCCTCACCCATCATTTCTTTTCTCTCAGCTTCAGATTCATAGTAGGCTTGGCGCTGTGCTGCTGATATACCCTTAAGCCTCTGTCCCTTCTTACCACCAAAATTAAGTAATGGGAAGTCTGGATCAGTTCCTTCAGTAGTATCAAGAAAATTCTCATAACATTCCCTAAGAGCTTTAAGAGAACTCAATGTATAATTCTCTATTCCATCTGCCTTAAGAAATTTATTTAAATAAAATTTTAGATCCATCAATTGGGGAATTGTTACAGATGTCTCGAAAGAAGTCGACAGTAAGAGATTCTACACTTACTGCCACACTCCTCCTTTCCTTCGGTTTTTTACCTTTATTACATTCTGAACAAAACAATTGAACTGGCTCAAGACGATCATAATATAAGTCACGTAAAGCTAAGAGAAGTGTAACATCAGAGTGAGTAGCCCCAAGGACATCTTTTTCAATCTGTGTTCCCTGATAATCAAAATCTTTAATCAGTGCTATAGTTTTAATCATCTTAAGATCAGTTACAGTTCGATATCTAAGGTAAGTTTGAAAAACCTTCATAAATTCTCTAACTGTCGGAACTATAGTCTCGTATCTATGTCCACCGAGTTCAATAAAAGCACCATTCATAATCTTTTGATCGATCTGTTTAAAGTGTATATCTTTCTCGAAGGATATAGTTTTTTTCATTTTCTTTCCACATTCTGGACATGTTACCTCAATTTCATAAGATAATTCTCCAGAAACCGTACAAAGCTTTTTATAAAATATCAAGAAATCTACATCCATTAAATAACAATCTAGGATAGTTTCATCTTCCTGGATAAGTAAGTTGATATCATATAAGTATTTTTCTAGTGGATCATCAGAAGGAAGATTCTCAAGATATCTCGTTATCTCTAAGAATGTCATAGGACTAACCTTAACACTTGGGAATTTATATCCATATCCTCCTGATGGTAATTGTGATGTTAAAATATTCATAATCGTTAAACTCTCATTTTTTTATTAATTAATCTTCTTTTTCTCTACGCTCTAATTCTTTACGAGCCTTTCTTGCTTCTGATTTATGATGAAGATGTGCAGCTGCAGCAATTCCGGCACCTGTAGCAGCACCGATTCCAGCTCCTATTAAACCTCTTTTTAAAGATAATTTCTTAGCTAATCCAATTGAAGCTCCTGTCACACCTAAACCTATCATCGCTTTAGCAGCAGTCTTCTTTATATTCTTTTTCTCTCTATCAGTCAAACCTTCATTATATCTAGCTCTTTCTTTAAGCCATTTATCTGACTTTCGAGAGAATTTAGAATCATCAAATTCTTCTGACATCCCAAGATATGTTTCTTCATCTAAATCATTATCAGCCTTAGAAAATTTATTCTCTCTAAGTTTTTCTGCACGTTTCTTCATTGAATGGTTTGAAGCTAATCCCGCCGCTGTTCCTAATAAAGCTGCTCCTACCAAGATCTTCTTATTTCTCTTTGAAGCTTTCTTTGAAATTCTATCCTTTAATCTATTAGAAGCTTTTTTAAGAGTTTCGATTTTAGCATTATATTCTTCTCCAGCTCCTGTTTTATAGACATTTTCGACATAATCAACCTTTCTATCAATATCAAGTTCATTAGCAAGATCTTTTATAGGATTTCCAGTTTTCTTCAATCTCTTCTTAGCCAATTCTCGAACTTTATCTCCAGTATTTCTTATCTTATCTAGTTTATTACCATAATTTTCGCTAATTTTATCTACATGTTTATTAGTTTGTTTAGTTACTTTATACATAGCTTCATTTCTGACAATATCAGAACCTAAAAGACCTACCCCAGCTACAGTACCACCAGCTAAAATTCCATGCGCAGTAGATACTCCTTTACGAGTTTTATCAATCTGATCTGCAGCTCTCTGTTTTCTCTCTTCGGCTGTTAATTTCTTAGAGAATAATTTTCTTTTTATTATCATACTATTTATATACTATTTAAGGGGAATATTAAACTTCATACCCCCCCTTTAGAGAATATGATTTTTTTCTTTTCCGATCATAAATAAAGAACGGAATATAATAAACTAAAAGCCTTATATATGTAATGATAAATATATAAGAATATGAAAAAAGATATTATTAAAATTGTAAAACCTAATAAACAGATATCTAAAATGTTCACTACAGCTAAAGTTTTTGAACAAGGGATTTCGTTTATTACATTAATTCAAGTATCTAAAGAAGAATACGATGTTCCTAAAGATATGAAAATATTAAATATTAAGAAAGAAGATTTAGAAACTTTTAAACTATTATATAATATAAATCTAGAAGATCCAGAGAAATATTATATTATTGGATCTTTCAATAATAAATTTAAGACAAAAGAATTAGCTGAAAAATATATTAATAGTTTAATTTCTAAAATTCAAGAAAAAGAGGCCTAACGTCTCTTTTTATTTTTCTTCTTTATTCTATTCGGTTTTACTACTCCCTTTAATATTCTTCCCTTACTTGCTTTATAACCATGCATATATGTTCCAAAATCTGCTCCTAATTCTTTTCTGGCTGCAATCATTTCATTTGGAGTTGCATTAGCTGATTTTAAAAGACTCATTGCATTTTTAGTAGCATTCTTTTCTTCTTTTAATAAAATCTTTCCTGTTGCAGAAGTTAGTAAATAATTTCCTAATCCCTTTTTATTTCTACTATCTTGATAAATCGATTTTGTTACATCATTTACTTTAGATACAATCCCTGTTTTTGTCTTACTTCGATTCATAATATGTCCAATATCATGAGCAAGTACTGCCTGACTTCCTTTTTGATTTATTACAGCTTTTCCTTTAGATAATGCTTTTCCAAGTTCTCTATCCTCTGGAAAATTAGATTTAGTATACTTAATTATATCTTTCTTTTTTATATATTCTTTAGGAACTGCCCAAGGTTCACTTCTATCATAAGAAGAGCGTTTTATTTTTTCTCCACCTTTCAATATCTGTTTATATTCTTTTTTACCTTTTATTACAACTATTCCTCTTTTCTTTGCTTCTTGACCTAAAGCTTCCATTACTTCTGATCGTTTGGGAAATTCAGTATTATTAGTATATTCATCAAGAGCCTTATGAGCCTTTTCATTTGCTTTAATTGATTTATCAATATCATCAGAAATCTTAAATCGAAGTTTTCTTATTCCTTTTCTTAACCCGTGGTCTTTAACAGACCTCATTCCATATTTCGCATACTTTTTCCAAGGAATCCCAAACTCTCTTTGTTCAGGACTATCAAAAATTAGTTTACGTTTTATTATCATATCTTGTACTAATTTTATTCAAAATAAAATTCCCACTCACCTTTACTGGCGAATGAGAATTATTATGTCTCAGGTAAGATCGAACACTTACCTCATAAAATATTGTTTTATTGTTTTTTCAGGTTATTATATATTCCTTGATACTCTGGCTTAACTCCTATTATCTCTAATGCATCTATTCTTTTTTTTGTACCATCTAAAAGAACTTCACTAACTTTTGCTCTTTTTATATTAAAGAATTCTTCCAAATCAGTAGCCTTTGGAATAGCAGAATATCCAATAGAATTATATAGACTTTTAAGAATTTCTTTTATCCTTGCTTGACCTATTCTATCTCCAATAGAAAACTTGGAGAGAACTGTATTAACTAAGAGTTCCCTACTGAAGGTTACTATACCTAGTTCCTTCTTAATGTTAGTTTTATTATAATAAAGTTTCCTTAATCTATCAGGACCCAATGCTATATAGTGAGATGCTATCTCATCTCCTCCTAACTGATCTAATATTATTCTAACCCCCTGCTCAGATAAGTTATATTCACATAGTAATTTTATTTTATCATAGTATGTTTTTAATTCTTGATACATACTTAAAAATTCAGAAACCTCTCGATTTATTAGATCATTTGTATCTAGTGTATTATGTACTGAACTAAATACTGTAAATCTATCCTTATAGTCATATTGTTGTATCCTGAAGGCTCTAATTTCATTTACCAGAACTAGGTTATTAATAACAGGAATTAGAGTAGACCTGGAGTGTTCATTTACTGCTACATAGTCATCTTTATAATTAAATGACTTTGCCATTTTTTGATATCTCTCAGCCAACGTTAATTTTGCCTCATCAGGAGTTGAACTATATGACAGTAGTAAATCATTAGTAGCTTTTTTCTTTCTCTCAATCTCTCTATCAAATTCCTCTTGACTAACCTTCCTATAGTCACATGTAGGTCTATAATAAAATATTGCATTATTTTTCCAAGGATTATCAAACAATCTCTGACGTCCTAATATCTGAGGCAAGTCTTCTGAGATATCTACGGCTAGACTATCTATATTACTATCACTAAAGATAAAAGATCTAGCACATAAACTATAGAAATCCGCGCCTAGGTAAACCGTTCTTGTACAAAATGTAAACATTTTAGATTTTACTCCTTTCAATGGAACTTCCCCTATTACAAACTTCTTTCCTAATTTCTTTTGTATTCTTTTTAGATTGTCTGGAGTATTAGAACAGAGGATATTTACTTCTTCAGGTTGTAAATCACATTTCTTGATGATAGATATAATATGATTCACACTGTTTACATAAAGCACTGCTTCATCTGATATTATTTCCCTAGGATATCCATTAACCATTTTGATAAATTTTTCAAAGTTACCCTCTTTATATGTTTTTATGATCTCTTCTGCTTTAGATCCAGTAGATTTCATAGATAAAACCTTAAGATTTGGTTTAATAATTCGTGTTGAATCCTCCTTACCCCAATCCATATTAATATAAGGTAAACCATCAAACTCATCTAACATATTAAGATATTCCTCTAACATAGGAGTAGCTGATACAAATAATGCACTATGAGATTGCTTAAGAATATCTAAGAATTCTAATTCAGTATCTGATTTAAATTTAGAATCATGTAGGATAGTTTGAAATTCATCTATTACTGTATAGAAACTCTGAAATATTCCAAGACTTTCTAGAATATCTTTTACTATTCTATATGAATCATATGTAACTAAGATCTTAGCGGGCTTATCCCCTAAGTACTTCCTCTCATTTAGATAATCTTTAATTTCATTCATTAATTTATTATAAACTGTATCCTTTCCATGAACTACTTCTTTAAGAGTATCCATAAATACTTGAGATCTAATTTTATCTATCTTGGAGAGATCTTTATCAACCTCTATTTCCTTCTCAAGTTCATTTACAACCAAATAAACATCTCTACCATGTTGATCCTTCTTATTCTTTAAGAGCATTTTTCTAGGACTACACAGAATAACATTTTCTGGTCCATTAATACAGTATTCTGTAAAACCACATCCAGGTAGTTGCTTATTTATTATACACTTTACAGGTAGTTTATAAAATCTAAATAAACTATCCATTTCTGAAATATATCTAATACCTCTTGGTACTACGATATTAGGTAATTTTAGTATTGACATATACGTATAATTTTTTATTAAATTTATTATAATCTAATAGAGAATCCAGTTAAAAGAATTTCTATGTCTCTTTAAATTGAAGACATAGGAGGATTCCCTTTTCAATCATAAGGGATTGAAAGGATATTATACGCATTTTGTCGATTTAATTTATTATTTTTGACTCTCCACTATAAAAGATATTATCTAAAGAATTTGCGACACTTGCTCATATAGATAAAGAACATAAGATTATGTCGGAGACATGGAATATTTATGTTTAGGATTTCTATGAGCTTTTAATCTAGAAACACCACCCCTGGCCCCCAGAGGCCAAAGGGGTGTCAACTTAATTAAAATGATATTATATTAAAATTTCCTATATATCTTATTCAATGTTTCTTTTCTAAGACACCTCTAGCGGTAGCGGTTAGAGGTGTAGGATAAGGGAAACTCCTTTGTCCTCATAAATAAGGGACAAACCTATATAAAACCTCCCTTTTATCAATTTGAAAGACTAGTATATGTAATATAAACTTTAAATACGTAGAATCATGAAAAGAATAGTCAAAGAAGCGGTAATTGAGAAAAAACTTACTGATGAAGAGAAAGATATAATAAGATCTCATTTAGAATGTAATTATAAAATAGTAATGTTATATCCTATTAACGAAAATACAGAAGTACCTAAAAATGCATTACCCTCTGAGATATGGAATATTCCAGAGGGTTATTATGCTATTGAGATTGAATGATAGTTTTATATACCTTCAATTCTTCCATATGAAATAAGAATAAAATTATGAAAAGAGATAAATTAATAAAAGAAATTATTGAGAAGGATTCATTTATTTTTGAAGATCCTTGTCCTTTATCCCATCAAGAATTAGAAGAGATAGACTCTACTATAGAGAGTACATCTTCTATGTTAGATAATATGAAAATTGACTCAACAGAGGATGATCCTATGCTAAGATTTGAAAAAATAGTAGAAAATCTTAATAAATCTAATAAAAGTATGAGAGTAAAAAGAAATGAGTTAATCTTTTTAAAGGATTATCATAATACATCAAAAACTCCTTGTTCAGATTGGCTTGATCATAAAAGAGTAGACCTGTATCCTATTAATGAAAATACAGAAATACCTACAGATGCATTAGATCCAGGGGTATGGAATATTCCTGAAGGTTATTATGCTATTGATAGAGATTTGGATTAATTTCCAAATCTCTTTATTTATTTTTATATTTTCCGAGTAATCTTACAGTATCATCAGTCATCATTTTATTAGCTGCATTGGATTCATAAGTTCTAAAGGAATAATCTAGACTTTTATTTCCTGCTTTTTGCATTTTTCTGGGAAGATTATATTTTTTCGCTAATGCTCTGTCTGAAGCGTCTTTTTCATTACTCAGGATTAATCTTTTGTCAATTAATTTTCGTTTCCAAGATTTTAACTTAGGAAATTTTGAGTTATTACTATCACTTTCAAAATATGTATCGCCATCTCTTTTATCTGCTTTATTAAAACTACCTCTAATAGAATCAGAGTTTGCTATTCTATTTTTAATGCTATCTTTTTCTCCTTTTATATGACCTAGTTCATGAGCAGCAAATGGGGTGTCTTTTCCTATTGCATCAGCGTTGAGATTTATAATTGCATCTTTGGTCGAACTTGATTTGGCCAATTCTCTACTAGCTTTATCCAAACTTTTATCATTAGACATTTCCTCGAGTAGATTTTTCTTTTCTTTATTGAGAATATAGGATTTGTCTCCTTTAGGTTGATATATCAGTTTAGAAAATTTGTTATTAGGTATTATATCAGCGTTTACTTTATTAGCTTCTTTTTTCAGATTATCGGCTATTAATTCATTCTCTTTTGTTTCTTTTCGAAGATTAGTCAATTTTCTTTCTGTTTTCTTTGTTTTTGCAAGAAACTCTCGTTTATTTTGAATTAATTTGTTCACCACATCTCTTTTTTGTTTCCTGATATAATTTTTCGTTCCTTTCCTTAAACCCAATTGAGATATTTCTGAAAGTATACTAAATTCTTTCTGTTCCTCTGGGTATTTTCTTAATATGATCATATTAGAGATTTAATAAATTTTTTAGCGTTTTCATCCAATTCTTTTATAATATAGTAATCCTCTATATTATCACATTCAGAGTTTGTACTTTTTATTTTATATTCAGTACTGTTCTCTATTTTTATCGTTTTTGGGATATCAATAGTTTTTCTTATTAATACTACATACACTACCTTACTTGGTTTAGGTAATTCTTTTATGATTGGGTTAAAAGTATCTTTTTCATTAGAATTACCTGGACTAAAATATCCACTAGCTCGTATTACATTCGAACTCTTATACCCATTGTTTAATCGTTTTCTGAGGTCTTCTAGGTATTCCTTTCGGCCTTTAAGATCATATTTTCTTCCTCTATTTCGTTCATAGAGTGGATCATAATAAACTTCTGTTCCAGTTCTTCCAATTAATCCAAGTTTTTCTTCAAGATTTTTTATTTCTGGCTCTAGTTTTTTCAATTCTTCCTTTTCTCTTCTTCGTCTAGGGAGTGGGAGTAATATATCTAGTAGGTTCATAATAAATAATTGTTTTAGTAGAAGAGTAACCGATCAAAGTTACTCTCCTTTATTGTTTATGGTTGTATTATTTTTGGCTGAACTATTATATTTGGAGATTCACCACCAATTAAAATTCTTCTTAGAACTTCAGATATTTTCTCATATGTATTGTAAGTATATGGAATTTCTATGAGAATTATATTATTTTCTTTACAGTATTCTCTAACATTTTCATCCCTTTTTAATTGTTTTTGGAAATCTTCTTTTGTTTTATGAAAGAAATTTATAAATTTGTAATGTTGCTGACCATTAACTTCTATCCAATATTCTAAGTTATTTATATTTAATTTAAAATCTATCATTATTTTGTTAGAATTCCTTCCCGCTATCCTATTTAAAATACTGTATTCTGAATTATATGATAACATTTTATCATTTTTTACTAAATATTCAAGATAACTCTCAACCATAAATTCATATCCAGATTTCTCTTTCATTGCACAGAAAGGACATCCATGAATATTTCTAATATGATGATGTGGAGATTGTTTAAACCATTTTTTACAACTATTACAATAAATCCATACATCTAATTTATTATTTATGTAATTAACTTTAGAGTAATCAAATTTATCTCCAAACTTATCTTTACATTTCCTTAACCAAACTTCTTTCTGTTTAATAGACCTTCTTTCTCTGGAATCTATTACTGCACATTTAGGACAAGATATTTTCTTTCTATCTCTTAAATGTTCTGCTGGTGATTGATAAAATATATTCCCACATTTCTTACATATTAGTTTTACAGGAGTTAATTTATCAATATAGTTTACTTCAGAATAATCTAAAGCATCTTCACCATATTTATCTTTACTTTTTTGAATAAAACTTTCAGTATCTTTTGCTCTAAGTTTCATATTGATTGCAATTTTTTAAGGAAATATCTAATATATTTCTTATGAAGAAGGGCAGATTGATCAGATCCACCCTTCCTTGCAATCATAAGAAATAATAAATTAGATACTTCTAGTTTATTAAGTTATTTTTTTTTAAATATTATCAAAAGTTCTTTCATACGTTAATCAATGAATTTCACCTCATGACAGACTATATCACCTAAGGAATTTCCTCAGTCTACATACATAGTCGTTGAACCTAGATTTATGTTAATATCTAGGATGCTGATTATTTGTATACAAAGATACAAATTTTCCAGCAATTCTTGTAGAAAACACCATGAAATTTTCCAAAATGTTCAAATTGCTTTAAAGTCATTAATTATTTTTATCAATGAATAGACTATATCATCTAAATTATATTTCAAACTTAGTTCTATATTTAGTCGTTGAGAAATTAGATCTTTTCTAATTTTTGCTGATTATCTATTTGATATTCCAGCATTTTAATAGAATTTTTCATAAAGTTTATATTACTTTATGCTTCTTCATTTGAAAAAGCTGACTTGGATATCTGCTCGCATTTGTTAATATACATTAATATATTATAGACTATATCATCTTAAGAATTAATACTTCTTAAGTTATACATTTAGTCGTTGAGAAACTATTTTTAATAGTTTTTGCTGATTTATACTTGGTATAACCAAGATTTTTCCAGCATTTTAGTATAATTTTCTTAAATTTTATTATTTAAGCGACTAAGCTATTAATCGGTTCCGTCCTCAGTCTGCCCATTTTCATCAATCGGTGCATCCTGAAGAATACAGTTATAGAAATTAAGAGTACGAACTTTGATACGGCTTGAGTTAGTTAAGATTAATCTAAGGTCGCATACTAAGTCATCCTTTCTGAAAGAATATTTAGTATCACGATCTGCAATTTTCTGGCGATAGTCCTTATGGTTTTTGTTTTAAATCATACTAGACTATATCATAAGAGGAACTATGGCTTATCCTCTTTCTTTGTACTTAGTCGTTGAAAAATAGAATCATATCTATTTCTGCTGATTATTTTTCCGCTCTTAGTTTTTATTATTCTTGAGCGATTAAAATTTCCAGCAGTTCACAAAGATTCATTAAGGGACTTTTAATTTCTTAATGGACAACTTTTAAATTATCAAACCAGTAAGTAATTGCTTGATCTTCCTTATCTACAAAAGCCAATGATAGGGTTCCAGCTGTGTTTTGACCTGTCTTCTGAATGATAGTATAATTACCACGCATTCTCTTTTCAAAACCTGATACACTATAATCAATACCTACCTGAACGGCATTTAATCTAGCATTGAAAATATCAGTACCAGGGAAATAAACTCAAACATTTGTTCTATGTTTAGACTATATCATAAAAGAAATCTATGGCTATTTCTCTTCTTTGCTAATAGTCGTTGAGAAATAGATTTTATTATCTATTTTTGCTGATTTATCTATAAGAATTTATTCTGTTGATCTTCCAGCAATTTACAAAGTTTTACTAAGACAATTATTTATCTTAGGTACATTAATGAATTGAAGTTCCCACATGTCACCACGAAGGAATTCTTTATTATTATCTTTATATGTACTTTGATAGTCAATAAACTTCATGTATCCGTCGCTTCCACGGACTAAACTTGCTACGCTTGCCATAGTTTTTATTATTTTTTATCGTAATTTAAAGTTATATCGATCGTCATATTATTATCTACTAAGTCACTCATTCTAGATTCCACTTCAAGTCCTAGTCTATTATTTGGTAAGTCTAGGTAAAATCCAGTAATAACTAATGAATCTATATATGAGTACCCAGTTGATATTCTATTTAAGATCTGTTCTATTCTAGCTCTTATATCTCCGGCTGATTTAGTACTAAGAATTTTCCATTTATTCTTTTCCAATTCTCTCGCTACTTTTCCTATACAGAATCTCATCCACCCTGAAGTATTGAAGTCTTGTCCATTTTGATATTTTTTATAGTAATATATCTGGTTATTGAATACTAGATAATTACTTTTGTATTCCTCAAGTTTATCTTCTGGTGATTCAAAGGTGTAAGGATCTGTTGTAGGTGTTTGATATAAGATTTGATCGCTAGTTATTGAGTAAATATCTTGTAAGAGCCCTCTAATATGTAAGTAATATCCAGGTCTATCTTGCCCAAAAATTGTCTGCCCTCGATAAAAATATAAGAGTCGATTATCAGCATCAGAGGTATAATTAAAGACGTAGTTATTTCCGGCCGTATTAGTTTCCTCAGGGTCAGTTGTTTCTATTAAGTTTCCATTCTCTACTTTATAGAATTTTACTCCTCCAGTAGGTTGTGATACTATATAAATTGTTCCTGAGGTTATATCTTCGGCCGATGGAAGTTCTTGAGTTTCTACGTAGGTCCATCCATTATCAGAATTTTGGAATAATACTTGAAAACCTAAACTCTTCGCATATCCTAAAAATCTCTCATATTCTGGATAATAACTAGTCTCCGAGCCTGTCTTCATTCCGGCCGAGTATTTATAGATATCAGGGACTAAGAAATAATCAATAATTCCAGCGTTGTCAGATCCAAAAATAGCCTCTGCCGCTTTCCAATATTCCCCATTTATATCTTCGGCCGTTTCTTTCCAGGCTCGTTTAAGATACCATGTTCCAGAGGGTAATTCAGATTCTTTAGAACCTTTTTTATACTCTACCTCTTCATCTGTCTCTCGATTTACGTAAGATGTTGAAAGAATACATCTAACTAACTTAGACTCTGAAGTAATTATAGTATCAAGCCTTTCCTGTCCAATAGTAAATAAACCACCTTCATAAATTTCTTGATATTTATACCTCTCGATTGTTACTCTATATTTATCATCTCCCTTCAGTTTCTCAATATTTACACTAATATCACTATCTAAATATTCGGAATCTCCACCTTCAGTACCAGTTGTTTTCGATATAAATCTCATTCTAGTACTTCCACTCGAGATTTTTGATAGTATATTGTGTGTAGTGTTAAAATCTGGTTCGAATAATAGACCAGTAATATTAGTAAAATAGGTAACTTGAATAGAATATGATGTGTATATTTTGTAACCCTCCGAGATATTTCCTTCGATAGTATAACCTAATTGACTTGGAATTATAACTTCTACTAACCTCTTGAAAATTTCCTTATTACTTTCTTTTGCTTTAATTTCAACCTCAATTGCTTCATCATAATATTGACTTGGAATATTAGGGATACTGTTAATTTCCTCTTTAAACCAAATCATTATATTTTCATAAGAGTCATTTTTAAGTTTTTTCAGGATTATATATTTAGAAGTTAATCCCTCGTCTACCGGGTAAAAATCTATCTCAGGGTTATATACTAAGGAATAAGCTAAAGTTTCATACCCTTTTGATACTCTTAGCAGATCAGGAAGATGAGATAATAATACTTCTTTATCAATTTTTTCAGTATAATCAACATCTCCTTCCTCTATATATTTCGGATAACAATATTCAGGTCCAATAAAACCTGGATAATTTATGTTTAATACATCCCTATTTTCTAGAGAACTCGTATTATTAGTGTCAAGATTTTGTGGTAATTCTAGGATTTTCATATATTCTCCTAGATAATATATATAAAGAGTATACCACAAATTTCCCTCTTTATATTCGCCTTCTCCTGTTACTACCTTATACAAAACTTTATCTTCTCCGATTTCTGGAAGTTCTGTTAAGTTATAGTATAATTTTTGATCTATAGAATACTCTTTTAGGTCAACATAGTCAGGAGCATTAGTATTTTGTTCAACCTTAATTGGTCTATATAAGAATAAAGTAACTCCAGATTCTAAAAGTTCATCATAATAATCTTTCCCTGGAAAATCTGATCCAAACCAAATATCAAGTTCATCAGGAGTTCTCACAAGTATTGGTTTCTCATATGACATCTTAGAATCTACAACTTCAGAAAATACTGTAAAATCATCTTGTTCAGTGGAGTACTTTATATTAGTTGTTCCTAATCTTAAATACATAGCTTTATATTATTTAATTAGTTTCATTACTGAATTTACTCCACTTTCTACTATAGAACCGTAATCTGTTTTTGAAGAATTATCGGGAGCTTTATGTTGTATTACCTTAACTTCTGGAATTTTTCCTTCATTTGGATTCTCTCCTACGATACTAAATGATACCGTAAGATCTCCTGCACCGTCTCCAATATCCCCTGTATACTCTTCAGAGAAATCTTTCATTACTAAAAGCAAATCAAATTTTTGAATTGTACTATATTGTGGTGTCATAACATATATTCTACATCTGAAGCATATATTTTTATACATAGCAATACACACATTATTAGTATCTATTGCTGTAAGTGAATATTCATCCGGGGGCAGTATATAATAATCAGATGTATGTCCTTCGCTATTATAAATTGCAGCTTTAGCACATTCTTCAAAGTATCGTCTCCAAGATTTATATTGATCGTCGGCGATAGTTATTCGAAGTTCATTAGTAAATTCCATTGAAACAGGATAACTAATTTCACCATCATACAAGCTCAGTGTTTTTGATGTCATTTTAGATTTTTGAAGATCAAAACTAGTAAATGGAATCCATTTATTATAAGCTGTATTTACTCCATGCATTACGATATTTCTTATATTTATTTCGTGGATTCCAGGAAGATAATTAAGATCTCCATTTTCAGGCCCTGCATAAGGTTCAAGAGCAATTTCCCAGAAAGCATTAGTATCTAATGTTTGAATATTATAATTTGAATACCCTGTTGAGGTAAATTTATCTGGAGTTGTAATAAATGGGCTAGATTTTAATACATTATATAAACCTTCTACAGTATTAGTATCGTCAGTATCGCTAGATATCCCACATAATTCCTCTAGAGTAATTAATATACCTTTACCTGAAATATAATTATTTTTAAAACTGTATGTTCTTTCTCCTCCAGAAGATCCTAAAGCCATATCTTTTAAAGCACTACCTGCTTTTTTCCAAAAGGATGATGATGAATTTTTCTTTGCTCCTTCATTAGTTATTTTACTTAAGAGTTCGATTTCATCATAAGAAAATACAGATTGACTTTTTATAGGATTAGAAGCATTACTACTAGTTGATCGTGTATTCGCTTCTTCAAATCCATTATATTTAAATTTATTTTCATCTGGTCTATTCAAAGGATTAGATATATCTACTGATTTGCTTCCAACGATACTATTAACAGCATCTCCGAGCTTGTCTCCTAGGTTGTCAAGTGCACCAGAAACTCCTCCAGATACTAAATCACCCAATAAACCGCCATCATTTCCAGGGAGTCTATATCGATTTGATTTAGTTACTTTTTCAAGCTCGTCTCTAGCTACTACCAAACCAGCTAGTGTTTCATTAACAAGAAGTTGTCTTGCCTCTCCATGTACTCCAGTCCAGCCCACGGCTTTTTCAGCAGTCCATCTAAGATAATTACTTAAATTAAGAGATTCTAATCCAAATTTAGGTAATTTCATAGGAGGACCTTCTACTTGTTCAGAAGATAGTTCAGGATTTTCTGAATATTTATAAATTTCTTGTCCATCAGGAGCTTGTGCATCTGGAATTTCTTTTTGTTGGTTATAGAAATAAGTAGGATTTTCTATGATTTTTTCTACTTCTTCTGGAGAAAGATAATTATATGATCCTTCTGTTTCTACTCTAGGAGCTGAATTTCCTTTAGCTACTTCAGGTAACTTATCTTTATAATTATATTGTTGTTCTGGATTTTCTATGATTTTTTCTACTTCTTCTGGAGAAAGATAATTTTCATTATCTGTTTCTGGAACTTCTAGAATAGAATCGTAAAAATTTCCAAGATCTCCACCAAGACTATCTAACTCTTCTGGGCCAAGAGGAGTATAATCTCCAGATTGTCTAGGAGCATCAGCTATTTCTGGAACTTCAAGGAGAGAATCATAGAAATTATTGATATTTCCACCAAGACTATCTAATTCTTCCGGACCTAATGGAGTATAACCTTCATATCCATCTCCAGAAGTTTCAGGGAGTTCGAGTTTTTCATCTTCTAACTCAAAATCTCTAGTATCTTCAAGTTTATCTATAAAATCTTCAAGACTTTCAGGTTCAGCTTCCTCTGTACCTTTTAAATCTATCCTTTCATCTTCTAAAGAACTTGATTCATATTCTTTAGTACCCTCTAAGTTTATTCTCTCGTCTTCTAAAGATTTAGGTTCGAATTCTTTAGTTCCGGTTAAATCTATTCTAGTGTCCTCTAACTCAGAAGCCTCATAATCCTTCGTATTTTCTAGATCATCAAGATAATCCTCAAGTTCAGACATCTCAGCTTCTTTAGTTCCAGTTAAGTCTATTCTAGTATCTTCAAGAGAATTATTATCTTCTACACTTAAGTTTTCTCTATAATCCTCTAAAGTAGATATCTCAGACTCTTCAGTATTTTCTAGATCAATTCTTTCATTCTCTAGAGCTTTAGGTTCAGACTCCTTTGTATCTTCTAGGTCTATCCTTTTATCTTCGAGACTTTTAGGTTCGGATTCTTCTGTTCCGGTTAAGTTGATTCTGGCATCTTCTAACTCAGAAGCTTCGTATTCTACAGTACCTTTCAGATCTACCCTAGTATCTTCAAGAGAATTATTATCTTCTACACTTAAGTTTTCTCTATAATCCTCTAAAGTAGATATCTCAGATTCTTCAGTACCTTCCAAATCTATTTTAGTGTTTCCAAGTTCTTCTAATACCTTTACAGTACCTCCAAGAGTTATTTTATCTTCAGGTAAACTCTTTAATTCTTCCCCACTTCTAAGAGACTCTTTATGATTCTCTAATTCATCTAACTCCTCCGGCGTTTTCCTAAGATTTTCCCTATAAGTTTCTAACTCTTTATCTTCTACGGTTCTCTCTAAAGATACTTTGGTTTTAGAAAGTTCAGCATCATCTACTGGATTTCTGAGTTTAACTTTAGTATCTTCAAGTTCTTTTAGATTATCTTTTCCACTATTTAATTTTTCTCTGTGATCTTCTAACTTATCTAATTCCTCCGGCGTTTCTTTAAGATCTTCTCTATAACTAGATAATTCAGAAGTTTCAATTGTTTTTTCTAAAGATATTCGAGTAGTTTCTAATTCATTTTTAGAATCTACTTCGAGCTGTTCTTTGTATGATAAATCTTTAAATCCTTCAAGGTCTATTCTTGTTAGATCTAATTCTAGGTTGTGATTATCAATAAGAGATTCTCTTTCTTTTCCTAACTCTAGATCTTTTTCTGGAACCTTAAGATTTTCTTTTGTATTTATATAAAGATTTCTTACATCTCTAACTCCTTCTAGATTTAACTTTTCTGTACCTAGAGATTTTAATTCTTTTGGTTCCTCAGTTAATTCTTCTCGGCGGTCTTCTAGGGTTGGTTCAAGGATATTTTTTTTATTTACTATATCCTCACGATGTTTCTCTAGTTCTGTTTTCCTAGGATCATACAGATTTTCACGTGTCTTTTCTGTATACAACCCATGATTTTCCGCCGAGTCAGAGTTTCTATTATCAGAAAGTGGTTCTCGTGATGATTCTTTATATAGACTTTTAATACCACGAACCCCATCTAATCCCTCTATATAATCTTCGAGAGAATTAATTTCTGGAATCCTCCCTGTTGTTCTTCCAGGGAGTTCTAGATTATCTTTCTCTAGGGAAGTATGATTTTCTTGAGTTGTTCTAATACTTTTAAGATATTTACTAAGAGCTTTTACTTCCTCAGGTCTAGTAAGTTGATCACATCCAGGAATTTTATTTTGCTTCAGAATCTCATTTTCTATATTTCTTTCTCTCATAATTACATATCTAAAGTTTCAATAATACTATTCAATGTATAAACATAGAATACTTCAGCTACTTCAGAGTAACCCATTTTAAGAGATATTTTAAATCTGAATGTATATTTTCCACGAGTATATTGTAATTCATCCCCTACTTCAAGAGATCCATCATCTGTATATACTTCTAGATTATCTCTGTTTCGATTCCATACATCTCTTAGTTCATTCTGATTTAATATCAATATTGTAGTAAATTGATCATAATCGTTCTCTAATGTACTACTTGATGAATATGTACCTCCAAAAACATTTTTCCATTTTGAATTACTCTTTGGTCTGAGTACTACAAATTCAGTCCCAAGAAGTTTTAATTGTAATTTTATATTTTTCATTCCAATAGAATAAAGCCTATTTGCCTTATCTAAGTTTTTTGAAATCATATCCGCCATAATAGTATATATTTAGTTTAAAGATTAATCACAGTCAATAATAGTACAAAATTCTTCTGTATCAATTATCTCACGTATTAATTTATATATCTGTTCAAAAGTAAGAGATCCTGATAGTTTCATTACATATATATCTCTCTCTAGGATCGTAATTGTTCTAATATGAGCTGCCATAGATCTAATGAAATCATCAATTTCGTACTGACTATATTCAAGATCTTTTGGAATATATATTTTAATTGAAGATGGATCAGGATATATACTAATTACATCTTTGGGAATTTTACTAGAAACTTCATAATCCCCGATACGATCTTTATCCAATTTCTCTGTTAATTTCGTTATCATCTTTCTAGCTTGTAAATCTGAAAAATATCGAATTCTAGGTACTATCATTTTTCAAATATATTAGGTTTTACATCAGTTGACATGAATTTTTTTAAGATAAAATCAAATTCATTTCTTGTTTTAATTGTGTAGTTATATACAACTACTTTTCCAGTATCTACCCTATTTACTATCGTTTTTAAGTGATTCCAGAAAATAGAATCAATCTTCTTAAGTTCGTTGGTATCCTCTTTATTTACTGTTATTACGAATATTCCAGAGATCATTGACATATTAATACCTATATCTCCACCAAATTCTCCAACAGTATAATCTAGACCTTCAACATAACGAAGTCTTTTAAGGCTATTTTCTAAGTACTTATTTCCAAAGTCTCCTCGATATGTAGGAATTATATCAGGATCATTAGAAAAAGTTACTGCAGCACTATAAATTAAACCGATAAGATCTTCAGATTTACCGGAAAATAGAAATTTTCCCGTTTTCCCAATAAATTTCTTTAAATCATATTTATTTAAAGACTTAACCGAAAAATCCTTCTGTTCAACTTCCTTAATTCTATTTTCAACTAAAGCTTTGTTATCAAGAAGATTTATTTTTACTCCAAGAGTATTACTGAGTTCCATTATAAAGTTGGCTATAACTTGATAATTTGTAAATACAATAGCCACTGAATAAGAATTATTTCTAGAATTGATTGCATAACTACTATATTCCATCCCTGTATACTTCTTACAGTAATAGTCTAAACTATCTGAAGTCTTTTCCAATTCCTTAGAGGTCATTCCAAAAGTATACATGGTAATGGAATTATCTTGTATTGAAAAATTTAATTTATAAGCTGTTACATTTCGATCATTAAAACTAAACTTCTCATCTATTTTTGCTCTTTTATCTAATGAATCTCCTATAGTTACTCCAGAAGCTCTATAAATACCAAACTCACGACGAATTAATTTATCTACTTCTTGAAATTTAATAGATGACATTGGATTGTGTAAATAGTTTAAGAAGAATTTTAATACTACACCTGCTATAGTTCCATATTTACCTCCAGTTATAGCACCACTGGTAATACTAGCATCTTTTAGGAGACTACCTGTAACTCCTCCAATACCAGCACCAGCTAAGGCAGATTTTCCGATTACTTCTATAGCTCCTGGAACCTTATCCATATCCTTAGGACCTGTATAGTGACCCTCCGGAATTGTATATTGTTTTTGTCTAAATTTTGTCATACCATAAGATTTTTAAAATAATTAGTCGAGCTATTTACTATATCTTCTACAACTCTACCTCCTTTACTATCTACATACTTAGATGCAGCCTTAGACATTTTATCACCAACTCCAATCTTTTTCCATATAGTTTTCTCTGGTTTTCCTACTACACTAACTAAAGCAGATGTTCCAGGAATAGGTACTGTTTTCATAGCTACAGAAGTTATAGGTGCTTCTATAGATGGTTGAATTACTTTAGTATTTACAACTCTTCCTGGATTAATGGCTGCTTGATTTGCCGCCATTTTTACTCCTTCTATCTTATTTAAACCTCTTGCTGTAGCTTCTAAGACTTTATTTTGTGTTTTTATGGCGGATCTTTTTGCAGCCATTGGAGTCTTTCTAAGAACTTTTTTATTAAATCCAGCCAATACTCTAGTTCCTGTAAGAGAATACAACTTTCTTTTTATTATCATAATTTTATATATTAAACAAGTAAATCTCCATACCATCCAGATTGGAGTATATAATTATCACACCTAGATCTAAGCTCTTGATATGCAGGGTCGATATTAGATAAAACGTCAATAGAAACACCAGGGAGCAATAAAGAAGCTTTGAGATTTCTGATGTAATTCAATAAATGACATAATGTAAGGTCCATGAAAAATGTACCCCTTGATCCTTCTTCTATATTCAGCCAATAAATAGCTGCTTTAGATGATCCTGGATTAAACGTTTTATCAGGAAGAAAGTCAGGAATTATTGGTCGACTACATATTCCCCTAACATAAAATTGATCATAGCTAGGCATATCCATCATAAAAACATATGGACGTCTATAATCCGTAAAATAAGTATAGTTTCCTGGAGCTGGATAAGATATAGAACCTATTCTGTACATAGGAATAGAATTTGGAACTAATATAATCTGATCTTCCGATATTTTACAATCAAGAAATAATGTAAAATTACTCTTAATCTCACAATATCCTTCAAGTCCCATGTTCTCACAACTACACATCTGAGAACGGTTCATTTTCATCTCCAGAACTAATGGTAGAGTATTTTCAAATTCTCTTAATGACTCCTTAATTATTTCCAGTAGTATTTCATCTGCACTAAGGTAGTCATTTAAATCTAAAATTTCGTCAAGAGAAGTTAAATTGACTAATGCTGCTCGTATAAATAACTTCTTCTTAAGATCTATTAATAATGTTTTATCCATGATATAATACTGGTAATAATTTAGGTTCTACTTTTGTTGTTATATCTTTTCCTTCTTCGAAAAATATCTTTATGATTTCAGGGATTCTATTATTGTCTTTATAGGAAATTCGAAGAAGTTTTATATTATTTTCTTTGCAATATTGTTCTAAACATCTATCTCGGTTGACTTGATTTACGAAATTTTGATACGTAGATTGAAAGAAAGAAGTAAATTCATAATGTTGCTTTCCATCATATTCTATTATCGATATTAAATTATTATTTTTATCTACAATAGCTATATCTAGAAATAATGATTTTTTCTTTTCTGTGTACGAGTCGATCAAAGAAATTGAAAATTGTTGTATTGCTAAATAGTTAGTTCCTTTGATTAATTCAATTACTTGTTTAAAGCAATATTTTTCATGATCAGATATTCCACTTCTAATTTCTTGATCACAACTTGGGCATAAAGGACCTCTTATAGAGCTATTACATGCTAAAGTATTAAAACAAACAGTATCCCAGATAAGATTATGTTTATTACATTTTAAAATTAATTTTGTTTTTGTATTTACATACTTTCCTCCAACAAAACCAAGAAACTCTATATTATTTCCAAAAATTTTATTTCTTTTTTCTAAAAATTCATGAATTATTTTAATTGCTTCTTCATCTGTATGTTTTTTAGACTCTATATGTTTTTCGATTCTACATTTAGGACATATTCCTCCAAGTGATTTATGACTATCATTTCTTGGTTTTCTAATTAAAGCTGTATATTTAATATTAAATTTACCATGAATAGGACATATTACTGTAATAATACTGTTTATATCTTTAAATTGAGTTAATATATTAGAATAGTCATAATCTCTTCCATCGTTTTTATGAAGCTCTAAAACTTTCAATAAAGCATCTTCTGGAGAGTATACTATAGATCTACACCTATTACATTCAGGAGAGTGTTCTATATCTTTAAATCTAATTAGAAAATATCTTACCGTATAATTATCCCAAGTTATATTATGTTCTCTACAGTGTAAGATTATATGAGTATTATCTTTAGAAATATAGTCATTTTCTTCTTTAAAACCTAGAAATTCTATTTTCTTATTAAATTTTTTATTCGTTTGTTCTAATATGTTTGTTATTTCTTCAATTAATATATCTTTTTTTATTCCTCTTTTCATGGTTTAGTATTTTATAAAGGATAGTATGTCAGATTTCTCCAACATACTATCTATTATTGATTTTATTTTAATTTGCCTTTTGTTATTCAAGGGTTGCTCCTCTTGTATCTTCATACTCTGAGACTGCAAGTTGCATACCAACGTCCCCAAATTTTTTAATTTTTATTAAAAGGAGACTATATTATCTAAGAAAATTTCTTAGTGTTTACTCTAGTCGTTGAGAAACTATTTTTTTTAATAGTTTTTGCTGATTTAATTTATTATTTTTTCCAGCAATTAAAAACATTTTCATAGAATTTAATTTTCTATGCTTCAACTGTTTAAAGATATCATGGTAGACAATTACATATTTTAACGCTCTTTGATACAATTTGTTAATAATTTTCTTAATAAGTTTTATTAAAGTTCAGACTATATCATACCTTTTATTGGTGTAAGTATTTAGTCGTTGAGAAGATAGTTTTTACTACCTTTTGCTGATATTTAATTATAAATTTCCAGCAGTTTCTTACTTTTCTTATTAATTTTATAAGCCGCTATTTGTTTAACGGACAAGAACGTTAACTACCATCTTATTTTGTCGTTGGATTTGAACAGGGTTATTTGTCTCATCAATGATAATACGGTAATCATCAATATTATAAGACATTGGGAGAATAGTTGATTTGAACCAGTACTTTTAAATTATTAGTAATTATTAATAAGCAGACTATATCATCTAAATTATATTTCAAACTTAGTTATACATTTAGTCGTTGAGAACATCTATTTCGTTTAGATATTTTGCTGATTTGATTATCTTAACTGATAATAAGATTCTTTCCAGCATTTTAGTATAATTTTCCTATTTATAATATTGTAAATAGGCGACTACATAATTAATCGATAGTTCCAATCGCACTTTCCCATAGTTTTGGTGCAATTCTCCAGCCTATATACTGTTTAAGTAGTACAGGCATAGCCTTTGAGATACGAATAGCTAAACGAGAATTACCTTCATCTGAAACAATATTATCTACACTTTGCTTAGTATAGTTATCATTCATATTCCAAGCGTTAGTTTGATAATTCCAGAGTACAGTATTTACTCGTTTTGATAGCAGAAGTTGACGAGTTTTCTTATTAAACTCTGTCATAGGTCTTTGATACTGAACAATACCATTAGTTTGTCCAAGCACAGGAGCAAATTCTGCATTATTTCTACGGTTTCTAGCTACAGCTTCCCAATAAACAACAGCAGGTGAGCAATAATATTTCCATCCAAATGTACCAGAGTCGATATCCCAAGGTGCAGATAGATAGAGTTTATATGAATCTTGTGCTATCTTAGTTGCATTATTAGCGATAGTCATATAATTTGTGCTCTGAACTGTTGATATTGGATAGAAATAGTTAGAGTTGATAGCCATATTAGCCAAGTAATTCTGGAAACTTAGTGATGTATTTCCAAGGTCACATAATCCTTCAACCACATAGATTTCCTGAATGTTGATTTCGTCAAGTGCTTTCTTAAGATCCGATTCAGATACATCAAGAATATCTGTTTCAGTTGGATCTACGCCTAATTTTGCATAAACTTGATCTCCACCATTTTCTTGATATTCATAGTACTTATATGAACTTCCAGATCCAACTCGGTAAACATCTCCAACTGACATACCTTTTGAGTTGTAAAGATCAGTCATTGAAGAAACTGTTTGTTTATAAGAACCTGCATTTGGGTCATTAGGATCAAGTTCTACCCATACTTTATCATCAGCTCCGTATCCATAGTAGTTCAATCCAAGCTCTCTCATATCGTCAGGGAGTTGAAGTTGAATTATACTTAGGAGTTCATTGAGTTCTGATACTTCCATATCTCCACGGCCGGTTACTTTACCTATATTAAAGAACTGCACTTCGTCAGAAATATTAGGATCAAGAACAGCGACTTCGTAAAAATCTCGCTGTAGGATACTTTCTGACGGTTCTACTGTTCCTTTCTTGGTATAGGTATCTAGAACGGCCGATAGTACCATATAAGGAGAATCAGAGTTTTCATTCAAAGCAGGGTTAGTTAATTCTTTGGTAACTACTGCATCATGATTAAAACGTCTAATTCTAACTCTCAGATCAGTATTAGAGTTATATTGATTAACTGCATAATATTTTTGTTCTTCGAAACCAGACCAAGCAGAAGCATTAATATCTATAAGTTTTTGATTAGGATTATCACTAGTCCAATCAGGTTCACAAATCACGATATACTGCTTTCCTAGTGGACATCTAGAGTCTGAAGTATCTAGCATATCCTGTCCTAGATAAAGTTCATAGAATACAACTGCCTTTGCTTTATCGGGATCAGTTGTTTCATTTTCAGAGATGATATTATTAGGATCTGTGAAGAATTTATAAGATGGAGAGAAGAATTTATTAGTTTCATTCATTTGATTTACTAAGTCGGGGAGAGTTCTTACATAGTAATCATATTGAGGACCATCATCGGTGGTACGATTACCAAGAATACCTACTCCATTCAAATTAATTGACCATCCATCTTGATCATGTTCTGCATCATCACCATCAATATCAAGAACAAACTTAACGACACCTTTATCAGCATCTCTAAATCCCTTCATTAAAGCACCATCTCTAAGGATATATGTACTATAATCAGTTTTAGTCATGGGTTTAGCGTAGTAGATATCGTTAGCTTTAGATGCTCTACAAACCAGCATAACATTAGAGCCAGCCAATCTATAAGCATTCATCCACATTGTTGCAGCTACATTTTTATCTCCTGTATTATTAGCATCATGATAAAGATTATTCAAGGATGCCATATAATCTTCTGTTAAGTCCCCTGAAGCATAAGTTTTTAAGAATTCAGATTGACTAGAGATCAGTGTAGGAACTGCTGGGCCTGCATCAGAAATTAAAGTCACTCCGATAATTAAACTTTCACCTGCAGTAGGATTAAGAGCTGCGGTATGTACTCTCTCTATAACTTTTACATACGGTTCGAGAGTTTCAGTCCATTGTGCCATAATTTAAATATAATAATTAATTGTTTTATTTAACCAACTTCTACGAGATATACTGGATATTTATTTCTTATAAATTTTTCACATATTCCAGCTATTAAACCAACATCAGCGGTTCCATCAGATATAGTAGTTATAGAAATCTCATTATATCTACTTTTACTTTCTTCTGTTACTGCACTTGAGTTTGGTAGATTTCGTATTATGTTTTTTGTTATATCTTTTAGTTTATTATCTGCTATTGTATTTACTAGAAGTCTAAGTTCACCAGAATTTCTTGTTATAGCTACACTTATTGCTGATTTAAGAGAATCCGCCGTTTTAGGATCTCTTGTAAAATCGGAGCCTTCTTTAAAACCTGTTTTCTTAAGATCCTCTACTACTCTATCCATTAATCTATTGTCAACTGTTAACTTTCTGGAAATAGCCTCATCACCTTTTTTTATAGTACCAACTAAGGCTCCAAGAGCTGCTCCGACTAATGTTCCGGCGGCTACTACTCCAAGTCGTTTAGCAAATGGACTTAGAGCATTTAATTTTCGGAAAGTAGGGTTACTTCCTTCATATTTAATATTTTTAGCATCTTTTCCGGATAATGGTAAACTTAGAGTAGCTACGTTTCCACCAATTATAGCTCCTTTAACAGTATCAGATAATATACTAAAGTCTTTTCTTCTAAATGTAATCATATTATTATCATTTTTCTCGGAAAAGATTTTTTTAAATTTATAAGAGGTTGTCTTTTTAGGTTCTTTTACTTCTACCTCTTTTAAAGTTTTATTAACTCCTCCAAGTGCTTTAGTTAATCTATCCATTGCTTCTAGCTGTTCATCTTGATATTTTTTATCAGAATTTTTTCTAGTAGCATTAATAGCAAGATTAGTTCCAGAAAATCCAGCAGTGGCAGTAGTAATTTTTGCCGTAGGGTTATTTTTATAAAACTCCTTTACATCTCTGATTATTTTCTTTGGTTTAAATTTTGCCATAATTTTTTATTAATTTTAATAGGAATAACCATCTCTTTGAGTCATATTTGTCTTCCAATCCTGTTTTTCTCTTCGTCTAGCCTGTCTCTGAGCATAATTAAGTCTTTTATTATACCATTCATTATTTTCAGCTTGTTTATTTCTATTTCGAAGAGCCATTCCACCTGCTAGAAGACCACCAACAACTAATCCAGTTTTTCCACCTTTACCCATTCTTCCGAGTAAACTACGACCTGCCTTATTCTTTCCAAAAGCTCCAGCTACAGAACCAACTGTTCCACCAAGAGCAGCCCCACCAAGAGCAGCCCCAGCTACAGAACCATATCCAGGAGCCTGTTTTGGTTTTTCAGCAAGAATATCTGAATCCTTCATTCTTTTAAGATTATCAGTATCATCGTATTTAGTGAATAATTTTCTTTTTATAATCATTGTATTTCTTGATTTTTAGAATCTTGATATTTGAAAGCATCTTTATCTAGAGCCCGAGCTGTTTTATTTACTATTTTCTCTCCAGTTCCCCATGTTGCTCCTAAAACTGCAGCACCGACTGGAATACTACCTGCTAAGGCTGTTTTGGGGTTATCCATAATGAATTTACCTGCTTTTTGAGACCATACTGAACCTGAGTGTTTTCCATATCTATTTAACTGATGACCGAATTTGTATACACCTTTTCGACCACCTCCGCCAGATAAATTAGAAAGTCCACCTAAAATTGTTTGTCCAGGAGTTTTAAATATCTGTGAATTTCTTACAGATTTAGAAGCGCCAGTAAGTAATCTTTTAACTGCCATTACTCCAGGGACTGCATAGTTTCTCTGAGTTAATGCCATCTGATCTTTATATTGAGCTTTTTCAGCAGAGTATCCGAGAGCCATGGGAGCAGAACCTAGAGCAGCCATCGTTATTAACGTTCCTTTATTTTTTTTTGCAGCTTCTCCTAAAACTTTTCCAGTACCTTTTACTGCTTTCATTATAGATCCAGCAGAATAGGTTTTTTCAAGAGGCATTCCATTTTTCTTCATATCTTTTTGAATTGCTTTATCAGTAAGATATGAAGCTCCTGCCATTGTAGCTCCCATCATAGTTCCACCAATCAGCTTATTTTTTCCTTTCCACACAATTTTACCAACATCTTTAGCGAGACCTTTAGCATTTCCTAAAGTTTTATTATTCTTAAGAGTTGCTGTAAGTTTTGCAAAATTTATTTGAGCAAACTGTTTTTGTCCCATTACATCTGCTGCTTGTTGTGCTGCTTGTGGATTATTTTTTGCGTTTTCTGCAATTTTATTTAAAGCTTTGGTCATCTTTCTATTTTGCTCCTCTGCCTGTGCTGCTTGTTCCTCAGCTTGTTTCATTTGATCAGAGCCTTGTTTTAGAGAAAGACCTGTACCAATAGCCCCTGCAGCATTTAAAGCCATTCCCCAAAAAAATTCTTTTTGTCTAAACTTAATCATAATCTAAATCCTCCTATAATTAAGTCTGCATATCTTGACCGGCAGTTTTAAGACCTTTTCCAAGACCTCTAGTAGCTGCAGAACCTAAGAGATAACCAGCTCCCATACCTAAAATACTTCCAAATGGTCCCCCTATCATTGTTCCAATAGTTCCTCCTAATTTAGTAGCTCCTAAAACACCACCAGCGATTCCGGCTACTTTATTATCAAGAGCTTTACCAACTCCTTCTGTAACTCCTCCAAGTGTATTTCCGGCAGCTTCAGTTAGTGCATTGTAACATTTTCTTTTTAATCTGTATCTTGCCATTTACCTCTTCCTCCACGATTTAATTCTTGATTTAATTTTCTCATTTCTTTTCCTAAATTACCGATTCCAGCTAATTCACGTTGAGAAGTATTCATTCTACCCAGTCTATCCATATCTGTATCATATTTTCTCCCTTTAGTGAAACCAAGAGCTGGGTTATTAGTATTTAATATCTTGGTTTGAGAAAATCTCTTTACAATCATCATGCATTAAGTAAATATATTTTATAACCTAATCCGAAGGGTAATATATTCAATGCATTAATAGCATCTTCGATAGATTTGAATTCTAAGACCAATGATCTTGATTTTTTATCATATTTGATAGCCTCTCCAAGCAATTCAGAAACTTCATAAGATAGATCAAAGGAAGGAGAGAATGAACCAGATAGATAGGGATATTGTTTATCACCGCCTTTACTCTTAAATTCTCTTTGCTCTAAAATTGATCCTGGAAATTCTGAATACTTCTTTTCTTTCTTTTTTCCACCTCTTCTTTCTTCAGGATTATCATTCCTAGGTCCAGAAGTGTCTCCTAAAGAAGTATTATTATTTCCTCCATTATTGTTATTATTCCAATTTGGATCACTATCTTTTGGCGCAAATATAGAATGACTTACGTTTAATTGCATATTTCCAAGACGTTTATCATATGTTTTACCTGGAAGTCTAACCTCATCTGGTAACTTTGCTTTGGCACCAATTTTTAGATACATTCTATATTTATCTTTTCCAAACATAGAAGTACTAATTACAAATCTTTCGATTACTACATTATTTCCTCTAAGAACAGGAATTAATGCACTAGTATCTATTACTCCGAATTTATTTCTATCAGAATATCGCATAAGTTTTACATAAAGACTTCTCATTGCATCATATTCTGTAAATTCTTTCTGTCTAAATTTAATCATGCCACAACTGATAAATTATATTTTGTAGCGAGAATTTCTATAATATCAAAAGCTATTCCTAAGTGATCAGTTTCTGCTGTGATTACTCTGGTTTCTTTATTAATATCAGTTATTCTCATTCTAAAAATATCTTTGATTAATTTTTGAGTATAATTGTATAATTCCTTATCCTGTACTTGAATTTGATAATATCCAGACTCATTTTTTATAAATGAAACTAAAACCATAGCCTTAGAATTAACTCTACTAACGCTATCTGCTTGCTCTGGAGTTATAATATTAGGCCGTAATCCTTGTTTCTTTAAATATTCAATAGCGTCCGGCATTAAATTTTGGATAAGGTATTTCTTCTTTCTAAAATTTATCATAACCCTTTGTTTATAATTGTTGTTTCAGTATCAACCGGAACTTCATAATGATAATCTGGATTATTTCGTTCAAACTCTATATTCTGAACTATTTCTTCTAGGAATTTATATCTATCATCAATTACTTCATAGAAAAATAGTTCACATCTGAATTGACATTGATAAGAGAAATTTGAATTATCATCTTGTTGATATGTCTGGTTAAAATCTTCAGTTATTCCTCCCCATTTTATTGCAGCTGTCCATCTTTGTCCATATCTATCTGATGTTTTGAATTCACAGAAATTAGTAAGTAATGTGACATTCATATATCTATTTTTAAAGTCAAAGAATAATGGCATATCAGTACTTCTTAGATAAAATTCAACTGGTATTTTATGCTGCATTACTTTATCATCAGAATACTTAGGATGATTATCTTTCACTGGAGTCTGAAGAAATTGATAAACAACATGTGATGTTTTAGTTAATGTAGTTTCTTTATTAATTCTAACTAACTCTAAACCATAATCATCTAAAATTTTACGTAATTCTAGAATAAATTGATCTTGATAATCTACAGCTCTTATAACATAATCATTATATTTCCTTCTTAATGTAAATATTGTTTCAGATTCAGATTCAAGTGTAACATCATCTGAACTAATTATAATTTTAGGAAAATTTCTTATCTCATAACAGCTTGGTCTAGGTCCAATAGGTTGAAGATATATAAGATTTCCAGAGTAAAACAAGAAATTTATAAACTCAGGATTTTTATAATCTCCTTCCGAAACTACTATTGTTGTATAATTATAGTTTTGGATAACTCTAGATTCTGAGTCATTTACAATAACTATATTAATAGTATGTGGATCATAAGTTAATTTTCTTAACTTAAGTCCATTTAATGTAACATAAGTATTTTTAAATAATTTAGGAAGTCCTGTAGGGAGCATGTCGATTCTTTTTTCAGTACACGGTATTCCTAAAAGATCTGATAAACTTCCAGAAGTACTTCCTGGAGAATAAGTTAGAGTGAGAGTAGATCTTGAAGTATCCTCTACTATAGAGCTTATTTGTCCTTCTTTTACTTGAAAATACCTACATTTATTAGAAGAGAGTTTAAGACCTCTGTAAATTACATCACTCATAAAACTTATTTTAATATTTTAAAATTAATTTTCAGGGATTAACTTCTTCCTTAACTATTAGCTTTATTTTCTGCTGCTAAAAATGTACCAGCACCTAATGCAGCAGTTCCGGCGGCAGCAACACCTAATCCTTTACCTATTCCAATAGTGCCTCTTCCCACAGTAGAAGCTAAATTCTTAAAACCTTTGGCATTTTCTCCTGCTTTAAAAGCTCCTTTTGCTGCAGTCCAATTTGCCGCTGTTTTGGCGAATGGAGAAAATAATCCAAAATTTTTTCTTTTAAGCTTATAAGTTGCCATAATTATTTCATAATTTTTCCAAGTGCCTGCATACCTTTTTGATCAGCTTTTGCATTAAAAGCTTGTTTTGTCATCTGAGATCCTGTTTTCTTTAAAAGTGCATTATCAATTTGTTTAGCTCGTGCAACTCCAAAATCCTTAGCTCCAGACATCATCATTCTATCTCCAACTTTTCCTCCAACAGCTTTACCAGCTTTCATTAGTCCAGTATTAGTTTTAGCCATTATGTTAGCACCAAATGCACCTTTTTTAGCCCCAAGAATGGCTGCACCTGCTGCGAGGCCACCTAAAGCTAATTTTTTCCCAGTACTCATTCCGCCTTTATCATCAGAATATAATTTTCTCTTTAATCTAAATGTACTTGCCATAATTGTAAAAATTAAAAAGAGAAGGAACCTTAAGTCTATAAGACCTAGGGAATCCCTCTCTTTGTTTAAAATCATTTTATTCTTTAGGGATCTGAGAGTTTAACGATCCAAATGATTTTTATGGTTTAATTAGATACCGAATTTGAAAGTAACCTTCTGTACCAATTCAGGAGCCATATACTTAGTACCTTCCTGATAGTAGATACCAGAAGCCATCTGAGTTGGGTTATTGTAGTTACCAATAGTCGGAGTATCAGTCAAAGGCATATAGATACCACGTGCAAGCGGAGCCATCTGACCATCTTTTGTTTTGTGAATTGCATAGAAAGTACCTTCACCCGGAGCTTCAGCAATATCAGTAGAACGAAGTACAGGAATACCATTATACCAACCCAACAGGTCATTGATATAAGTCATCTTAGTATTACGTTCCCATTTACCAATCATTCCACCCTTCTGGAATTGATTAGATGCCATATTACCAGCTACATAGGCAGTAACATCAACACCCTTAACAGCTTTAGTTGCCAATGCACTTTCAACATTAATCAAGTAAGCATCGAACAAGTCAACTCTAGAACGATAATCCATGAACTGACCAGTCATAGCACCCTGAGTCAAATCCAAGTCAGCCATAACGTTACCATTATAACCTTCTTCCAAAGTAGAAACCAATTTATAGTTAATTACCTTAGTATACAATTCACGAAGCTTAGTGAACAAGAAAGTAGCCATATCAGAACCAGTTGCTTTCTTCATAGCACCTAAAGCAGCAATGTTATATTCAGCTACCAACATATCAGGTACAGTAGCCAAACCAAGCTGTTGCATCTTAGCGATAAATCTCTTATCATTAGCATGTGCATTAGAAGCACCAATAGTATTACAAGGAGTACCAGTAACATCTTCCTTACCTACAATAGTGATAGTTTCTGTAGCAGCATCACCAGCCAAAGCAGTAGCCAAAGTAAATTCTACACGACCATTCAAATAGTTGATAGTACCGTTAGAAATCTTACCAGCAACAGCCATGAAAGCACCCTGACCATTATCGATCAATTCGAATTTTTCAGTTGCAGTAGCAATCTTAACACGTACTGTACCAGGGATAATCTTACGACCAATCAAAGAAGAGTAGTCAGCATTAGTAGTCGGAGTAATATTCAAAGTAAAGTTACCCATAGCTTGAATATCCTGATAGTTATCCGGACCTAAGTTAGGAATAACAGAACGCATATCAGTTACACCCAAAACGTCGAACCAATAGAACAAACCATTAGGCTGATCAAAGTCACGTTCGATAGACATATAACCTGCGAATGAGCTTACATAAGAAGCTACAGAAGCATTGAAATACTGAGTAGACAGCAACGGAGTTTCTGCATAACCAGAGAAAGTCTTCTGCAGCAAATTACCTGCATTACCTAGACCAAACAAATCTTTCATTTCATCGTTACGAGAGAACATCTTAGCATATTCACGAGAACGAAGGTTAGCATCTTCTGCTGATACTGAGCTATTAATAAGAGCCTCCATCATTGAAGGAGTCTGCATCATTTGCAAATACTGTGTATTCATAATGTATATAATGTTTTTATTATTTTTGGTTTATGTAAAATGGTTTTTAAGGATAACCATAAACCTATCTTATCTATTTATGTTCAATTACTTACGAAAACTATTTCCAGTCAACCATGATACTAGAGTATCATTTGTATCACTGAATTTCTTTTCTGAGAACTGAGCTTCCTGAAGATCTTGTTCTTGAGCCTGTGCAGGAGCTTGTTTTGCTTCCATAATTTGCTGAGCTGCTTCTTCTGCTACTGCTTGGATACTTTGAACTGCCTGAAGTGCTTTATCTTCAATAGCTTCAACACTAGTAGCACCACCTTGTGCAGGAGCAACACCTGCCGGAACTGCTACTTCCTGAGGAGCTACAGCATTAGGATCAGCTAAAGGAATTACAGGAGTATTAGGATCTACTTCTCCAGCAGGAACAGGAACTGCACCTACAACATCTGAGAAGAATTTATTAAGAATAGGATCTTCATAATCTCCTGAGAATTTCTTTTCTTCTTTATCAATAGAATGTTCTTCAAGTTTGTCAGCTTCTTCTTCTGATAATGGATGACATTCAATATCATCTTCACTCATAGTAGCCTTAGTAAATTCACCATTTTCCTTATCTTCTATAATTGCTTCTGTAGCTGAAATTGGAGTAATGATTTCTTTATCTGTTTCTACTTTCTTACCAGTTTCAATAGCTTTTTCTACTGGACAATGACCATCTTCTTCAGAGAATAGACGAACCATATATTCAGTAAATTCCTCACCTTCAGAGAAGAATTTAGTTTCTGCCTCATTACAGTAGATATCTTCAGAAAATTCTTTTTCTTCATGATTTTCAACTTTATCTTCTACTGCAATACTGTTTGTTAGATTATCGGCTTCTGCTTCTGAGATAGGATTAACATCAAGAACTTCTTCATCCATCTCAGCTTTAGTAAATTCGCCATTTTCTTTATCCTGTATAACTGCAGTCTTAGAATCGATAGGCGTAATAATTTCTTTATCTGTTTCTACTTGTTCGCCAGTTTGGATTGCGCTTTCAATTTCAGCAGAATCAGCCTCTTCAGAGAACAAACGAATCATATACTGAGTAAGTTCTTCATTTTCTGAGAAAAATTTAGTTTCTGCTTCGTCACACCAAACATCAGAGAATTCTTTTTCTTCTTCCTCATCTTCGTCTTCCTCTTCTTCAGAAACAACGATATGATCTGTCAACTCTTCTGCTTGATCTTCGCTTATCTTTTCAAGCTCCATTTCTTCACCTTCTAAACTAACTTTAGTAAATTCATCTTTATTTTTATCCTGTATAACTGCAGTCTTAGAATCGATAGGTGTAATAACTTCAGAATCTGTTTCAATCTCATCACCATTTTCAATAGCATCTTCAATAGCATCCTGAGTTGCACTAATACTATCTACAGATTCAGAGAAGAAACGACACATAAAGTCTGTATTATCAGCTTGGAATTCAGTTAAGTAAATAGTATGATCTGAAAATTCTGCTTGTTCAGGTTCTCCAAGTTGTTCATCTTCGGTTACACCAAGACCATTCAAGAGATCGATAGCATATTCACGAGCGTCTTCGGGGTTATCAAAAATTCTAACTCCTGCTACTCCTTTTTCTGTTAAACTCTGAACTAATTCTTGAGCTGATGCTTCGTCATACTCTGGAGCATCTACAATAACATGATTTACTGGATCTACTCCTACTACAAACAACGGATCAAACTGTTCTGCTTCACTAAAATTCTTAGATTCTAGCTCAGTAACATCCATATCTTCACCATTAAACTCTACCTTTGCTTGATCACCTGTAGATTCTGATGTAACAACTACTTCATTTTCACCAGTTTTCTCTACTTTAAGATCACCTACTCTAGCTGTTTCTTCTGATTCAATAACTTCTGAGAATAATCTTTCACAAAATTCTTGATCTGAGAAAATTCTAAGAACTACGCTATTATCAGTACTTACAGAGAATTCTTTTTCTTCGCATTCTTCTACAGCTTCAGGACCTTCTTGTGCAGTAATTTCTACACTTTCTTCATGACCAGCTGCTGGATTTAAACCACCATCAGGAAGATTCGGTGCAATAACAGCACTACCATCCATATGACTTTCAACTTCCTCGTCAACTGCACCTACCTGATTACCCGGAGTTACTCCATCCCCTTCCGGATGAAGATATCCCTCGATTTGTTCAGATTGTTCAGCTGGATACATATCATAAGTATCATCCTCATCAGAAGCCTTTTCAACGATAGTAACTTCGCCATTTTCCTTGTCTGTTACTGAAACTTTACCGTCACCGATATTTTCATATTTTACTTCTTCAGTATCAACAGAGCCATTAGCCTTAGCATCTTCAATATCTTTGGCTACTTGCTTTGCTAATTCTTCATCCTTATCCTCTACAGCCGAGAATAGGACTTCCATAAATCTTGTATTTTTCATACTGAGTTTTATAAATATTTTATTTCATTATATCAACTTGATTTCCTTGAATTTTGATTACTCCACGATCAATTAATATATCTATTATATTATCTGGAGCATCATCATATCTCTCTTCTAGGATCTTTGTAAATTCTTTAATTCCCATTGCAGAATTACCAAACTCTATCTTTAAGTCTCCAATAATTCCAGAATCTTTAATCCAATCCTCTACTTCTTCAGTGCTAGAGAACTCAACTTCTTTCATTTCTTCAAGTGGAAGAGAATGAGCTTTTTTAATTAGCATTATACCTTTCGGTCCTAAAGATCCTTTAGATTCTAACATATTAATTATGTCTTCCTTAGGTCCTTCTATTGGGTCTAAATCCAAAATCTTAGTCACTGATACGATTAACTTAGAGAATAATTTAGATTGTAAGAATGCAGTTTCAGGAATAGTAACTTTATTATCTTCATCAATACTAGCAAAACCTTTTTCAACTAAATCTTCGGCGGAAATACCAAATGCCTTAACAACTTCTGATTCATTTAAAGTTTTGCCAGAAAATTCTTTTAATTTTACCTCAAATTCGTTCAACGGTTCTGAAAATTCTTTTTGTACAGCGGCATTATTATCTCCGCCGAATAACGAACGTCTTGAGAATCCTTTTTCTACTTCTTCAATTTTTGATACTTCGACTTGTACAGCTTCAGGAGTATTTTCAGGACTTGGTGTAACTTCTAAAACATTAAATCTATTTACAGCTCCACATTTAGGACATAAGAAGTTAGTTGTAGTGGCTAAAGTATCCATAATATAACCACAATCTCTACACTGAATTTTCTTATATTCTGCCTGAGTTACTCCACCTGAAAATAACTTGCGCCGTGGAGAAATCGAAGAAGAGAATAATTTACGTCTTTCTACTTTCATAATCTTTTAACTGTTTTCTTCAGGGTTTTCTTCTTCTACTGGCTCTTCTTTCTTCGTACCATTCTTCGGCGCGAATATTTCCTCTAACATTGCATTAACAAAGTCAGAATAAGCAGCTTGAATTTTTTGATATCTTGCCTTAGATATTGCATTAGTTTTAGATACCTCAGACATAGCCATCTTATATGGTAAGAACAATTTTTGTACACTTATCAATGTATTTATAAAATTTATTTATAATTTAGACTATATCTTCTGTCTATTTTGACAGTTTATATACATAGTCGTTGAACAAATCACTTCTTTAGATTTATCTAAGTATGATTTGATGCTGATTTATCTCATTTAGATATTTCCAGCAATTCATATAAAAAACGCATATTATTTACGTACATTCTTACCTAAACTAGAAGCACCAAGTAATGTTCCTGGATTTTTTCCATTCATGATTTCTGGTGTAATCGACTTCATAATATCCAAAAGATCTGTAGTAAACAAAGACTTCATGATTTTAAGTGTTTCTGGATCTATTTTCTCTGGGCCGCCTTGCTGTTTTAGAAGTTGTTTGTAAGATAGAATCAATACACGAAATCTTTGACGAGTTGAATACTTTGATTCACGAATTCTATCTCTTAATGCAATTACTGAGAAATCTTTTTGAACAGGTTCTTCTATTACAGATTCACTAACGATAGTATCTTCTATTGAATTTATTTCAGAATTAAATGAAAATGATTTAGCTTTTAATTGCGTAAACTTTCCATTAATCTTAGAAGACTTTAATAAATCTCCCGAATCGAAGTTAGAAAATTGCTTAACTTTTATTTTTGTATCCTTATAAGCTTCAGGATCATACTCTATATCAAGTTCAGAGAATGTTTTTTCGCTCTCAGAACCATCAATTGAAACTATACCCGCATTTTTCCAAGAAGGGTTTAATGTAAGGTCAGCCCCTTTTAGCGCAACCATACGCTTTAAATAGTCACTTCCGCTAGAATTTTCCCAATATCCCAATTTTTTTTAATATATTGCTTGCTATTAAATTTAGACTATATTATCCTAAAAATCTAGGTTCCATCTTTAGTCGTTGAACATCTCGCTATCTGCTAGATGATGCTGATTTGATTCTAACCTTTCCAGCATTTTATGAAATTTTCTTAAGAACTTATGAATTTCTTAAGTCTCAGTTAATTAAAGAACGACACAGGAAATTCCAATTTTGCAACCATTTTTAAGAAGGCCCTTTACTCTTCTGATTCTTTGTATAGCTTCATCGTCTAGGCCATCTTCGGAGAGAACCTCAAACTCCCCATAGCACCAGCCGTCATTTTCGAACCAAACTTTAGTTAACACATGTGTAGGTGAACTTTCGCCAATTAATAACTTAACCTAATTGATTTTAAAATCAATAATAGACTATATTATCTAAGAATTAATCGGTATTCTTAGTGTTTACTCTAGTCGTTGAGAAATAGATTTTATTATCTATTTTTGCTGATTTAATTTATTATTTTTTCCAGCAATTAAAAACATTTTCATAAACTTTTTATCTATGCCTCTCATTATTAGCAATAAAGGAGATCATCTTTCCCTATAGTCTTAGATACTGCAGGACCACCATTTTTGGCAGATGATAGATTTCTGGCTAAGTGTGTTAATGTTCCAAAGAGCTTTCTATCCTCTAAGGCTTGTTTAAACTCTTGGCTACTAAAGAAAGATTCCGCAACATCTCGAGGTATCATACTACTGTCAGATGCAGGTAGCATTGTCGAAAACAATTTTGCAATAAATTTCATATTTCAATTTAAATTTTATATTATTTTCCTTTTGTAGTTTCATATAAAAGATTATAATCTACTAAAGTACTTGGATCAATATTTTCAAAAACTACTTTATTTAAAAATTCAGAAACTCTTTTAAAAGAACTTATAGTGTAAGGAATTTCTACCAACATTATATTATTCTGTTTGCAATAAATTCTTACATTTTCATCTCTTCTTTTTTGGTCATCAAAAAGATTTTTATCATATTTGTGATATAGTGAAAAATATGTATAATGCTGAATTCCATTATATTCAATCCATATGGTTTTCCCACCATAGTTAATAATAAAATCAATCATAACATAATCTCTACATCTGCCCTCTATTCCACTTACTTTAGTATTCCACTTATAATCCAATATTTTATCTGAATTTTTATTAATCCAAAGCTCTACTAATCGTTCTCCCTTTGATTTAGTAACAGTACTAGGATCTGTAAGTCCATGATATAATAAATTCTCTGGATCTTGTTTAAATATAGTATTTGTTTCCAGATCTAAAATTTCCACAGTAGTCTTGCAATTGATAAAGTTAGATATTAACTTATACTTTCCAATTCCATAAATATTATCCAACCTATTTTGAAAGTCTTGATTAGAAAACTTTCTATCTTCTTTTATAGAATTAGTATTACAAACTGGACACCCACCATGAGAACTTTCTAAATGTGTTTTTGCTAAAACTGAAAAAGTTGTTCCGCACTTATTACATTTAAAAGTCATTTTATCAATTCTTCCAGTATATTCAGATAAATATTCAAAGGAATTTTCTCCAAACTTAGCTTTTGATTCTGTAATATAAGTTTCTGTTGTCTTTAATCTACTCGAATGATATTCTTTATTACTAAGCGTTATTTTTCTAAGTTTAGCAGCATAATACCTACAATTTAGCCCTCTTGAAATAAAATCTGAATACGTAGTATAGTATTTTTCATATTCATTATTATCATTTAAATACTGTAAACATATTTCATCTGTAAGTTTTTCGATTATTTTAGGTACTAAATCATAATTATATACTATGTCTATAAAACTACCCTCCCGAGATTTAATAAATATATCCATTAAATCCTCTTTAACCATAACACCCGTAAATACATAATCATTATCTAACAATAATTGATCTTTTATATAACTTTTTGTATTTGGTAATTTATTTTTATAATAAACTTCTATTATTTTATCTACCCAAAGTTCTGAATACATATCAGATGGTTGTAATTTAAGTAACCATCTATTTTCCCAGTCCCTAAAAGTTATATTTAATTTTTGTAATTTCTTAAAAACTGAATTTCTCATCTTTTCTAATACCCAAGTACCTAATTCTGGAACATACGTATAATAGTTTAATCTCCCACTATCATTTCTTCTGGGAAGTTTTACTCTCATTACTATTGGACAAGAATACTCTAAAGGTACTGGTAATAATTTAGTATCTATCATGAATTAAATTTTATAGCTTCCCGAGATATCAAACTATCCTTGTATTATTAACATGTCATCCTTAGTAGTGGAAGAGTAACTCGCGACTTTTACTCTTCCTAAAGGTTTATAATTCATGTTAGTAATTCCACGATATCTCATCGTCTATTTATCTAGGTCGAGATGACACGGCTCAAACGTGCGACTTCTTGGTCCCAAACCAAGCGTTCTATCTACTGAACTACATCTCGAATCTATTCTATTTATTCTTCTTTCTTTTTTCATTCCATTTTCGAATAGCTATTTTCCCTGATACATATGCACCACCAATAGGAAGTGCTGCAATAGTTCCTGCGATAGCTGCTTGTTTTGTTTTTCCAGCTTTTGCAAGTTTGGCAGCAACAACTCCAGGAACAATATCAGATGTTCCAAGAATTATAGCTTCATCTGGGTGTTTCTTTACATACTCCACCACCTTCTTACCAGTTTCTTTAGGATGAGTTACTGTATGTTCAATAGATTTTCCTATTTCTTTAACTTTATCAGTAACTTTACTAAATCTTTTAACTCTCAACATAGTTTTTATTAGTTATTATTATTTTCTTTCGTTGAACTATCCTGACTCGAACAGGAAATCCCAGAACCAAAATCTGGTGTATTGCCAATTATACTATAGTTCAATCATTTCTCCATAAAATATATTTTTGGAGTTTCTGATATAATTTCAAATCCAAGTTTCTTATATAAATTTATCGCATTTATATTTTTCTTTGATACTGTAAGTTTATTAGCCCCAGAAGAATTTATCAAATCAGTTGCTATTCCTTTTCCTCTATACCCCGGAGAAACTTCTAGAGCAATAATAGTATCTTCTTCGCACGCTATATATCCCACCAACTCATCTTTGGCTGGGTTTATTAATAATTTTCCAGCCGTTTTTCCTGGTGTATTTCTTGCGTGCTTTAACATATTCTCCTGTGACTTATATTTTTCTATATTTTCTTTGGTCCAGGGAAGTTCTTTATATTTTTGTTTTCGTAGTATTATCATAAGCTCTAAAAACCTTATATGTGTAATAATAAATATAGAAAATTATGAAAAATTTAAAAGTAGGAGATAAAGTTAAATCTCGTAAAACAGGATTTTATGGAGTAGTAACTGATGTAGATATTACTCCTAATAAATTATTTGTTAAAGTTAAATTAATGTTAAACGATAGAGAAGTAGAAATTCCAAAAAGCGTTCTGGATTATGTTACTCCAGAAGAATGGGAATTTGTAAAACGTATGGAAGAAAGAGATTGAAATATATCTCTTTTCTTTTTTTTCTGTTCCTAGGACTTGATCGAACAATAGACCACTTTCCTCTGGCCATCCTAGGAATTGATTATATATTATGGAAAAAGAATCTTAAAATATATTTTCCAACATGTTTTGAAGTTCTTTTTGTGACTCTTCTCTTGGATCCGCTGTTATTTTAGTAAGAGATTCGAGTTGTTTAGCTATTCCTGAAGAATATCCCATCTCTTCTCCTTCATCAATAGATAATTTTAAAGAATAAACACTAGAAGCTAAAGCATCCCATAAATCCTTGCTTCCTGGCTTAGAACCATCAGGATTATCAAATAATGGAGATATTGATGCTTTTTTAGGATGATCTACTTTACGTTTTGGACCAACATATCTTAAATCATATGCCTCTCTTTGTAATCTTTTATATTCAGGAATTTCAAGAAGTTCATTGTTTATTATATACTTCAAATAAAGAGCCGGTTCACAAGGAGTATTATCTGTAGAAATTCTCCCATTATTTCTAATTCCTTCTCTTTCACAATATTGAAGTATTTGTTTAGAAAAAGCTTGGTCAGCACTAACTATAATATTAAATTTCTTGTTAAGATCTTCTATAAACTGCTCTATGTGAAATAAACTCGTCTCTTGTCCTTCTAACCTAGATACACCTAAAACAAAATGACACTTAATTTTAGGAACTAAAGTACCATTTATATTTTCCCAATGATCAAAACTAACTGCTGCTATTCCAGTTGTATCATCTACTACACCTAAGTCAAGACCTAGCCATATAGGAGTACCTCTTGGAATAAGATTAATCATTTTTTCTACATGATTAATAATCCTATCTTCTTTATCATAAAAATCAACTGTAATAATTTCAGGAATTCTATTCTTTATTGTTGAACATTTAGATAAGTGTTCTATAGTACCTCCAAAAAAACTATCTGATGATCCTGTATTAATACCAGATTTATCTTGAAGAGCTTTAATCAAATCAGATTTAAATTCTCCAAATAATTGAATAGGTACATGTTCCACTCTATCAGGGTCTTGATCATCTTCTAATTTATAGTTCTCTTCTTTATCATTTTTATTTAATATTCTTGGAGGATATTTACCATCTCCAGTATAAACTGAGAAAGTCATTCCCCTTGAACGTTCGTACAGATTTTTTCTAACTTCATAATGAGAAGGTCTACAATCCCAAGTAAATTGAGGTTCTGCATTCTCAAGAAATATTTCAGTTGGACCACCTGCACCTCTACTAGAACTATCAATTATTAGATTTCCGGCTAATGTTAAACTTTCTTTTACATCAAAACGAGATGTAATACGAATATACGTACTATTTACACGTTCCATGGCTTTTTCTTCGTTAGGCCAAAAATTGACCTCAGACATGATTGCAAAAATCAAGTCAGTTCCTAGTCCACCTGCCAATCTATTTCTATAATACTCTATTATAGTTTAGAATATAAATTTAACTTATATAATTATATAAGTTAGTAAGTCTTTATTCGTTACATCAAAGATTACTTAGATTTATCTAAGATCCTTGACTCGGTATTGGGATTATCCTTTCACCGAATTTACTTACTTTATTACCATATAATTTCTTAATATGGAGGGCAACTTTTTATACTACATTACCCCTAGGACCAGAAGTTAATATTCTTATATTATGTCTGTGTGGTAAATTTCTAAAAAATGGACTCTGCTTTAATACATCATCTAGCATCCATCTTCGAAATTCAGCATTTGCTACATCTTCATCTCTATGAAAGATGATAAAACTAAGTGGTTTTTTACCTAATTTAAATGTTCTCCACGGATTAGCCATACAACTTAACCTAGCTAGTGTATTTGTCATAGCTAATTTAGATACCGTAGACTTACCTATACCAATAGCTCCTGACAAACAGAGTAATGGTTTTGCTGTTGTAACTTCATTTGGAAAAATTCTCTTCAATCCATCTTTCCAAAAAGGAAATATTACATCTCCATGATCAAAAAATTCCTGACTACCTAAATAATAATCATCAGAATATAATCTTTCTATCGTTGGAGGTCTGTGTGTAAATCCTTTGAGACGAAGAAATACCATTATCTTTTCATCTTCTGTTAATGATGTGTATTGATCCCTAAGATCTACTTTTGCTAAATCTTTTTCTATATTTTTAGTGGGATCAAAATGGTCTGTGAAATTAATCATAATTTTGATCCTTTCTCTTTTTATAATTTCTCAAAACCAGGAATATATAACCCATTATTTTCCCACCTAGCTTGTCCATTAGTTTTTACACGTTTAACCCACTCATTTTGTCCAGGTGCAGTAGGTGTTACTTCCAAAGATCTTGTTTTATGAGAATTATACCGTTTTAAATTCATTCTTTTAGCATCTAAACTACTAATTGAAGAATTTCCTCCTTTATTACTACTGCTGCTATTAATAACTTTCGGTTTCTGTAATTGATTAGGATTCCCAAATAAATCTCCTACAAACTCAACTTTCTTTCCTTTAGGACGTCTTTTAGTAAAATAACTTTTAGTTACATATCCATTACCATTAGGAGATATAAAAGAATTTTGAGCATCTTTAGTTACAGAGTGTAAATCTAATGCTGCATTCTTTGCTTGTGTTGCTATTTTAGAATTAGATAGTCCGGTAGCTTTTCTAGTAGTAGTTGTTATTATATTTTTCAATGGAGTTAAACTTGTTACATTAGTAATATTTGCAAACAATTTAAGTTTCATTCTAGTAAGACCTCCCCAATAAAAAATCTTCTTCTGGGGTTGTCAAGACTCCATCATCCTTAAATCCAAGCTTCTCATAAATATGTCTAGCATCAGGAGATCTACCAGGCACTTCAAGAGTAACATATTTATAACCTTGAGACTTAGCAAATCTAATCAACTCTGTTAGAATAGCCTGAGAATATCCTTTACCTCTATAATCTTCATAAGTTTCAATCCACATTATATTTAATTCTTCTTTGGACTTTTCTATAAGATTTAATTCTGCTACTTTCTCAGAACCTAAGTAAATATCAAATGACGGTCTCTTATTACTCCATTCTCTAAGTCTCTTAATAAATTTTCCAAGAATATCTACAAAAGATTTAAATCTATTTATTGTGAGAGATTCTCCTGTTTTCTTACTTACAATTTTTATAGAATCTTGTAGAGTATCTAATTTACTAAATCTTTTTACTTTCATATTTATAATTTTATTTTATGTTGTGTGAGAGAGATTCGAACTCCCGAAAGCAAAGCTAATAGATTTACAGTCTATCCTCGTTAACCACTTGAGTATCACACAAACTTATTATTAATTAACTGGATAATAAAGATTTCGCTACATCAAATAAAATATAATCTTTCCAAAAGAATAAATCTGATTCATCTTTTTCTTTTCCAAAATGAATACGCACCTTATATTTACCTTCAAGTATACTAAAGGGAACTAATAGTATAATATCAAGTACATAATTATACAAGGCAAAGAAATCTACTTCACCTTTTTTATATAATCCAGATTTATTTTGAAGATTGTACGATAATGCTCCATCTTTATCAATATAGCCAGCAGTAGATTTAACCTGAATTTTATAAAGTATTCCTCCTATATCTGCAATTACATCATATCTATCTACTCCACAAGGTTTAGATGACATAATTCCAACTCTTGCTAATTGAAACATTGTCGCACATTCACCTACATATCCTAATAAATCTGAAGTTAATTTTCCATCAAATCTAGACAATTCAGTGGTACATTCCTTAGGAGGAGCTATCTTTACAGACTCTTCTACTTTTTCTTCTTTAGTAGATTTATCTTCTGGTTTTTTACCTTTGCTGAAACTAAGTGAATATTTCTTTGCACAATCTGAACAACAAAATCTTCCAGAACCAAAAGAACCATCATGCTCTTTACCACAATATTCACATTTTCTTAGTTTCTTTCTATCTGATACTTTTATCCCGTATCTATTTGCTGCTTTACGTATAGCTTCTCCAGTGCTTCCATCACCCCGCATAGCTGCAACTTCTTTATAAGATTTTCCTTCATGAATTAATAATCTTATTAATTCTTCTTTGTTATATTTCTCTTTTCCCATAATTAATTGTTTTTTTATAATTTTTCTTATCTTTAAAATTATTGCGGAGAGACAGGGATTCGAACCCCGGGTACCTCGCAGTACAACGGTTTTCAAGACCGCCGCAATCGACCACTCTGCCACCTCTCCTAAAACAGCTCTCCGTGGTAATTACGATATACCGACCCTTTGATTAACAGTCAAATGCTCTGCCTCTGAGCTAACGGAGAATATTATTTTTGAGCCTCTTGTCGGATTCGAACCAACGACCCCGAGATTACAAATCACGTGCTCTGGCCAACTGAGCTAAAGAGGCAATTCTGATTTAATTATGAAATATAAATCAGAAAATATCATAAAACTTAAAAGCCTTATATATGTGTAGTAGAATAAACGAGTGCTATTTCTTTACTACACTTTTTATATAGAAATAGTACTAATTACCTATGTCGTAGTAGGTATTATCATAATTTAAAGTAGAGATACATAGTTCGTGAGAATAGTGTATCTCATTTTTTATTCTATTCCATGTTCTTTTTGAAATAATCTCATAAAGTCTGCTACTATTTGCTTAGACTCTTCACTATTCAACTCTTCATTTCCAGATTCTTCTGCAATTTTTTTCAATTCAAGATCAGAACCTTTAACAATTATCTGACTCTTCATATCTTCTAATTGTTGAATAAATTGCATAATTTTTTCTCATATCTATTTTTAATATTTATTTTATTAAATTAGACTATATCATCTAAATTATATTTCAAATTTAGTTATACATTTAGTCGTTGAGAAAGGATTTATATTAGTAATCCTTTTTGCTGATTTATGTTTTAACTATCTTTCAGCATTTTAGTATAATTTTCTTAGTATTTCAACTAAGCCGCAGATATATTAACGGCAATAAATGAATCTTGTAAAGTCATTTGTGAACTATCAAAGAGTCTCATTGGATCGAGTATATAATCAATACAAAGACAAAGTTTAGAAATCATATTGAGAATTAAAATAGGTCTTATACTTTGAAATACCTCAGAAACATATAATTCTAAGATATGTCTAGACTTCGGATCTGCCACATTAACTAAAGTATTTGAGAGGCTTCCGAAATCAACATGAAGATCTATATTATATTCTTTATTATAACTAGTAAAGACTTCATTCAATTTATGAGTTAATTCTAGTGCTTTTTGTTCTTTTTGATTACTCGCAATAGCACTAGCATCCATAATAATATTGCGAGCCGTTTTAGGGAGTACTGGAGCTGACCCTATAATATTTTTTAGGTTTTTAGATACATCCTCTTCCGGCTGCAAAATCTCATAATCTCCCGGGTCATCAACAGCTCTCCCTTCTTTCCCTAAAATTTGTTTCTTAAATTCAGGGTCACTAAATGGGTTAACTGTTCCTATCATACATTTATTATTTTATAGTTCTCGCGCTTTACAACTATCAACCGTTTACTTTTTGCACCTAGTGCGATTAATCTTCGGTTGTAAAAATCTAGCGCGTTTGTTCTATAGAGGAGATTGATTACACTACCTCTATAGATTATTTCTTTTACTTCTTAGATCTCCATTTTTTAGCAAATTCTTCTTTTGTCATTTTTCCATCTGCTACTTTTACTCGATCTACTGCTAATTTTGTTTTAGTATCAAGACTACCACTATGTTTTCTAGCAAGCTTATTAAGTGCAACACCTGCTCTAGTACCAGCATAAGATCCTGCTGCACCTGAAACAGCGCCAATTCCGGCTCCAATAGCTGCACCCTTTTTACCACCAACTGCAGCACCTAATATACCGCCACTTATACCACTACCAATTGCTGCATACTTAGCTGCCTGTTTTCCGTATTTATGAGATTTTCCATCTTCATAAGCTTCAACAAATGCTTCGCGATCCTTCTTAGTAGTCAGAGCTTTATTCAACTTAATATTAATCTTATCACTAGTTGTAAGTTTTGGCTCATCATCTTCCTCTTTTTTTTTATCAGAGAAATCCTTTTCTTCCAAACTTTCTGCATCTTCTGCAACACTAAAGGTTCTCTCTTCCTCATTTTCCAGTGTTACATCAGTAGTAGAGAAGTATCTCTCTTCTCCTGTCTCATCTTGTAGTAATGAGAATACTTTACGTCTAATATACATACTTAATTACTGTTTTTATTTGATTTATATTTAAAATATTTTTTAAGAGGTTTTATTACCTTCTTAATTCTATCACTCTTTCGTTTAGTTACCCCAAGTTTATCTGTTTCTTCTAAGGTATCTACACTAGAATCAAGAGGATCAAGAATATATCTTGTAATTACCTGACTTGATTTTTGATAAGTTACACCTTCAGGGGCAGCTTCTGAATAACCGGAAAATCTTTTAATTTTCATTTTATATACGGTCTTAGTGGATCAAATCCTTTCTCTTCTTGTTCTTTAGAATCTTCCACTCCTTCTGTAAATGTCTTTTCTTTAATCATAATCTTACAAGTTTGTTTTCATTGATACTGTTGGCGTAGGCTTTGATTTTGTTTTGTACAATCCTATATTATTTACTTCCTGCCTACTATTCTGAGCGTCAATTTTCTTTACTTTTAATTGATTATCTTTTTGAGCTTCATCCTTTTTCTGTTCTAGTTTCTGAGTTTGATTGACTTGCTTCATTTCTTGCATTCTTTCCTCAGCTTGCATTCTCTGTCGCATTCTCTGAGTTTCTAGGATTTGACGTTGAAGTCTCATTTGTTCTATTTGCAAGTCCTTAGAAGTCATTTCTTGTTTAGCTAGACCAATTTCCGGAGATTGTTCTGGAGTGGGATCATTAGAAGCAAATAATTTACGTTTAATTATCATCTTCTTTGAATAATTTTAACTGAGTCCAAGCTGTTCTCGTTGTGCCTGAAGTTTTTGATTAAGAAATTCTATATACTGCTTAATCGTATCTTCATTTATTAGAGATTCTGTACTTGGGTCAATATCTTTAAGTAAGTTTTGAATATAACTTAGATATGATTCAGGCTCAATTAATGGAGTTGCTTGTTCTAAAGTCTGGAGTGCATTAGATAAAACTCCAGAAATACCTTGAACTAAACCACTAACTGATTCAGCTTCATTAATCTGATTGTTATACTCTACAGTTGTTTTCTGGAATATATGAATTTGAACTAAACTTGGATCTAAATCTTCATTATATATTACCTTATAAATACTACAAACAAGATTTACTATTGAATCTTTTATTCCTGAAATTAATGATGTTACTCTTGAATTAGCTCTTTCTGACTGTTGAAGTACTTGCCATTTTGAACCCGAGGTTCCATCTAAGATAGTAGATGGTAATCCAAGAGGAGAAAGAACACTATTTCTTACATAATCAAGATTTTGTATAAGATCTAAAAGTTTGTCTGTTAATTTATCAAGTGGGAGTAAAGAAGTTCTTGTGCTTATCGTTCCGTTATAATCAGGAAAAGTCTTAACATTTTGGGTTAGTGCACTTTCTATAAATGAAGTGATATCGAACTGGGCTGACAATTTTGTTTTAATATACTTTATTAAATTTAGACTATATTATCTAGTACCTACTATAGTCGTTGAACTCTAAGTTATCTTTTTATAGAGATGCTGATTTATTTTTAGAGATTTATCTCGTCTATATTCCAGCATTTTAAGGTATTTTCTTAGGATTTTTATTTCTCTAGCCTCTCATAATTAAAGGAAACTGCCAAGTTCGTTTGTATTATTTGCGAGCTTTTGTAATCTAGCACATAATTCATTCCAATTTGTTTTAATATACTTTATTAAATTTAGACTATATTATCATTCGTTTCATCTATAGTCGTTGAACATCTCGCTTTCGCTCAATGATGCTGATTTATGATTATTACATTTTCCAGCATTTTATGAAATTTTCTTAGGTTTATTTCCTAAGCCACAAATTTTATGGTTTCTAGTGGGACACTTTTCGAATATTAACAATTATTTTGTTAAACTAGACTATATCTTTGAGAATTTTCTCTCTTTGTACTTAGTCGTTGAAAAAGATATTTTATCTTTCTGCTGATTTATCATTAGATCTTCCAGCAATTCACAAAGTTTTTTTATTAGAATATTATTATTTTCTAATCCGACAAAATTTAATCGGCATTCAATCCCAAAAGTTGGGGGGTGGAAAGATCCCTCAACGAAATTAATGATATCAAAAGCTCTTTAATTACTAACTCTTTTATTTTTAGAATACTTGAATAGAATAAAGGTTCAGCAGCCATAAATGACTCCTTTTTAAGTACTTTATTTCTATTCTCAGATCCTTTATTTTTCCATGATTTTGGTTTTTCAGGTTTAGACTTTTCTTTCCATCCTTCTTCTAGATCATTTGTAAGTCGAAGTTTTGGATTACTTATATACATCATTTCCGTACTAGGAACTTCGTATAAGTTTCCATCATCTCCGAGAGCTAAAAATATATCTTCAATATTTCCATCTTCATTCTTTTTTTTCTTGATGACTACTGCATTTGGATTATTAAGTTCTTCAGCTCTAAATACTAAATGACCTTGTTCATTTCTTTGTGTTTGAAGCATACTATAGTAACCTCCGTAAAATACATAATCATTTATGTGATCCCGAATATAATCAATAATTTTAATATCCTTAAGTAATATCTCATTTATTCGGCTAGTTACTGCTTCATTATTAGTAGAATCTTCTGGATTTAATACAGAAATTACTTGTTGAGTATCTTGAGATATAAAATTAACTACATAATCTGAAAAAAAGTTTGTAGCCATTTTAGTTATATCCAAAAGATAGTATGATCTTAATTCAGACATTCTATCTAAATACCCGGATAGTCTAGAAGAAGGTTGAGATGTGCCAAGTAGGGGAGAATTTCGTTCATTATCCAGAAATCTACCATTTCCAGTTCCTCCAATCACAGAATATCCTCTTCCTCCGCCCTTAGAGAATACATTTGAGCGTAACGGAATACGTGAATTTCCAAAACCAATCCCTGAAAATATTTTTTGGAATATAGTTTCTGATTTTTTCATATTTTATATAATTTTGAGTAATCTATAATAGTATTTATGTCTTCCCCATTTAAGAGTACTCGATTTAATAATTGTTCTACTTTATCTTGTGAATTAAATGTATATGGTATATTTATTAATACTATATCATTTTCTATACAATGATCTATTTCAAATTTATCTCTATTTAACTGCTTTTTAAATTTTTTACCATCTTTTCCATGAAAATAATCAACGAACTCATAATGTTGCCTACCATTATATTCGATCCATATTATCTTATTGTTAAAAGTTAATACAAAATCAGGAATAATAACTTTAATATTAAATTCATTACTATTTACTTTAATACGTTTTCTTGACTCAAAAGATTTATTATTATCTATTAGCCAATTTCTAATAAATAGTTCTCCTACAGAATCTCCGTTTAATAGTTTCATAGAAGATTTTAGATGATCTGATGGCGCTTGATAAAAACATTGATTAGTTCTCTTATCCCTTATCTTAACAGGGATATCAATATTGACATAATCTATCTCTGAATAGTCAAAAATTCCTTTAAATCTATCTTCTGCTTTTCTAATAAACTCTTGTCTTCTCTCATCGATAGTAGACTGAACCATATTCTTTCTAGAACACTTATTGCATCCATGTCCTTGAAGATGACTTCCTGGAGTTTGATAGAAATATTCATTACACCTAGGGCAATAAATAAGTACTTTAGTAGAGTTATTAATATAATCAACTTTATCATATCCATAAGTCCCTTTACCATAAACGATTTCTGCTTTTCTTATAAATTCCTCTTTCGTAGATCTAGTACATTGTTTATTTTTCTTAATCCCAATTATAGGATGATCTTGATGTTTCGATACTAAGTAATCAAAACATGTATTCCACTCTCCAATTGTTGCGTTTGTTTTAGGATCAATATCTAAGACAAAAACCTTTACTATTTCTTTATGAGAAGATATAAATTCAGGTAAATAAGAAAAATCATAATTAGCCTTAATAACTGATTTGAGTCTAGACTTCTCATATCTCTCAATAAAATCATATTTTGTCATTACAGTTAGTCCTAAAAAATTTTCTCTTTTCCAAAAGAAGGTTGATTAGATAAAATATTTCTTATATAGTTTTTAGTAGTATCAAAACATCTAAAGTAATATTTGTTTATAACTAATTCTATTTCATCAAGATCTAATTTATTTGATGGACTATCGTAATATATCCATCTTTCTAACCAATTCTCATAATTTAACCCTCTTCTATAAAAGTTATCATAAATTTTATTACGAACTTTCCACCATTTATTTAATTCTGGAATATAGTAATATTTATCTATTCTATTTGATTTATTTGTTAAATAAATACTTCTAACAATTGGATAAGTATATTCCAGTGGTACAGGTAATAGTTTATCATTTTTAGACATGTTATTTAATTATCACTTCCCGAGATATCAATTACTGTGTAACCTTATTTAGATTTAAAGTGAGAGGATAGAGTAGCTAATTCTATCCTTTTCACTATCAACATGTCTAAATAAGTCTTTGCGATATCTCATCGTTGACTTTTGTAGTCCTAAGGAGAATCGAACTCCTCTTTCGAGAATGAAAATCTCGCGTCCTTGCCGATAGACGATAGGACCACTTTTTTTATGAGGATTAAACTTGCTACATTAATTTTTGTAGTAACTTGCCAAGAGATACATAGTTCGTGAGAATAGTGTATCTCATTTTTTTATTAAAAATATAAATCGAATATCATTCCTTATATCCTTAAAATAGAGTAGTATTATTCAATCATAGTATAAAATAATTTAAAATTAAAAATAGTATGTTTTACTTCTTTTTCATAAATGTAGTATAAGCATCCTCACCATATTTAGATTCATAATCTCTTACTATATTTTCAGCACGCTTCTTTGCTTTATTTCTATTATACAATCCAGATATAGTTGATCCAATCATAGCCCCTGTAGCAGCTGTTTTTAAATTACCCATTGCTAACCCAGGCAAACTCCCAATAAAACCGCCAATAACTGCTCCTGCGGCTCCAATTTTATTATGAATGTTTTTATCAAATTTCAAAATTTGATATAATTTAGAATCCTGCATAAATTTATTAACACCATTCATAATAATCCATTCACCATCTTTATATAAATAAAGATAATCTCCAGATTTTGCTTTATAAAGAGTACTTCCATCTTCAAGAATTTTACCTGAATTTGGGTTTATATTGTTTTTATGCCACTCTATATCTGGTTGAGTTTGAGAAAATCTTTTAACTTTCATCATAATATTATTAAATCACCTAAAGTAAATTTTTTATTCTTCTCTTATTTCTCCAGTCATTACATCAACACTATTACCTCCTCGCCGAACATCACCAAATATATAAACAGGACGAGTATAAGATGGATGTAAGGGATGTCTAAGAACTACATTTCTAGATTTAATAGTCTTTTCTGCTTTAACTAATTCTTGAAAAGCATCTTCTAAAGTCATACCTACATAAGGAGTTATAGATCTATCTTCAAGCCAGTTTTCATTAATTAGTTTAAATTCATAGGCTTCTTCTGACTCGGCCGCAACATTTACAAGAAGCGTTTTTCCGAGGGGTAATGAATAAACAATTACCATTCCAGAAACTTTGGGGATAAAACTATTATTTTCTTCAATTAGTATACCTTGCGCTTCATAGAATCTAGCGGCCGGATAAGAAACCATAACCATAATATTTACAGCTTCGAGAGTTTTATTAAATTTCATATTCTGTAATACTTATATTAGTTCTATAGAGGAGATTAATTACACTACCTCTATAGATTATCTTTTTTTATTTCTTATTATGATCATATAACTTCTTAGCTCCAATCATTGCACCACCAGCTAAAGCAACACCTCCAGCTATTTTACCAGCCTTTGTGTTCATTAATTTCTTAGCCCCATTCAGGATCTTCTTTGAATCTTTTATTGGTTTTTGGGCTACTTCTGCAACTTTTTGAGTTTTCTCGGCTGATTTCTTTACTGCCTCTGTAGAAACTTTCTTAGGACCTTTGGATGTCATCTTATCAACTACTACATTGGGTTTAGTTGACGTTGTTTTTACAGTAGTTGTTGTTTGACCACTTTTTTTAGAAGCAACTTTATGAGCAGTTACATTACCACCTTCTTTCTTAATAGTTATATCTCCTGCACCTTGATTTTTAATTTCAAGACCTCCCGGATTTGTCGCAACTGACTTTCTAGTTTTAGAGATATTCTTTACTTGTTGAGAAGCTTGACCTGCATTACGATTAGAAGACTCAACTGCTTTTTGTGCTTTCTGAGTAAGTTTCTGAGCTTCTTCCATTTTCTTCTCATCAACTAAATTAGCTGGATTAGAAACTATTTTAGCTGCTTTTTCTTGTGCCTTAGCTGCTTTATTTGCTTGCATTTCGGCATTGTGAATAGATCTAGCTAATTTTCTATTCTGTTTTCTTTGTCTAGCACCGAATTCTCTCTGTTCTAACTCTTCTTCAGTTGGAATTGAAATACTAAAAATTCTTTCTTCAAGATTATCCAAAGTTACATCGGTCGTAGAAAAATACTTCTCTTCTCCTGTCTCACCGTCTTGTAGTAGTGAGAATACTTTTCTTCTTATGTACATAATAATTGTTTAAAGTGTTAATTATTTTACCCCTCCCCCTTGTTTAGAGAGAATTATTAAGAGGAAAAGAGGTTAGTATAGATATTAGACGTTTGTAGGGATGGTGAGACTCGAACTCACACGCCTTCATTCTTAGCACAAGATCCTAAGTCTTGAGTGTCTACCAATTCCACCACATCCCCGAAAATAGTGTTAGATAAAAAGTTCTAACACTTTATAATATTCTCTTAATGTTTATTTGCATGATAAGCGGCTAGAGCTTTTTCAGCATCTTCACGGGTATCATAGTGTGCATCCCAATATTCGGCCGGAGAAGTTTTCAGGCTAATAATTCTCCAAACACCATTTGAATCTTTTTGAACTACTCCAGATTTTCGTGCCTTTTCTGCTATAGCCTGAGGTACTTTTTCTCGGCCGGAATAATTCTTTTGCCTGAGGATAATCATAATTAATGAATATTACCTAAGAAATCATTAAGAGTTTTTAATGCATCATTTCTAGAGTCCAAGTTAGAGTCTCCAGCTTCACGTGCTTCTGTTTCGATTGCTTCTTCAGCTGCTTCAGGAACTATCTCTACTTCCTCTACTGTTTTATCAATTTCCTGAGATGCTTTTTCATAACCTTCTTGAACTGCTGATGCTTCTTGAGCCGGTTTCTTTTCTATTTCGGCTCTTTCATGGCTATACTCTGGACTTCCAGGAGCTGCCGCAATATTCGCAATTTCTTCTTCATGCGAATAGGTTTTATTTCTAAGTATAATCATAATCTTTTTATGTATATATGGTTAGTTTTTATTTTTCTTCCAACTCCCTAATTTTATATAGGACCACCAAGAATAATGTTTTCTGGTTTTTAAATATTCCAGGTCCTTATCATTTAGATGTGCTTCTTCCTCAAGACTAATATCATGATAAGCATAACCAAAGCTAAATCCTGAAACTAGGAGACATAATAACCACTCTAAGAAATACCATACATAAAACCCAATGTAAGCCATTTCCTTCATTTGTGCTGTATGTATCTCTTCATGATTTAAGTCTTCTGGTTTTATATTAGCATTCTTTCTTACAAATAAAATTCCAAAGATATTTACTGCTTTATAACCTGGAAAAGGAATAATATTATTTCTTATTATTTTCATGATTTATGTATTTACTTATATCTAATAATCCATTATCATACTCCCAATGATGATTAGGACATAAACCTATTAAATTAGAAATATCGTTAATTTCTGATATTAATGAATCCTCACTAAAATTACTAACTGCCTTTATATGTGCTACTTCCACATGATTAGTATATCCACAAACTATACATTTAGGATCAAGACAATTCTTAAAAAATATTTTTCTTGCTGAATTTTGAATATTAGATCTAGCGTTCTGCCAATTAGAACGTTTTTTAAATAAATCTCCTTTAGTTACAGATAAAATTGGTACAGTATCTAGTTGATTTTGTTTAAGATTTAAATTTATTCCCAAATTCGAACATCTTTTTCTTATTTTATCCCTAATAAATTTAGATCCATGTTTATTATATCCAAGTGAAACTAATATATCTTTCCAATTATCCTTTGTCTTGATAATTTCAATAAAGAACTTACGATATCACATCGTTAGTATGTATGTAGCAGGAGCTCGATTCGAACGAACAACCCAAGCTTATGAAACTTGTCAGATACCATTTCTTTCATCCTGCGATATATTTTTTATTAATTATTTTCTTCCTAGTCAACGAAGGGTATATAGGAATTTCCTATATCCCATAAATTTCTACTGTCTTTTACTTTTGTTGATCTTTCCTCTTTTCATACATCATTTCATAGTACTCTTGAGGAAAAGTTCCAGTCATACAGATATAATTTCCTGTTTTAGCAGACTGAGTAAAATACCACTTAACCGCTCTTTTAAGAGGGTTAAAGATTACTTTCTTAAAAATTGTTGTCATGATTAATTTAGTTTTTATTAGTTAAATTTAGTTGTAATTTATATTTATTTGTTTCCCCTGTGTGAATCGAACACACGTTATGGGATTAGAAATCCCAGGTTCTATCCGCTGAACTAAGGGGAAATTAACTAATAATCACTAAGTCGTTCTATAGAGCTAAACCAATAACTCTATAGATTATATTTTTATTCTTTATTTTTACTTTTTCGATATCTTTCTTTTCTATCACTATTTTTGTTTCTAGATTTATAAGTATCCAACTGAGAATCACAATTAGGACATATCAATCTAAGATTCTCTCTACAATTGTTATTAGCATGTCCATCTACATGATCTAATATAAAAGTAATAGGTTTACCGTTCCAAGAGTCTTCCATACCACAAATCTCACATTTATGATCTTGCTCTTCTAAGATATATTTTTTAGTCCACTTCATACATTCTTTTCCATAGTATGGTTCTGGATCTTTCAAATAATTCTCATATTTTTCTCTAGATTGATGCTCTTGTTGACACTTATTACAACAATAGAGTCCATAAGAAGTTTTCTTAGGAGTAAACTCTTTTCCACAATTCTTACAGATAGCCTTTTCCTTCTTAGAAACTCCTTTTCTAAATGTTTCACTAGAGTTTATTTTCCTTTTCTTAGGTAGCTCTATCCCTAACTTTTTAGCTCTTTTTACAATAGCATAACCAGAAACACTATATCTTCTACCTATCTCTTCATAGGATAGCTTTTCTTCGAAGATTAACTTCTCTAATTCTTCTTTTGTTACATTACTTAATTTACCTTCGTTCATTTTGTGAATAACTAAGTTACTTCCAGTGAATCGTAAACAATACATCTTATTAATTCTATTAAAGAGAGCCCCGTCGAGCTCTCTATCTTTCACAAAATGAATTAATAAGGAATCGATTCATATCGTTAACTTATCGCGGAGATGTAGAGTTCCGACCTCTAATCGTAAAACACGATCGATCTGCTTAGCAGGCAGTCCCTATTCCATTATAGGTTACTATCTCCGTTCCTATTATTTATCTTTCTTTCTAAGTTTCATTCCAGCTGCTATACCTGTTCCAATTAAACCAGCAGTCGTAGCTATTTTTCCAACTCTTCCTGTTCTTTTGGCGATATTTGCATCTTTATTAGATATTAAAGTTTTCTTAAGAGCTTTAACACCTGATTTATAGGCTTCATTATTTTTAGAGGTAGCTGCTTTATATACTTGATCTGCTTTCTTGACTTTTCTTTTGTGGAAAATTAGATCTAAAGCGCTTCCTGAATTAGTTTCACCACGAGCTACTTCTGCTTTAAAATTATTAGCTTTCCTGGTTGAATCAAGTTTCTTAATACCTTCTTTAAATGCTTTTTTTGCTTTCTTTGATTCCTGACTGGTTATATACTTCTTAGCCCCACGTTTTATTAAGTCTGTTGCTCCTACAGTTCCAGCTGTTCCGACTAGTGCAGTTCCGATAGCTTCTCCGACTTTCTTTGGAGTTTCATTGTCAGAATCAGAATATGTTTTATTTCGTAGTATTTTCATATTGATTTAATTTGTTTATAGTTTCCCAGTATTTTTCCTTGTCTTCTGAGAAATATTGTTCTTTTAATAATCTAATTGATGTAAGATTAGGGAACAGATTGTAGATATTCCCTGACTCTCTATTTAAATCCTTTGTTAATATTTCTTCAGTAAACCAAAAAACATCTTCAAAGTAATCCATCATAGTTTACCTTTCTATTAATCCAATCCGCAAGTATCTCTATAATTATTGCTGTAATGATATTCTAATTCAAACACTCCATGGATATTAACATAAGAATAGTATGTTAATAAATCTTCAGTATTCTTTTTATAAAAATTCAACCCTAGAATACCTCTTACTCTATTTCCAAAATCCAAATCTAATTCATTTAATAGAGTAGAAGATATTAGTTTTCTATTAACTCTAAATTCATTTAAAACTTTATCTCTTATTAAATTTTCTTTAATAATCTTCTCTTTTAAAGAATCTAGATCTAATATTTTTAATGTTTCAGTCAGATTATTTATATTAATAAATATCTCATTATTAAAAAAATTTTCAAATGTACTTATATTATTATATAATCTTTTTAATAAATCTATATATTCCTTCTCATCTCTTATATTAGAATTATTCTCTTTTATTCTAAGTAAAAACTCTAAATTCTCTATTTCTTCTTGCAAAGGAATAATAACTTTTTCCCTCTTCTTAAAAATATTAGAAAATAAATTATTCACGTTTTCTTTGTTTTATCAGTCTCTATTAACTTACCTTTCTTCTGATATTTCCCTAAAATTTCTTCCCAACTCCAAGAATATACTCTAGATGGGGTTTGTCTAGTTCCAGTTCTATAAGTTCCAATAAGTTTTTCTCTCCCCAAGACTTTAACTGCCGCTATAAATCTGAGCCGAAGTTCTTGTAGATACCAATATTCATCAGGGAGAACTAATGCCTTCGGAGATTCTATTATTCCAGGTTTTATTAATGAATCGGCTCTTCCCATTAGCGGCTTGTATATATAATAAGTGGCTCCTTCTATGTTCGTATCCTCTCCCGGAACTGCTGATATTCCTGAAAGTGCTGATCCTACATCTGGGTACAAATTAATTTTCGGTTTTATATATTCTCCATCTAAGTCTGGTCTTGATGATATATAGAACAGATCGGAGACACTTTTTGTTTTTCTTTTTATTATCATATGAACATAGTATCAATTTTATAAAGAACTAAAAAGAAGAGGTCGGAGCTAAATCCCGGGATACAAAATTAAGTAACCTACTTAACCCATCTCCGCAGCAACTTTAGCGCCGAACCTAATCCCTGAAAACAATTATTATCTTAAAAAATATAATATCGATTTCTTAGCATAAAAGGAAGAATCTGTGTCCATTTATATGTGAGAAATAAACAAATTATTAACAACTATGAAAAAGAATTTACTTAGTAGAAAACTAATCGCTATTAGTAATATATGGATATGAAAAACAAAATTATTACCACGTTTTGGAAAGGAGGGAAGGACACAGATTCTCCTTATATTTCATGTATAAGGCTTACATTGAATTTAACCCTCAAAAGGTGGGTTATTTTTGATGTTTTTTACTACTTTTTACCCTAAAATGAGCCAAAATAACCCACTTTTATTTTTTATCTTCAAAATTGATGAAAATTCGGTAACTTATTTATGAGGACATAGGAACCTAGATTGAATAGGAGAGTATATTGAGAAAACCTATAGGAAGTATAAATAGAAAATAAAAAAAAGATAATATAGAATAGAATTGAATAAAGAGATATTAGATTAAATGAAAAAAATTAATATTCTTTAATGGTTCTTAAAAAGTACGAACGTTAGTGAGAGTCCCTGGAGCCCTCAAAGGCTCCGAGTGGACGGTACTCTTTTAAGGTTCATTTCCATATTAATATTATTATCTATCGTGAACCTACTAAATAAGACGACCTCGCTCTCCCTGGAGGGGAGGCGGGTCTCTCATTATATTCGCTTATTTAGTAGAACCACTTTAAGTGTCAACCAAAAATTTACTATTAAATCTATATTATATATTACCAAATTTGGAATATTTAAGTTGACGTTTTGCTCTTCTAATAACTTCAAACTCTAATTGATGAAGTTAAGGTATCCTTAGTCTTCGATTTTATGTAACTGGATTCTGTATTAAAAAGAATCTATAATAAATTAAAAAATTAAATAATATGCAAAAAGAAAAGATTATAGTACCATCTGGAATTAGATATATTTCAGAATGGAATGAATTTAGATTTAATAAGTTTCCAAGTAAATGTATAATAAATAAACAATTACCTGGTTGTGGTTTTACTGAATACTGTATTAATGGTCCCGAAAATGTTATCTTATGCAGTCCTAGGAAGATGCTTTTAAAAAATAAGAAAGATCAACATCCTAATGATGTATATTTAGTTATTAATGAAATGGAGTCTGATACTAATATCGATAAGGATATTTCGAAGATAACAGTAAATAGATCTAGCGAAAAAAGTTTATCAGATAAAGATAAATTATTATTGGTTGAAGAGGAGAAAAAGAAAAGAGAATTAATTAGATTAAAAATAAAAACTGAAATAGAAAATTATTATTATAATTATTGTTATTCTCAAAGAAAACCATGTAAGATATTAGTAACCTATGATTCGTATAAGTTGATAAAAATAATATTAGAAGAATTAGAAATATTTCAAAGTTTTTATACTGTAATAGATGAATTTCAAAGTATCCTACATGATGCTAGATTCAAAAGTGATACTGAATTAAGCTTTTTATTTCATTTACAACAATCTCCTACTACATACTTCGTTAGTGCAACTCCTATGATGGATGAGTACCTAGAAATGTTAGATGAATTTAAAGATCTTCCTTATTATGAATTAGATTGGGAGGTAAAAGATCCATCTAGAATTATTAGACCAGACTTAAAAGTATTAACAATGAAGTCTGTAGGTACAAAAGCAGAAGAGATTATAAAAACTTATAAAGAAAAACATTTTGAAGAAATAGTTGTTCTTAGAGATGGAATACCTACTAGAGTAATATCAGATGAAGCAGTATTCTATGTAAATTCAGTTAATCACATTATATCTATTATCAAGAAAAATGAATTAATTCCAGAAGAGTGTAATATTCTTTGTTCTAATACTCCTGAAAATCTTAAAAAAATTAAAAGAAAGTTGGGAAAGGAGTTCACTATAGGAGATGTTCCATTAAAAGGAGTAAAACCAAAGATGTTTACCTTCTGCACTAGAACTGTTTATTTAGGTGCAGACTTCTATAGCCTATGTGCACGTAGTTTCATATTCTCTGATTCTAACTCAGATTGTTTAGCTGTAGATATTAGTGAGGACTTGCCTCAGATACTGGGACGTCAACGTTTATTTGATAATCCTTGGAAAAATAATGCTGTATTTTTCTACAGAGTAACAGCAGATTATAAAGATATGACTGGAAAAGATTTTCAAGAAAAAATAAATAACAAAAGAAAAGTTACTGAAAATTTACTAATAGCATATGAAGATTCAAAAAGTTTTAGTGTGAAGCACGATCTAGCAAAAACATATCAAAATAATGCTAGAGCTTTTAATTATAATAATGATTATGTTGCAGTAAATAAGGTAGCAGATAGTTTTGGAAATATAATACTTAAACCAGTTCTTAATAACCTTGTTTTAGTAAATGAGATTAGAGCTTTTAAGATTCAACAAATAGATTATAAAGATAGATTTAGTGTATTTAGTACTGTTCATAATACATTAACTCCAGACGACATTATTAATCAAGAAGTATTTGAATTCTTATCAGAATATAATCAATTAGTAGAAGCTAGAAGGAAATTAATAATGTTATGTGAATATGGACTTTCTAATGAAGCTATTCAAATCGTACTTGGACAGATTAGTGATGGAGACTATATTAAGTCCTATTATTTATCATTAGGCCCAGAAAAATTAAAAGCTTTGGGATATAAAAGAAATAATATAGAACGTGAATTGGGAATAGTTACTTTTAATCAAAATTTATTAATTTCATCTATTTATTCAGAGTTTAAAGTAGGAGATATTTGGTTATTATCTGATATAAAACAGAGATTAGAATCTATATATTCTTCTATTAATTATAATAAAGTAGCTAAAGCGAGTGATTTAATTAGTTACTTTGAAATACAAGAAACAATGCTAAGAAAAGAAATTAATGGAGAGAAGAAGCGTGTAAAAGTATATAAATTATTAAAAAGAAAAGATGATTAATGAAATAAAATGAAAGTAATTTATCAAGAGAGTACAGAAGATTATTTAGTTGAAGTAATAATTAAAGAAAAGAAAATATATGTATTATTTTTAGATCGAATGAGTGAAAGTGTAAGAAAAGTATTATCTTCTAAAAACTTTCATATATCAAATCTTTATGATTCCATTTACTTATTTACTTTATCAGACCTAGATCTCTATAGAAAAGTATTAATTGGTGTTGAAAATATTTTTTATTGGATTTCAAGAACAGGTAGAATTGATAGTTTAAAAAATTTTATGAATTTTATTGGAGACTTTCCTGTTTATGGCTATCCAAAACAAAAACTTAAAAACTATTTTTTCAGAAATCAGAAATATTTTCAAATTAATTGGTTAAAAGCTCTAAATGATAGTAATAGACTTCACAATCCAGATTCAATAGATTGTACTTTCAGGTCATTACATTTAGATTATTTTTGTTATTTCATTGATAAAGATGGATATGAACAAGTAACAGAGATTATCGAAAATATAGATCAATTGTTATGTTATTCTGAAGAGTCTTGGAATTTAGGTGATAGTGATGAGGTAGAGAAATTATGTGAATATTTTCTTTCTAATCAATAAAAAGGTACTTCCATCCCCTTGAGGTTCTTATAATTGAAAGTAAAAATACTCCTCTCAGAAACACTAAGAATCTTATAGATGTGAGAGGAATAAAATAATCTCAAAAAAAAGATCCGCGTATTATTGTGTTGCGCGGAATTATATACAAATTTTATATTATATTTTAACTAACATTTATTTTTAATTTATTATTTTATTTAAATTATGGGAAATCGAGTAGATGATTTTTTGAGTAAATTGGCAGCGCAAGCACCAAAAGCAAAAGAAAACAATTTTGAGCAGAAAAACAGATCATTAGAAAAAATTTATCTTAACTTTCCAGGAAATTTTGGTAGATATCAAGTATTTCCGTTGGATAGTGTAGTAACTGACTTTCCGTTTGTTACTTTATTCGGAACTCGTGAAATTAATATCCCTCGTAAAAACATGGCGGCGGATGGAACTGAAAACACTTATAATGCGTGGATTAAGCTCCTACCGAAAAGTGCTTATGTAATGAAAGATATGACGGGTAGACTAGTTTCTTCATTGACCGCCGCAGATGATGAATTATTGTCACAAGCGCATATGATCTTTGATGAACTTTATCGAGAACTGGATGCAAAGAATAACCGCGACGAATTAACAACAAACTTAGTCCGGTTGAAGAATTATACTATCTTCCATGCATTCTGTCTTAATAAATGGGATCCGAATGAAAATCGTAACCCTAGTCGTCAGAATTTTACAGCATTGTTCGTCGCGACAGCTAAAATGTTTACATCAGTAGTTGAAGATAATATTCAAGAAAAATCTTTGATGAAGGGTGGAGATAATAGCTGGATTTCAGAAGTTTATAATCGTGATGCTACAGGACGTTCTGGATTCTTGATGTTTAGTATCGGAAAGAAGAAAGACGGAGCAGCCGGATTTGCTATTACTGCCACACATGAAGTTGGTAATGAGAACTTTAAGTCAATTCAGATTTCAGAAGAAGATATGGAATTGGCTGCAGATCCATTGCAATCATTTATGTCTTGGCAGGCTAATAGAGATAACGATACTCCTGTTGGTCAGAAACGTTTATTCAATGCGACCTTGATTAAAGAGTCTATTGAATATATGTCAGAAATTTTAGCAAGCATCAGACTCGCTAAATCTCAGGGAAGTGTAGATTTTAAAGAAGCTGTTACAAGAGTTAATAATGAAGTTCTTGCAAAACAGGTTCCGACAGATAAAAGTGGTTTTCGTCAGACAAATGATCCGATGTTAGCTTCTCTGTCTGGAGGTGGAAATTCTGCACCTCAAGTTGATCTGAGTAAAAACGATCAGGTTTTTCAGACTCCTCCCGTGTATCATAGTGATCCCGTAACAGCCAGCCCTGTAAATCCAGGTAATGGTGGAGGATCTCCATTTGGTGGTGGACAACAGCCACAGTGGGGAGGATTTGGACAAGGTAATCAACAAGCACCTTTCCAGAAACCAAACTTCGGAGGTAATAACGACAGTGACTTGCCTTTTTAATGATCTGAAAAGGAATAATATAAAATAATAAAACTAAAAGGTAGAAGAGATTTTAATAGATTTCCTCTACCTTTATTTGTTTAAAGTTGGAAATAATAATGAATAATAAACAATATTTCTACTGTTTCCTGGATTTTTCACTAATTTTGACAAGGTCCCTCTTCGTGATAAGTAAAGGAAAAGACATCGGAGAATATACGGCCGGGGAATTAATCAGAACCTGTATATGGACGATCAATAAAGTTCTTAGGGATTATGGTATTAGTGCTAGGAAAGTGATTCTAGTTTATGATAAGTGGGATGAATCTATAGGAGGTTATTATACATCTTATCTTTTAGGGGGACAATATAAAGACACAAGGCATTATATGGATGAAACGATTTTTGAGGGTATGAAAAATGATCCGGCCGTTTCTCCCGACGACCTAAAGAAAGCTGCATGGGAATTGTATCAAAATCAAGTAAAACAGACAGCTAAATATACAATGATCTCTGAGTTACCTAGATTTGGAATCGGAATGCTTGGGAGAAGTGGCTGGGAAGCTGATAATTGGGCTTATCTATTAAGTTGTGAGCTCTATGGAAAAACAGATCTCCTTAGTCTTTTTGTTACTAAAGACTCAGATTGGATGTATTGTTTATCACCAGCTACTCAATTATTTCGTCTCCCAGGAAAAAATGAAGAACCTAGGATAATAACCTATGATGAGATGTATTATTCAATTCCAGAATCAATTAGAAATGCTGGAATCGGATTATATCAATATCTCAGCCTTAAAGATAGTCTAGGGTATGGACATAATGATCTAAGAAAAACTGTAAAACCTAGAATGAAGTCTGAAAAAGTAATCTTAGAGGTTTTATCAGGAAATTACGAGAACTTAACAGATCTAGAACTTTTTGAAAAACAATATAAAACTTTCGATATATTCAGTTACCCAGGGATTGATGAAGCTAGGGATATGATTAATAATTATCTTCCAGTATGTGGTTCCCTAGGAGATGTTTCTGAATTTAGAATGTTTTGTAGAACTCATAATATCCCAGGAATTTCAGATAGTTATTATTCAGAGTTCATTGGGAGATTAGATCAAAAATTATATTGTGAATAAAATGAAAGACATTGTAACCCTACGTGGAATAAAATATAGCTATGATGAAAGAACTGGCCGAATATTTAAGGAAGGCCAAGTTTTAACATCATCACAAGCAGAACCGGTTTATAGTTACCTTGGGGATAGTTCAGGGGAGCCGGTTTTTGGAGGGATATTACTTAAAGATACAGGTTCAATCTTAACTCTTAATGGTAAAATTTCTCCAGTAACAGATCCTAATACAATAAGTTAAAAAAGAATTATGGCAGGATTATTAGGAGGAATTCTTGGAAAATTGACTGGAAAACAACTCTCAATCCAAGAAATTATGAACATCGACCAAGGAAGAAAAGATAAAGCTTCTGAATGTGTAGTGAGATTGACAAAAGTATATCATGTTCTCAAAGAAGAGTCGATCATGGATAAACTAAGATCTGTATTTTTTGGGAAGACTGTACTTAAGATTTATTACTTAGTTTTTAAATTTGAAGTAACGTCTAAAACAGGTAGTACTTATAACGTCATAATTCAAACTTCCCCTGACTATGATATACGTGGATGGAAGAATTCGAAATGTAAAGTTTATTGTGAGTGTAAAGATTTTCAATTTAGATCGGCGTATCTTTTGGGCAAGAATAATACGCTGTTTTTGTCGGATCGTATAAAAATAAAACTCGGTCCAGCATTAACTCAAGCGCCCAAAGATAAAACGCCGACAACTCTACTTTGTAAACACTCTATGGCAGCTTTACAATATCTAGTGAATAATTACCAAAATATAATGAAAACTATATAAAACTAATGATAGAATTAAAACCTCATTATAGTTTGTTGTTTATAGATAATAAAGATACAGAAGTAATATTAGCAAAATATACTGGTTCATTTAAGTTACCATCTAATATTACATTTACTAGATTAAAAAATCACTTAGTTATTTCGATTGATATCAAGTGTCATAGTTCAGAATCTGATGAACTCAAAGCAACATTATTTGAAAATAGATTTAATATTCAAAGTTTTATTGGTTATAAGATTAATAATGACTATTGGGATATTATTTACCAATATGGTTGTTATAAGAGTTATCAGTTTTATGTAAATAGTGAATTTGTTGTAGAATATATAATGACTAATTATTTTTGAAGAGATGAGTAAAATATTAGCAATTTCGGATATTCATATTTTTGATTATCCACAAAGAAATTCCTACGATAAACAACGTTTAACTCAAGCAAGAACAGTAGCACAAAATATTATAAAAGCTGCTACAATTGAAGGAGCTGAAAGAGTTGTGATCGCAGGAGATGTTATCGAAAAATCAGTTCTCCGACCCTATGTTCAAGCAGAAGTTAAATTATTCCTTGATACTTTAATGAGTTTCTTTAAAGAGGGATATATAATTTGGGGGAATCATGATCAAGATAATAAGTCAGTAGATTCTGAACTTATTGATTCATGTCTTGCTGTGATGTTACCCCCTAATCTATATTATGCTGATCAGAAAGAGTTAGTAATTGATAATTCTAGAATAGCATTTAGTAACTGGAGACCTGAATTTGATCTTTCATGGATTTCAGGACAAGTAGATGTTTTATTTACACATGCTACTATTAATTATGGTGGATCAGATAAAATACAATCTCAAGTTCTGGATGAGTCTAAATTTGGATTAGCTATTTGTGGTGATATTCATAGACCAGCTCAGATTGGGAAATATGTTAGTATAGGTATTCCACAGAAATGTAAAATGTCTGACTATGATAAATCAACCGGAGTTGTATATGATTGTGTATCTAAACAATTTAAATGGGTAGATCTAAATCCAGACGATAACCTTATGAAGTTTGTTTATACACCTATCAGAGAAGATGAAGGTTGGAATCAAGGAACTGGAACTTGGAGTGTATATAAACCAGAAAACTTAAGTATTGCTGGAGGAGTAAGAGATATTAAAATTCCAGCATGGGAAGAAATTGGAAACTTGATTGATAATATTATAATAGAAAACAATCTTCAAGGAATTCATTCTGAAGTTCTTCGAAATCTTAAAGATGTAGATTCTGAAGAAGTTGATTTTGGATTTACTCTTCTTAGATTATATTGTAAAAATTGGAGAAGTATAGACGAAGCTGATATTTACTTTGAGGATGGTGATAAGATCTTGATAACTGGAAAAAATGGTTCTGGAAAAAGTTCTTTGCTTAGTGCTCTTAAATATGCTTTCTTAGAGTGTAGAAATATTAAGGATTATTTACAGTTCGGAGAAAAAGAGTGTATCTTAGCAGTAGAATTTATGTATCAAGGAAAGAAGTGTAAGATTCAGAGAGGTAATAAAAAATATGGATGTTGGATTGATGATGAACCTCTTAAGTATAATAATAAGAAAGAATTCGAAGAAGATATGTATCGTAGATTTCCATTTATTGGATATATGGATATTTTCTTATTTGATTCAGACCATCATAAATTAATTGGAAATATTACCCCTGAAAGAAAGTCAGAGATAATTAGTAAGTTCTATAAAATGGATAGAATTGATGCTTATAATAAAGAAGCTGGAATTCTTTTAGATCAAGTTACTAAATCCTCAAGTGTATGGAATGAAGCAATTAAAAAGTCAGAAGAAATCTTAAGATATATAGATACTAATCTTTCTAATATTCAACTTCCAGGACAAACAAAAACAGAACTCACTCAACTAAGATCGGAAGGCTTAGAATTACAAAGAAAAAATAAAGAATGGATGAGTTACTTAGCTGATTCTGGAAAACTTCAAGCACAAGTTTCTCTTTATGTTGAAACTTTGGAGAGATTAATTAAAGAACAATCTACTTACAGACATCTTCAAGAGATAGATTCAGAGATTGCATATCTTCAGGCCGAGGTAGATAATAAAAATCAAGAAATATCACAACTTCGAACAATAGAATCTGAATATTCTTTAAAGTTGGATAGATATAATCAGGTATGTGCAGAAGGAAAGAAAACAACCGCCGAATTAGAACGCCTCGAAAAAAGTAAAGTGTGTCCTAGTTGTGGTCAGGCTTTGAAAAATACAGAATCTCTAGACCGTCATAAACAAGAAATCCTAGGAAAACTTGAAGAACTTAGATCCGAGGCTATAAAAATCGGCGATGAACTTAGAGGAATGTCTGGAAAAAAACAACAGGCTGATTCATTAATTTCAATTGCCTCTGAAAAAGTTAAGACCTTGGGGAATCAAATATTTATGTTGATGTCTGAGAAACAAAAAATTACTAAGACAGCTAAAGATATAGAAAATACAGAAGTTCTCTTAGAAAATTATAAGACTCAATTAAATAACTTAGGAACACCAGAAAAAGTAGAACTTCCTGATAACTTTATGGAAATTATGAGTTCGATCGATTCTGGAATAAAAGCTTGGACGGATCATGAAAGATTAATCCAAGATAGAGCTGTAGAAGAAGCAAATATCTTAAAGGCACAATCTGAGTTAGGATTAATTCAGAATGCTTTAGTAGATCTTAAAGAGTATATTAAGCTTACAGGACCTACAGGAAAGATTTATGAAGAAATTATGACAAGATTAGCTGAACAATTTACAGATAATCAAGTTAAATATTCAGTAGATACATATAACTTCAGAAAGAAGGATCATCTTGACCTTACTAGTAGGTTTAATAATAATGGAAATTATGTCTCTTATGATGCATGTAGTTCAGGTCAACAAACAGTTTTAGATATCAACTTTCTTAGTAAGATAGTAACTAGAATGGGACTGCTTATTATGGATGAATTTTTGAAGCACTTAGATCCAGAAAATCATGATAACTGTATAGATATGATTAGTAGTATGAACATTGGATGTATTATGATCTCTAGTCATATGGAATCTATTACTTCATTTAATAATAAAACTTGTAGACTTGAATTAAATGACTCAGGAGTTACAAATATCACAATAAAATAATTTAAAATATGATGAGTGAAGAAAAATTAAAAGAATATTTTCTAAAAGAGGAAATATTTAATGGGTTTAGTGATTTTTCTGGATATAGAGTTTTAGGAACATTTCAGTCTTCTCCAAAGTATGGTACTTTAATTTCTAGTGGAATAAAGATTTTTAAAACTGAATCCATTGCTTGGGTAGAAGAATTTAGGATAGGTATTATTCAAAATATAGGAGATTATTTAGTTATAGTTTCTCCCGAATGTCCTGAGGTATATTTTACGATGCCAGAAGAAATTATAGATAAGATTAAAGATATTTATAATGCTGGAGACTATATTAACCTAGACAGCGAAACATTACAAAAACTTATGGAAGAACTGAATGATGCAAATAGAAAGTGGACAACTAATCCAATTATGACAGTTCCCGGAAAATTTTGGTATAATGATGGCTCTTCAACTAACCTATTTGTTCCATATTCTCAGGTATCAACAACTACATGTTCTTCAGATTATGTTGTATCTTCTGCATCATCACAAATACCAACTAATATAAATTCCAATAATACTAATACTTATGTTACAGGATATAACATATAATATGTTAGAGTTTGCAGATGTAAAAAATCCTACAGACTTTTTTAAAACAGGGGATCCAAAAGAAATGATACCTTTACGAACTCTTTATAATAATACAAGACTTCTTTGGGGACTTGGAGCAGATCAGATTCTTTTAAGTGTAGCACAAGGTCAAGCAATTTATAAACTCGCCTTGTTAGTAAAAAATAAAAGAAGTATTTTTGGATGTTTAGTATATATTCCAGGTCAGAAAAGACTCGATTTATATACGTCTGAATCTCCAGAGATACCACTAATTCAATGGAAAAGACAAAAAGTAGTGAATAAAACTTACCCACTGCTCCTTGATCTTGCTGGAATTGAAAAAATGTTCTCTAGATTAATTACTATTTTATGATATTTAAAGTAGTTCGATCTAAGTATTCACTAAAAGTATCTAAACTAATAAAAGTCTATAAAGGAGCTTTTAGACTAGAGAATTCATTAGATGTAAATCTATTCGATTATAATAAATCTTGGGATAATCTAGTAGGAGATGATAAAGTAATTACAACCGCTGAATTAATTCTTGCTAAATTTCCATTAAGTATTTGTAAAAAGCTTACTAAAAATCTTATCTTACTTAATAGAAATAATTTTGATGAATATTCGGGTTATGATGATTTTGTTGATAAAAAACAATCTAAATATGAAGTGCATAATGCTTATGAATCTAATCCAAAAGCTCTACAATTAATAGATATTTCTTTAGAAGATTTATTATATAATGTAAAAGATCTAACCAGAAATAATTATATTGTTCAAAAATCATTATTAGAATTGAATAAATAAAAATAAGAGAAAGACTAGGAAATTAATCCTGGCCTTTCTTTTTTTTTCTTGTGAATAAAAAAAATAAGTTCCGATCTTCACAGACCAGAACCTATATAATTCATGAGTTTAAAAATTTGTTGTGTTTCTATTTTACATTCACATATAAGGTTTTCAAGCGTTTTCTTTGTTTCACTTTTTCAGTAGTTTTTAGAATCCAACATAATACCTCTTTCTCTAGGGATTCTTGATTTGTAATCTGTTTGTGTTGAGTATATACAGATTTATCTTCTAAAGTAATAAATGCTAACTCTACTCCATAGAATTTTTCATATAAGATAATCTGTTCAATAGCTGCTCCAAGAAAATGAATTGTATATATCTCACTCGTTGAACCTTCTGTTATTCTAACTCCTGAATCTGAATTTTCGGTTAAGTAATCTAAAAACTCTTTAATGGATTCTTTTGTTATTTTTCCCATTTCTCATCTGGTTTTAAAACTTTTATTACTTTTCCATAAATGTTCTTAGTCCAACCATTTATATGTCCGTGATTATTCCCTATCTGAGCACCTTTAATTGGATCTATTGCTTTAATTAAGTGTGTAAAGAATCTTCCATGAACTTTACAGTAAACTATATCTCCAACTTTTACTGAATCTAGTCCAGGAACAGGTTCTAAGACATGTTTTTGACCAGACATGATGAGAGGAGTCATTGAATTTCCTTTCTCAGAAGTTACAAACGTTTCTCCTGCTGCTAGACGTTCTTGTTTAGTTCTCGGCTTTTTTATTTCTTCTTTTCCAAGCGTTATGTTTTCTAGTGGCGTCTTTTTTGTTTTTTGCTTTGACTTCATAACCATCATTAAATTTAAAATTATTAAGTAAACCTTTTGTTGGATCATAAGATTTTTGTTTCTTAAGTTCCTCTAAGATTTTATTATTTATATGTTTAGTATAACTATCTACTGGATCTTCTATCTTGGAAATTACTACTTCTTTTCCTTCATATGTAATTTTATAGTCTTCATAACCTACTGGAGGTTCTTTAAAGTATTCCCACTTAGGAAGTCCAAAGTCTGTTGATTTTCCAGTGAGTATTAAAGTTTTAGATTCTTTATCAACTCTCCAAAAACCTCCTCCCCAACATCCTGTAGCGTAATTCTTTCCAAGTAATTCAAAGTGAAACTCTACATTACCTAGGATTAATTCTCCTTCTTTACTAATTATAAATTTTTGCATAATCATTTATTTTATTATCATATATAAGAATCTTAAGAACCATTGAATTCCTTATAGGTGTAAACAATAAAAAAACTTAAAAGTTATGAAAGAAATAACGGTAAGTAAAGTACTAGAAAAACAAGATGAAGATAATGTGAGAATGATTAATAGTTTATTAGGACTTAAAGAGAGAATTATGACAATCGGAAAAAAGAAAGAATTAACAGCAGATCAAGCTAATATTATTAGCAGGTTTAATCTTCAAGGGTATTCGAGCTTAGAAGAAATTGCTAAGAAAAAGATTAAAGAAATTGAAGAACAAATAACAAGTAAGCTTCAATTTAGTCATAAAGAAAGATTATTAGCATTGATCGTTCCGGATGATCAAAGAGATCTTTATGACTTAATAAAAACTCACTATACAGAAAAAGGATTTAAAACTTTTTATCTTGACAAAGAAAGAGTTCCAGAATTTAAGAATAGTACATATTTATTTATTTCTTGGGACATTGAGATAAAAAAGTAATGTAAGATAAACCTTAGGGAAGAGAAATTCCTTAAGGTTATTTACTTTTTGCTCTCCCCATGCCTTAATTGCTTTATATATGAAACCAAAATTAATATAAAATTATGTTAGAAAATAAACCAACTATTTTGTATTCACTTGAAGAGATAACAATCATTCCAGAAGTAGTAACAAGAATAAATAGTAGATCTCAATGTATTCCATGGGTTCCTAAAATAGATGGCAGAGAAGATAGCAAATTCCTTCCAGTTATTGCAGCACCTATGGCATCAGTGGTTAGTCCAGAAAATTATAAAACTTTTCATGATAATCTAATTTCATGTATTATCCCCAGAAATGTACCTCTCTCTGAAAGACTCAAATTATGTTCTGAAGTATTTTGTGCTTTTTCTATGAAAGAGATTGAGGAAAATTTTATAGAACAGCATCAACAAAGTACAGGATCTGGATTATATGTCTTAATTGATATAGCTAATGGACATATGGAAAGTCAGATAGAACTTGGTCGAACTCTTAGAGAATTATATGGAACATTAATAAAAATCATGGGTGGAAATATAGCTAACCCTAAGACCTATAAGTTATATGATAAAGCTGGATTTGATTATCTTAGAGTAGGTATAGGTGGTGGAGCTGGTTGTATTACTTCTACTCAGACTGGTATTCATTATCCTATGGGTTCTTTAATTAATGATACTTTTCAGGTTAAGAGAGAATGTTCAGGAAATACTAAAATTATCGCCGATGGAGGAATTAGCACTTTTTCGGCCGTGATTAAATGCTTAGCACTTGGAGCAGATTATGTTATGATGGGAAGTACATTTGGAAAAGCATTAGAAGCGGCCGGTCCAGTGCTAAGAGAATATTACGGCGAATATTATGAATCCCTTCCAGAAAGTATAGATATAACCAGAGGAGAGAAATTTTATCGAGAGTATTATGGAATGTCAACTAAACGAGCACAAGCAGAAATCTTAGGAAAATCAATAGAAACTGTAGACAGAGAAAAATTAAAAACTTCAGAAGGAAAAAGCGTGGTCTTAGAAATTGAATATACATTAGCAGGGTGGGCAAAAAACATGGATTCCTATCTTAGATCAGCAATGTCATATACAAATTCCTATGACCTAGAAGACTTTAAATATTCTAGATGTCAGGTTGTATCCGAGATATCTAGTGTTGGTATTAATAAAAAATAATTAAACTCTATGGCTAAAAAGAAAGCTGTTACTAAATCAAGTGTGGATGAAGAATTGAAGGATATTCTGAGTTATAAAAAAGAACCTGTTGGATTTGAAAAAATAAAATTTAAACTTAAGTGCAAAAATCCTAAACAGAAGGAATATTCTAAATTAATTCGAGAAAATAATATTACAATATGTACAGGGCCTAGCGGTGTTGGTAAAAGTTACATTGCTTTAGCTACTGCATTAGAATTATTAAGTAATCCTGACACCCCTTATAAAAAACTAGTTCTTATGATAGCTCCTGTACAAACAGATATTGAGGTCGGATTTTTAAAAGGTGAGCTAAATTCAAAGCTAAGGCCTCATGCAGAAGCTTATCTTTATAATCTTGCAGATATGATAGGAGGAATGGATAAGGTAGAAGCTCTTATTGAGGGTGGATTTATTGAGATAATGTGTGTATCATTTGCAAGAGGAATAAATCTTAAGGACTGTGTATGTATTTGTGGAGAATGTCAACAGTATAGTAAAGAATCATTCCTTACTATTATTACTAGACCTACAGAAACAGCCAAGCTTTGTTTTGAAGGCGATCAATATCAAACTGACAATAAAAATATCAGAAAAGGTAGAGAAGAATCTGGATTAAAACATGCATTAGAAAATTTATCAAATTTACCTGGAATCGGAATACTTGAATTTGATGCTAGTCATATTGTAAGAAATCCATTAATATCTAAAATATTGTATAGATGGGATAAAGATACTTATGGATACTTAGAAGAAATTATAAAAGAAGATGATTTATTAGAGTAATATTTTGCTTTTCTAAAAAGGTTAAAACCTAATATATGGAAGAACATTAGAAAAATTTATAAGTAAAATTATAAGTTAATCTAGTGTTCTTCTTCTTTTTTAATCATTATAAAACAAGGAAAGTAGGATTTAATAAAGGTTGCAAACTTTATTATTTCCGAAATCCTTTTTAAAATTTTATAATGATTAAGTAAATTTAAACTGAAATGATTAAAAAAGATTTAAGCCCAGAAAACAGAGCTATAGAATCCTCTGTATCACAGGATAAGGTGAATAATAGTAACCTATACCTTGATAAAACAGATTCTAAAGGTGTTCCTCTTCTGAGACGTATCGAAAAGTATCCAGATCTTCCTGAGGATAAATTTATACCTATTAGGTATTATAAATCTGAACATCAAAAAGCATTTGGAAATCGATACTGGATTAATAAAAAAGGACTTGTAAAAAATAATGAAACTGGAAAAATCTTAGAACAATCTATTGATAAAGATAGGTATAAATTATCTGGATTTCAAAAGAATAATTTTAAAAAGAAATTAATAATACACAGATTAGTAGCTTCTACATTCTTAGAAAATCCTAATCCTAGTATATATAAAGTAGTAAATCATATCGATCATAACCCAGAAAATAATAATCTATCTAACCTAGAATGGGTTACTTCGGCTGAAAATAGTAATAAAAACAGTGGTAAATGCTCTGGGATATCTGAAGATAAATTAATAAATTACATAGCATTAGATGATCAAGGAAATGAATTATTTAAAATTAATAAATTAGATAATAAGGGATACAATGTTTTATGCGTTACTAGTTCTATAAGTCGTAAAATAAGATATAAAGGATATTATTGGAAGAAATCTAGACTACCTAAGAAAGAAGAGGCTCTTAAATTAATAGGGTACTCAGGGAATTTAGATGATTATACTTGGCATGAACATTGGAAATATCCTGGATTATATGTATGTAAGGAAGGATTTGTTAAGTATAATAATAAGATTTTATGTACAGTTGCAAGAGACGGATATGTATATGTTAATCTTGGAAAAGGTCATGGTCAAAAAATTAGGGTTAATAGATTAATAATGGAATTTCTTCTAAAGAGAGATTTAGAAAAAGATGAAATAGTGGATCATATTAGTACTATAAAACATGATAATAATTTTTCTAACCTTAGGGTAACTGATAATAAAGGAAATATAGTATTTAATGAGTTAACTTATGAGAAATTAGCAAAAAGGGTAGTATTATCTGACTTATATGGAAATTATGTTGGATATTACTTTGCAAGGGAGGTATTTGATTTTCTAGGAAAGAGAAATACTGAGAGATCTCGCGTAGATTCCTTATTAACTGTTAGTATTGTAGCTAAGAAATATATTTGTATAGATTTAGGAGATAAAGAGACACTACATAAGAAAATGGAAAAAGTCATATATTTATTTTTGGATGGAAAATTAATTGATGCATCTGTATCAGTTACTGAATTATACAGAAAATATAGAATTTCTCAATATAAAGCAATGAATAATTATAGATTAAATAAGTTATCTAAAAATGGTTATTCATTTTTACATGGAGAAAAAGCTGTAGAATTAGTTTTATCACGAGGTCACGGAACTGCAGGAGATTATAAACTTGAATAAAAAAAATAAGATACCTCAGAAACCTTCAAATTCTTATATATGTAGTAAAGATCAGATGAAAATATGGTACTGATCGGAGACTACTTATTAATATAATAATAAATAATTGAATTTTATTTAGATATAACTGGCTTATGTTATTAGTTACTTCTAATTATAATTATGAGTATAAATTAATTGATCACTGTAACAATTTCCAGAGTATCAAGATCGAGAAGTATAATCTTCTCGAGGTAAACAGGTAAAGTTCACTAGGGAATATAAAATCAAATAGACTTTAATAAATTTTTAATTAAATACGTTAGTGCGCATATATGTATTTATGATAGAATAGCAAAAATTTATTAACTAAATATAATATATAATTTAGAGTTTGATTTTATATATCCCTAGTATTTTTCTTCTACGAAACTACTACCTCTTCGCGGTGTAGAAGACAACTAGCACTAAAGTTGTGAAACTAAATGTAGCAATGAGAGATGAGCGTTCCTATATGTTATGCTTTCTCTCGGAGTAGGGTGCCACTATGATTTATTATCTATAGTGTCAGAAAAACCTTAAGACAATAACAAAAGAATTATGACAAAGAAAAATAAATTAAATGAAAAATTTGAATTAACATTTAGTATAAGAAGTATTGCTTATTACTTTTTATGTATCTACTTAATTTGCGTGTTCAAAGTTACCTCCCCAGGTAATATGACACACCTAGGAATATATATGGCATTATGTTTTATTGGAGCACTTATATTAGGAATAGAAAAAATATTCTGGATTTATAAGTACGGTCAATATGCGATGTTTAATCTAGGAAAATTATGGGGAATTAAAAATGAAGGTTTGCTTTGGGTAGTTAAATCATTGAATACAGGATTATTAATTTGTAAATATGTATTACCAATCATAGGAAGTTTAATTGGATTGGCATTGTTTATGAAATATGTACCTGAGATCAATAATGTAGAGATTTTATTAAGATTATTAGCAATTATTATAGTATTTCTATATTCTATATATAAATTGTTTAACTACTTAAAAAAGATTTGAACTATGAGACTCAAGAGTTTAACAGAAGTCCTTGGGTGGATAATAGGAATCCGTCCAAGTAAGCCCTTGAAATCTAGTGAGAAAACTGGTAAGGAAAATGAAAGAAAAGGAGAAGAAAAAAGATCCCAGTTATCTTTAGATTCAAGTAGAACAAAAATCGTGAATGGTGTTGAGCCTATTAAGGAAATTATTGTAGATATTCTGGATGATTGTTTAAAAGATCCAGATATTAAAAAGCCAGATGAATTTTTCCAATCTTTTACTTGGAGATTGATAATTAATGTAGTAAATTATAATTGGTTATCTAAAGCTCCAAAGAATAGAAGAGAATTGGAGATATTAATAAGAGAATATGGATACTGGGGCAGATATTACAAAAAGATGAACAGAAGCACAATGTTCTATAATATTACCACTCCAAGAATTAGTAATAGAAAAGGAGTGAAAGTAATACCTGAATACTAATAAGCAACAATAGAAAGGGAAATATAATCCCTTTCTTTATTTTTCTCCTCTTTCAACCTCTAATCCTTATACATGTAGATTATATAAAACTTATAATATGAAGAAAAATTTAGAAAACCTGACAATTCCAAAAACAAAAGAGCTTCGTCAAGAAAAATTAGATGAAGCTGTAGCAATATTGAAATCAGAATTTGTAGGATTAGATGATATTATAGATAATATAAAAAAATCTATAATTCCTTGGTATATAACTCCAGAAATAATAGAGAGACCAGTTGTTATTTCATTATGGGGATTAACTGGAACTGGAAAAACAAGCGTAGTTCGGAGATTAGTTCAACTTCTTGGTCTTACTGGGAAAACAGCTTTCTTTGATTGTGGTCTTGAAGCAAATGAATCATCTTCAGGGAGTATTGCAGATAAAATAGAAGAAGTATTTGATATTGAAGACGATTTTGATTCTCTTAATTCATCAGGAGAAAATAAACTTGGAGATGCAGTTTTTGTATTTGATGAGTTTCAGTATGCAAGAACTTTAGATGAGAACGGTCATGAACTTCTTAAATCTCCTCTTCGACCAATTTGGAATATTATAGATAATGGAAAAGTTAGTGTTTCAGAGTATAGATATGATATAACACATTTCGGAAATTTTGTAGAAGATTTTAAACAATTTTCTAAAGAACATCCAGAAATAAAATTAGATTCTGGAAAAGTAACCTCTAGAGAAGAAGTTAAGACAGTTTTAGAAAATCTTGGATTATTTTATTATGGAAGAAATGTAACAGAGCTTCTAAATGGTGATGATTCTGCTAAAGTAAAAGTATCAAAACCTTTCATAAAGACTAGTGATGATGAAGATGAGGAAGAAGATATATTTAGACCTCTTAGACTTTTGGAAGATAGAGATATGAGAACAATTGTAAAAAAACTCAATGCTTATAAACCTAGATACGGGTATGAAATAATCACTGATTTAAATAACTCTAAAAATATATCTGAATTTAGTCATATTCTTGAAAAAGTTTCTATAATTATATCTAAACCGAAAGAATTAGATTGTTCAAGATCATTAGTATTTATTCTTGGAAATTTAGATGAGGCTTTTAAAGTAGAATCTGATTTAGATCCAGACATGGATGCTAATACTTTCTATGATAAAACAAGTAAAGTATCAATTTCAGATATTAAGGAAGCTCTCAAACAAAGATTTAGAGCAGAACAGATAGCTAGACTTGGAAATAATTTAATAAAATATCCGACACTAAAGAAAGAACATTTTATTAAGATTATTAAAAAAGAATTATCTAGAATAGCAGATAAATTTTTAGAAACTGAAGGAATAAAAATTAATTATGCTGAAAATATAATTGATCTTATGTATTCAGAGGGAGTATTTCCAGTACAAGGTGTAAGACCGGTTTATACTACTATTGGAACTCTATTAACTCCTCTTCTAAGTGATATTTTAATTAATCGTATCGCTGAAGATAAAGAAGTGATGATAACTCTTACTAAGGAAACAGATCTTACAGAAAAGAAATTAAAAATAGATAAAACGTCACTAAGTATTATTTTTGGCGAATCAAGAAAAACAGTAAATATAGAAATTCCATTACAACTTGGAGAATTAAGGAATCCAGAGAGAAGATTAACAAGATTTATAAATTCTGTACATGAAGCTGGACATGCAATAGTAGCCTTACATGAGACTGGTGTTTATCCAGTTAATATAGTTTCTGTCGCTACCGGAGATGGAGGATTTTGTAATACTTATGATCCAAAAAAAGAAGGAGAAATTGATAGTCGAGGAGATGTTGATTCAGAGGTTAGGATATGTCTCGCTGGTTATGAAGCTGAGAATCTAGTTTATGGAAAATATCCAGAGAAGTGTTTAATGGGTTCTGGAAGTGATATTGAAAACGCATGGGATTTTTTCTCTGAGATGGCTTATAGATGTGGGTATTTTGAACCTTATTCATATACGAATCATTTAACAGAAGAAAGTACAGGTGGTATACCTTCTGGATTCTTAGATAATGAAGGTTTATATGTCAAACATCCTTACAAAGCTAGCAGTGGATACCTAAGAGATATGGTAGCTCTTAGATTTTCAGAGCTTAGACAAGATGTAGTAAATATTCTTAAAGAGGAGAGAAAATTACTAAAAGTAGTTGCATTATATCTTGGAGAAAATGGATCTATGAATTCTGATGAGTTTAGAGATTTTGTTATTAAGTACGGAAATAAACTAACTGATAAGTATGTATCATCTAAACTCGAAGAAGATAAGAATTGGTATGAAAAAATATTAAGTAAGTTTTAAAAAAAAATTAAAGGAGCTTTTACGCTCCTTTTTTATTATTCTTTTTAGAAGAAAAATAAACCTACCCATTCATCACGAACAGGTAGGGTTTTCATAAAAATTAACACCATTTATAAAAAACTATATTTTTCTTCAATTATAAGACTTTTGGGGTGTATAGGATGATTCTAAAACTCCAATAATTTCATATTCTATTAAAGTCTCTGAACCATCAAAAATCGGAGGAAAACCAGAGGATTCCGCTGTACAATAAGCTATTCTCTTTTCTTTTCTTCGATTTTGTAGGATAATGTATTTCTTTTTTATCGACTGTCCGATATATTTTCTGAAGATTAGAATATCATCTTTCTTCCATTTACCTTCTTTACTATCATCTATCGGTTTTACTAAAATAATACTTCTATCCCAATTTCTCTCTGTTTTTCTAGTACCTGGATCAGAGAGAAATATTTTTTCTATTTTTATTATTCTCTCTGGGGTATACTGAGAAGTTCCTATTATAAAACCTTTTGCATCAATATCAGGTTTTATTATATAGTATAATATTATTAATACTATAATTCCAATATAAAACGCTATCATAAATCAAGTTCTTTTAAGATTGGTTCAACGAATTCTTTATACTGTGGATAATATTTCTCGAGAGTTTGTCTAGCATTGAGTGGTTTGTCAGGTTTTGTTATTCTTGCACATTCCCAATCAATTACAGCTTCTACCCAATCTATTTCTCTTGGAGATTTTAATTGTTTTATCCAATCCTTTCCGGTAGTATATGTAGGATGGTGTTTATTTATCCTCTGATGAAATTGATTTATAATTCTTTCGCCTAGGAATGGAAAGAATATAAATAGTATCAACTTATCCCAATCATGAAACCAGTGTGAATGATATCCAAGAAGTTTTTTCTCTGTTTTCATAAATGCAATCCAATGTTTCCAAGTATAGGGGATGTGGTTATAACAATCTCTAACGTTTTTAATTATCTGTTTCATATAATTCATGTTTTTTATAATAAGCCCGTTTAAGTTCTCCAACTACATATATATTAGGAGAGACACATTTATTTTCCGGCCGAGTACAAGATTCATCATAAATCTCAGGGTACATATCAAGAATAAATCTAACTACTCCCTGAGATCTTGATCTTCCAGCCTTACAATGAACATATATGTCTTTTCCTAGATTCGACTCTATAAAATCTACTACTTCGGCTGCCTGTTCTTGAGTTATTCCTAAAAATTTATGACCTTTCCATTCTATTTCTTGAGAAGGTATATCATCAAACTCTAGATTTAATACAACCGAGGAATTATCTTTCTTAAACCAATGTAATTCATCCTCTTCTAAATAATATTTTTGACATTCAGGAGTCCCAATGATAGATATAAAACAACTATTACTCGGAAGATTATCATCATTCCACCCACAAGAACTGCACATCATATCAAATTCTGTATGACTGTAACAATATAGTTTTGGTTTTTTCATTTTTTAATAGGAAGATAAATAATAAGATCTGATCTAACTAAGGACTTTCCAGAGGTTATTGCTTCTTGAGAAAGAACTTTTTGAAGGGATTCTGAATAATATCCAGATATTGTCTTATAAAATATATAAGTCTTAGGAATTTCTTCCGAATTTTTTAAATTCTCACCTAAATTAATCCAATCTTCTTCTGTAGCTTCTGGATATACTGTTTTATTCAATGGAACTGTTCTAAATCCATAATAATTCCAATATTCATTAAAGATTTTTCCCAAGTCTAAAATTTTTTCAGAAACTTTTATATTACCACCAGAAAAATCAAACTTATAAGATAAATATTTGTCTGAAATATTCTTTGTCCTGATATAACTACTATAGGTATATCCTGAATTATCATTGTAGTATTGAATATATGATTTATAGAAATTAATAGTTTTTCCAAGATCATCTATATAAACATGACATTTCTTCTCAGCAGCTTCATGATCATTCTTTAATCGACTCTCTAAGGCTGAATCTTGACGATAAAATTCTTCAATAAATCCTATAGGGCTATTCCAGAATTTCCAAGAATAAGCTGTCATTTCAAAACGATCCATGATTTCTTTAATCTCTCCATCTGATAATACCCTAGGACAAACTTCGAATTCTACACTTTTAATACTTTCAGTGAATACAAAATCCTCTTTTTCTATACTCCCTGGATCATAAAATAAAAGTTTAGTTTCATATTTCTTCCCTAGTTCTTTTCCAAACTTAGCTTCTCCAATAAATATTGCTTTCCTTTCTTCATAGTTTTTAGAAATTCCTGAATATTTCCAAGGTAGTTTTTTAAGTTTGTATAAAGACCCAGGTTTAAGTTCGGCGGGTTTAAGATCTTTTGTTATTACTTCTCGTTTCTTCATTATCTCAGAAGAAATTCTATATTCCTCTGTATTAATCGGAAGGAGAACTAATTCTGTCCCTATCCAAGAATAAACACATTTTCCGATTATTTTCTTTCCAGCCAAGCTATCACAATAATCTAATATCCATAAGAAATTATCAATTCCTATTTCAATCTCAAACCCCCTTGGATCCCAAATTCTACAATAAGCTTGTCTATAATTCCAACCTACTTTTCCACCACCAACAGAACGATTCACTATAAAACCTTCCATCGGAACATTCTCAAATTCATCATCTTTGATTTTATGATCTCTCCAAGAATTCCAAGATTTTTCTTTTTTCAAAATCCCTGTCGAAGAGTCTGTGTAAGTAATGAATCCAAGTTTTTTAGTATAACAGTCAGATCTCTCTTGATATCCGACGTTAATTTTCTTTGGAATAATAAAATTTTCGCTATTTACCATAATATATAAAATTAAATTTTCATTGCAAATATAAGGGATTGACAACCTTATTTATGTAAAACTAAAATTTAAATAGAAAATTATGAAAAAGAAAATTAGAGAAATCGTAAGAGAAGAAATAAAAGCAACAATATTATTTTATTTAATTCCAGTTGATTTAGTTGCTTTCTTTTCATTAAATAGTGAAATAAAAAATATAAAGATTACTCTTGCTATCTTAATAGTATTTTCTTTAGCGGTATTGACTTATTATGTTCTTTGGAGAGTTATAGAATATCTCGAAGAGAAGGAAAAAGAGAACCCTGAAAGCCTTATAAATGATAAAAATAATAAATGAATGAAAAAGAAAACAAAAGATAGATTGATTTTTGGATTAAAAATCATAACAGTATTATCTCTTGGTGTTGCAGCAGGATATGCAATATACCGAAGAAGAGATAAAGCTTATAATTCACTCCCAGACAGTAAATTTGTTGGGAATATGATGAAAGGCAAGAGAACTGAACTAAATGTACCAGTTCCAGGTGTCTATGAATTCAAAAATGAAAATCATAATAAAGGTTACTATAATGTATTTAAGAATGGACCTTGGAATGTAGTAGCGCCAGGGTATCAGAAAAAAGACCTTGTGACTCCCGCGCCGAATCAACCTAAGAAAGTAAGAGTTAGTTCGGGAGGAGGTAGCACATATTTTCACGTAACACAAAAGCTATCCAGATCGGGAGCTAAATTGTACGGCGCGAAATCTATAAGAGGTTATTATATTCTTAAATATGAAAGTTAATATATACTATACATTAAGAGATTGGAGAAAATCCAGTCTCTTTTTTATCTTTCCTCCAAATCGATGAAAAGTGATCTCTCGACCCGTGACTTCCTTATTTATGCAAAGGGGATTCGTGTTGTGTGGGTTCCCAATTTATTTCTAAAACAAATAGTAAATATGGAAAAAATAGTAGAATATGAAGGTACTAAGAATCATTATATAGTACTTCAAGAAAATGCGATAATGAAAAATCCAGAAACAAGAGAATGGGAAAACTGTATTATCTATCAAGAGTATAAACACTGTACTCCTGAAGGTTATGTAGAAGTTCCTGAGAGTGAAAGAAAAATATTTGTAAGAGAAAAGAAAGATTTTTTAAGAAAATTTACGTTATGTTTAGATTTATAACTATGTATTATGGGTGTTCTGGTACATTTAAAGCAACAACCATAGAATCAGTATTAACAAAGTGTCCTGGACTGTATAATGTTATGTGGTCTGATATTAAACCTTGGAAACATTGGGAAAATATCTTAGGAACGCAACAAGATGATCGAAATTATGCTATTCTTCATCTTTGTAACTTGAGGAATGCTATAAAAAATAACTGGCCTCCTGGAGTGAATAACCTCTTAGTAGAAAGGGGAGTATCCGATATGCTTTATTATTACTACAAGAATAATAGAGAAATCGGTGAAAATTCGAAATGGATTAAGGATGTAGTTCATGAAGAAGATATCTTATGTGAGCAAAATTCGTACTATACACCAAGGAGAATATTATTAGTTCAGAAAGATTTTGATTTTGTTAGAGATGTTATTCTTAGAGAACCTACCCGAGCAAAAGAATTTCCAGGAGGGGTTCAAGAATATATGGAACATCAAGATGCATATGTTGAATTTACACAAAAGTATAATAAAATTGATGAAGTTATTAATATTAAAGATGCAGAAAAATATGTAAATGACTTGGGATTTGAATTTGATCCTAGTAAGAAATAACAAATAAAGAAAAATAAAAACATATGAGTGAAGATGTAAATACAGTATCAGATTTACTAGTTGCTAAAAGGAATGGTAAATCTGAAAAATTTAATTCTGAAAAAATAGAAAAAGCAATTCTTAATGCAATGAAATCTAGTGGTATTAAAAGTCCAAAAGTAGCTTTTAATATCTCTAAAGAAATTGAAGAAGAATTAAAAGAAAAAGGTTCATGTACTATTGATGAGATTGAAAATTTAGTATATGACAAGTTAATAAAGAAAGGACATAAGTTAACTGCAAAAGCTTATGAAGGATATCGAAGTGTTAGAGAATTTCAACGACAATCTAATACTATCGATGAACAAATAAATGAATTATTAGCAGGAGATAGTGAATATTGGAAGTCTGAAAATTCTAATAAAGATTCTATGCTCTTAACAGTTCAGAGAGACTATATGGCTGGAATTGTTAGTATAGATATGGCTAGACGAAAAATATTCCCTCCTGAAATTATCCAAGCTCATGATGAAGGCCTGATTCACATACACGATCTTGACTATATAGGCCAACTTGCGATGAATAATTGCTGTTTGATTAATCTTGAGGACATGCTTCAAAATGGAACATGTATAAATAAGACAAAAATATTTAAACCTCATAAATTAATTACAGCTACTACAATTGCAACGCAGATAATTACTGCAGTATCAAGCAGTCAATACGGTTTATAAAATATATCTGCCGTATTAAAACAACCCTAACCACAAAAGTGGGTGTCTTGCTTATCAAGGCTAACGAGGAAGGAATGGAAAAGTCTGATCTCGTGATTAATAAATAAAAAAGTTTGGAAATGACTGAAAGAGAAAAAATTGAATTATTAAAAAATACAATTATTAAATTGTATTGTAACGAAGGAAGATCTAAGAGTTATATATCTAGATTACTAGAAGTAGATAGGAAAACTTTAATAAAAGCTATCAACGAAGACTGGAAATTAGAAAAAGGTAATGTATCTTACTTAACACCATCTAATCAAAAATTTGCTAATAAAAATAAAAATCTAATTATTAGTAAACTTGATAATGATATTTCAATTTCAAAAATAGCTAATGAATTAAAAGTAACCTCAGAATATTTGAGTAATATAATAAAGAAAGTTCCTGAATTAAATGAGCACAAAATTGATTATATAAATAGACAGAAAATAAATGCTCAAGAAAGAAAAAATCAGTTAGTAGAAAAATCCTCATTAAATTATGATTGGGAAGAATTACCTGATGAAGAATGGAAAGAGATTTTGGGATACTCCAATTATTATATTTCAAATATGGGACGTGTTAAAAAATATATAAAAACATATGATAAGTATGTACTATTATCTTTAAATATAAATTCGAAAACTGGCAGAGTTTATACTAAAATTGAGGGAAAAGGACTTCAAGTGTCTAGGTTAGTTGGTTTTGCTTTTCTGGATGGCTATAGTGAGGAAAAAAATACTATAGAGCATATTGATAATGATGTAACTAATAATAAAGCATCAAATCTTATGTGGGTGTCTATGGGAGATAATAATAAATTAGCTTATAAAAAAGGGAAAGCAAAATCCAAAGCATTTACTAAAAGAAGAGGTAAATGGAAAAAAATAATTCTAGATGATAAGTATGAATTTAAAACAATAGTTGCCTTAGCGAAATTTTTGGGTAAATCTGAAACTCAAATAAATAGATACATAAATGGAGAAACTAATTGTTCAGATCATACATTTAAATTTATTTATTAATTGTAACGACTAGTCATTTTGACGTAAATAATTTGGTGAAATTCCTAATTATTGAAACGGGTTGATTGAGAACATAAACTCAATAAGAAATAGTCTAGTTATATGAAAAATACAAATTTCATATATTTGGGATGTACAATAACATTAACACATCTAGCACCTTTTGTAAGAGATAGTTATAATGGTTATCTGAAAAAATATAAAGATGCTGGATTAGATGAAGAACTTAGCGAGAAATTAGCAACTATTGATTTGAAAAAAGAAGTTAAAGACTCAGTTCAAACTTTTAATTATCAAATTAATAGTATGACAAACACAAATGGTCGAATTTTACTGGCCCGGGAAAGTAGTAATATTTTTCAATGTAGAGAGTGAACTAAGAAATCTTAGGTGTAAAATTTACGTAAATAATACGGAACTATAGGAAATGATAGTTTAAAATTTTGCTAACAGGGAAAGATTAAAATCTAATCCTGTGCCAAGCTAGAAAATGAATAAGTTTCTAGAAGGTCAAACGACTATCCGAAAGGAGTAGGTTTAAGGCGAAATTCCTTATTCCGAAGCGCTCTCCAACCATTTAATAGTGGTTGATGATATAGTCTAATTCGGGGGAAATGCAGTCCCCATTTTTAACAGTATTTATGTATCTAGGCGAAACTTCAGAATATAAAGAAGAATTAGCCATGTTAATTCAAGAATTCCTAGAACAACGTATCCAAGGAATGCCTAATGAAGATGGAGTATTTGTAACTCCTGCATTTCCTAAATTGATATATGCTCTTGAGGAAGATAATATACATGAAGATAGTAAATATTGGTATCTTACTAAACTCGCTGCTAAGTGTTCAGCTAAACGATTAGTTCCTGATTATATTTCTGAGAAGAAAATGAAGGAACTTAAGGAAGGAAACTGTTTCCCGAGCATAGAGTATCCTGTGCCTTGTAACAGTGATGTTACTCGAAAAACCTACTTAAACGGAGAAGGCATTAATTGCTAACTTACCGTGCTAAATTATTGAATATAAAATATTTTTATGTGGAAAGATATACCTAATTGGGAAAATTATTATGAAATAAATGAACTTGGAGAAGTTAGAAATAAAATAACAAAGAAACTAATCATTGGAGATACTAATAATGCAGGTTATCCAAGAATTTATCTATATAATAAAAATAATTCTATAAAGAAGGAAAGATTCTTTAGACATAGATTAGTAGCTTTATTATTCATACCTAATCCAAATAATTATCTTGAAGTTAATCATATCGATGGAAATAAATTAAATAGTAATGTAAATAACTTAGAGTGGTGTACTAGAAAACAAAACGAACGTCATTCTTATAAAGTTGGTGGATCTAAACATAAAAATTATAAACCTTTTAAGATAATTTATGATAATGGACTTGAAGAAATTTATAATTTTAAAGAAGACTTATCAAAATTACTAGGAATTTCTAGAGTAACTGTTAAGTACTGGTTACAAAAGAAAAATAAAGGTTTTCGTAAGTATAAAATAAAAGATATTTATTATATTTAATATAAAAGCCTAACGACTAGAGAAAATAAATATTAGAGAAATACTAATATGGAAATGAGTATCGTAAGAATTTATTATTAATAATAAATTCTGAAATGGTAGGGTTCTTATTTGTGGTAATAGCAATAAGAATATGATATAGTCTAAAAGTTAATAATTATTAACTTTGGGGATGTCGCAGTTTCTTATCACCTTGGAAAGATGAAAATGGAAATTATAAATTCTATGGTCGTCTAAATCAAGGTGTTGTAACAGTATCACTTCCTGATGCAGGATTATCTGCAGAAGGAGATATTGATAAGTTCTGGGAAATTCTAGATGAACGTTTGGAATTATGTCATAAAGCATTACAAATTAGACATAAACGTTTACTTGGAATTAAATCAGATGTAGCTCCTATATTATGGCAACATGGAGCTTTTGCAAGATTAAAACCAGGAGAAGTGATTGATCCATTATTATTTGGTGGGTATAGTACAATTTCTCTAGGTTATGCTGGTTTATATGAGTGCGTTATGGCATTAACTGGGGAATCTCATACAAAACATATCGATCTTGCAAAACAAATTATGCAAAGATTAAATGATGCTTGTAATAAGTGGAAATCTGAGGAGAATGGTCTTGGATATAGTGTATACGGATCTCCAATTGAAAGTACAACTTATAAATTTGCAAAGTGTCTTAAGAATAGATTCGGAGTTATACCGAACATAACTGATGAATCTTATATTACTAACAGTTATCATATTAATGTAAAAGAAGAAATTAATCCTCTTGATAAGTTAAAATTTGAGGCAGAACTTCAACCATATAGTTCTGGTGGTATGATATCTTACATAGAGTCTGCAGATATCAGTACTAACATCGAAGCAGTTTTAGAAGTTATAAAGTTCATCTATGATAATATTTCTTATGCAGAGTTAAATACAAAATCAGATTATTGTTCTAACTGTGGATATGATGGTGAGATAGAAATTATAGATGAGGATAATAAATTGTCTTGGAGGTGTCCTCAATGTGGCTGTGAAGATCAACACAAACTTCATGTATCTAGACGTACGTGTGGGTTAAATTTAGCTCACGTTAAATTATTAAAATTGCCGGAAAGATATTAATATAAATCGGCATCAAGTAAAAATAAACTTGTTCAACGACTAAGTATAATAATTAATAAAAATTTTATTAAAAGATATAGTCTTAAACTATATAAATAATATAGTAATTATTGATATTGGTTCCAATTTTTGGAATCAAGGGCGTACAGCCGAGATACGAGATAGATACACTCATCTAGATGATCATGAATTATAAAATCCCTGAAAACTATGAGATACGCAACTATTAGAAAAATAGATATATCTAATGGACCTTACATTGGAGTTTCATTATTTTTACAAGGATGTTTATTCCATTGTAAGAATTGTTTCAATCAAGTAGCTTGGCCTTTGGATGGAGGAAAAGAATTTACTGAGAAAGAAAAAAAAGAATTTTTTGAATTAATAGAAGGAGTAAAGAGAGTTTCTATTTTAGGTGGAGAACCTTTACTTCAAGCTACAGAACTTAGTGAATTATTAAAAGAAATAAAGGAAACTTGGCCAGAAAAAGAGATTTGGTTATGGACTGGATTTTATATTTCTGAATTAACTGAAGAACAAATGAAAGTTATTAATTTGTGTGATTATATAGTTGATGGAAGATATATAGATGAATTAAAAGATAGAAAACTTAGATTTAGAGGATCTTCTAATCAAACTATATGGCATAATATTAATGGTGAATTAGTAAAAAGTAAGTATAATGATGAAAGACTTGATTAAATAATAAAAAGACCTTAGGGAAAAAATCCTTAGGGTCTTTATTTTACTCTCTGACAGACCTTCTTTCCTTATTATTGAATATAAAATAATTAATCAAGATGAGTAAAATAATAATTGTTCCAGACGTTCATGGTAGGACGTTTTGGAGGCTAGCGAAAGAAAAGATTAATGAAGTAGATCAAGTTGTATTTCTAGGAGATTATCTAGACCCATATCCAGTCGAGGGTATTTCACCAAAGAAGGCAATAGAAGAATTAAAGAAGATAATAGACTTCAAAAAAGAATTCCTAGAGAAGGTTATTTTGTTAATAGGGAATCATGATTATCACTATATGAATCTATTAAAAGAAATACTTCCTTGTAGTAGATATGACTTTAGGAATGCACAAAAAATCGAACAGATATTTAATGATAATCAAGAATTATTTCAAGTATTATACAAAGAAGGAAAGTATCTATTTTCTCATGCAGGTGTTGTAGAAGAGTGGATGAAAATTACTTGTGGTTGTGATGACCTAGATACACTTCTTAAGGAACAACATCTAATGTATAATCACTTGTGGTATATGTCAAGACTTAGAGGTGGTTATGGGTTTTATGGATCATGTATATGGTCTGATGTAAGAGAATTTGAGAATACATTTCTTGGAGTATTTCAGATTTTTGGTCATACTCAATTAGCCAAGGAATTTTTTGGACCATCTCCAGGAATAGAAGAGACATTTGCATGTTTAGATTGTAGAGAATGTTTTATATTAGATACTGAAGAACAAACAATAGAAAAATTATGAAAACAATTATTGATAACTTAGAATTTAATGGAGCATTAATTCAGTTTACACAATCAGATGATTTTGATACCATGATTAATGCTACTGAAATGGGTAAATTATTCGGACCTAACAAAAGGCCCTATCAATGGTTGAGACAGAAGGATACTCAAGATTATTTACAAGCATTTGAAAAGTATCAAGAAAGTACTGCGCGGGAGACGCGCATCACTCCTGTAATAACTATAGAAGGGCATTATTCAAATGGAACTAGACCTGGTACATGGATGCATAGATGGGTAGCAATTAGATATGCTCAGTGGTTAGATCCAAGGTTTGCGATTTGGGTAGATTCTAAGATTGATGAACTTCTTAGGATAGGATTTACTACTGCCTTAAAAGAGGAAAGAGATAGATATAATTCTCTTCTCCCTCAGGTAAATTATTATAATGAAGTTTTAGCATATTCAGAAAACTTGTATTCTACTGAACAACTCTGTAAAGATCTTGGACTTGGGTATGGGACAAAGATACTTCTTAAGAAACTTGAAGAAAAGAAATATATTTATCGTCGTCCAGGAATAAAAGGGTGGTATTTATCAAGCCCCTACGATAAAGAAGGTTATACAAAAGTTACTTCAGCGGTTGTAACTGATAAACATGGAAATAAACATATTAAGAATCAAAAGAAATGGACTGAATCTGGAAAACATTGGATTTGGAGTTTATCTAAAAAATTATAAAAATTATGAAAATTGGAATTGATTTTGATGGAACCTGTGTTACTCATGATTATCCTAGAATTGGAAAGGATATTGGTGCAGTTCCTGTTCTTAAAGAGCTAGTAGAAAAAGGTCATAAGTTAATCCTTAATACTATGAGATCAGGGAAAGAACTTGAAGATGCAGTTGAATGGTTTAAAGAGAATGATATCCCTTTGTATGGAGTTAATCAAGATCCTGGACAAAGAAGATGGACTAGTTCTCCAAAAGTACATGCAGATCTTTATATAGATGATGCTGCTCTTGGATGTCCTCTTATATATAATCCAGATTTTAGTGATAGACCTTATGTAGATTGGGAAAAAGTTAGACAAGTATTTTATGATTAAGAAACCAACAAAAGAAGAGATGTACGTAGTTAATCAGCCACGTCATCTTATGATATCAATTATATTAATGGATTATGATTACTATCCTCTTCCAGATAATATACATACTGGATTATGTAAACTTTCTGAGATTAGTGATATAGTATTCATATTCTCTGATTCCCATTTCGACAATTCTAAGATTAGTAAAGAAAAGATAACAACTCTTTATCAGGCTTGTGCTTTTATAGATAGTTCTGGAAATTTACCGAGAACTATTTTTAAGGCTCTACAATATGATAAAGAAATATTTGGGAAGCACATTGGAATAACAATATCTAGATGTCAAGACTTACAAGAATCTACACCTAAACTTTTTGAAAATCTAGAAAAAATAAATCAGTCTAGAATTATTAAGCCAGTGTTTAAGATTCGTAGGTTATCATCAACAGAACTATATAACTTCTACTATACACCGTCTGAAGAAAAAAGGAAAAAGAAATGGAAATGTATTTTTGATGAATGTTTATATTTTTATCATAGACATATTCTGAAATCTGTTATTTTTCCATGGACTAGAGTAGAGGTTCCAGATCCAACTGATTATATAGATTGCAGGTATTGTACTTGGGGATCTAATTCTTCTATACTTTATTTCAGGAATACAACGATAGGAATATTCTTGGAAAAAGTAGATAAAGAATTTATTGATACTTTTACTGATCCGGATCCTAGATATCTTTTTGCTGGATTAGTTAAGAAAAATGGAATAGATTGTTTAGATTATAATATAGAGGATTTAGATATTGGAAAATTATGACTAAAAGATATAAACAATCAGGAAGAAATTCAGCTTATCCAGAATATATAGAAGTTTGGGAATATGGAGTTGGATCTGTGCCTGATTGGATTTCAGATAAGAGTAAAGTTACATTTATAGATGGTCTTGGTAATGTAACATTAGAAACTCATGATACTAGTACAGGTGGAGTAGAGATTATAGATTCCACAGGTACATCTCCTCTTATCAGATTAGGTTCAAAAAAAGACTTAATATGTAGAGAGGTAGAGAACGAAACTAAAGTATTTGTATTAACTAGATTACAATTAGAATTATTATATAAACTAGAGTTATGAAAGAGTTAAAAGACAGTGAAAGAAACCTGATTAATGAAGGACTTGTAGTAGTAGATTATTCTGCTGAATGGTGTGGTGGTTGTCAAGTAATTAAACCAATCGTTGAAAAATTAGCAACCGAATATGAAGGGAAAGTTAATATTTACGGATGTGATGTTGATGAATGTGCAGAACTTACATCAGAATTTGGTATAAGAAACATTCCAACACTACCATTCTTTAAAGATGGAGTACTTCAGAATCGATTAGTAGGTTCACATCCAGAGAAAACAATTAGAGAAAATCTAGATTTACTAATATCAGAATCAGGAAATGAATAAATTTGTACTTAACACATTAATTTTAGGAGATGATGACCTACATTGTAAGACAGGTGAAGTAACTTTGTCTATGATGAACCTGAGTCATACAAATTTTACTGGACCGGATCTTGATAAATTCGATTTAATTGTTTATCATGGAGAGAAAGGTTGTAAAATTTTAAAGTCCAGAGCATTTAGAACTGGAAAAGTAGGATAAAAATAAAGAGAGGATACCATTCAAATAGGTTCCTCTCAATTTTTTTTACATCTCTCCGTCGTATTTTTTATCGTCTTGAAGAGTTGATCTTTTTCTTACTAATAGAGCAATTTCTACAATTAATTCTTTTAAAGACATTCCACCTTCATATGGGAAAGCCTCATCACACCATTGTTTACTAGAATAATCCTCTTCTTCTGGTGTAACTTCATAATCTCTACAAAGTTCTGCTACTCTTTGTTGAACATACTCTTTAGTTAAGATTCTAGATTCTGGAATAAAATATGCACTACTTCCAGTCTGATCTTCATGTCCCAAAGCTAAAATTGCTTCATCTCTAAACCAATCACATTCCATAAATTCTTGTGATTCTGGCCATCTTACTAATACATAGTTTTCATTCATATTCTTTAATTTTTATTACATCTATAAGAGTTTTACCTTCAAAGCCTTATTATTGAGAAAAACAAGAAATTATGAAAAGAATAGACTGTTCATTTATGGGAATTAGTGGAGAATGTTTTATCCACATCACCCTAGAATTTGAAAACATCCCAAGAAAAGGGGATAAGGTAGTACTCAGCAGAAACATTGCAGAGTATGTAAGAGAAAATATGACAAATGATGTGGAGAATGCAGAAGAATATGCAGATATTATATCCATGTCATTAGACAAAAACTCAGGGACTATGTACTTTTATGCAGTAGAAGTAATTCATTATCCAAGAATTGATAGAGATGTAGATGATGAAGCGATTACTAGAGTCATACTTAGTAGTAATAGTCTAGATTAAAAAAAAATAAAGAGAGGCCTTAATAGGTTTCTCTCTTTTTATTTTCTTCTTAGAGTTCAAGTATTCTTTTAAGTCGTTGTAAACTTCCAGGAATATCATTTCTATCTAAGTGTGATTCATTATTTTTTACTTTTAATTCATCCCTTTGTTGTATGAATTTATTATAAGCTATTTCAAAAATTTCTAGATCATAATCATGTAGTTGTCCATAAGTTTTTATATTTTCTGGAAGGTATTTATCTTGCCCACCTTTAAAGTTTCTTATTGCATAAGTTGCTTTAAAGAGATCTATATAAGCATTTTTAAGAACATCTACTTCTTCTGGTGTAAACTTATCTATAACATTCATTAACTTATAAGTATCATCACCACACATAGGCAAACTCTCTAAATAATCATCTTCTATATTTACCCACCTGTTTATACTTACAACAAATCCAATAGGTGTTCCAGAATCTAATGTTAATATCTTATTAGGATAGTAACCTTGAGGAGAGTCACATAATCCTAGAACTTGAAAATTTACATCAATAGATCTCATAGTTTTTGCAATTTTCTTAGATTTATCAAATAACTGTAAGAACTCGTCGGAAAATACATACTTTCTATAAAGTTCAACTACTAATTCTTTAATTAGTTTTTCTAATCTTGCTAATTTTTTCTTAAGACCTGAGTTATCTAAAAGTTCTTTATAAGTTGATAATAAGATATCTCTCGAAATTAATTTACTTTTGTCTTTATCTAGAATCATGATTTTAATATATTATAAAGTTCTATAAAATTAGTTTTCAAAGCAGTTAGAGTTAAGTTTTTATTTTCCAAAGTTTCTTCTAACTCGAATAACTTATTACATGCTCTTTTAGAAACTACTACATATTCTCTAAGTTTTTCCAAAGCTTCTTTATATAATTCAGGACTTTGATGTTTAAAACTACTCCACTCATTACCTTTAAATAGACTAGGAGCAGAAATCAAATTCCCATCTATTCGTTTTTCAATTCTTATTCCTTTAGAAAAATAATAAAGATTATCCCCCCAATTTAAACAGTTTATATTTTCTTTAGGAAATTCTTTTTTTAATACTCCATCTCCTGTAAAATCAAATACTTGAACACTATTTAAATAATCCTGATACTTCATTGTAAATTCTTTTTCTTCTGGAGTTAAACATTCCAAGATCGCATCAAAAATAAAATCTACTAGTTCATTACGTAGGTTCTTACTCTCATCGAACTCTTTGATATACAATTTTTTAACTTCATTAATTATCTTATCTCTCTGATTTCTAGTTAATGCCATAATCGTTTTACTTTTTTACATTACTTACATTAATAAGGATTTTGCCATTATAAAAGGTCCTAAATCTTAATTATGTAAAACTAAAATTATACTAATATGAAAGATATTGAAAAAAGAATAGCTGAGAATATCCAAGTTCCTGAGGATATGTACTTAGAAGGATTACTTGATATAACTGGATTTTTATTTAGTGAGTTAACACAATTTCTAGAAAATGAACATCGATATATAGGTATTACTAAATCCTATATTCATACTGTTAAATTAACTATTGAAAGAATAAATCAATCTGTTCGACCTGAAGATATAGAGATTTATGGAAGAATATTATATCTTTATAAACCATTTCTTAAAAAAGAATTTAAGAGACTTAGAAATAAAAAGTTAACTGCAGGGGATTCTGTTATAGTAATTATTAATAAAATCATAGAAATAATAGTTCAAGAAAAGAAACAAGATTTTAGATTTCATAAAGAAGTAAGAACCCTAAGAAAAATTATATCCAAATTTTTTGAAAATATTAGGAACAAAAAGAAAGAAGATCCACTTTATTCTCTAAGTAATGCTATCAAAGAATATAAAGATAGTGGATCTGTTGGAAAATATCCTCTTGATGTATTCTCTTTTATAGATAATCAGTATATAAAAGAAGAATTAAAAGATCCAGGAGAAAGACTAAAAGAAGAAAGTGATAATAAAATAAATGAGATCTCTTTTGATAATTGATTTTCTCAGTTATAGAATAAAAAACTAGATAGAATTTTACCTCTATCTAGTTTAATTTTTATTTTATTTTTTCTTTTCCTCATCTTCGGCTTTTTCTTCCAGGGACTTTTCTTCTCCAAGTTCATACTCCATGGATTCGATATCTATCTTTCGATTTACAAAATCCTTCTTATCCTCATCTTCTATATCCACAGTATAGTAAAGCATGATATCAAACCCAAGATCTTTATACACTGGATTCGTATCTCTTGCTTGAAACATTACGTGATTATATTTTGTTGAATATGTTCCATGCAAATTACTCCTTTTCTTGTAGATTGTCAAGTTTTCAGGAATAGTTACATAATGAAGCATATCAAGAGCTGTATATAAATCTACTCCAGGTTCATCGTCAATTTCATCCTTCATCGGAAATCTTAATTTATACCCTAGAAAAGTAGATGCTATTTTTACATCATATACATCTTCTTGAGTTTTTCCAAGATCATTTAGTTCCTTACTGAAAAATGCAATATTCTCGAAAATATGACCCGTAAGTTTTTTACTCAAACTCTTACGTCCATTTGTATAATCGAATAAGTCTTGCATAAACTCTGAAAAACCATTATATTTAAGTCTTCCATCAGGCCAATAAACATTATAAGATTCATAATCTCTCTTAGGAATCTCCACTGCTGCCTGAAATACTTTTTCATAAGTACGAGTTTCACCAGTCTCTTCATTTACTACTTTTGTATACGTTACTCCCTTTATTTTATAAGAAAGTATATAATATCCAACAAAGAAACGGTCAATGTTTTCATCTTCTGTACCTATAAACTCTTGATTTAAGGTATCTCCTAATTCACTAAACGTATCTTTATAATCATTTATCTTTGGATAACCAGATAGATTTCTATTATAAGCAGTTGTTGGAATTTCGAAAATAAATTCTAATTTCCTTTTTCCAAACCTAGTGTCAGATTGACTTACGTGAATGATGTTCTCGCAATCCAATAATCCCTGCTTAACTATCCTTTTTTTACCCCATCTATCTTCTTCTACTATATTGCGAATACGAATAAGATCAAGATCCCATGGACTGACCTTTCCCTTTCTATCGCCGAATTGGATAACGTTATACATTGCTAGTACTAAGTTATCACTTTCGTCATTTTCTTCGTCGACTTCGCTATATTCTTCGAAGGAATTGACAATTTCATTAGATTTTTCTCTTAATATATCTGAAGAAATTCCAAGACCTTCAAGTGCATCATCGACTTGTTTTTTCTGTTTTTCTAATTTTTTTATTTCTTTTTTTGTTTCTCTGGCTAGCAGATAACCACCAAGGGCTAATCCTAAACCAATTAGTATTAATTTTTTAGGTTTCATTTCTTTTTCTTTTCTTTTAAGTTTGTTTATTCTTCTTTTTATCCCCTTTGTCCACTGCTAATCCCACGAACCATTCCTCCTTTTTTGGGGGGTCTATTATTTCCTCCTCCCTGAGGTTTACCAATAGATCCGTTTTTAGAAAATAGTGCACTTCCTACACCTAATAATGTTACTCCTAAAATGCTAAGCATCGCAACTCCTATCATTATCTTAGAACTTTTTTCTGAATACTCAGCTGTTATTGTTTTAGTACTATTATTATCTTTTAAAAATGTAGTACTTGTTTTCTGTACACCAAGTAACGAACCAATATTTATCATATTTTTATCTTTTTGAATTAATTTTTCTAATTTTCTTTGTTTGAAAGTCTCCAATAAGTGAAGCTCCGAATCCTATTACGTATATAAGAGCTATAATTTGACTACCTATCTTTATACCACGGAGACATACATTAGCTACTGAGTAACTCCCCATCGCTATTTTTTCTCTTTTTTTAATGTCCATTTTTCTTTTAAGTTTTATTGTTAATATTTAAGTTTATAATTCTTTATTTAACGCAGTCAGCTTAATATGCTATTTATAGATGCTGACTCATCTGTCTTGTTTAATATCTCTTTATAAGAAGGGAACTGGATGGATCTCCAGAACCCTCCCCTGAGATAACAATAAACAAGAATTATGTTTTTGTTCTATTTCTACTTCTTTTTCTTCATCATCTTCTATTTTCATCATTGTGTTTTTCATAACCTAAATAAAGAAAAAGAGTATAGAAGCAATCCAATACCTCTATACTCTAAACTTAAAAGAAGGAAAATTTATTTCTTTTCCTCAGCGGAAATTTCTTCGACTTCTTCAATACCGTCACCAGTGATCTTCTTTTTGACGTCTCCAATCAATTTTTCACAGTAACCGTACTTCTGTTCTAGCTTAACTGCTGCTATTCCGGTTCCAAATCCTACTGCAAGATATAAAAAATTTGTCAATTTCATTTTCTTATCCTCCTTCTTATAAGTTAACATTATTTACTCTTTGGTGGCTGTTTAAACTTCTGTAACCACCGTTTTTGTAACCATTGCCTCCATTTGTAGGGGCTGATGTCACTTCCGGCTTTACTTCAGGAATTGTATCCCCTATACTGGTAACTGTTGTTGCAACTGGTTTCTTTTTCTTTAAGAGACCTGTAGCTGCATTTCCCATATTCTTGCCAAAGGATATTATTTGTTTGTGGTATTTAACTACTAATCCACCAACTACCATTCCAACGGCAACTCCTCCGATTGTGTATTTATTTCTACTAAACCAACCAGATTTTTTTTCTTTTTTAGTTTCTTCTTTTTCCATAATTCTTGTTCTTTAGAAAAATAATTTGTTAATATTTTTGTTATCTTATCTCTTATAAGGCTTTTACCGTTTTCTAAATCATTTGATTTTTAACGGCGAAAAATTAATGATCAAAATTCATTATTTTTGTTTTTGTATAGTTGTATTTATGTATGAATTTTGATCTTAAAGAATTTATTTTCTCATATATAAGATTTTAACGTCTTTTCAAACCCATCGTTTTTTACCCTATAAAAAACTTATCTACACCATGTTTATCTATAACCTTTAGTATTATAGTTATAATAAGTTTATCAGTTATAGATCTAGTTTCGAATTCTGCTCTAGAAATATCATTACGATAATCTTTCATTATATCTACATTCTTGAGGTTATATTTTCCGATGTGATATTCTTTTTTAGAAAGACTTTCAACAATCGTAGGATCATCAATTGTAGTAATATCGAGACCACATTTATCTAAAAACTTATCATATACTAGATCCGATAACCGTTTAATCCCTATCTTCTTACAAGCTATATCGGGAAGTTTATTATTCTGAACAAACAATACTCTATCCCTATCTGAGCACTTCCAAGTCTTATCTGATAAACTAAGATAATATCCTTGAGCTAACCAATCCCTTTCCTCTATATATTTCAAAGTTGTTTGTAAATCTCCTGCAAATTCTATTATATTTTTAAAAGGTAGTGCAATCGGAATTAGGATATTAATTACTCCAGGAAGATGACTAGATAATATTACTTTCATAATTCTAGATCTAAGAAATATTTATAATCATTTCCGATCTTAACAAATAATCCCGAAACTAACTCTGGAAACTTAGTCTGAAGAGTTTTCAAGATACACATATAAGTCTCGGCCGTTTCATTATAGAGTATTTTCTTTGTACCATCTTCAAAAGCAACGTACAAGTGAGAAACCTTAAAAACATTTCTCGTTGCTTGATCAATTTGGTACATAACATTAATCTCTATATTCTCGGCCGTCTTAGGATCTTTCATAGTACTTCTAATATGATATAGATCTTCACCATATTTTGTAACTCCCGGATTTCCTTCTAGTTTATAAAGTTTATTTCTCCCTCCTGTTGTTACTATGTAGGGAATATGATCTACCATACTAACCTCATATTGAACTGACTGAATCCATAATCTCTCTGTAAATTCAAAAGTAAGTTCTGTAATTCTATTCTGCTTAATAAAAAAGCTATTAACTATATTTTCCATAATTATTTATTTTTATTCATTAATTAGAGTTTGAAAGGATAAAAAAGAATAAAATATCAATATAAAAAAGAAACCAAGGATTTTATTTCCTTGGTCTTATAAGTTTAAATTTCACAATCCTCTATTAAAGTCTTGAATTGTTCAAAGTTTAAAGTTCCTCCTCCAGCACTCTTATGTCCAAAAATTATTCCTCTATATCCAGCACAACTAAATTCCGGGATTCGATCAGGTTCTTTATACATTGATATACTATACACTCCTTTATCTCTTCGATTACATACTATATAGATATCATAATCATCTAAGACAGAGTTAAAAACTGTACTTGAAAATGCAGTTCCTATTACACAAACTCCTTTATATTTTCCAGCTACAGTAACGGGAAATGAGAATGTTTTAACTACTCCCTTATTAATCTTATCTTGATTTTGTTTAAGAATAGTTCCAAGTTCTATTACTTCAGTTAATCTATCCTCCCAAAAACATAGATTAGGAAATTCATAGAGCCATGTATCAGGATTTAAGCCATATTTAAATTTTAGACCACTCTGTAAAGGAAGTATTACGTTTTGCCAATCATCTTCCCCAACTTCATCTTTTCTCCAAGTATCATACACTCCAAGAAGTCTGATAAATTCTGGAATATCTTGACCTGGACAGAAAAATCTCCATGTTAATTCACAAGCAGCCGGTCCAATTTCACGAATACCTTTAATTCCGGTGTAATTATTTTGTATAGAACTTTCGATGGATGATACATGATGATCTATGAATATAAAGTTATCTCCATAGTGTTCCCAAACCTGTAACATAATTTCAGGAGGGAAGCTTATATCAACCATACAGATCAGATCATAAGGTCTTCCATTCTTATCTACATACATTTCTGGAATCTCATCTCCATAATTATATCCAGTTTTATCTACTTGATATCCTTCATCGTATAGTGATTTTACCGCTATACACATAGAGCCAGTTCCATCAAAATCTACCCTATGAAAAACAACTAATGCTTTCTTATTTCTGTTCATATCCTAATAATTTAATTAATAAATCAATTTAACACTCTAGTTTTGTTAGTAATTCTATAATTTCAATCATGATTTATAATACGTTCTATAAATTCAGACTTCATAATTGCTCTTGCTTTGAGGTCTACTATATAACTAAGGAGATCAAGTTCTGCACAATTATACCAAAACCATTTTCCTCCAGAAGAATATTTAGTATCTTCTTTGTCTCTTCGTTCTTCTATAATTTTTATAAACTTCTGATATACTTTTTCTTTTTCTTCTTGGAGGTATGCTACTTTATAATCAAACGTACTAGAAAATAGGTTTAACTCCTCCATAAGTTTTCCGGCCGAATATCCAAAATCCTTAGCTATTTGTGATAACGTAGAAATTTGATATCCACGTTTCTCTAAGTAATTTTCCATTATTTCTTGGGAGAGAGTTATACTAAATACTCGATTTCTACTATTATACCTCGTCATCATCTTCTTTCTACAAATTTAACTTTAGACTCGATTATACCACGGCCGGATTTTTCATGGAGGATTTTAGTTTTAGGTATATATCCAGAGTCCATAGGTTCAGTCATATAAAATAAATTATTTCCTTTAAACGTAGCTATCATTACTTTTTGGCCAGGTTCTACTTTAATTTCCATAGTTCCTCCAAATAATATAGTTCTTTTGTTTTCTGGGAAAATAAATACAAACGTTATATATGCTATAGCTACAATTATAATTCCCCAGAAGATTAATGTTCTCTTTTTCATTGTTGTTTTATTTTATAAATTAATATTAAACTTCTACCGCCAAAAGAGTATATATTGATATCTCCTAAGGTATCTGAAGTTATTAAAAGTCTGTTATCTGGTTTAAAATCTATGAACTTCTCGCCTTTAGGAAGATTAATCGTTACCGCCCTTAGAAAACTATCATCTTCGAACTTTTCAACACCTACTAAGTCATATCTTTTACAACTTATTAATAATGCTGTTAACGCTAATAATGTTAATAATTTCTTTTTCATATTTTTTCATTTAAATTTCATATATAAGAATCTCAAGGGAAAAGAAAAAAGAGAGGGAATTTAAATTCCCTCTTTATCATATAGTACCTTAAATCCGATATAATGAGACCTTGGAACAAATACATCCCCCACTAAAGGTATAAATCCAATCTCTCCAGTAACTTCATCTATATCTTTTGACTGTTTTCCTTTCTCTATATATAAGGTAGAACAATTAAAGTCAAACTCTTTAAGAATTTTCCCACTTTTCGAATAGGCTGTAATTTTGATCAGCCTTTTATTTCTCTTTGTAATAAATCTACCTACCATCTTCGAAATTTTCTCAGTTCCTCGAATAGATATTAATCTAAGGTTATTCTCTCCTGGTTTAATCGTCTTTGAATTTATCTGAGTTAATGTTGTATATAAACTAAGATCACTCATTCCTGGTTTAAAATTACTAGTTTCGAATAATTCATTTAATTCAATTGCTTCTTCTTTTGTTAATTCTTTCATAATCTTTTATTTTTTATTTATTCTTTTTCAATAATAAGGCTTTCACGGGAGAAAAATAAAGAGCCTCAATCCAATGTTTCCAAAGGATTAAGACTATCTTTTTTATTTATTATTTCTACTCTATGTGGCATCCAAAATCTCAAAGAATCAATTTCTTCACGATGTAGTAAGAAATCAATTCTATTTGTATGCTTAGAACCCATAAGATCTTTTACTATCCATTCACCATTTAAGCCTGGACATTTCTTAGACTGTATTAGAACTGTATCTCCAAAGCTAAATTTTCCACTTCTTTTAAGATCTCTAGAGACTGCAATCCATCTATGTTCACCTGTTTTAACTTTTTCAGGGTGAACTTTACTTCCATCTGCTGTAATGCTTCCCGATCTAGCATAATAAAATGTAGCTAATGGAGTAGAATTTAAGTCCTTGGAGGGGCTATAAACACTCCAACCAAGGACCAAAACTATTATGATAATTAATCTACGCAAATTTCTTTTCTATTAAAACTTTCCCATTCAAGCTTCTTCAATGCTCGATTTAGTTCAGAAAGTTTACCCTTCGTAATAGACCATCTATCGGTAGGATAGTCTAAAGATTCAAGATTTACTGGAAGAGGATTTTTCATATTCGGATCCATGTTACTATATAGTCCGACTGGTTCAATCCAAACTTCTTCTTTTCCTTTTTCACCACAAAGTCTGAACACTGCATAAGTCTTAGCAGTCCAGAGAATATCAACATAATTTCCAGGATACAACTTGTAATATTTCCATCTCATTGTATCCCTAAGACCAATAATTACTGACTTCTGGATATTATTACCATTCTCCATTTCAATCAAAGGAAATCCAGGAAAACCATTATCAATTACTGGTTTATCTCTCCATAGAATTCCTTGTAAAAACTCAACTGCCTTTTCTTCAAGACCTTCACGACTGCCAAGACACATAGAAATAACATCTAAGTGTTCACGGATAGCTTTCTTTTTTTGACTATCACAGAATTCTTTCGGATTTCCAATTTTTGTTTTTTCACTAATCTTTTCCAATGATATATATGGAATAAGATCTGGACTCAACCCAGGACTTACGATCCTGTACAGATAGTATGATGGATCTTCGACTAATTTGTTATTACTCAAAAAAATCGGATAAATATTACCGATCATACTGTTTGTTACATTGTACTTAATCATTTCTTTTTTGATTTCTTCTTGTTATTACTATTGTTGTTATCACTATTTTCTATAAGAGATAATCTGGTAACAATTCGTCCTTTTGTTAGATCATATGGACTTACTTCGATTTTTACTTTATCTCCTGCTAGAATTCTTATATAATTTTTTCTAATTTTTCCTGATATAGTACATAATACCTGATGCTCCATGGAATCTAATTCTACTGAAAACATAGAATTCCCAAGCTCCTCAACAACTTCTCCTGTAAATGATAAATTCTCTTGTTTAGCCATATTACTCAAGCACTCCTTCTTTATCAATTAACACTTGAAGATTCCAGAATTTACTTGATATAATCTCATTTACAATAACTTCAGGAATATTCTCAATACCTCCATAGTACTTAATCAAATCTAAAATATCTACTTCAATTGTTGTATATACTTTCGGAGATTTTTTAGTACCTGTATTAGTATCATAAAAAGTTCTTACACCTAATCCAAAATTATTTCTGGCATTTTCAATCAAATCTTTAATATCTAATAATAAATTGGGTGTAGCTGAAAATAAATCAGATAATTTAACTACCTCTAAAGTATAGTTTGTTGATTTAACTCTTTGTCTACTAAGTTTTCTAGAAACATCTGTAAAATGATTCTTAAAATAAATGCTTCCTAATGATACATAATTCTCAATTCTAGATAATACTAAACTCTCTGGATTACCTTGACTTACAACATCTGTAGCTATTTCATTTATATCTATTCCAAGATCTATAAAGAGTTTACTGTAATACAAGTTTCTCATTGCATTTCCATCTTTAAAATCTTGATAAAATCTTCTTACTAAATTCTCTGCATTCTTAGTATTATTGTTTCCTTCACCAACATAAATATCTTCTCTATTTTTATTCAAATCCCAAGAATATAATACCGCTTCCTGTAACATATTCTTAAGCATTTCAGAAACAAGTTCAGGAATAAGATCTGCATAAGAATCTGATTCATTCGATTTCAATGAAAGGATATCAAGAATACATTTAGGATTTGAATAACTAGGAAATCCATATTCTGAAGTAATTGTATATTCCTTTATTGAATTTTCAAATATACATTTTTGATAATCTCTTAAGCAAGTCACATCATTTTCTAGAACACTTCCAGAATCTACAGCACTAGGGAGAGAATATATAACTTGAATATCCTCCGGTCCAGTACCAATTTTTCTTGTTTTTAAGATATCTGAAATTTTCTTCTCATCTTTAAGTTCAGAAACAAATAGATACGCTGGAACCATTGAAGAATCCCCGAGAAAATCAGAATTTAGTTCATTCTTCTTTCTACTTTTAAATTCCCCAAGATAATAATATGTATTCGTTAATGTATCATATCTTCCACCAGGAACCCACTTCTTTACTTTCTTATTCAAAGTACAGTTCATTCGACGCTTCATCTCTTCAAAAGCACTTTTATACTCTACCATTTCAGGAGTCATAAAATAAACACTTTCTTGAAAATCTTCTGAAAACACTGCTTCAAATACTGTATCTCCAAAATCAGCCTTATCACTTTTAACCTGAGTAATTATATTGCCAATCATAGGAACTCCAAAAGCTGTCCGATACATATTACATACTAAGTAATATTGTTCTGGATCAGGAAACTCATCACACTTCACATAAACACTAAGATCACTAGATACTTTCAACTTAAATGAATTAGACTCAATAGTCACTTCATCAAAAGCAGATTCGATATTCTTTTGTACTGCCGCTTTATAAGACTTTTTTTCAGGGGAGGCTAGAAAAACACGCTTCCCTGTTGAAACTGATAAGTCACACGGAAAATAAGCTATCAAATCACTTGTTAATCTCCAAGAATTTTTCTTCATAATTTTTCTCTTTTACTCAATTGTAAACTTAATTTTTTTCTTAACATTATTGAATTTTATACAAGATCCTCCAAGATAATCATGAATCCTGTATATCTCATTAATAAGATTTTCGTTTGCTCCTATCAGCGTTTTTGGATCTACAAGAACAACTGATGCAGTAGTAAACCTTCTTTTTGCTGTATCAGGATCAATTAATTCTGTACAAGAAAATAAATGTCCGTCTGTTGCTATTACTGCATCATATAATTCTGGAATCTTAGAACACTCATAATTAAACCTAGCTTCTATGTATTGTTCAAAGCTAACACATCTCTCTCGCTCAGCATATGGAGTTCTCTTAACACTGACATAATCTTTCTCATAATAACTAAGAGTACTATTAACTCTTGCTATCAGTTCTTTGATAATTTCTTCCGTTTTCATTTAATATAATTGCAATTAAATCTTCAATTAGTTGTAATTTAGGTTTATCTGATAACATTATCACTGATTTCTCTGGAAATGCTAAATATGTACTTTTCCAATAAGCATCTGGATCTCCAAGATTATTAGTTAACGAAAAATCCATTGAATCTTCAGGAAAATCAGAATTAATCAACCTATATTTCCCAGAAGTATACACAATTTCAGAAGTACTTCTATCAAGAAGACATTGAAAGTTCCCTATTTTAAAAGTATTCAAAATATAATCTTGCTTATGTTCAGAGGGTTTCAGTTCTTTTATTAAACTTACCTTCCAATTACTTAATGTTGTTTCTGAAGCTAAAATTTTATTATATAAGTCATCTGAATTTTTATACATTCCTGGAATTAATAATACTTCGAGGGAAGGAATATATACAAAAACTTTATTTTCCTCTTCCAAAAGAAAATATATACATGAAGACTCTGAGATACTAAGAAACTTACTCCATCTCTCTTCAGGAAATACTACTTTAGAATATTTTACATAGTCTTTATAAATTTCCTTTCCAAGAATTTTATAATATCTACTCTTTGTTATTAACTTTATCATTTTTATAAGTATTAAAAAATTCTAAAATTTTCATATCATTCCAAGAAACTCTAAATGAATCTCTAGAAGTAGGTGCAAATATTTCTGAAACTGCGTCAACGTACATAGTATGAGTAAATTCATCTCCCATATACATTCTCTTCCAATCAGCCTCTGTTATACAATCACGTACTCCAAGCTGTTCTATCGCTAAATTATCAAATCCTATAGTAGCTGATAGATTATTTTGTCGAGTATACAAAATTCTCTTTAAAGTCTTTTCCCACTCCTTAAGATCATACTTGGGTGGATTGCCGAGAGCTCTTCCCCAATTTTTATAACCAAGAATTAATACTTGTCTTCCAGACGTTATCAGTTCTTGGAGATCTTCTGGGGGAAATATTCCGGCAATGATATGATATACTTTTGTTTTAAAATATGTAGTATATTCGTCTTCTAAAGTATTTATTAACTTTTTATCAAACCTATCAATACTTACTCCAAATACTTTTACCATATCAAGTTTATCATGAAATTTCTTACGCTTCTCTTCAGTATTTAGAGATCTAGAATTTATGGTAAGTCTTGGAACAAATCCATTATCATCTGCCCACTTACATAAAACAGCACAATCATCTATAACAGAATCTTCAGTTACATCTCCACCTCCAATAGCTAATTCTATTCCAACTTTAGGAAGCTGAGATAAAACATCAATAGTTTTCTGTAGGTCAAAAGACTTTCCTTCAGAGATACTAGATTCATGACAAAATGGACATCCTATAGAACACTTATTTGTTATTTTCAAGTCTATAGAATCAGGAAACTTTGAAATAAGCTCCTCTCCTCTTCTTAATGCTCGATAAGTTTTTGTACCCGATAAATTATTAAGAGTAACATAATAATTTCCGTTTATATAAGAATATTCATCTGTTATCATAGTACTTTTCCGAACTCTTTTGTCATTACTGTATATGGTAAACTAATCCAATGAGATCCCCAAGTCTGAGTATCTTTTATTAACTCCTTAAAGATTTCATTTTCATTTGTAGAAAGTGAGTATAGTAAGGTTGATTTTTGTTTTTTACCATCACCTTTTATTATTGTTTTATTTATAATCTCTTTTTCCAGACTTTCACTAATCCAATATAATTTTCTATCACTAAGAGAAATAGGTCTAAAAGTAAGCTGATTATCACTATGAAATCCTCTCCACTTTTCCATTCCAAGATTTTTTTCAAATTTTTTGGTTTTGATATTATAAACTATATCTGAAATTAAAGATTCGTTTTTCAGATAATTCTCTATATCACAACCTACTGATTTATTATATTCAAAATCAACTCTACCTATATCTCCTCCATAATCAACACTAACGATAATTTCTGGGTCATCAGTTTCTTCTTCATAGAAACCCTCTGGAGCATCTGAATTATCATTTCCTAAATATAGCCAAGATCTTGAATTAAATATAAAATTCTTAATTGATCTAGCTGATTCCATAATTTCAGGAAATATATCAGAACTATTATGATCTATCTCAGGAGCACCAGAATCCCAGTAATAATCCTCATCCTCTTCAACAATATCATCACTTGACCTGTTTTCTTCCCAGTCAAATACTATATCCTTTGCTCCAGTATATCCTAGGACAATTTCTTTTAAGAGTTTTACTTTCTTCCGATTACTCTTATATTTCCAAATTATACCACATACATACTGAAGTTTAGTCATTGGATCATTATATTTTTCATACTCCCAACCAAATGATTCAGATCTTCTAGGAACATGTATAACTCCCTCTGAATCCATAGGAAGTGTATCAACCAATGAATTAGGATCAACACAGATTACTACAGAGTGAGACGAACTACTATTAGTCTCAGGTAGATTTTTTCTAATTACTTGTTTTATTCTTTTCATAATAAAAATATTTCATAATCATTTATAAGGAAAATAGGCTCTTCTTCAAAGCCTTATTAGTGTATAAATTAAAATTTAAAAGAAGATGAAAAAAGAAAAATGGATTACAAGAACTGATGCTGCAAAGTTAGCAAAAGTAAGTACACAAACTATTACAAACTGGGGTAAATCTGGTTTAATTACTATCAGAGTTATTAAAAATATGACATATGTAGATAAGAAAACTCTGATTGATTTATTGGAAAGCAGTTTATCTAAAAAGACAACTGATTTAGGAGAATTAGAACGCCAGCTAGATGAAAAGATCGAAAAAATGAAAAAAGAGATCAAAGAAGTAGAAGATGTTACAAGAATTATAAGAATTGGATATAGAAGATACTCACACTGCAAAGAATTAATTATTGCATCTTTAATAGACAATATTCATTACTATAATGATAACTCAGATTTTCACCGCATCAATGAAATTTTATGGAAATACTTAACTTTTCTTAACTCTATTAATAAAGGAAAAGGAGAAAAGAATGTTGATGAAATTAAGAAATTAGCAGATTCTTATGGTTTGACAAAAAGTGATTTTACTAAATATATTAATGATAATATAAAATTTTTATATGATAACAATAAACTAGTTCTCGAAAAACTTGAAAAGTTAACAAAAGAGAACATGACCAAAGACATAGAATTAGCTGAACTTAAGAGAATCAAAAATGTAGAAAATATTGATGTTACTTTAAGTGAAGAGCAAGAAAAGAGAATGAGATTATTAAAAACTAGTATAAGAGACTTAAATCTTTCTCGTAGAGCACTTAATACTTTAGTAGATTATGATATTCAACATAAGAATATGAAAACATTAGGTGATATTGCAACTCGTACAGTAAAAGAAATAAGGTCTATATATAATCTTGGTTATCATACTTATATTGAATTAAGTGATGTAATAGAACATTATGGTCTTTGTTGGAATATAGATATAGATTATTTCATTTTAACTGGAAACGTAAATGTAAAAATAAAGGAGGGTTAATTCCCTTCTTTTTTCTTTCTCCAAATGATGTTTTTGCGCTCCTAGGAAACCTAAACCCTAATACATGACATAGAACAATTATAAAAGAAATTTTGTAGTTGTTCTTTTGTTTTCTTAAGAAATGTGTAGTGTTTATTTAATATATAATAATTATTAAAATATTATGAATGATTTTTGCAACTGTGGTTGTGGATTCGACCCTGGAAGTGATTACAATGCGTTCGGGGATATAGGTTACAATCTTCCGCTGATTTATGAAGTCTATTGCAAAACTATTCAGGAAGTAAATGGTACAGATCCAGATACTCAAGACAAAAATAATAAAATTTATGTCAAGAATGGAGTATTATACCTTCCTAATAGTTATCATGCAAGTTTCAAATCCCCAGATACATTGATGATCTACGATGAAACAGTAACTTACAAAGATTCTACCCTAGGTCTTGTAAATGATTAAGAAAATTTTATTAAACGTTTAATTAAAAGAAAGAATAAATTATGAGCGAAAAAATCTCTAAGATTAGTGTTGACGGAGTTGTATACGATATCGCGTCTACAGGTGGTGGAGAAGTTCCAGGTGATATCCAAGAACAACTCTCTGCTCTAGAAAATAAGGTAACTGAAGAAGCTAGTGCCCGTGAAGAAGGTGACGCTAAGTTATCTGAAAAAATTGAATCAGAAGCTTCTCGTGTTGATGGAATGGTAAATCAAATCAACGAAAATGTAGCTTCTTCTATCGAAACTCTGAATAATAATCTTGTTCAGGCTATCGAAACTATTAATAATGGTATTGCAGCTGAAGTAACTAATCGTGAAGAAGGCGATGCTAAACTTCAAGCAGCTATTGATGAATTAGCTGAAAAAGTAAACGGTGAAGGTGCTGATCTCACTGAACTTGAAGGAAAAATTGAAAAAAATGCAGCTGATATTGCAACTGTAAACAATAATCTTGTTGAAGCTGTTAATAATATCAATAAGAATGTTGCAGACGGTTTCAGCACCATAAACGGAGGACTCAATAATGAGATACGTCCAGAACTTGAAAAAGCTGTTAAATATGAAGATGTAGCTGACTCTAATCTCCCAGAACGTAAAGCTATTGTTCTTAAGAATGGTGATGTTATTTTAGGTGGTAACTTAGAAGGTGGTACATCTAGTCTCGTTCAGCTTAATCGTTGGGGTGTAGCTGATTTTGGTTCTTCTAGCGTCCCATTTAATATCAATACTCCGAAAGATGTACGTCCAACTGTACAAGAAGCAGGTCAATTAGGAGAAGAAGCTCATAAAATTGCATACTTAGAAGATGTAGCTGGTCTTAGCAATACTCTTGAAGCTTTGAATGCAACAGTTCAAATTCTTCAAAGTAAAGTTGATGTTCTTACTAAAACAAATACTGAAGTTGTAAGTGTTGACGGTTCTGCTGGTGAATTGAAAGATTCTTCTAAGGATTATATCGTATCAGGATCTATTAATGAAAATGCTGAAATCGTTGGTAAGTCTATCTCATTAAAATCAATTAAAGTAAGTGATAATGCTAGACTTAAATTGAATGCTGGTGATGTAGAAGCCAAAGATCTAAATATTTCAGGTTCATTCCCGAAAGCTAATGGAAATACTGTAATAAGCGTAAATAATGCTGAATTTATCGTATTCAAAGATATGGTATTTGATGCATCTGAAGTTCATAACGGTATTGAGATTGGTCTAGCAAGCAATTCTGTACTTCCGAAAAATATCTTGTTCGATAATTGTAAATTCCAAGGTGAATTCAGTAATAATGCTATCTTAGTATTCGGTACTCAAGACAATGCTATTATTACATTGAATAACTGTTATTTCGAAAAGATCAGTAATGCTCTTAGATTAAGTAATAAGTCTAATGCTTCTGGTGTAGTTGTTAATATTAATAACTGTACTGTAGATCAATGGGAAACTAGAGCTCCATGGCAAGGTTTCTTGATTTGCGAAGATTATACTAATAAGACTGAAGAAGAGGTTAATGCTAATAACTTGTTTGGTGACGGTAAGATTACTGTTAACTTTAATAATTTAGTTCATGCTGGAGTAAAGATTAATCCAGCTGATCCTGCTTCAGTTTGTGGCACTAAAAATGAAAGTCAAGTAGTTATGGTATGTCAAGATGCTGTAGCTGGTCCAGAAGGTGATTACTGTTTATCTTATGACGCGGCTAAGTTCCCAGTTGTAAGCTTTAAATAAAAAAAAATAAATGGAGAGGGATTAAATTTCCCTCTCTTTTTTCTTCTCACTCAATAACCAAAAATCTTTAGTTATTTTCTTCATTATAACAGATACCATTCCAGCTAAGATAAATAATTTAGGTAATGATTGGTGAGTTATTATAAACCAACTACTTACTATTATATCTGCATCCCTAGCATAATTTTCTTGCTCTAGTGACATCTTTTCTCCAAGATTCTTAAATTCATTATATTTAGTGAGATACTTTTCTGCAAATTCTGCTCTTTTCTTTCTCTGCTTTCTTATTTTCTTTAAAAACTCTTTCTTTGTCAGCCACTTCTTTTCATAATATTCTTTTAATCGATTCTCTCTACACTGACATTCATGAAGTTGTTTTTTTAAAGATAGTTAAGCTTTGTTTTGCTTGTCTTGTAATTTCTCCTGTTTCCATTTTTATTCTCTTTTAAGTTTATTAATAAAAAATCTCCCTAAGCTATTTCATTGTTAGCTTAAGGAGTTTCTTTCTCTACATTAATAAGGCTTTAAAGGACTCAAAAAGGAAGAAAAATAAAATCCATCTATCTTCACAGACCGATGGACTAAATAGGGTACAACAATATTACAAACTTAAAAGAACCCGTTAATTCTTTTCTTTATCGTTTAGTAACTTGTCTTCTTTTTCCTTTATTTTTGTTTCTAAGTTCTTATTAATATCTTTCATCCAGTTAATTGCTTGATCTTGTATAAAAGTGTTCATCTTATTTTTTACTTCTGAAACACCATCTATTACACTATTCGTCTTCTTAACTGCTTTATATATTAAATATATACCTCCAATAATTACAGAGGTACCTACAATTACTTTTACTGTTTTCATATTATTTCTCACATTTATTTTTATTACATATATAAGGCTTTTAATCCTCTTCTTTTACCTCCCTTACAAGAAGATTCATATTCCTTGCAAGAGATACCATATTCTTAGTTCCTTTATTCTCTGCAACCGAACTAAAGAAAGCTATACATGCATTAGCCACTTCTGCCATTTGTTTATTTCTCCTATACCCAGCACTTTTTCCATATCTATCCCAATCAGCTGGATAACGCAAAACTTCATAACCTTTTTCTTCAGCATATTTTTCTCCAAGTCTATCAGCACCTCTAGCACATCCACTAACAATCACAATCTTTTCCGTTGGGTCTGCTGCTTTTCTTGATAAAATAAGATCACACTTCTCCTTAAGAAGATCGTAATCTTCAAATTCTCTAGAACCACAAATAATTACTCTAAACATCTAAATAACCCTCCAATGTTTTAATTATAGAATCAAGTCCTTTATCTTCTCGCTGGGTAGATGACAGCCTAGATAAATAACCATGTAAATAATAACAAAAATTCTTAGGTAACGAAATCATGTCATCTTTTGAAGAGATTTCCGGGCTGAGATAATCCTCCAGCGGTCCATTACAATTATACCCATTATAAACATACCACTTTCCTGATTCGAAGATATATAAATACTCTTCAACTCTCTTAGGTGGTTTATCTGAAAAAGCTGGTTTGCTATTCTCCCAACTCTCACCTCTTCGAACATAATAGTCACAACCCTCAAGAGACTCTGCGATGGAACTGATATCACCACCTAGAATTAACTCAAAAGCTTTCTCAAATGAATCATAATAACACTGCAAAATCTCTCCAACACCATCTAAATAACCGTCAAAGTGACAGTAAATAACCATATACTCTCCTCCTAGATAAACTTGATGTCCATGAATGTTCTCGTATACCTTTCCAATCATTTCAGTAGGTATCTTAACTGAAATAGTACTTCTTGTTGACATAATAATTTAATTTTTATATTTATTTTCTTTTTAATAATTCATAACCTCTAATCTGCTTTCTAGTTCCATCCTCTTTCTTTTCATACATAATTATTGACTTAATCTCAAAATAATTTTCAATATCACTAGCTTTCGGTGTAGCTGTATAAGAAATATTAGAATATAGGTTTCCTAATTTTGCTTTTAAATCAGATAACGTATATTTTTCTCCTGGATTAAAGTTTAAAGTAATAGTATTAACCAAAAGTTCTGGACTAAATGTCACTATCCCAAGTTCACGTTTTATTTTTGTTACACTATAAGATAATGCTTTTAGCCTTTGAGATCCTAAAGCTAAACAATAAGATTTAATCTCATCAGAATCTGCGATCTGATCTAATACAATCTGAATAGCTTCTCTAGAAACAGGATATTCACATAACATCTTAAGTTTATCATAAATAGTTGTTAATGTATCATAAATATTAATAAATTTTATTATTTCACTATTAATCTTTGAATCTTCACTATACACTTTCATCTCTTTTTTCTTAGTAACTTCAAGATACTTAGAGATAGAATCCTCTCCGTAATCCTTTATCACATAATCTAATATATCCTGAATAGAATTTAAATTACTACCTAATTCATCTATTATCTTCTTTACATATTCATTTCTATCCTTTATATCAGCAATAATCCAAGGAACAAATTCTTTAACCATTTTTCTAAATCTCTTATAATCCCTCTTTTCACTCATAGGAGACTTTGGAAGAGATTCCAAATCTACTTTATCTATATCCCTAAAGAAATTTATTACATCATCATTATAATAAAACCACTCATTTCCATATTCTTTATACTTATAATCTCTAAACTTATATTGAATTCTCTTTTCTATATCTTCTGAAAGACTGGGAATTTCATATAAAATTTTACAAGTAGGATTATGAAGTTTGTAAGACATAAATCTTCTATCTCTATTATTATCCTCTGTATAACCTATTTTGAGAAGATGAATTAAATTTTCATTCTCATCATAACCTGCACTCTTAATCAAATATATCATAATTAATTATCCTTTCTTTTTAATAATTCATAACCTCTTACTCTCTTCTTTTTTCCATCTACAACCTCAGTAGTCATATACTCTTTTACCTCAAAATAATTAAGAATATCATTAGCTTTTGGTACTGCAGTATAAGAAATACTAGAATATAAGTCTCCTAATTTAACCTTGAGATTAGATAAACTATATTTTTCTCCTGGGTTAAAATTTTGATGAATAGTATTAACTAAAAGTTCAGGACTAAATGTTACTATTCCAAGATATTTTTTAATATTAGTACTATTATAATATAAATTTTTTAATTTTTCCGGTTTTAAAATTGTATAATAAGATTTAACTTCATCGCTATCATTCAACTGTCCCAAAACAATATCAATCTCCACTTCAGATAATCCATATTCGCATAGCATTTTAAGTTTATCATATATTGTTTTTAAATTTTTATATATTCTTAAAAACTCTACAACTTTTTGATTTGATATATCATCAGGAGTCAATTTATTATGAACTGTGCTAAATACAGAACATCTATCTGCATAATCATATTGTTGAATCTGAAAAGCTCTAATCTCATTTACTAATACTAAATTATTAAGTACAGGTATTAAAACTCCTCCTTGATACTCATTCACAGCTACATAATCATCTTTATAATTTTGAGTTTTTGCAAGTGTTTGATATCTTTCTGCTAACGTTAACTTATCTTCATCCAAAGAAGTTGAGTATGATCTTAATAAGCTTTCAGTTTCACGTTTTTTTCTTTCTATCTCTTTATCAAACTCCTCCTGACTAACTTTTCTATAATCACAAATAGAACGATAATAGAAATTGGCTGAATTTTTCCAAGGATTTTCGAAAAGTCTTTGCCTTCCTAAGATCTGAGGCAAGTCTTCAGAGATATCAACTGCAAGACTATCTATATTACTATCACTAAATATAAAACTTCTAGCACAAGTAGAGTAAAAATCAGCACCTAAATAAACAGTTCTAGTACAAAAGGTAAACATTTTAGGTTTAACTCCTTTTAATGGCACCTTTCCTATAACAAACTTCTTCCCTAAACGTTTTTGAATTTTTTTAAGATTATCAGGAGTATCACTACATAATATATTACATTGTTCAGAAGTAAGATTAGTTTTCTTTATAATAGATGTAATGTGATTAACTGAATTTACATAAAATACTGCCTCATCTGATATTACTCTAGTAGGTATACCATTTCTAAGAACTACTATCTCTTCGAAATCATTATTTAGATAATTTTGAATAATTTCAGATGCTTTTTCACCAACTGTCCTCATTACATATGAATTAAGATCGGGTTTTATAAGTCTAGATGGATCTTCTGTTTCCCAATCTAATTCATAGTAAGGGAGATCCTTAAATTCATCTAACATTTCTAGATATTCGTCCATCATAGGAGTAGCTGATACAAAGTATGCAGTAGGTGATTGTTTAAGATACTCTAGGAAACTTAATTCAGTATCTGATTTAAATCTAGAATCATGTAGAATACTTTGAAACTCATCTATAATAGTATAAAAATATTGAAAACGTTCCAATTTCTCAAGAATTTCTTTAACAATTCTATATGAATCATAGGTTACTAATATTTTACAAGGTAAACCATTAACAGATCTAAATATACAATATTCTTCTATCTCATGATATATTTTCTTATAAATATTTTTATTTTTCTCCTCTGAAGTTTCTATGGTGTCTTTTATTATTGTTTTATCTACTTTGGAAAGATCTTTATCAATATTGACTTCTTTCTCTAACTCATTTACCACTAAATAGACTTCAAATTCATGTTGATCCTTTTTATTTTTAAGTAACATCTTTCTAGGACTACATAGAATAATATTTTCATTACTTCTAATACAGTATTCAGTAAAACCACAACCAGGTAATTGTTTATTTATTATACATTTACTTGGAAATTTACTAAAATTAAATTCATTCCATTCTGAAATATATCTAATTCCAGACGGTACTTTAATCTTTTCTTTTTGCATATTATTTAATTTTTTTTTAATTTATTATCTAATTAATAATAGATTCTTTTTTAATACAGAATCCAGTTACATAAAATCGAAGACTAAGGATACCTTAACTTCATTAATTAGAGTTTGAAAGGATAAGAAGAGCAAAATAGCAATTTAAATTTATAAATAAACATACATACACTATATATATTATTCTATTAAAAAAAATTGCATAGTAGTGGTTCTTCTATAAGAGCGAACATAGTGAGAGGCTTCGCCTCCCGTTAGGGAAAGGCGTAAAAGCCGTCTCTTATAGGAGGTTCACGATAGATTAAAATTTAAACCTAATATTATATTCATACTTATCGTGAACCTTAAAAAGATATCGTCCATAACGCTCTTTACCTCGTTTGCACTCGGAAGAGCTAGGACTAGATACTTTTTAAGAACCACTATCTCTCCTTTCAATCCTTCTTTAAAAATCCTAATATCTCTTTATTCAATTCTTATTCTATATTATCTTTTTATTTTCTATTTATACTTCCTATAGGTTTTCTCAATATATTCTCTTGTTCAATCCAGGTTCCTTAGTCCTCATTCGAACCCTATAATCCTTATTAATGATCAAGAATTTTTATTGTGTAGTTCTTGATCTCATTATAAAAGAAATATTAATTTATTATAAGAAAAAATTATTATGAGTAAGTATTATTTTTTAGAGACAGTATTAGTTAAAGGAAATTTGAAAGTAAAAGCACTCCCTGGACAAAAATTGAAGGATGGTTCTAATGTATTTACAAATCTTTATGTACAATGCCCTAAGAAGATAAGAGATGTTTATTCAGAAGGTACTATATTTATCTCAACTTCTCTTAATCTTAGTTCTTCAGGTGGAAAGTTTTATACACAAAAGGGATTTCAAAGATTAACATATAAAGATGAAGAAGCTAAAAAAGAATATAAAACTCTGACTGGAATTGATTTCGTAGATCCCTTAAAGAAAGATACGATTCTCGAAACAATTCTTAAAGATGCATCACTAATTTCTCCAAGTTCTACAAAGGATGGATTTTATATGACCCCTGATAATTGGAGAATCTTAGTGAGAAATATAAAAAAACATGTTAATACGATGATTATAGGGCCTACAGGTTCTGGAAAGACTAGTTGTGTAAAAGAAGTCTGCTCTAGAATGGGTATACCTCTTCATGTGTTTGATATGGGTTCTATGATTGATCCTATTTCGAATTTACTTGGAGTTCATCGCTTAGAAGATGGAAAAAGTATATTTGATTATGCTAAGTTCACTAAAGTAATTCAAGAACCATGTGTAATTCTCTTAGATGAATTAAATCGTTCCTCTCTTGGAGCTAATAATGTATTGTTTCCTTGTTTAGATGATAGACGGGAATTAAATGTTGAGATAGCTTGTGGAAAAGGAGTTAGAAGTATCAAAATTCATCCAGAGGTAACATTTATTGCAACAGCTAATATAGGTTCTGAATATACTGGAACTAATATGATAGACCGAGCACTTCTTAATCGATTTTTTCCTCTTGAACTTAATATTATACCAGATACAGAAGAAGTAAATGTTTTGGTTAATAGAACGGGAATTGATGAAGAAGTAGCTAGATCAATTGTGAAGATAGCGAATAATATTAGATCACTCTCAAAGAAACAGGAGATCTCAACTTCTATATCAATTCGAGAAACACTAATGATCTCAGAGTTAGTATCAGATGGTTGGAGTGTGAAAAGTGCTATGGAAATGGTATATCTTCCAATCTATGAAGGAACTAATTTGGAAGGAGAAAGAAGTACAGTATATAAAACAATATTATCTTATTAATAGACTATGAGTAAACATTTTTCAACCTCATATTATCCTTGGTGGAAAAGAAAGGATTATGATGATTACTATGATGACGAAGATGATGGTAGATGGGGTAGGAGTATATTTAGAAAATCCTATAAATCATCTGTCGGAAATTCTGGAGAGCTTAGTAGAACTATAAATAGAAGCTCTTGGTATGGAGAAAGTTATTATTCATATTCATCTGTTGGAAAGGAAGAGGATGCACAATTATCTAAGTTAATTGAAAAGGCTTATAGTTCTGTAAAAGATATGATAACTATAATGGATTTTCCTTTCCAGATTAGAGTAAATTTGAATGAAAAAAATGATGAAAGTAGTTCGTATTCAGATTATTTTTCAGAAGAGAAAAGCGATAATTCCGAAAGAAGAATAGCAGTCCCTTCTAAGATATTTGACTCCACTGAAGATAATGAAACAAAAATAAATGCCTTCTGTGGATTTGGTCTTCATGAGGCTGCACACTTAAGATATACCTACTTAAGAGTTTATTTGAATTTTCTTAGTTTTATAAGTGGAAAATATACTCTTGAAGAAGGAGAGATTATTAAAATTTTCATAAATCTTCTTGAGGATAATAGAGTCGAGGATTTATTATTAACAGAACGACCAGGATTTCAAGATTTTATTGATTGTGCGAAAAGTTATAATTCTAAGACTCTAGAGGGAAGACTTAATATGATGAGGGAGAGGAAGTTGATTCTTTTCTTTAAAACATTAATAGGGATACTTAGATTTCCTGGATTAATAGAAGAGGAGGTTCTTGAGGAGTATTCTGAGGTATACAAAGAAGTTCAAGAAAAGATAACTCCATATCCAGAAAATCTTAAAGATATTTGTAGTGTTTCTGAAAGTATATTTAAGATAATTAAAGAGAAGAAATTATCTGATATAGATCCGGCGGAATTAAAAAAAATATTATTCTTAATTAATGATACTGAATCTATAACTAGTATAATGTATGGAGTTGACTTAGATTCTGGAAGAAAGATAGATAAGTCTAAAGTATCTAGGTTATTATCATCAAAGGATAGCCTAACAATGAAAATCTTAGAGGGAATAGTAGAACGTGGTGATTCTGATAAGGTATTCTTTGAAAAACCAAAAGGGGATAGAAATAGTTATTTATGTGATGTGAGAGCAGTTCAAAAATATGTTCCTAGATTAAAAAAGATATTGACAGGAACAGATAAGAACTATGATTTTAATATCCAAGGTTGTAGGTCTGGAATTCTAGATACGACAAAACTTGCAGAAGCATATCAAGGAGTTCCACAAGTTTACCTAAGACAGGGACATGTTAGAACCAATAAATCAACTATATGTGTTCTTATTGATGAGTCTGGATCTATGGGTGGAAAAAAGGAAATCCTAGCAAGACAGGCTGCAATACTTCTAAATGAAACCTTCGGAAAAAGTTTGGGAGTTGATTTATATATTTATGGACATACTGCAGATATTGGTTCGATCGGATATATAAATCTGAGTGTGTATCGAGAAGGAAGTCATTATAATCCTAAGTTTTCATTATCTAAGAGTTGTGCAAAATCCCAAAATCGAGATGGAGATGCAATTCTAGAAGTAGCAAAGAGAGTTAGAAAGTTCACAAAAGAGAATTGTATTATGTTTGTGATATCTGATGGTAGCCCTTGTGCAAATGGATATGGAGGAATTCCAGCAATAAAAGATACTGCCGCAAAAGTAAAAGAAGCAGAAAAACTTGGATTTGGGATAATTCAGATTAGTATAGATGCTGTATATCGTGTTGAAGATATGTTTGATACTTATATAGATATTGGATATAACTTAGAAGAAATGCCGAAACTGTTAAATGAAATAGTGAAAACTAAAGTAATAAAAACAAAACAAACTACAGTAAGTTAAGATGGATTATGAAGATAAGATAATATATAATACTATAAGTCTAAGAGGTTTAGTTCTTCATACATTTATAGCATTTACTTCGAAACTTCCTATAGATGATTTATCAAACTATGTAATCTCTTATTATATCCCGGAAGTGGTCGATTTTATTAATAACTCTGGAATAAAACGAGGAACTGTGACTGTTGATAAGTTTAAAAGTTTATATGGGATTAAAAATAATTATATAAGTATTTACACTTTTCGAGATATACTTACGTTTCGATTTCAGGAAACTCGTATTAGAGCTGAACTAAGACATTATTTATATCAAATTCAAGAGAATATAGAAGCTGATCTGAGTAGATTTAATTCAACTGATGAACTATGTATTTATTTGTATAGTCGTTTTCAGAGGGCTTAAAGCCTTATTAATGAGATAAAGTAAATAATGTAAAACAATATACTCCTTAAGCAATAATAAAAAGCTTAAGGAGTTTTAAATTTTTTAAGAATATGAAAACAAGTAAATTAAGACATGATTCTTATAAAGTAGAAATTAATTTTGGAATTGGAACACAGAAAGAAATGACGAGGTGGTTTACTACTAGATTTATAAAGAATCATAAAATGGAAATTCCAGTAAAGAAAAATTCAAAAGCAGAAGAACTTATAGAAATAATAGGTTCAACAGCCGGAACGTCTACTTATCGAATCTTTAATAAAACAACAGAATTCGATCAAGTAGTAGTAATAGTAAATATTGACTCCAGAAGAAATAAACCTTTTATCACCAAAAAAGATTATAAGAGTTTGGTTAAGAGTATTAAAACTACATTTTATCACGAAACAAGACATGCTGTAGATCAGATAGTTAAATTAAGAAACCTAAGCTATGAAGATTTTGAAAATACAGCTATGTTGCAAGCTTGGATAAATGTAGAGTTTGAGGAAACCTTAATGGATTATATTACAGAAGGTGAGTTAGAAGAGGTTTGTATTGGAGAATATAAAAAGAGATAGGAAATAAAATCCTATCTCTTTATTTTTCTCTTACCATAAACGTTCCTTTAAATCAGGATGGT